TTGCAGGAGGTTGTTCTTACAATGGTAAGAAAAAGATGTTCTTTTATGACTCTCTTCTAAATAAGTATTATTTAGACCCATCAGATGAAGATGATTATGGCAAAGTAATTATAAATATAACAGAAGTTGAGGTTAATGAAGAACATCCATTATTCATTATAGGTAGTGAATGTAAAATGATTCCATTACTGGATGATAATGAACTTAATGCTAAAATTATCTCTATTCCATTATATTATTCATATGAATCTTTAGAAGGTTTTAATTCAAATATTCTGAAGTTTTATAATAGTTTATAAAAAGGTGGGTATGGACAAACATCCATACCCATTCTTTTATTTTTTCTTTTAAGTTGTTCTCTTAATAACTCCACTTTCATCTGTGGATAAAGTAAAGTCTCCGACATACATATATCCACTAGCATCAAAGAAGTATAAGTTTCCGTCAATATTAACAATCTGGTTAGAATAGAACTGATAACCAGGTAATACATACCACCACTTTCCATTAGGCTCCAATACCCAACCAGTGAGATACTTTCCAGATACCCAAGCTCCTCTATCAGCAAGATAGAACCAAGGATTACCGTTTACAAATACTTTCTTAGATGGGAATACTCTCTCATCAAAATTCAAATGTCCAACAACAGATCCTGTCTCAGCAGTCTGTCTAAGGTTAACATTGGGAGATGTAACCTTCAATCCACCAACTCCAGTGCTTACACCATACATTGGATTGCTGCTAGTGTTTACGTTGCTAACTCTACTCATTGTGATACCATTTCCTTTCCAATCCGGTCTACCAAATACGACTCTTACAGACTTTAATGTGTAGTGCTTCTTACATGTAGCACCACCATTTCTAACTACGTTGTTATTTCCAGAAGAGGTATTAGCTTCGATAGTGGTAAATCCTTTACCATTACTATCTACACCAATTACCCATCCAGTGTGAGCATATCTACCCATACTCTGATTATAGAATAATGCTACGTCAAATGGTTCTGGTGTATCATATAATCTACCAGCAGCCTTGAATCTACTCCAACCAGTTGGGCAATATGTGTACAAATCTCCACATAACAACTTCTTAGCCTTTTCGAGTCCAAATGCACAAGTTAACATTGTGGAAACGTATCCTGCACAGTATGGGCTTCCTTGCCAGTTACCATATCCCAATTGCTTAAACCACTCCCAATAAATGGTGTAGTTTCCAAATCCAGCATTTACGATTTTCCCATCAGGAGAAAAATCGCCAAGATTTGACAAATTGGCTTTTTCTAGGTAACCAATAGTAGAGTTCAATAACGTTTCAAAATCTTGTAAGTTATTGTACGAATATTGTGGTCTAGTTAACATAATTTGTCTCCTTATTTTTTATCGAAATTCTAACCACTCGTAATACCGGTGGTATCCTTATATTGACGAGTTGCTAGGATCTCTTTTACTTTTATATATGATCCAGTACCTAAAGTGACAGATGGATCAATAGAAACAATAAAGTTATGCTCATTGGATACTGTGCTTACTTCCACTTTTACAGAAGCCATAACTTTACCATTTTCTATTACCTTTAAAGTTCTAAAACTTTCATTATTACTTGTATCAAGCCAGTCAATAACGATAGTTCCAGAAAGAGTCTTATCACCATACTTTAATTCTACATTATAAGAGTTAAATGTAGCATTATCATGCCAGTTGTCTAATGGTAATTTATAAGAAGATATAGCAGCATTTACTGGAGAATTGATTATATATGTATCTTCTCCCTTCTTATAGTTTAAAGAATCAACAGCTGCAATCTTAATATCAGACTCAACAAACTTTCCTGCTGTCCTAACAACAATCGGTGTATTAGATGGGGTTACAACAATAGCACCAGTCATAGTCTCTACATTCTGTACAACTGTTCCTAAACCATTATGGTATCCCTTAGGAATAGTATAAGTTCCATTTACAGGCATTGGTACTTGTGTAGCAACAATCTTATCCATTGTACCAACAACCTTATTACCATTAACCCAAGCAATCTTACCAGATAAGATATCTGTTGGTTGTACATCACCAGATGTAGCTTCAGAGAGAGCTCTAGCTCTAATAGTACCACCTGGATAATATGCAGAATCAATAGTGTAAGATTCTCCAGCATTAATTGTTACATTAAGAGGAATCCTCTTTTCCATTGTACCGGTTACTTTCTCACCATTAACCCATGCAGTCTTACCAGATAAGATATCCGTAGGTAAAGCTGTTGCTAAAGTCTGAGATGCCATACCAACAGCATTAACTTTACTTGCACCTGAGTGGAATCCTCTAGGAATAGTATAAGATTCACCAGCTTGGATATTCTTATTTATATCAGCAACATTATCCATTGTACCGGTTACTTTTTCACCATTAACCCATGCAGTCTTACCAGATACAATCTCAGAAGCTTCAGCATTAGAAATAGTCTGCTCTGATAATGGAGCAGATATAACCTTGTACTGTTTATTATTCTTTCCAACACCAACAGTGTGCTCTTCACCCGCAAGAAGTGTTACATCGCCATGCTCTTGTAGTATTTCCATAGTACCAATCTCTAACTTTCTGGTTGATCCCACGAATACTTTACCAGCTTCAACATTTTCAGGTTTGGTTGTAATCTTCTTACTGTCTACATTTACAACCTCAACAAATTTTACGTTTTTAGTAAATGGCATTCTAGCCTCCTTTTAATACAATATTGATATCTGATACAGGAGTTTTGAATACTTTAAATGTGATAGAACCATTGTTAGTTACAGCAATACCTGTAGTAAGAATAGAGAATGTCTTACTATACTGCTTGTATTGCTCATAGCTTACATCTTCATCCATATCAGAATACAATTCTGGATAAGATTGCTCTGTAATCCAATCAGCATTTACAGTCTGTACAAATGGTAACTTAGCTAATGCTGAATTAATAGGTCCACCATTCTTATCTCTCCATCCAGACAATGGAATAGTTAATCTATGAATTTCATCATTCTTAGTATTCTTTTCAATTTGAGAAATAACTCCACTCATGGTTTGAAGATTTTGATTATCCCCAAGAATGGATTTAGCTACAGTCTTTGTAATATCAGCTGCTGTCAGTTTGCGGATCTTAGCACCAGATTCTATAATAAAATTAGCGTCTGCTGGTAGCTTGTCTACACTCTGGACATTAGCCAGTTCCTGAGTTCTAATACTCATTATATACATACCTCCAATAATAATTTATCCTAAGTAAAACTTATTAATATTATGTGAACTAGTGACAATTTATAGGAGGTTGTTGTATGAATACTTATGTTTTAAAGGAGGTTGACTCAGTTGCAATCGTTACGATTAATAATCCATTTGTTGGCGTTAAGTGTAATATTGACCTATCTGATATGGAAGATCTTTTAAAAGCTGCAAGAGATTTATATGAAATTATTTCAAAACCTTGCAAAACAGCTCATCAAAATGGTGGACCATATATTACATTTAAGGCTGACATTAGCGAACCGTTATCAAGATTGAAAAAAAGTATATTCAAATCTAATTGTGACTGTAAGATTTATGTACATGAGGATAGTGATATCATTGGTATCACATTCTCAGATAATATGTATAGCGAATCACAAGAACATGTTGAGAAATGGATTAATGATAAGATTGTTCCAGATCTTCATGAAGCTATATCAGATATTACAATCTTTAGAACTGATATGTAATACTTCTAGAGATGGGAGTATATAACCGTAAACTTACTGAGAAGGAGAATCAATGAGTAAGAAGGAAGAATTTAAGTTTTTAACCAAAGGCTCTGCTGTTCATGCTGAAGAGTATAAGGATTTGGTTCATGATGTAAGACTGTATTATACAGAATTAGAATCATTACAAAGATTACTTGATGTGGCTAAGAACAAAGCTGTTATTGAAGTGGCTACAGATAAGTATGTAATTGCAGAGAGTGGATGGAGAGAAGCTATCGACAAGCTTGGTAGACTCATTCTTGGTAAAACTTTGCCAGATGCTACATTCAACATCTCTGTTCACTTTGATAATAGTTCTACAGAAATTTCTTTTAATGAAATTGATCATAAAGAGATTGTAGAATTAGAAAGACATTTGAAAGAAGAAGGTTGGATTTCTTAATCATAATCCCTATAGGAGATAATCCTATAGGGATATCTTTCCGTAATATGGGTAAAATGAACATTAATATAATTAAAAAGTAAAATATTGTATAATATTGGAGGTATATAATTAATGAAAAGAATGTCTGACTCTTATTTATATCAAGAGTCTGGTTACAGTAGGGAGTTATATTCTTTTATAATCAACGCTCAGAGAATAGATCCAACAAAGCCAGACTTCGAGAGTGTTGTTTATAATGTGAAGATGAGACAGGTAAGTCCATCCCTAGTGAAGATCTTAATGTCTAACAGAGTTGTTCTTTGTACTGACAATAAGAAAGGAATGTCCAGAGCATTCAAGGTATTCCAGGCTATTGATCCAAAATCTCCAGTAAAGGACGATAGAAAGATTTTTATTGATTGTACTAAGTTGATAGTTGAGAAGAATGGTACTTATGTATGTACCAATATCGGTACTCTTATCTCTTACTTAGTATCTGCATTATCTTATGGATTATATTATTCATTACCAGCTACAGTAATGTCTAATAATGCTCTCATTAAGGCTGCTACTGAAATCTTTGTAGATTTATCTTTATATACTTTAGGATTCCTAAAAGTTCCTGTTACATTGAATGATAATAAGGAACGTTTGTCCTTCATTTTAGCAGAGTATTTCTTATTCAATGTATTACAGATCTCCAATACGGATAGTGTTATTGCTATTGCTAAGAAGGTATCTAAGTTGGATAAGTATCAAGCTACTCACGTTGTATTTGCTGATACTTTAGCAGATGGAAATTGTAGCATTGACAAGTTCATTAAGTCTATTCAGACATTATTCTTAGGACAAGATGAGTTAAAGATGAAGACATCCACTCTCACTACAGAAGCTTTTGTAGAGAAGTGGGCTTATTTATTTGGACCTTCTACTTATCTTGGATTGGAATTATTCCCTGCATTCTCTACAATGGTTACTGACTGCTTTGTTGGTTCTTATATCAACCAGCAGAATACTATTGAGAAGATTGCTGGTAAGAATATTATCGTTTACTCTAATGAATTATTGAAAATAGGAAGTGAGAATATCTAATGTTTGATAAGAATATTATAGATCGTGTAGAGGAATTAAAACTTTCAGCATCATCTAGAATTTCTGAATTGCAAAAGAATATATCTCCAATGATAACAAAAGATATTGTTCTAACAGAACAATTTGAGTATTGGTATGAAGGATATTTATACCCTTTGTGGGAAGATGATACAAGACTCTTCGCAGCAAACTTCTTACCATTCTCTTATGATAATGGATTAAAGAATAATGTATTTGAAGGGAAGCTGGAAGATCTTGTAAATGAAGACAAGATCTTCCCCTTCTTATTATTCATTGGGGATAATGTAATCAAATGGTCTAATATCTGGATAATCAAAGATACAGACTATGCATATATCAAAGTATCAAATGTGAAATACAACAAAGGCAATCCTGTAAAAATGATATATTTCCCTCTTGCTTCTAAGAGAATTAGATATGGAGAGGATAACGATTATATCGTTTCTACTAATGAGAGAACTGTTGCTGGAGCATTTTACTTTGATAATGGTGGAAATCTTTTACAATTTCCTGATATGGCTGATCTTAGTATCAGATTAGAAATTCTTGAAGAAGGAATATTCTTCACTATATTGGATTACGATCTTGAAAAAATTAGAGGTGCTGGAAACCATAAGATTGGTGGAACTAACAATCTCAAGTATGAACTTGTAGAAAGTCTTCCACAACAGTACAATCTTTCACAAAAACCAATCTACAAGTATATTGAATTGAATAGACCTGTAGATACTAATACTGGTACAAAACTCTCAATAGATCATAAACTCACATTGGATAATGTATTGGTTTATGACAGAGAGTTTAATGTGTTCGTAGAACCTACAATATTATTTTCATATCTTGTAAGTACAACAAACAATGTATTGTATATAAACCCAGAGGTTGAAGATACAAAGAAATACTATATCATTGTATTATACAATACAGATATTGATAAAAATAATTCTATTGGAGTTCCTAAGGGAATTAATCATATGAACCTTAGAGAGTTTGATAGGATTAAAAACTTCAATAAAGAATCTGGAGTTACTTATCAACCTGGTATAGAATCTTTGATTGCTAAATATAAAGAATATCAGGATGATGAAGGAAATCCAAATGATCTTTATAATGAATTCATTCAGTTTGCTACAGAGTATATGGATTTTAAGTTTGATTCATCTAAAACTTATGAAGAGAATATCACTAATGCTGTATCTTACATCACTAAGTATGATTACTCTCTTTGGAATAAAATGTATATTGATAGCTCTCCAATAAAGACTATCACATATACTGGTTCTGAATTCATGTCTAAAGCAAATGATGAAGGTTATGTAGAGTATTCTAGACACCATACCGATCTGATTGAAGATAGAGTAATGATGTTTGTTAATAATAAGCTATACTATTATCATATGGATATAGTTTATAAAGACAACTCTATTCAGATTCCTACATTCGATATTGGTATAGATGATATAGTTGAACTTGTATTGTTTACAAAGTGCAATAATTCAATTCTAAATGTCAAATTGGAAGTGGATGCAAATAATAATCCAATTCCTGTATACATTCATCCAGAGTATAACCTGAAAGATTGCTATATCATGACGGATAGTCAACCAAGAAACGCTGCATATCCTATTGAAGTAAGATCTGATGGTAGAACTCAGTATGTATGTAAGGTTAAGGATTATACTGTAGATAAGAATGGAAACTATAAAGTTGAATTGGAAGATAAGATATATTATGGTAATCCAAGACTTAAACTAGTTCCAAAGAACCAGTTTAGGTATTATCGTTTCAGAAACCAAGCTGGTAGATTTAAGATTATTCTTCCAACCCAATTCAATTATTGTCATGATAGAAATAGATATATGATATTCATCAATGGTCTTAAGATTGATAAGAATATGTATACTATCACAATCATGAATGAGAATAGACCATTTGATCAATTGGTTTTATACCTATCAACAATCTTAGATGCTAATGATTATGTGGACGTGTTCTATTTACCAGAAGATCTAAATGAAAATTATTTAGAGAAAGAGGTTGTTGGAACTGGTGCTGTAATCAGACTTACTGAACCAAATAACTATCCTAAGAAATATAGTCTATCTAAATATACCAATATGATATTCGTAAATGGTAGAAAGATTAACTCTAGGATGCTTACAGATGTATCAATGTCTGAGATTGCTGTAAAGTATAAACCTGGAACAAATACTGAGAAATACAATGTTTGTGTAGTGGAATATCTAAACGTAGAAAATACTCTATACAGATATTTGTATGGATTCAAACCACCAATCAAACTTGTTGAAGAAGAAACAAGAAACGATGTTGTTACTTTCACATTAGATGGTAAAGAAGTAGAACTTGTTTATCAAGAAGATGATATCAAACCGTTGAAGTTGTATGATAGATGGAAGTATGCTGTAGACTTTGCAGATAATAACAATATGACATATAATGATGGTGATGAGAAGTTCCCAATAAGAGACTCTTGGTTATTAAGACTTGGTCTTATCAATAGTAATAGATATTCCAATGATGATATAACAAAGAACTTTGCTGGACTCAGAGCTGTATTGTATGATGTATTATTAGACTACTACTTCTCAAGATATAATGCAACTACTGGTAACGATTTCGTTTATGATTTCGAAACTCAAGAGTTTGATAATCCGTTCAGTGTAATTGACGAACGTTATAATCTACCGGATGGATTTACTTACTTTACTCATAACGATGAAAACACATTCCTTGTAGATAATGAAGATAAAGAATTCTTCGGATCTGATGCGTATGTGGTTGAAGTATTTGATGAGAAGAGAGGAGAATCTTCTAGACTTATTCCGCTATTCCCAGATAAGGATAAGTTGTACGACTATGAGATAGTGGAGAAAGTTGCTGATGCGAATAAGGTTAGATCTAATAGAATATTCAAGACTGTTCCATTGTAATATTTTACCATACCTATAACCTTAGAATAATCAGTGGAAAAGACTGATAACCTTCCGAGCTGTACCTTTTCAAATGATGCTCACAACAAATCCTATAACAAGAATCTCTCGTAGTGATAAACTACCAAACCCATAGGCTCGGAAGGATTTTGGACAGTTAGCTCAGTTGGTTAGAGCATCCGGCTCATAACCGGACGGTCCTGGGTTCGAGTCCCAGACTTTCCATGCGACCAGTTAATTTTGTGGTTCATACGTTTTGCTCACTTTCTTTCGCAGATTATCGGAGTTAGGTTTGGTCACCTAACTCCATTTCTGCCGTAAAAATAAGAATATAAAGATATTATATATATGAATCGAAAATGTATACTTTTAGTATAACCAAAACTTTATAGTATAACATGAAAGGGAAGGTTGGTAATTGTATGGAAAAAGAAACTTTTTATTTGGAAAACTATTATATCTATAAGGATATAATTTCTAAGGGTGTCATGCACATTGACCCCAAGACTATTACGATTGAAAATTATTATGACCATTTCAACGGGATTACTAATATCCTGAGAGATGGTATTGAGTTAGAAAAGATTCAAAATAGTAAGGTTTTTGTACTTATTGATGGTGAAGAGATTCCATTCACTCTTACAGAGTATTGGATAAACTTGATGTTCTGGACAATTGCAATTTATACAGAAACTCCAGTTACAAAGAATCACATCTTTGATACTAGAGCTATTACTAAATCTTATATCAAATCATATTTTGATAAGATTATTAAGCTTATTGGTAATACTGTAGATTTCATTACATTGAATAATCTTATTGATGAAGCTATATATAAGATTAAATATGTAAATGATTTCGCTATGTATCTATCAAACTCATTAAACTTCAAAGATACTATTGATCTTATGAATCAACATCCTGAGTTTAATGATGCTATGCATGTAGACTTATCCAATGTACCAATCGAAGATGTAATTAAGGTTGGTATGGATTATACAAATATTCAGGTTAAGTATATTACTGAATCTGATCATTGTCTTAAAGACTCTTTCATCTCTGGTGAAGCTATTAATAAGAAACAGTATAGAGAGGTAGCTACCAGTGTTGGAACAAAGCCTGATGGTAGAGGAAGTGTATATCCTTATATCATCAACAATTCATTTATGAACGGTGGTGTAAATACACCAGAATCATTATTCATTGATTCTTCCGTTGGTAGAATTGCTCAGATCTTGCAGAAGATGAACGTTGGTATTTCTGGTTCATTTGCAAGATTATTAGAGACAAATAACTTGGATACATTCTTTAATCCAGATGAGAATTATTCTTGTAATACAAAGAATTATATCACAATAACGATTAAAGATGCAACGTGGTTGAAGTTGTATGATAAGAGATTCTATAAATTCAAAGAGAATGGACCAGAATATCTTCTCAACTTCGATACAGATAAAGAATTGATTGGACAAACATTATTGTTTAGATCTCCAATCACTTGTGAATCTTATGCTAATGGAACTGGTATCTGTAGAAAGTGTTATGGTAATCTATATTACACTAATAAAGATATCAATCCTGGAAAGATTGCAGCAGAGATTTTATCTTCTATTTATACTCAGATGCTACTGTCAGCAAAACACTTGCTGGAGTCTTCTGTAGTAGAAATGAAGTGGTGTTCTCATATGAGTGATATATTCAATGTGGAATTGAATATGTTGTTCTTAAGAGAGGATATCAATGCTAAGAAGATAGCAATTATTATTGATCCATCTACCATTGATTCTGATGATTCTGATACAGATGAAGCATCTCTTGAATACAATGAGTATGTGAACAAGTTCGAAGTTATGCTTCCTACAGGAGAGACTGTAGAAATCTATACTTCTGATTCTGATAATATCTATATTACTCAGGATCTTAATCAGTTACTTAATTCTAAACATGCAACAGAACTTCCTGATGGAAAGATTTCTATTCAGGGATCTTGTTTAGAAAATGTTCCCCTATTCTCTGTAGAGATTGAGAATAAGGAATTACAAAGAACTCTTGAACGTTCTAAGCAGATTATTAATAAATCTTCTGTAACAGAAAGCTATACAAAAGATGGAATTGTTACAGACTTTATTAATGCAAACTTAGATGGAAAGATTATGTTGCAGGCTGTACATATGGAGACTATCATTGCAAATCAGATTAGAGATCCAGAAGATTATACAGCTATGCCAAACTGGGGTATCAAGGATGTTCCATATAAGTTATTGGGATTGAACTCTGCGTTAACAAACTCACCGTCAATCACAACAACTTTGGAATTCCAGAGAATTGCAAATACTCTAGTAAGTCCGTTATCAACAAGAAAGAGAAAAGCATCTGTATTCGATTTGTTCTTTATGGAGAAACCTCAAGACTTTATTGTCAACCAGGATTTCATCTCTGATAAAGTTCAAGAGAGTAAAGATGAGAAGATGATTAACGGTATTGAATTTGTAGATAATAAGAAATAATATAATTGCGTAGAGGAAATCATTTTCCTCTACGTTTTTATTTTTAGAAAGGAACAATAATGGAAAAGCATAAAGTTATTATGACAAATACTGCAATCATTATTAACGATTATGATTGGGGAGATTGTTATACTTTAGAAAGATTCTTTTCTATATGGGACCCTATAAGACATTCATATTCTTATATGGGTATATATTATGATGCTGAAACTAGAAAGCTTTATCTACCTAGAGGAGTAGATTTGTTCTATGTGGAGAAAGCTGTTAGAGATGCTTATGGATATGAAGATGTAATTGTACAGAAAGCTTATCCATATAAATATTCTCATACTAAGGATATACTTATGAAGTATAAACCTAAAGATGATAGGCAGTTAGAAACTCTTAAATTCATGGTATGTAAACAAGAGTATGAGCAGAATGAAAATAAGTCACAATTCTCAGTAAATCTAAATACTGGGGCTGGTAAGACTTATTGTGCTCTTGCCACTATAGCATACCTTGGAATACGTTCTGTGGTCATCACATCGCAACAGGGTATCCTAAACCAATGGAAAGACCGCATTACAGAATACTGTGATATAAACGAATCAGAGCTTGTGTTATTAAAAGGCTCCGATATGCTAAATAGAATCTATCATAAAAAATCTACTCTAATGAACAAGAGCATTTATTTTATTACACATTCCACAATTCAATCTTATGCAAATAAGTATGGTTGGGAATCTCTTGGTAAGATATTTGAAAATCTTGGAATTGGTATTAAGATTATTGATGAAGCTCATTTAGATTTTAACAATGTTGCTATGGTAGACTTCTTTACAAATGTATGGAGAACATACTATCTTACAGCAACACCAAATAGATCTGATTCTAATGAGGATAAGATCTTTAAGACTTATATGAAGAATATTCCTAGTATCGAATTATTCGATAAGGATAATGATCCTCATACAAACTATATCTCTATCAAATTCAATTCAAATCCGAGACCTTCCGATATGATTATCTGCAAGCATCCAATCTATAAACTGAATAGATTGAAGTATGTAGATTACTTATTAAAGAATGATAGGTTCTGGATTATGTTTGATTATATATTCCAATTGATATATAAGAATGGTGGTAAAGCTTTGTTCTATGTTGCCACTAATAATGGAATAGATAAGGTTAGAGAAAGAATAGAATTCTTATATCCAGAATTAAGAGATGAAATCGGTGTTTATACCTCTTTAACCGATTCATCTGTAAAGGATAATGAGAAGGATAAAACTTACATTCTATCTACTACTAAATCTGCTGGTGCTGGAGAAGATATTAAAGGGTTAAAATACTCTGTAGTATTAGCAGAACCATTTAAGTCTGAAGTATTGGCTAAACAGACTTTAGGTAGAACTAGAGATCCAAATACTACATATATTGATTTGGTAGACATTGGATTCTCTTCATTAGTTTCATATTACAATGCTAAGAAGCATGTCTTTGCAAAGTATGCTTTATCTTGTAAGAATATTGATGTGGATAATTGTAGAATCATCAATCTAAAAGATGAATTTAGAATGACACACAAAAATAGATTCTCTGAAGCATTGAAATTTAATCAACCAAAGATGATAGAAGGTATAAGATTCGTGAAAGAAAAAGAAATGGTCGAAGGTATATTCTTCACGGATATGTTTAAAATTTAAGAATGCTCATTTAGATATAATAAAGGTGATAACAAAGTTCACAATCATTTTAATTCCTACTATTAGTAGGGGAAAGAAAGAGGTAATAAAAATGTTAAACGCAATGATTATGAGAAGCTTAGGTATCACCACACCGGATCTTGGAGTTATCGAGATCAACGGAAAAGAATATCCGAAACAGGACAGAGGATATTCTAGAAACCAGTTCGGACTTTGGTTCCATTACAATGAGCCAATTGTTAACGAGGAAACTGTTCGCCAGGGAATGAAGGATTATTCCAATGGTGACATGTCCCAGTTTAAGGGATATAACCTCAGCGATATTAGATACTGTGTACCTGATATTGCTGGCGACATGATCGACCTGTATTCTGGAAATCTCGATGAGGATACATGGATCAATCTAATGGAGTATTTTGATGTGCTCCGTTGCATCATCAAAATGGATACCACATTCTACGGTATCAATGAGGGTAAAGCTAGACACTATAACAAGAATGTTAAAGAGGGTGTCTTGAGTGTCTATAAGGAATTGGCTAACGCAGTGATCACATCTCTGTGGTTTGGAACGTTCCTTAAGACAGAAGGAATTGCAGAAATCTTAGATGCTGTTAAAGTTAATGCATCTATATGGGATTCTACTGTAGCTTCCTGCAACTGCCCATTGTGGATTAAGGACATGATCATGTTCAATCCTAAGGCAGCAGCGTTAATCCCTGAAACTGCAACTGTTGATGAGGTTGAAGTTGTGGACGAGAACGGAAACACTGTTAAGGCTGCAAATCCTTCCAGCGTTGCAAAGGTTAAGGAGTCTGTAAGCAAGGCACTCGATATGGTTGTTAAGAGCTATACCGATAAGATTGCAAACGATCCCAAAGCTCAAGCTTCTATTGATGCACTTGCAAAGTTCATCGACGAGGTTGGAGTTGATGCTTTTGCTAAGAACTATGGAGAGCAGCTATTGGCAAACATTAATGCTGATGACGCTAATGTTGTTGAAGGTGAAATCATTGATAAGCCTAAGACAGCAAAGAAGCAGCAGCAGAAGGAATCTATTCTCGACCAACCATTAGATGGTGTTGAGAAGAAGGTTGCTGAAAAGGCTGCGAAGCCAGTTAAGCAAAAGGGTTCCAAGAACAACACTATCAGTTTCCCAAGCCTGATCAACGGAATCAGTTTCGTTGAACCTGGTGAGGAAGAAACTGAAGAGAAATAAAGGGCTTATGCCCTTTATTTTTTCTTTTTATTTTTGTTTTGACTATAGATTACACAAACAAAGAGAGAAGGAATTTGGGTGATATGGTAGAGGGCATTTGTTTTGAGTATGATAGGATGAGCGATACTCTGATGATGTTCTGTAAGAATGTAAAATTATCTTTTAATATAAATCTTGGCTTTAAAGATAAAGATGGTAATAAAGAACCTTTTATGAAAGAATATAGATATAAATCTAATAAGTATAAGAATACTAGAAGTCTTATATCTATAAAGAGAAACATAAAGACATATCTTACAATAGAATATCCAGAGAATGATATAGAAGGAAATCAGAGATTGAATAGAACTGTTTATATTAACCATTCTGGAATACTTGGCTTAAGGGATAAACTTAATAAGTTTGATAAGTATATCAAGAAAGCTTATAGTATTAGAAAAGGTGAATTAGTTCTTATTGAATCAAATGTAACGTATGCAAAGTCTACACCTTATGATGGAAATACTATCGAGGTTGTTAATGATATATATTCTAGAAAAGATGAAATTGGTAGGAATATAAATGAGGTTGGAGTAAGATTTATTCTTAATGGAGAATATCAGTTTATTGTTCCAATTACTGTATGGAAGTCTTTTCTTTATTATGTAAATACTTGCGACTTTTATGGTTGGGGTATTACTTTAGCAGATTCATTATGTGCAAGAATGTTGACAGAAACTGTATGCGATTTTACTGAGAATAGTGATGGTGGATATATTGATAATAATATAAATGAAAATATGTCTGGTTCTATAAATAGAACAAAACCATTACATAGAGAAGATAAGATTAAGAGTTTCTTTGATGATTAAGAGGGGTAATGTATGGACTATTATATTATTTGCTATTTGGTTTCAGAATCACTTCATGGTTGGAAATACAAAAATGATGATGATACATTTTGGACAGGATTTGTAACACCGTATGGTGTTGTTGGATTCAAATTGGATATGTTTTATTGGGATGGTTGTATGGTTCCAATTATACATTCAAAACCAAACCTTTCTAAAGAAAACAGTTTGGAAATTCTTAAAAAGTGTTCAGAAACTAATTTGAGATTTGCAACCAAAGAAATGCATGATGAACACTACAAAGTGTTGAATGAAGAAATCTTATCTAAGATGGATTCCGATGCGGAAATTGGTGCTTATCTATCATTCTACGAATAGCAAAAAACATTCCTATAATCAAATATATAGGAGATAATAGATGGGATTACTAAACATAACTCATAGTGATGTAACTCAAAATCTTACAGATTTTCAGTTAGATCTAATAAAGAACCCATATGCTTTGTATAATGATAAGAAAGCTGTATTGGTTACTTACTATAATCTAAATACAACCCAATCTACATTGGATGATGCATTAAAGATTCCATATACAAATATTGGAAAGAATTGTCCTTTGAGATTTAATAAGGTGGAAGATTTCTATATCTATGGTATGGATAGAATCTCTACCAATCTTAGTAATAATGATTTCGGAATGGAGGCTGATGAGATTGGAGGAGATGGAATCATTCTCCCTAATACTATCCAACCTTATCCTGGAGATTATTTTACTATCAATATGCTTAAGAAGAAATTCTTATTCCAGGTAAAGTCTGTTACCTCAGATACATTTGAAAATGGTAATAACTTCTGGAAGATTGAGTATAAACTTGAGCAGTTATCTGATGACAGATTGCAGAATCTTGTAGTTGAGTTTTATAAGTTCCATACTGGTACTGTAGGAACAAACTATAATTCTGTAATCAAAGTATCTGCATGGAATCTTGCTAAGATGATGGATGATTTATCTGTTGCATTAAAACAGTATTACGTTTCATTATTCTATAACAAGAAGGTTCAGACATATACATTTGTAAATCTGTATCAGAATGCTGAGAATGCACAATCGGCATTCAGATTTTACGACCCATATCTTATTGAGTTTATTATAAAGAATAAGATTCTATCCAATATTGGTGATACTTATTCTTATATAGATCATAAGACACCGTTACATTCAGATTTCCCAATAAAGTATAATAGATCAATTTGGAAAGTATTGGAATCTAGAAATCTTAGTGAGATTACTTCTTGTAAGATTAGATCCAATGCTGTATTGATTGATGATATATCTACAATATTCTCTACAAGATATGAGAGATATTATGAACTCACTTATGATGATAGTAATGAGTTCAATGATAGATATAACCCACCAATATTCTTATTAGATCAACAGGTTATTGGATATATTTCCAACAACCAATTGTTTGATCCAGATTCTGAATATGGTAAATACAACTTGTTGGTGAAATACTTTAATCAACAACCTATTGGTTTGGAAGATATAATTCCTTTTGAAACTATCATAGAAGGACAGAATACTGTAGAAAACTTCTTCTTCCTACCTATGCTTATATTCGTTCTTGATAGATATATTAAGACTTATATATCTCCAAGTGGGTATAAGGAAACATAATATTAAATGTTGGAGGTTAAAAAATAATATGTATACAATCAATTTATTATTGGAAGAAGATATTAACAATCAGATTGATGTAGACTCTATTGTTGATGATTTTGCTGTTGATGATATGGTAGAAACTATAGAGGATCAACCTTTGCCAGAAGAAAAGAAGTCTATTTTTGAACCTAGAAAGAAAAAAGAAAAGAAATCTAATGGTTCAATTAAAGAATACTTCAATGGAGAAGAATAGGAGAAAACATGGGATACTACACTGAAGAAGATGAGTTATTAAACGATGATCAATTAAATGACGAAGTTGATGTTACTATGGCTGTAACAGGTGACGACAGTCTTGCTAGAGAAGAATTAAAAGAATTCTTCATGGAATGTTGTGATGGAGAAGAAACTATGGAAGATGTAACAGATGTTGATGTTACAGACATTGACCCTGATGCAGATCTTTCAGAAGTTGAACCTAAACCTGATGAGCTGGACATGGCTGCCGATGATTTAATTGATGCTGTTGAAGATATAACGTATTCAGATTTTGAAATGGATGAACTTATTGATACAGTAAGATCTAATTCAGATTCTGAAGAATAATAAAATGGAAAGGTAAAGAATAATGGATAAGAAAAACTTATATACCCTTACAGCAGAAACTGCTGTTAACGTTGCCGTTAAGCCACATCATGTGACTAGACGACTTGCTGAGAAGCCTGTATTTAATGCAGATGGATTTGTTGAGTTAGCAAAGCTTAGAAACCCTAAGCAGTTACTTGATTTACTTTCTACCAGTGATGTATATGTAATCGCTAAGAATGATAAGAAGTATTACAAGGTTACTGTTGATAATGTATATGATCTGTTTGCCGAGGCTGTAAGTGATACCGGTGCAATTACTGTTGCCACTGCTCTTGAAGATGCTGCTGTTAAGGCTCTTGGAACTCCGAAGCTATATAGCTTCTTCGCTGAGGTTGCTAAGGAAGATTTAACAACTGCTAAGTTGGAAGGTGCTAATGTTGAGGTTCATTCTCAGGTTATTAGAGCTACAAACTTGGAGTATAAGACTGGATTTGAAGGTGATGTTAAGGAAGGTTACTTTGTTCCTGTTAAGTTTGATCTTATTGGTGCTACATCTGCAAAGTATTCAGAAGCTGCTCTTGTAGTTGATGGAAAGACTAAGGTTGTTCTTAAGGAAGGAACCAACGTTATTCCTGTTAAGGAGAATAAGGTTCCTCTTGTAAACTTAGTTGCTAAGTTAGAAGTTGGTGATGCTGGTAAGAAGATTGATGTTGTAGAAAGGATTGATCTCTATGTTGAATTCCTCCCCCATGATCTTCCTGAGAATCTTAAGAAGTTTGTAGAGGCTAAGCCGAAGCCAAAGGTTTATGAAGCTATATTGACTATTGAATCTGATGGTAGAACTGTTGTATCAAATGTTGAGTCTAATAGTGTAACCGGAACTGGTGGAAAGAAGCCTAAGAAGAATCAGGGAGAAGCTCCTAGTGAAGCTGCAAGTCCTGGTGGTGCAGGTGTTGGATCTCATGAAGTTGGAGAAGTTTCTAGTGCATCTGGTTTAGGTGGCTAAATTGTATTAAAGAATTATATACTCTAGGGATAACTCCCTAGAGTATTTTCTTTTAATTAATATAACCAAAGAGTAAATATAAAAAATGTATAAAGGAGAATAAAAATGTCATTTGATATTAATTTAAGAGATGTAATGCTTCTCAGAGAAGATGCTTGTAAATCATCCAGTAGAAGATTCATCTCAAGATCCCAGCTTACTACATCTGATGAGTATATTACTTTAAAGGATCTTCCTCATAGTATTGCTTCCAGATTAATTGCTCATGTTCCAATTAAAGTATTTAATACTGATTGGACTGATGTTGGAATTATGGAATATGATCTTCTTGATTCTCTATATTCCGATGAGGATGTTACCAATACAGAAACTGTTGCAAATCATGAAGAAGAACCAAAAGTATCTGAGAAAAATGCAGAAGTTGAAGAAGCTGAAGTTCCAGTAGAAGAAACTGTAGCTGAAGAAGCTCCTGTTGAGGAGGAATCTTCTGAAGAAGTTTTAGAAGGTAAGAAGTCTGAAGATGAAGCTAGTGTAGAAGAATCTATCAGAGCTGCTGTTGCAAATAAGAAGTATAACAACAAGTTTAAGCGGAAAAAATAAAATATAAGAAGGGTTAGAGCATGAAGCTCTAACCCTTTATTTTTATTTTTAATTGTGGTAGATATCTTGATATATCTGTAAGATATTCAACACCACATGTGATGGTATCTGTCACATAACCGGCTTTATTTTTTATACCATCTGTCATAATCAGGTCACTATAGTTTTGTAAGTAACCTTCCACCTCTAATTCTCGTTTCATTTCTTCAACCTCCTTAAAAATATTGTTAATTATATCATATATATAATATCTAACTCACTATGTCTAAAAAACATATGTATAATACCAAATGTAAGGAGTGATAAAACATGGATAATAGCAAAGCTTTTTTAAACGTTATTACCCCTATAGCAGTAAAGTATGGAGATAGGTTCGATATTTTACCATCTGTAATTATTGCTAATGCTATATTAGAATCATCTTGGAATACTACTAAGGAATCTCAATTAGCAAGAAATATCTACAAGCTTAGAGTTGATAAATCTTGGAATGGTAAGTGTTATTCTGTAGTAACTGGAAAGACTTATCCAACTAGATCTAAGTCTGGTGAGAGTGATTCTAATCTTATTAGATTTTATAACAATTATGATGAATGTGTATTAGATTATGTTTCTTATCTTACTTCTGTAAGACGATCTAATGGTGGTCCACTATTATATGACAATATTGTTAATGATAAAGATTATAAGAGTGTGCTGGATAAGCTGTATTATAGAGATGGATATTTACAATACCATCTCAATAAACAATATGCTGATAAGTCTTATCTTAATACAGCTATTGATATTATCGTTAAGAATAAGCTTAACGTAATAGATACAGAAATTGACAAATATATGGAGGAGTATGGAATGGCTAAAAAGCAACAAACCACACCAAAAACTGAACCTAAGAAACCTATAGTTTTATATAGGGTAAGAAAGTCTTGGGAAGATCAAGAGTCTCAATTATTAACCACTAGATCCGAACAGGCTGCTATAGAAGAAGCTAGTAAACATCCTGGATATAGAGTATATGTTGGAGAAGAGGGACGTTTATTCTTAGATCCATGGGATGAGAGAACTGCTAAACAGATTGAGAAAGAGAAGAAGGAAATTCATTTCCATCCTGGTAAGAAGATTACTCTTTCTCAGTGTCCTTTATATAGAGCTTATAATGATACTAAGCATGTATTGAAGATTTCTGGAACCTTCTATATGTATAATGCACATCCTATTAATAACAGGATCAGAATATCTAAGACTAATGACCCAAACAGGATTAATGGTAAGGATATTACTGCTATCTTAGGTTGTGTTGATATTGCATATATTAAGTAGATTGTATAGGAGATAAGAATGTCAAAGATATACTATTATGATACTACAAAGAAATACAATCTTCCTAAGATGATTTCAAATCATGTTATAGATGATCTTATTGGAGATTCGCTATCTGACATGATTGATAATATTGAAGATAGATCTCTTGGATTGATTGTAATTGGTAATACTACTAATCTTAATGATGCAGACTTTGTTGTAAAGAATGAAGCTGATAAAGAGAGATTAGAAAAGTTACTGGAAAATGTGAATAAATATACAATTGTTGTATATTCATCCAATTCTGGTTGGTTCACAAATAAATGTGATTCTGTAGTTATTATTTCCGACAAGCTTGATTTACCCCTCAACGAGTTAGAAGTATTCATAAAAGGTTTTTTCGAAATACAGGGTGATGGAAGTAGTAATAGGGAAACTGTATTAAGAGATGTAGTAATAGTCAACAATAAGGTTGGTAGATACTATGTCTGTAATATAAGAGATTCATCAAATATGATGTCTTGTCCTAATTTAGATTATGCTAAATCACTTTGTGATACAAATCCATCTTGTGTTGTTAAAGATGGTGACGGGAAAATTATATACAAGTCTAGATATGGTAAGGTGAATATATCACAAACGTCAACTGTCGTAAACAGTAATGGAACTTACAATTCCACTTTATCGTATGGAGAAAGGGCTGTATTTAATTTATAAATATATATAACTCAGACTGAGGAGTTTCTCAGTCAAATACTAAAATGAAGGAGGAACCATGTGAATAAGAAGAATGAAATGAGAAAAACATTTTTCCAAATGTTCAATGCTACTTATATCATTGCTGGAATACTGTTCATCATTTCTTTAGTATCAATGCTTGGTCTTAGACGTTCTGTCGAAGATAATAGTGTTACTTTAAGAATTATATCTGAAAATTCTCGTAGAAAAGAATTTGACTCTATAGTAAAGAATGCTATCTATATGTCAGATTATGATATGGGTAGAAGTGCTGAGAAAATTATTTCAGATATAAATAGCACTATAGATATGAAAAAGCTTGAAGACTGTATAGAAAATGGTAAAGAGTATCCAGAGTTTGATGCTATTCTTAGATCTCATTTAGGACAAAATATATTTACCAAAAGTGTAGATATTGATGGTAATAGAAATAATATGTTTGTTATACTTAATGGGAATCTTATTGCATCATATTCTCATGATACAACGTATTTAAAGAGTCCTACAAAGTTGGGATATCCTAATAACTTTGATAATATTATCAAGTATAAGAATTTCTACAATAAGGAACTCGGATTATCTGCTCTTGAGAAATTATACTCTCAATATAAAGGTGTAATTATCTGGCAAGCTAGAAAACCTATCGGAGATGTCGACAAGTATAAAAAATATACTGATATGACATTAAAAGATTTTACTGATGTAATGATTAATGAGGATATAGACTCGTTAGCATCTTATGATATTTTAATTCCAAAATATATCACTGATAATGGAAATATCTTCGGTGAATTTGACGTTGCTGGGCAAGACAGAAAATCTAATAACAAATTAATTATAGTACAAAAATTGAATATGGTCGACTGGATTAATTATATTTATCCAGATTTCTTTGAAACGGATAGAACCGATACTGTTGAATACAACTATGTACAGTTGTTAAGAATGATTAATATCTTTATAATTATCAATAGTATTACATTCATTGGATTTGCAATAATATTCGTATTCGGATATAATAAAATTGATGATTTAGATGATAATCATTTAGAAACTATTAGTGAGGTATAAATCAGTAATATGAAAAACTTGGTGAAATTTCATGTTATGGTTAATACATATTGGTGATGAGTTTATAGAGTAAAAAATATTGCGAATTTTTGTATTATTCAAAGGAGGAGTTTTATGCATTAAATAATGTAATATGGCTCTCTTGTGAGTCGAGAAAGAGAAGGTTTAACGATGGATTTTTTTCTAAGTACAGAATTTTTAACAACATTTACAAATTTTTTTCTCGCTCTCGTTGGTGGTTTCTTTGGTGTATTCACTAAGAGTATGTATGTTACAGGTAGATATGGAAGAAGGCGTTTTAGGACAAAAGAATTCATATCATCTGTTATAGTATCTACTATATGTGGAGCGGCTTTATATAAACTCATACTAATCAATAACTTTAAAATCCCAATAGAGCCTATGATGTTCATAGATTTTCTTATCGGTTTTGCTGCCGATACGATGATCGAAAAAGCATTAAGTGGTAATTTATTGGAAGTAATACTACTCACTATTGTAGGATCTTTAGGAACTGGAGGGAAGGCTATAGCTGATTCATGGAAAAACGCTAATGAAAAGGTTAATTCTCAAAAGAATAAAAAAGAAACCAATAATAGTGAAAAAGAGGAGAGTAAATAGTAATATACTTTCTTCTTCAAAATGCGAGTGGTAAAAAATTGCGAATAATCGGATACTACCAATGGTAGTATCCGTTTTATTATGTCTATTTTTATAAATGATCTTCATGGCTAAATGAAGGTATCTCTGTACTTGAGCCACTGTTTGAGGATGGTCCAGAGTTGGTCGTATTTATAATTGTTTCGTCTTTGAATTGTTGATATTTCTTTTTATTTGTAGAAGCTGGTTGTTGTTTAATACTATTTCTCAAATTCGCAAATGTTGTTACAAGTGATTGCTTCAAATCGTTAATATCGTTACAACCGTTTATATTACTAATAGCATTATTGGATACTGTATATATTTTATCAGCCATATTTTCTACGCTATTATCCAAAATACCAATTTTGATAATTATATCTTTTATAATATAATTATCTTTCTCACCATTTTTAATAAGTGTATTTTTTGCAACTTTGTATAAAAATATATTGTTTGTAAAATCTAATAAAATATCATAATCGTGCATATATTTATTATAATTTACAAAATCACTTTTTTCTTTGCTACTATCCCATCGATCAAATTCTGTTTTTTCAAAAGCTATTGATGGTAGTCTATTTTCATTTTGCTCTTGTAAGAAATAATTAATAAAATATTTTGTATCATCGTCACCTAATGAGTGTGGCACATCGTTACCTATAGATTTTATAAAATCTGAAGTATCCATTATACCAACTCTATAAGTTAATACTTTACAATATCCATCTTTCATGACCTGAATAAATGTATCAGAATCTTTAATATAACTTATACATCCTTCATGATGTAATATTGAATATTTTTTAAATTCTTTAAAATTATCGTATACAAATCTTGTATCTATTGGAGGTGTATTTTCCAATAGTGGCGTGAATGAAACGCTAAACGGTTTCTCGTCCATATCGTTCTCCTTCAAATTAATTTTCTTCTATGAGTAGAAAAGTATTTACTTCTCTACTATTAACATCAACGTTACTTTTTGAGTATACCAAATTTGATTTGTCTAAAACAAACTGCTTTAGTTTGTTATACACAATACCTGATAATGGTAATACTGATCCATTATGAATATCACATGAGTACATTTCATAATTACCATAGTTCAATAAGAACTCTCCACGAACAGGGACTGTGGTATCATGATTTCTTAGTACCAATGGATATGTTCCATATTCTGGTTTATGCATAAAAACATTCCTCTTTAAAAAATACAACCATGGTAGTTATACCATGGTTGCAATTATAATTTAAACTCGGTCTTTTCCACCAGCCTTCATAAAGCTTACTGGCACCTTCTTCATAGTCTTGATGTATTCCTTCTGTCCCTGAAGAGCAGCTCTCTCAGACTTAGAAGAATACTTCTTCTTAATAGCAGAGATAAGCTCCTTTCTCTTAGCCTGGATAGCAACAAGCTTACTCCATAAAGGATCTTTAGCAGATCTTGCTAAAGTAAATGCAGCCATAGTCTTACGTCTATCAAGGTCATCCTTCTTAGAAAGACGAACAAGAGTACGCTTAGACATAACTCCAGCCTCAACAAGTCCTTCACCTACACCACCCGGCATACAGAATTCCTTAACCTGTGCAGCATTAGCATTATGAGTAAGATCATCCAATAAGAACTGTTCTGTCAAATTCTGAGGATCAATTCCAAACTCGTTTAAATCACCTGTGTAAATTCCCATAATTTTAAAAATTCCTTTCATTCAATTTTCTATATATTGCAATAAATAGAAGCTAAGGTATAATATGTTAATACCTATTTACTAAATAGTTTTTATTGAAAAAATTTATTTGTATATACCAATTGACATTAATATAATCAATTTTATATAAGGAGAAGCCTATGGATTATATTATTAATACAAATAGAACTAGTGATGAAGATATGATTATCAACGATAAAAATACTGACGATGGTCCTGTTATTGACAAGGAAGTTGATGATTCTAATAAACCTAATGGTAGATTTGCATGGTTACTAGATTGGGACAAATGGTCTGATCTAGAACGTGCAAAAATATTTGCACCATTATTTAAATCTTTTTTAGAATACAGAGCAGAGCATGTTGATGATACATTATCTGATTATGTTTCAAAATATTCTTTTGAAACCTGTAGAGATTTCGATATGGTCGTAAATGCTATGTTTGGTAGATTAGCCGTTAAGTCTGATATGCTTCAATTTAAACCAATTGATGTATATAAGATTCCTGAGAAATATTCTGAATATAAAGAGAAGATTATTCAATGGGGAAAAGATAACGGTTATTTAACATAGTTATACGAGGTGAGGTAAATTGTATGAAAAAAGAAAATAAGTTTATTAGAGCATATAAAGCTATTATGAAAAGATTGTTGCATTCATATGATGACAATCTTTCTACAAGAGATATAGAAGCTGCAATTGAGTATTCTATTGAAAAGAGATATAACAACTTTGATGCAGTTATTAAAAATAACTACACTGGAAAGAATGTATCAATTACAGGTACAGAGATTCTTGATTATATCTCTTCGAGAGAACCAATTGTTACATCATATGGTGTATTATTCAAGAGACATGATAACTCTCAAAATCCAATGTTGGATATCATTAGAAACTTTGCAAATCTTAGAAAAATTCATAAGAAAGAAATGTTTAAATATCCAAAGTATAGTGAAATGTTTGAATATTTCAACTTGTTGCAATCGCTTGATAAGATTGATATGAATGGTATTTATGGATTAATGGGATTAGCCGTATCATTCTTATTCGACTTGAATGTAGCACCAAGTATTACTTCTACTGGTAGATCATTAATATCTTCCGCTATTATGTGTTTTGAGATGTTCTTAGGAAACAATGTACAGTTTTCTTCTTTGGAAGATATTCTTGTATTCATTGATAATGTAAGAACTGAATATACAAAGTGGAAGTATGATGATAATATCATTTTAGGAAGAGAAGGTAATGTTGATACATATGAAACATTCACAAAGCTTATTATGAATTGTGGGTATAAGTATGTACCAGATACAGAAGATTTAGATATTGTTTATAGAATTCTTCAGAGTTGTAATCAGACAGAATTAAATAGAATATTCTATAAGAATAATCTTTACTGTATGATGGATCTTCCATATGTAAGAAATTTGATGGTGGAGATTTTTAGCAACATGGAATACCCATATATGAACCCTATGGAACCACCTACAAAAATTAAACCATATCTAGATGAGTTAAAAGATATCTTATTAGAGTACGTTTTCTATTGTTATCAGTTATATGATAGAATGGATAGAAATAAGAATATGATTAAGAAGATATCTTTAATTTCTGATACAGACTCTTCTTTCGTTTCTTTAGATGCTTGGTATAATTATAATATTCAATATCTGAAAGATTATGATTTTACAATTATGCATCAAGAGCTTAACTTAGCTAAGATGGTTGAAAATGCTGATAGAAGTGGAGAGATTCCAGAAAATCTTAAAGATATAAAGAATTGTATTCTTGGTGTTGAAGAAACAAAAGATTCTTTTATAAACGGAATTGAATTCTTAGATCAAGAATATGATTATGATTTCTATAATAGAGAAAGAATTGAAGTTAAGAGAAGTATAGATCCATTAACTATCATTCCTCAAGATAATGTAAAATTCTCATTGATCAATATCATGTGTTATATTCTTACAGATGTTATTAATCTATACATGTTGGACTTTACAAAACAATCAGGGTCAGCAAGAAAAGAAGATTGTGTTATCATGATGAAGAATGAGTTTTATATGACCAGAGTATTATTGGAAATGGTTAAAAAGAACTATGCTTCATTGCAACAATTACAAGAGGGAAATTACCTTGGTGGTGTTTTAGCTGTTACTGGTATTGAGTCTCTTGTTAAATCAGTTGTTCCTCAAAGCACAAGAGATGCACTTAATAAGATCTTATTAGAAGAGATTTTGACTGCTGATGATATTGATAGAGTAAAGATTATTAAGAGAATGGGAATTCTTGAACAAGAGATTTATTCCAATATCATGTCTGGTTCTAAAAATTATTATAAACCGGCAACAATCAAATCTATTGATAATTATGATAATCCTTTAAGTGTATTTGGTGTTAGAGGAATGTTGTTATGGAACTATGTAAAAGATCAAGAATCTCCGGCTATTGATACAAAAGAAAGAAACCCTGTAGATATTGTAAAGGTTTTAATTAATAAGAATTCTATCGAGAAATTAAAAGGTGAATTCGATTATCAATATGAGAGATTTTCTGAGTTGCTAGGTTTAGTAGATTGCGATTCTGAAGATTGTTTATTATTGAATAATAATAGAAAACTTAAAGAGTTTAAGTCTATTGCAATTCCATTAAATTCAGCAGTTCCAAAGTGGGTTGAAATTCTTGTAGACTATAGAAGTGTTATAGTAGATAACTTAAGTGGATTCCCATTAGAAGCTGTAGGAATTTCTCAGATTGATTCTAAGAAGGTTCCATATACAAATATTGTAAAATTATAAAGAAAGGTAATTTTATTATGGATAATTTAAAAAACGTAAGAATATCAATGTTTGATAGAACGAATAATTCAAGTCAACCTGTTAACGTTGTTACTTCTGCAAACGCCGTCATTGTTGACGGTGAAGAAAAGAATATAAAAGAGTATGTTGATAATAGTAATCTTATCAACACTCATATTTCTCCAAAGGTTGATTTTGGTAAGTATACCACAGAATCAGACTTGTATGGAGAAAATATAAATGATGTAGTTTCAGAGTTTATTCAACACTACAGTGGTGGTTCAAGTAGCGAACCACCATCTGGTCCAGCACCAACATTGCCAATGCCAGGTTTAACACCAGCAGTATCTACAACTGTTCCTGTAGAGTTTACAAAGAGAGTTGAAGCTTTGGAAACAAAGCTTGCTGCAATTGAATCTAAAGGAAATTCTACAACCTCTACAGAAACTGTAAGTGAATTGATGTTTGATTGCATTGAGGATATTTTCCCAGTACAATTAGATCAAAAACTATATGACAGTACAGATGATCATACAAAAAGATATGAAAAATCAACTATACTACCTATTTCCGAACAATACTATTTTGGCACTGATTCCGAATTTAGTGTTGATACATATATGCAGCCAATTTTATGTATAAAATTTAAAAAAGATACTTCAGCAGAAACTAAAAATTCGGTTTTAAATAATTTAAAAATAGAAGTACATGCTCTATTAATGGCTTCTTCACACTATCTTACTGGAAAAAAGAGTTATAAATATCAAAAATATACATATGATAAAGTAAATAATATAGGAAGCATTGAAGATAATACATATTATGGTTCAAATAAATACTATGTCAATAATTGCGATTATGGAACTTATTCATTTATAAGATTAACAAATCAAAGTATAGATGAGTCTCAATCAGAATTCAAATATAATTATTCATTTGTATATACAAGCAGTTTAACTTCTGAAGATGAAAAAACTGAAAATCTTATTATACAAATGAATGGGCGTTCTGAGATATATAAAAAGCGAATTGATACATGTATGGTTCCGTTAATGTATATTGAATTTGTGGATGATGATGAAGATAGTAATATATTAAAGTATGAAAAAGAAACTGAAAAAAGGAATGAGGAATTTCTAAATTCATTTAGAGTAAATCAAATTGACGCAAATTTAAGAGATTTAAAATTTGATTGTATTGGACTATCTTTACCTTCACCTATTAATGTAATGGAGAATGTGTATGTAGAAAAATCATCAAACAACGGTGATTATAGTATAAAATATAATGTAAGAATACCATATAGCAAAAAAAATGATACTTGTAGGATAGTTATGGCAGCATCTGGTACTCTTAAGTCATATCAAAGAGAAAACTATTGGGAAATTCCTACAACCACGTTAATTAATGGTGAAAATCATAAAATATTTGAAGAAAAAATAGCTGATAAATACAAAGATTTATTTTTGCAAAGAACAATATTAACTTATGGAGGAGCACTATTTATTTATGGTCCAAGTTATCATATAAATGGTAAATGTTTAGAAAAAATTGAAATGATTACCAAAGTTCAATATAATAGTGGTGGACAATATTCACATGGTATATTGAGAAAAATATCAAACTCTAGGTTTAAAGAAAAACCACCAGTAACAGAATCTACCAGTGGTTCTACATCCAATGGTCAAGGGGATCCAATTGTTGTAAATGAATTTGATCATCTTTAATTTTTACATAAGTTTCTACTAATAATAAATAAACAAAATTTAGGAGGTATATTGTATGGGTTTATTGAGTGAGAGATTTAGAGAAAAAATGGGTAAACTAAAAGACCCAAAGATGGATGAAGCAACATTTGATGTAATGTATCCAACAGGGTTTCTTCCATTTGACTTTGCTAATGGTTATAAGGTAGATGGAGTATATCCTAACGGAACTCCATTTTCTTATAACTCATTAGGTATTGTTGATGGTTCAGCTAATACTATTATTGGTAGAACTGGTTCTGGTAAAACAACATTTGCAATTCAAGCAGCTGCAAATATTGTTAGACCATTTGAAAATGGTGTTATTTTTTATGATGATATCGAAGGTGGTTCAAATCAGATTAGAAGAGAAAGACTTACAGGATTCTCACCTGAAGAAATCTCTACTAGATTGATTTATAGAAATGCTGCTATCACCGCTGAAAACTTCTATTCTAGAATCCAATATATTTATGAAGATAAACTGTCTCATATTGAGGATTATGAATATGATACTGGTTTAGTTGGAACAAAGGGAGAAAAGATTTATAAACTGGTTCCTACGGTATATATCTTAGACTCATTAGCAATGCTTACTCCAGATAAGCTTACAGAAGAGGAAGAGTTATCTGGTCAGATGAGTGCTACAGCAACAGCTAAATCCAATACGGCGGTTTATAAGAGAATTATACCAAAGCTTAAAGCTGCAAATATCATTCTCTTAGTTATCAATCATATTAACTCAAAGGTTGATATTAATCCATTTGCTAAGACTAAAGCTCAAATTGGTTGGTTAAAACCAGATGAGACATTACCTGGTGGTATTGCTGGATTATATCTTGCTAACAACCTCATCAGAATTGATGATAGTATTAAGATTAAAGAATCAGATGGTCTTGGTATTGATGGTAAGATTGTTGACTTTACATTCGTAAAGTCTAGATCTAATAAATCTGGAATTTCTGTTCCATTGTTGTTCGACTATAATAATGGATATGACCCATTGTTATCTTTATATATCTTCCTTAAGAGTGAAGGTTATATTGATAGTAAGGGTGCATATATGAATCTTAAAGAATCTGAGATAAAATTCACTCAGAAGAACTTTAAGGAAAAGGTTATGACTGATAATGATTTTGCTCAGGATTTCCAAAAGGTTTCTCGTGAAGCATTAAATAAATTATTAGTTTCTTATAGACCTAATGACAGTGAAGCTGTCTCTACTAATTCCATTATAAATAATATACTAAATATGTAAATCATGCAGATATTATAATAATGAATAAGTAAAGAAAGAGGTAATTTGATATGGCTGATAACGTTTTAGATTTAGTAAGGGACTTTGCATCAAGTGCAAAGTCTCTTGAACACCTTTTAGGCAAGGGATTAAACATCCCAAATAACGTAACAAATTCAGGAGCAAGAAAGATTATGAACGGAACTCATCAGTCACATACATTAGTATTGTGTCATGGTGAGCTTCCATATGTAGCAACCGGATTTGAAAACAGATTCGGTGATGAATCTTCTTCCGTTATTACAACAGAAGAAGATTATGAAGTAATTGGTAAGGTGGATAAGTTTAGTCATGCTAACAACCACCATTACTATTTGATATTGAAAAATCCAAGAACTAAGAAAGTCACTGTTTTAGAGAGAGTATCTTATAAGTGGAAAACTGAAGCTTATGGATATCTTTATAATAATAACATGATTGATAGTTTTGGTGTTGGATCTTATATACCGGCTGGAACTGTACTTAGAAGAAGTATTGGTTTTGATAAGTATGGTAATAAGACCAATGGTACAAATATAAACGTGACATACATGTCTTTAGATAACAATATGGAGGATTCTATTGTTATCTCAGATGTATGTGCAAGAAAGCTTGCAGCACCATTGATCCGTAAAGTTACAGTGGTTCTGAATGATAATGATATCCCTCTAAATATCTATGGTGATGATAATATCTATAAGATTTTCCCAGATATTGGAGAGGAAGTTAAAAATGGTGTCTTAATGGCATATAGACGAGAGAATAAAGATGATGCAATCTATTCTCAGGCTATATCCAGATTAAGAGAAATTGAGATGTCTGATACTAAGATCACTATTGATGGTACAGTAATAGACATTAATATCCGTTGCAATAATGAAGAGAATTTGCAATCTGGACAATACAACCAACAGATGTTGTATTACTATAATGAAAGAATCAGAATGGGTAATGAGATTCTTTCTATTGTAGGACCACATACTGTAGAAGAAGGTTCTTCTATGGCATATGATATAAACTATCTATTTACAAATTCTAAGAAGGAAGTGAATAGAGTACAGTTTATAGATACCAAAGATAAATCTCCGTTCTCTAATGTGATTATAGAATTTACACTTCTAGAGAATAGAGATGTCGAGGTTGGAGACAAGCTTGCAGACCGTTATGGAGGAAAAGGTGTTGTATCAGAGATAAGACCTCAGAATATGATGCCAAAACTCCCAAATGGTCTATATGCAGATATGATCAAGAACTCATCAACAATGTATGGTAGAGAGAATCCTGGACAGATGTTCGAGATTGAAATCAATAATATATCCATGCATATACTTGATTATATTAGAAATAATAATGTAAGAATGGATAAAGCCTTTGAAATGATTTTAAGTTTCGTAGAGGTTGTATCTGAGCTTATGAAGAACAAGATGGAAGCTTATATCAATTCATTAGATAATAATGATAAGATATACTTCCTATCAAGCATCTTATCTAAGACGTGTATTAATACGTCTAATCTACCGATAACAGAAGTATTCACGATTGATAAATTGAATGAACTGTATCGTAGATTTAAGTTTGCTAATTTGGAAAGAGCATTTGTTCCTATTAAGAATAGTAATAGAGAGATTAGATTCGTTAAGACTAGAAGGACATTGCTCATTGCACCACAATATTGTATTAGATTGAAACAGTTTGCTGAAGAGAAATTTTCAGCAGTTTCATTATCTTCTACAAATATTAAGAATGAGAATACTAAATCAAAAGCATCCAAGATGTACAATGAACCATTCTCTAATACATCAATTAAGTTTGGTCAAATGGAGACTGGGGATCTTATGCATATGGGTGGAGAAGTAGTTGTTCTTAACTTAATGCTACATTCACTATCACCACATGGAAGAAGACTGGTAGAAGAACTAGCAGTTGGAGATCCATATAATGTGGATGTAAAACTAGATAGAGAGTCAAAGAATAGATCTGCTGAGATTCTCAATACTAGATTGAAGACAATGGGATATAGAATTGTCTTCAATAAGAAGAAAAAGAAAAGAATCATGGGAGTATTCCAAGATGCTATATCATTCTTAGATAGATCTCCCAATCCTAAACACATGACCGAAGGAATCGAGTTTGTGGATAAGGATTATGATTATGAACATTGGTACAAAACTCTGGAAGAGATTAGGAAGATTCGTGAAGAAGGTGGATTTACTATCCATCCAATCGAATTTGTAGAAGAATCTGAAGATGGTTATTTCGGAGATGTGAAAGAAGATGAGAAAAAGTAGAATATAAATATATTATAAACTTGATAATAGTATTCTATTTAATCGGAGGGTAATTGTATGAACTTTAATGGTCTAATGCAGAATGGCAATACAGATCAAAACGTAAATAGTGGTGGATATCCTAACGGGTATCCACCCACATATTCAGATCCGTGTGAAGCGTATTTGAATACACAAGCAATAGATGATGCTTATAATGAATGGCATGAGAAAGAAATGAGACTGGCTCCTTATAGAACTAAAGTTGAGGATATGCCAGACTATGTAAGAAACAATTTCGTGGGTCCCAGATATAAAGGGATGCTACCAAATTATGTTGATCCGAATAACCATATGAACAATATGTACGGGCAACAAATGATGATGGGTGGTTATATGCAACAACCAATGTATCAACAACAACCTGTATATCAACAGCCACTTCAACCACAACAGCAACCATCTTATGATGAACAGCTTAGAGTGTTGAGAGCTAATGGTATTATTGTTGATGATTCTGATAATGACAGAATCACAATTCCTGATCAAGAGTTTGTAAACCCGGGACCATATGTTCCAGGAAGGAATGGTCCTATTGAGTGTACAAGACATGATGGTACGGTTGATTATGTAAACGTAAATCAACCACAACCATATGATCAAGTTATGATGCAACAACAACCACCAATGTATAACAATCCATATGGTGGTTATATGCAACAACCTATGTATCAACAGCCTATGATGGGTGGTTATTATGAGCAGCAATTTATGCCAGCTCCACAGCCACCACAAGGTTATGTTCAAGGTGGAACAACGTATCCGTTAATGCAAGGATTCAATCAATCGTTTCCAGGTTCAACATCAACCGGAAATGTATACTTGGACCAGCTTAATGGATCAGGTAATCCATATACTGCATATATGAGAAACCCATATACTGGGAGAATGGAATTAAGAAATATTTCTGGATATATGCAAACTTCATGTTCTTTAGATGATTGCTTCTATGGATTGGATAATGCTCATTTCATGGAAGGACTTAATCCAGAGATGCTCTTATCAGCAGAAGATAAAGCTAGACTAGATAAAGAGCGTTACAGAGAAGAAGCTGAAAGTATTTTAGCATTCAATTATGGTACTCCTAATATGTATCAGTATGACACATATAGAGATGAGTTAGAAACCATTAAGAAAGATGAATGTGATCTATGGAGTTTATTACATAGAAACGCCGCTCACTATATGGACAAAGAATATACAGAAGAGATGGATCAAAACGTTAGACAAATGCATAACCCACTTAGACAGATGGAAGCTGCTATTGAAAGACGTAATCAAGCTATGAAAGCTAACATGGTAGACTATACAAGAATGTCTCAGACTCAAGTAAAGGATATTCAGGAAGAGGCGAAATATCGTGAAGCTATTATGGTGAGTAGAATGTATGATTGGTCAACAAACTTTGAACAACCTTCTAAGATTGCTATGGCTAATCAGATCTTTGGTAAGATCAAAGCTACACATGATAGGTTGTTAGGTATACAACCTGGACAACATCAATCATTATCTCAATATCTTGACAGTGCTCATGAATTAGCAAGAGAAGCATTTGTTAGAGATAAGATGATTTTACAACGTGCTAAGAAATTCTCAGCATATGACAGAAATGCATTTATTAAAGAACTTTATGGCAAGACTAGGGCTGGACAAGAAGAAGCTGAGAAGTCTTATATGCCAAGAAATAATAATGCAGATGGTGGGGTAAGAGAGGAGTTTTTAAATATTAGACCAGGGTTTAAGAAACCCAATGGTGAATTTAGTGAAATCAAACTAGACATGTTGAAAAACATGTATGCTAGAACCGGTAAGACTGTTCTTGAAGATGATCAAGAAGAAGGTTATTACACAGTAAATGGTTACACATTTACAAACGATCCAAGAATTAAAAGGTTTAAGGAGGGGCTAGGAAAAGAAAACGAGAAGTTTGATAATATGATTGCAGTAAATGGCGATAGACGTGGAAAGAAGAGGTCTGAGCTATGATAAACAATCTAGAGGTATATGATAAGGAAACTGGAACAATGATAGATAATCCAGCTCTTCCAATTATCATGAGTATGTATAAAGGAACCACAACGTCGCTTGGAGAGTATTTTGATACTTTGCAAGCACCACCATTGTGTTCCATATTAACAGATTACGATATTGCTGAGATACGCAAAATCGTAACGTCCGTAAGACTGGCAGGTAATGTGCATAGACGTTTATTTGGAATCAATGAGATTCTAGCTAAACGTGGATTGGTGAAACTTGCTGGTGGAACAAATAGAGTTGTATACTCTCATCCAATGTATCCTAATATTGTAATTAAGATTGCATTGGATAGAGTAGGTATGAAGGATAATCCATCTGAGTATTATGTACAGAATCTATTAAAACCATTCTGTACTAAGATATTCGAGATTACTGAAGATGGACTTATTGCAGTAGCAGAGAAGGTAGAACGTGTTAGGAATATCAAAGAGTATACAGAAATGTCTGATGATATATATTCTTTGTATCTATACTTCGTAAAAGAGAAAGGTTTAGTAATGGAAGACATTGGTGTTAAGTTCTTCATGAACTGGGGAAATAGACCAATGTTTGGACCAGTAATACTAGACTTTCCATATTGCTATGAGATTGATCCTAAGAAACTTCATTGCAAAAATGTAGATGAATATGGTCGCATTTGTAATGGGGAAATAGATTATGATGATTGCTTCAACTTCTTAGTGTGTAAGCGTTGTGGTAAGATTCATAGAGCATTAGAGATATCAAAAGGTAGATTTGAAGAAGCTATCGCTGATTCTAAACTAATGAGAAATTTAGGAGGGTTAAAAATGGAGATTAAGATTACAAGAGGAAATATTGTTGAAAAGACTGTTAATACTCCAGACGTTAAGAAGAGTATCGGAAAACCAGCAGTTGCAAAATACTGGAGAACAAAGACTAAGTGCAATGATGCAACTGGTGTAAGTTCCGATGTTGTAAAGATTGAATTAAGAAGAGGAAATAAGAAGGTTGTTACTGATGCTTTATATGGCACAACATTAGCAGCGGTTGAAGAGGAAGCTCATTTCAAGGTTGAGACTAATAGACATCATGAAACTGAAGTAGAAGTGGTTAAAAATGAGCCTGTAGTTGAAGAGACTGTTGTAGAAGAACCAGTTGTCGAGGCTCAGGAAGTTAAAGAATCTGTTAAAGAGGAAATTGAAGATTCTAAGACTGTTGAACCAGAAGTTGTAGAAGTTTCTATTACAGATCCAATTGTTGAGGAAGAGATTGAAAAAGCTGAAGAAACTCCAGTGGTTGATGCTATTCCTGTAAGAGATCCTGAAATTACATTTAATGTAGATTCAACAATTTATGATGAAGCTTACTCAAAAATTTTAGAAGCTAAAGAAAATAATAAAGCTGCAACAGTAGAAGATACTGTTGTTGAGGAGGAAGTTGTACATATTACTGTTTCTAATGATGATGGAGAATTAGAGCCAGCATTTTATGTAAATACAAAGGAAAAGAAATCTACAAAGAAGACTTCTAAGAAAGTGGAAGTATCTGATCCTGTAGATGATGGTGGTAGACCAGCTAAGAAGAAGAAAGCTACAACTTCAAAGAAGAAAACAGCTGCTAAGAAGAAGGTTGAAGAACCTGTAGTAGTTGAGGGGGAAGTTGTAGATGAAGCTGAGACTATTGACAAGGTTAAAGACGTAAATGATGATGGTTCTTATATGATGGATTTAATGGAAGAAGCTTCCAAGTTCGAATCTCCAACAGATGAAGAGCCTGATGTTATTGCCGGTATGGTTGAACGTGGAGAAGCAATTGAACCAGAACTTATCAGAAGAAGTAATACTAGAGTTACTGTAGATGATATTCTGAATAATTATTAATCCACGTTTCTGGGAGGTAATGTATGAATATTTTTCAAGGAACTATGTATGTAGTTGATAGTGAACGTGTGATTCTGGGCTGTATAAATGCAGCCCCTTATCTGAATCATGTAGTTTTAAACGTCAGCGAAAACAAAGATGAAGATATTTCACAATCTCCATATCTGCAAGGTATTGTACAAGATTCAACAATCTTATGTCCACCACCTAGTGCAGTATATATGGAGATTGATGGTAATACTAATGGATTCATAGATTGTTATAGAGAGTATCTATATAGTCCAGAAGTAAGATCATTTATCCTAATGGCATTGTTTGGTATGTATAGAGGTATGAGATTATACTTATACTTACCAGAGTTTACAAATGAGTCCATTTGGATTGGTGTTCTAATTGGACATCTAAAAGATGTATATGGAATTGATGTAGGATTAATTGGAAAGAAGTTTGCTTTTGATGAGCAGTATTCTGAGGATATCTTATGTGAATGGTATGCAAGAAACTTTATTGACGTATTTGAATTTATCTCATACTTCAATCCTATGGGAAGATTCGGATATAAGGTTCAACCATTTGGTAGTAAGATTCTTATGGACCTTATCCCATTTGGATTTGATAATGTACAAGATCCATTTAAGTTTATTGAATCTTGTAAAGAGGATCAAGCACGAGCAATGCAGATGACTGGAACTGTCGGAAGAATTATTCCAGGAATCTCGTTTGTATAAAGGAGGTTATCATGTTAGTATTTGGACCAGCAAACGTATTACCAAATGATACAGATTTTAAGGTCTTTAACTTAACCTCTATGTGTGAGAGCATTCCAAGAATGGAACCATTGTTAGTAAACGTACCACAAAACTTATGGGCAGATTCAGAATTCGAAAAGGGTTTTGATATCTGGTATCATGATTATCTGGTTAAGAATGATGATGCATTTCTTGCTTATATGCAGATAATTGTATCATTGTATGCTGGGGAAAAGGTTTATGTGTGCATATCCAGATTGGAGTCAGATCCATATCTAGATACTATCAATGAATCATTTATGAAATTTGTTCAACAGAGATACACTCTAAAATATCATATTGTAAATACAAGAGAGGATCTGGACGATCTACAAGATGGAGGATCCGATTTTGCATTGTTTGAAGGATTAGAGGTTCTTGATGTTGACAAGATGAGGTACATCAAGACTCTAAGCCTTAGAGGTACAAATTTCTATGGCTTCTAATTTATGGAAGAATATAAATTATAGATCCAAAGTCCCGTATATAGTAAATTACTATATACGGGAATATGATCTATCCAAAGCAAACATATCATGTTTGTTGCATTATGGAGTCATCTCAGTTGATGAGTATAATAGAATATATACTATGCCTAAAACTGAGAGAGAAGTTCTTATCGGTAATATGATAAGAAATGATAAAGATGTGTATAAGTATATCAAGAATGGTATTGCTTATGCTAGAAACATGTTGTTTGATAGTAATCAAATAGAAGACTTCGAAGTCTTATCCATAAAGAATGATGCTGTATTCACTTATGGTAGAGAATTGAAGTATACTTCTTTTGAAGAATTTACTTTCAAAGAAAAGAATGTTTATACGACATATATGAATCTATGCGGTATAGAAATATACTACAAAGATTTCTTAGATGAGAACGGAAACACGTTGTCTGATATTACTGTAAAAGGTATATCTGATGATAAGGTAGAATTACACAATAATGGTATTCTAGATATTATAGGAAACGTGTGCTATATGATACAACGTAACGATATTCGTGACATACTATCATATGCTACAAATGTTTATAATGATTATAGGAATAGAAGACTTCCTATAAACTATTATAGAACATTCGATCCAAGATCGGAGATTCCTGTACTAACAGACTACTTTGCATATTGCGTCCAATTCGAAGATGAATCGTTATTGCCGATAGTTGATGTTTCGGCTAATGATAAAATATTTAGAGACTTGTTGTCAATTGTATTTGATATCTATGTTTCTAAATATGGAAAATAAGTATTCGCATACTTATTTTTTCCAATATAAGTTTTGTCAATATATTATATACATGAGACATAGTATATTGATTTATTGGAGGTGATGCTTATGGAGAGCATATTAGTAAAGATTTTAGATGAACTCAAGATGGGTTCTACTAAATTATGCTATAAGAATTCAGTAACTCTGAATAATATAGCAATGAGGTTATATCAATTAGAAGAATTAGAACCTACAGATATAGAAGATCTAAAGAATCTTCTTTACATTTGTAATGTGTTATACAATGATACAGATTGTTCTGTATTACCAATTGAAGATGGTGTATATGATCTTCTATTGGAGAAGTATAAGAAGTATGATCCAAACTATCAGATTGGATCTAAAGTATTCTCGTTTGATAATTCTGATGAGAATGTTGGTTTTTGTAAAATGTGTAATTCTGATATGGTTGAAGGTATTTCATTCATGTCCGATGAAGACAAAGAGTTTATGGAAAACTCAACGTACTTTTCAAAATTTGTACATAAGATTGGAACTTATGCTAATTCTAATTATCCGGTTAAACCATATGATATTAATGCTGGGTATATAGAGAAGCGTAAACATAATACAGCTCACAATCATCCAGAGTTAATTGGTACTCTAGATAAGTGTAAGTTTGTATTAAACGATGATGCAAAAGAAAGAGGTGTCTTCTTAGATGCTAATGTAAAGATTCTAGAAAGAGACTTCTTTTGTAATCACATCGAACGTGGGATTATATCTCCTGTAGAAGAGTTTGGTGTGGTAATGGAATTAAAATATGATGGTGTTTCTATTGAAGCTGATTGTACAGATATTGTAGTATCTGCACGATCTAGAGGAGACACTGAATCAGATGTAGCAGCAGACTTTACACCACTTCTACAAGGATATAGATTTCCTAATAGACAACCTGGGTGTAAAGAGATTGGAGTTAAGTTTGAAGCTATTATGACAACCTTTGATCTATATAGGTTTAATATGGCTAAGAAGTATAACTACAAGAACTGTAGATCTGCCATTGTTGGTTTATTAGCATCTTCTGATGCTCACCAATATATGGAGTATATTACATTAATTCCTTTGGCTGTAGAGAAAGACGTTTATGCAAATGAATGCAACTCTAACAGAATCAAGGAATTAGAGTTTCTTAATAAGAACTTTTCATCTAAAGGAATGAGAGCGAACTATGATATTGCTTATGGTCAGTATACCGATGTCTTAAGAGACATTAAGCTATTCTTATCAGAAGCGGATTATTGTAGGAAATGGATTCCTTTCATGTATGATGGAATTGTAGTATCTTATTTAGACAAAGATAAGAGGAGAAAGCTTGGTAGAGAGAACTTCGTAAACAAGTTCTCTATGGCTGTTAAGTTCAACCCTCTTAAGAAACAGACAACGTTCAGAGGATATACATACACTGTTGGACAAGATGGATCTATCACACCAATGATTCATTATGATCCAGTAGAGTTCTATGGTACTATCCATCCAAAATCAAGTGGTCACTCATATGCAAGATTTAAAGAATTAGATCTTCATATTGGTGATATTATTGATGTGGAGTATATGAATGATGTAATGCCGTATGTATCTAAGCCAGTTAATAACCATAATAAGGAAAACTGTTTTAATACACCGGCAGAAAGATTTCCAACAAAGTGTCCTGAGTGTGGTACAGATCTTGTAATCTCAGAGACTGGAAAATCTGTAAAATGTCCTAACCTATCTTGTGGTGCTAGAAGCATTTCAAGAATGGTTAACATGTGTTCCAAGCTTGGTATGGATGGTTTCGGTGAAGCCACTATAGTAAAGATTGGAGCATTGAATTTCAAAGATTTATTCACATCAGTTATAGTAGAAGATGGTGAAATGTCTATTGAATCAAAGGGATTTGGTGAAGTAGAATGTAAAAACATGAGATATGAATTAGCTAAACTGAAAGATAGAAATCTTACAGATGCTGACTTTATTGGAGCATTGGGATTTGATAATGTGTCTACAAAGACATGGAAACAAATCCTAACCAAGATACCATTATGGGATTTAAATGATTTGATTCTTAGTGGTAATATTGATAAAGCTAAGAATATAATCGGAAGCATTAAAGGTATTGGTCCTTCAACAATAGATACAATCATTAGAGAGTATCCATTCTTTAAGGATGATATACAAATTATCAAATGTGTTATCTGTCCACCTGAATACACACCATCTACTGGTAAAGTAATCAGAGCTAGTGGATTTAGAGACAAAGAGTTATTTGAGAAATTGCGTTCAATGGGTTGTGATGCTGATGACAATGCTCAGATAACGAAAGATACTGATATACTACTAGTGCCTTCAGAGTCTTATTCAAGTACAAAGACTGAGAAGGCTGCAAAGTATGGTATAAATATTGTAACGGTTCGTGAGTTTAAAGAAAATATAAGTTATTATATTTAAACTTTAATATCACGGTAACTAAAAATTACAATATATATATATTATATTATTGATAACAGTATAGGACTGTTATACATAAACATTTAAGAAGGAGAGTAAAAATGGTTAAGAAATTGAAAGAAAGTTGCATTCCAGAGGATTATTCTAAGGCATTGTCTATCACCAACATCAAGGTTGGTACAGAGCATGTCGACAAGATTTTTGTAGTGACCTTCGATGCGATCACTACTTTATTAGCACAGATTAAGAGTCAGGATGTACCAAAGGCTGTAGTATTCAGATCAATTGATGGTTCTTTCCTGGCAGCAGCAAAAGTTGAGTATATCAACGAAGTAGAAGATTCTACAGAGAACCACTGGAACTATCTGTGGACTGTAGATGATGCGGATCTTGAAGGGGTTGAGATTATTGATTTCGTAAGCAATGGTCTTCTAATTCCTTATGTAACCTCCACAGCTATGAACTTATACAACATTAAGTTCAATAACCAGGAGGTGCTTGTAACTATGTGCACACTCTGCATCGAGAGTATTATCAAGTGGCTTAGAGATAATACTAAGGAAGGTGAAGAGTGTACATTGGAGCTTGATGATGTATTCTCTGCTACAGGTGATGTAGTAGACGGTAACGTTGAGATTGCAATCGTTCCCGAAGGTCGTCTGAAGCTTATCATTAAAGATGATTCTGGATTACAGAATTAATTATTATGATGCTGGTGTTGACGATAGAGAGTTTTCTCTATCGTCAATATCCATATGTATATTTTTTGCGAGGTAAAAAATATGATTTGTACCAAAACAGCAGTTGTCGATGGAAAATTGACAAATGTGTTAACGGAACAAGAATATTCTGAGAATTATAAATTGTATGAGAATAATCAGAATATGTATGCTAACTCGGCTATAGAAGTAACTACAAAGTCCGGAGATTATATCTTACCTTTTAGGAATAAGACTGATAATCTTCCAGGTATTTATAGTGAAGGATTCTTATACTTCGTTAGAGAACCTGTCACCGAAGATGATAAGGAGAAGTATAAGTCTAGTAATATAGACGTAACCGATTTGAGAGATAGTAAATCTATCGAAGATTTTATGTCTAAGACCAAGATAATCAAGGATATGGAAGCGTCCACATTATCAGGTTCTGATGATGTATTTATACCACCATTGCTTGAAGAAGATACTCCAGAGATGAGAGCATTCAAAGAAGCTGTAGCTTTGAAGCAGTGTGATATCAATAAGTATTCTCAGAGATTTGGGGATAACTTCCTGAATGATAAGAGGATATTTAAGACTGGTTCAGTCACAATGAATAAGCTTATTTCTATATCTAAGAATCTTGATATGGAAGTAGAGCTTGTGTTAAGAGATGCATCTGATACCGTTCCTAATAGAATGGGGAAGGAAGTTAGAGTTATATTAACGGGTGACCAATATGATAATGAACAATTATGATGCACAAAATTTCCCATATTATAATATGGGAAATAATAACATCATGACACCAGAACCACAATACTACGATACTACAAATATGCAGTATGTGGAAATGGCAAATGATAGACCTCATATAGATAAATTTATGAGGGATTTTAATGACCAGACTAGACCTAAATTCAATAAAGAATTGTTTCGTAGAGATAACAATGATATCATTGAAGGGATTAAGAAGGTTATTCTATCTTGTAAAAGAGATAAGTATTTCATCTTGGATGTATTAGACTTTGAAGTGATTACAGATTATGACAAGGTGCAGAATACTCTAAGGAATTACTATAGTAGGAAGACTAAGGACAAGGGTCAGAATCAATATGATTTCATTGAGATTAAAGATTCTGATATCATGTTACTTAAGGTAACCTATTATATCAAGCTGAATGTTCCGAAGGATAAGATTCTGATTAATAGTAGAACCAAACTTCCAGAACAGACAGAAGGTAAAGTGCAATCGTTAATCATTCTACCAATCTATGTAGATAAGTATTACTTTAGAATTGGTGGAAATTACTATTGCCCAATGTATCAGATTGTTGATGGTAGTACATATAACAATGCTACTTCCAACAACAGTAAGATTCAAAGTGTTACTCTAAAGACTCAGTTTATGCCAATTAAACTGTATAAAGAGTATCATGATGTGGAAGCTCTTGGAGAAGGTCCACTTAAGTGTGCATTGTATACCACATATATCTTTAAGAAGAAGACTGAAGCTATTAAGTTTATTCTTGGAAGATATGGTATCTATGGTGCAACGGAACATCTTGGAATTGATCAGATTTATATCACAAAGATTCCAGAAGGAGTAACAAAGAAACAGTTAGCTCAGAATTTGATATTCCCTACAACTACACACTACAACATAATCACTAACACTAGTAAGATTATGATCTCTGTACCTAAGCATATATATGACAATGATAAGATTACACAATCTTTCTGTTATACATTGCTGAAGAATGCAAAGAAGTTTGTAGACTTCCAAGATATCTTCGATCCTAGATATTGGAATATATCTCTTGGATCAGACTTCTCTTCTCCATCTTTGGATAAGGGAATTCCGGTATTGGATTCATTTGAATCCATCTATGACATTAGAACAAAAGAATCTATAAATCTTCCATATGAAGATAAGAAAGATTCTTATTGTATTCTTAGATGGATGATGAGAGAATTCGCATTCTTGAGAAAGAAAGATAATCTGGATATATCTACTAAGAGAATTAGAATGGCAGATGAGTATTTACCATACATCTATGCTGCTAAACTATCTACAGGTATATACAGAATTTCTGATAAGGGAAAGAATGTAACGTTCAATGATATTGTAAGGGTAATCAATACAGATCCTGCATATATCATTAAGAACATCAATACATCAAACCTAGCACCTTATGTAGATCTTGTAAATGATAATGATGCAGAGCTTGCATTATCATATACATATAAGGGAATCTCTGGTATTGGTGAACAGGGTGGTAAATCAGCAGTTCCAATCATCTATCGTTATGTAGATCCATCACATATTGGAAGATTGGACTTAGATGCATCATCTTCTTCTGATCCTGGATTGTCTGGAGTATTGTGTCCTATGGTAGAAACTATTAATGGACAATTTGCTCAGTATCAAGAGACTAATGGATGGGAAGAACACTATTCTCATATTAGACAAGAAGCTAATACGAATAATGGTGTTATCGAAGGGATTACGTTTGATAAGAAGCCAGAATTGGCATATGAATATGTAAAGGATGATATGGTTAAGGAGACTATAGCTGAACATACTACATTCATAGATGGTATTATTGATATCAATGGAATCATAGATTATGGACTCGGTGCAGTTATTGACAACGATTCTATAAAGTCGGTTATTTATGATGATAATATCGACGAAGAAGAAATTGATGAAGAATAGGAGGATAACTTATGAACGATCCTTATTTGTATTTTCTCTATTCAGATCTTCAAAGAGCCGCTAGAGAAAATATGGAAGCGAAGATCAGTAGACAGTTCATTCCAGGTGTTGTAATTGTAAATGGAGTTGAATATGAGTTTACTGAGATCTCGTATACCAATAAGAATATTTATATTGATTGTAAGGTTGTTGCAGAAGGATTAAAGTCTACAATGAAATATAAAGACATTTCCTATGCACCAACCTGGAACTTGATTTAGGGGGAAATTGTATGGCACATGTATTCGATATAATGGCGTCATTTACAGGTCAACTTAATGTGCTAAGCTCACATTATTTTGACAATATGTTGCTCAATGATATAACCTCCATTCCAGACTTCATTAGTATTGGATTGGATAGACATTTGAGATTTATTGCTGAGAAGGATGAGACTGTTGATGTAGACTCTCTCGTTCTTACCAGCACACATGATATCTTTAACCCACTGTATATTGCAGTAACAAGTTCTGATAAACCTGCTGTATTAAAGCTACCAACAATTGTTACTAAGGATGATAAGACTGGTCCTGCTGTAGCAACGTTGGTAGTTGTACCAAAGGCAATCTTCAGTCTTAGTCAAGATTTGGATATCCATTACGTTGTAAATACTTTAAAGAGTATCTACTTCGATATTGCAAATATGGACCCAAACTTGTCTTATAATCTGTCTGACAAGATGATCACCGTTGGAAATAAGAATGATTCAGAGTGTAAACTCTATGTTCCAACTTATGATCTCACAATTCTGTATTCTGTATATAGTTTCATCCATATCTACATTAAGAAGTATTTCGAAGCTTCTTCTTTAGATATTGCTCAGATTCTATTACCGGATGCAGAGAATGATGCAAAGACTTTGTCAATGACATTTGAGAAGAATTGTAAGAGTATCTCTTCTCTTAGAGAATCATTTGCCAATGGTTCTATATTAAAAGATGCTCTATACGAGGAATAATAAATTAAAACTCGTATAACAATTATATAAAAATAGGGATCGCAGTCAACGAAAAAATTTCCAGTGTGTTTGTTTTATCAAATACCATAATCAACCTTTAAAAAATGGCTCTCGATCCCTGTTTGATAAAATATGTGATGTACCTCTTCAAATAACGAAAGTACATCGAACCAGGCTTGAGGTAGCGATTAATTTCGCTACCTCTTTTATTTTCTTTTTTTCTAATTCTAGTATTGTTTAGATATTATATATATGAAACAATTACAAAAGAATATAGAAAGGAAGTATTTTATTATGGTTTTAGAATTATTGAGTTTGGAATATTCTGTAAAGTTGAAAAGGCAAATCTATGACAAATTTAGAAAAGAATTAGGCTTTACAATGGTAACAGAGATGTGTGACTATCTTGGCATCAACCAAGGTACATTCTATAGGATAATTGGAAAAGAGAGTGTGGATAATAGGATTACTCTTACTCTAGGTCTTATTAGATTATGTAAGAAACTTAAGATAGATATCCATCTTGAAGATATGGATATACTATTCAAGTAACTTGATAATACACCTTCATGGTGTATTATTTTTAGTAAAGAGGTGAGTGTATGAGACTAATGTATTTTAGATTAAAAGGATATGTAAATATCTTACAAGGAATGGGATTGGATGAAATAGTAATTCCATTTGATAAATTGACAAATAGAATCATATTGATTCAAGGAGCTAATGGTACCGGTAAATCTACATTACTAACTACTATGGTTCCTAATCCAGATACATCAGAATCTTTTAGAACTGATGTAATTGTTGATGAAAGAGGAGTTCAGCATATTGTTGAATATCCTGCTGAAAAGGAGCTTCATTATATTGATGATGAAGGTTCTATATATAAGGTTCTAATTAAGTCTGTTGTTAATGATAATAGAACATCAAGAACAACTAAGGCTTATATAGAGAAAGATGGGGTGGAATATAATCCAAATGGTAATGTATCATCTTTTAAAGAATTTAGAGATGATTTGTTTGGAATTAATCCAACGTATTTAGAGATGTCTTCTATAACATCGGAGAATAGAGGTTTGATAGACATGACTCCTTCTGAGAGAAGAAAATATCTATCATCCTTTATAGGATCAGTCGAAACGTTCAACAACATCTTTAAATCAATATCTAAGGTTGTTTCATTACAGAAAGCTGATATAGCAAATCTTAATAATAGAATCTATAATATGGGGGATGGAGAATCTCTTGAGGTAGATTTAGAATCTAACATGAATGAAGTTAGAGAGTTGCAAGATAAGAAGGATGGTACATTAAAAGAGATAGCATCTAATGAAGCTATAATAAAGATGCTTGATCCAAGTGGACAGATTCAAGAATCTTACAATAAGATTGTAGAAGATCTTAAAGAGGTTAAAGCTAAGATATCTATCAATGATAATAACATTGAAAGATTTGCTAAGACTCATACTGGTGGAGATTTCAATAGTGAATTGGATTCTGTAAATAGTAATATAGATAAAGTAAATAAAGAACTCAGTGATGCTTCTACTGAGTTAAAATCTTTATCTATGTATATTGAAACAATCCAATCTGATATAGCTTCTAATAATACTAAATTGGAAAAGCTTGTATCTGAAGATTATGATGCAACTATTGTTGATAGACTTGATGTATTGGATAACGATATAAAACTATATGAAGATAAGATCGGTAAGGAAGTAATAACAGCTCTTAGTAAGATTGGTAATAAAGATGTAATAGATCTTGTGAACAATCTTACAAACTTCAAGTATGTTATACTTCCATTGAAAGATGCAAATATGAATTCATATAAGTTTGCTATCGAATGTATCTCTAATGAATTATCTTTAGATGAATATATCATATCTCTAAAAGATGAGATTATGTCTTTAGAGTTGAAAGTATCCAATTTGAAGAGAACTCAGGAAAGCTTGGAGGAAGATCAAAAGTCTATTAAACTATTAGGACAAAGACCTAAGACATGTAAAGATGATACTTGTATCTTTATTAAAGAATTGGTTGATGTATCTAATAGATATAAGAACGTTTCTATTGATGAAGAGATTGATAGAGTTTTAAATACAACTGTTTCAACCTTAGAAACAATCAAGGAGAAGAATATCAATCTTGAAAAATGTAATGAAGCCATTGATATCTTTAGAGCTATTACTAAAGCATTAAGTTTCATTGATAGATCTTCATCCATAATTGAAAAGTTTGATAATCTTAAATGGATGAACAATAGAAAGAAACTTCTTACAAGATTGATTGATCTATATACATTAGATGATGAAATCAAAGTTGCTAATAGTCTATATGCTATGACTGAGGATGTAAATAATTATAATGTCCTCATGGATGAGTATATTAAGCTTAAAGCAAAGTATGAAGCTAATCTAAAGAATAAGTCTGATATAGATTCTATTACAGAAACTGTAGCTAATCTTGTTGATAAGCTCAATGAAACTAATGAGAAGACAACAAAGATAACTTCTACAATAGTTCATTATAAAGAGATTCTAGATAACTTTGAAAAGAGAAAGGTTGATCTAGAATATATCTTAGGATTGTATGATATAAAGCAATCTTTAGATAATGATATGGATAGAATTAGAACTGACTATGCAACAATAAAGGATAATATCAAATCTATCAAAGATAAGGTTGATAGAATTGAAGAACTTCATACAGATCTTGATGGATACAATAATAGTATTGAGATTCTAAACAATACTATTGCTGAACAGAATATCAAGATATCTAATCTTAGAGATTATAAACATGAAGTGGAATCTATTAAGGTTGAATACGAGAAGATGAATTTCATTAGAAACTTATGTTCTCAAACCAGTGGTTCTAGTATCCAAGCTGAGTATGTAAAGATGTATATGAACGATATCATTAGCACATGTAATTCATTATTGAAGTACATGTTTGATGGTAGTCTTACATTACAACTACCAGTGATTGGTGAGAAGGATTTCTCTATTCCATTTATTGGTCCATTTGGTATGGTTGTACCTGATATCTCTAATGGTTCTACAGCACAAAAATGTATGATTGGTTTAGTGTTCAATTGTGCATCTATGTTGAGAATGTCTACTAAATATAATCTATTTAGATTGGATGAGATTGATGGTGGGTTAGATACAGAGAATAGATATGGATTCATTACAGCTTTAAATTATCTATTAGATATCACTAAAGCAGAACAGTGTATTATGGTATCACATAACAATGAATTTGATACACAATCTGTTTCTAAGATTATCTGTACAAAGAATGGAATTAGTTTTGAGTAAAAAGGTCCAGTAGGTGAATTTCACCTACTGGATTTATTTTTTTTAATAATTATTGAATTTATCCTCATTTACATAGATAACCTTCTTTACATCTCTAAGGTTAGTATTCTTTGCAGTTCTTGTACGAGGATCAATTACATAATCTTCAATAAGAATATCAGAAGATTCAGGCATATTTGGAACAGGTTGGTTTGTCTTCAAGTTTATCCACTTGAAGTATTTCATTCCAGACTCTTGGTCATAAATGATTACTTCTTCAATATCAGGATTTCCTTCATTGAGCATTCTATTCTCTTCAGGAGTGATATTGTTAAGGTAACTTGTTAGACCTGGATCAGAAGTGGTTAATGCTACAACAGATGTATCATTAGCAACTCTATCAGCAGGAATCATTCCTGTAACAGCCATGGTAAGTTCCTTAGTTGTTGGCTGAGAGTAAGCAGAATTAGCTCCAACTGGAGTATTGATGAATGCACTATAAGCATCCATAATCATCTTATTATCATCTGTCTGTAACAATGCTCTATTATCCTTAAATCTACGATATTCCATTTCATTGGACTTGGTGATATTAGTATTGATTTCCTTAATAGCTTGCAGCTTTGTAGCCATCAGAGAAGACATAGAAGAGATCATGTTTGTCATATACATGTACTTACCCTTCATATTCTGACGAGTTCTAATATAATCAAACTCATTCTTAGCATTTGCTAAGATCTCATCAGCCTGGTTAATAATACCATAAGCCATATTATTGGTATTATTATACACATCACCATATACTGTAGATTCAACAATCTCCTTAGAGTTTACTACAGCATTATCCTTATCATCACCGCCATCAGATGATTTCTTCTTTTTAGTTTTTACCTTAAGAGAAGTATCACCTTTTTCTGTAATGATTGGCATTGGGTTGGCATCAACATAAACATCCTTACCAATCAGATTACCAAAAGATACTCCAGTATTATGAGCTGGTTCTACTTGTGGTGCTCTCTGAGGTTCATAAGATTCTGCTTGAATCTGATTACCGAATTGATCATACGCAACCACAGACTGTTGTGGTCTGTAATAGTTTTCATTTTGTCCACTACTATAAGAAGGTGGATTTGGAAAATTTATATCCATTTTTATTTTTGTCTCCTTTTTCTTTTTTATTACCTAAATGTGCCTTATATCAATAAATACAATAGGCGAAACTTATTAGTATAAGTATGTTAAATATGTGTGGAAGGTGGGTATTTCATGGCTAAAGCGAAGATGGATATAAAAATTGGTGAGGAGTATGAATTATTAATACCTGGTTATCCAAAAGGTTCTGATATAACAATTTTAAATTGTTCTTATATAAAAGAATATGTTGAGAATGAATCTGGTAAGAGAGATCTTGTAGATTTTATGTATATAGTTTTTAGAGATAATAAAACTGGTAAAAAGAAGCATCATATTATTGATAAACCAGAGTTTACTTTTTATAGATTGAAAGAAGGTTATCAAGTTCCAGAATATGTATTAGCTTTTACAGAAAAAACTAATGTTGAACCTATTACTTGTAAATATTCAGAGTTGTTAAAGGTAATAGCAACATTGACAGGTAAACTAGATATATTCTATGATAATATCAGAAATAGAAATAGTTCTGCAAATAAAGCATTACATTTAGAACCAATGATATTAGGTTCTGATGTTCATATAGATGATTTCTATAGAGAAGCTTTTAGAAAGTCTTATACAAATAATACATTTAAGATTAATAAAGGATTCTTAGATATAGAGGTTGATGGTACTTATTCTATATTAGATTTTCCACCATCTGGTGAATGTCCGATTAATATGGTATCGTATTTAGATGCTGGGAATAATGTATCATATCAATTCATATTAAATGAAAAGAAGAATGTATTGATTCCAGAATATAGAGAATCTTTTAAACATCAGAAAGCTTATGATGAATTAAGAAACTTTGTTATCAAAGCTGTCGGTGGAGAAGGAATGGCCAAGAAGTATGGAGTTGATAAATTCGAATATAAGATTCTATTCTTTGATAGTGAGATTGAGTTGATTAGGACTTTGTTCAATGTTGTAAATGAAACAAGTCCTGATATGTTGTTGATATACAATATGAACTTCGACTTGAATTATATTATTGATAGAATAGTAAAATTAACAGACGATCCACAAGAAGTTTTGAATATCATTTGTGATGATAGAATTCCTGTAAAGTTCTTGAAGTATTATGTAGATATAAATAATCTAAACAATACAGAAGAACGTGGAGACTTTGTTAAAGTTGCATCTCTTATTGTATGGATTGATCAGATGATTCACTTTGCATCTAGACGTAAAGGTAAACATGCTCTTAAGAGTAATAAGTTAGATGATGTCGGTGAGATTGTTGCTGGTGTTAATAAGTTGGATTATTCTCATATCACAACAAACTTTAAGATGTTTCCATATCTCGATTTTAAATTATTCTCTTATTATAATATCATTGATACAATTGTTCAGCATTGTATTGAAAGAAAGTCTCAAGATTGTGAGTATATATTAACGAAAGCTTTGGTTAATAATACTAGATTTGAGAAAGTTCATAGACAGTCTGTATATCTTAAGAATAGATTCTATAGAGATTATTATGATATGGGATTTATCTTAGGTAATAATAGAAACATTGTTGGAGCAACCACTGGTAAATTCCCTGGAGCTATGGTTGGAGATCCAACTCATAATGATAAGAGTGTATATATCGAGGTAAATGGACATCCAACTCATATTGCAGATAATCTTGTTGACTTCGACTATGCTAAACTTTATCCGTCTATTATTGAAGAGAATAATATTGCTTCCAATACTCAGATTGGTAAGATTATTATTGATAAGCAGATTAGTAATATGGAACATACAGACATGTATACTTCAGCAGATGAAGAAATGGATATCTCTAGATATAGTAGAGGTGGTGAATTCTTAGAGAATCTTATGACTGGTAATATGCTTACATTCTTTAAGAAGTGGTTTAATCTTGCAACTTTCAAAGAAATGCTTAGTGATGTAAGAGAGTTCTTTAGTAAGTTTGGAGGATATGGAAAACCATTAGACCACAATGAAGCAATTTACTTTACAAATTGTAAAGAGATTGATGGAATTGAGTTTGTATCTAGAGATTACAGTGATGAAGTTTCTATAAGATTTAATGATGCACTAGATAGTAATATCAAAAATGATATCATTAAAAAGATCGAAGAAAGGGCATTTATCTAAATGAATAATATAGTAGAATTTGTCACATATGTACAATCCATTGTAAAATCTTGTGCTGGATTTATAAAAACGGAAGGTGTATTCATGCACCTTCCTGGAACTATTGTTATGAGAAGTTATGATGCTTCTGTATTATCTGTTATAAATATTCCTATTGTATATAATCATATCTTTGGTGGTGTAATTAATACATTCTTGAATCTAAAAGAAGATTCAGAAAAGGAAAATGTTGATAATGGATTATATTACATAGGCAGGAACATAGACTTATCTAACTTAGAGAAGACTTATGGAGTCTATCATGCAATAATGAACAACCATCAGTGTATCTCTAAAGAAGATGATTGTTTTCTCATCCCAGGCTTCATTGAAGCTAGTTCATCAACAGAAATGTCTCCATTGTTATATACTGGAGAAGGATATAAAAACTTCATTGTTTATGTAGCAAAATGGTTATTACCAATGAACAAAGGTGATGGTTGTTCTTTAAGATTATATAAGAACAATGATGTTCACTTAGTAAGATTTATTGTTCATAAAAAGAAATTGAATCTTGATATAAATATAATGTACAATACAATTCCCTATACAGCATCTTAGCTGTATAGGGATATTTTCTGTATTAGTAGTTATCGTCTCCACCACCGTTGTCATTACCGGTGTTGGCAATATTAAGCTCCATCTTAACTCTACTCTTAATCTGTTCAACTTCTTCCTCAGAAATATATCCAGGAATAATCTTATTGATAAGAGCTTTCTTAAAGATAGCCTTAGCTTCATCAGGTTCACCGTTCATATCAATCTCAACTCTAGTATCAGCATACTGAGCAACAGTTTGTAATAACTGTTGTCCCTGAGTAATAGATAAGAATGCTGGGATTGGTAATTTCAATTCAAGCTCTTCATACTCACCATATTCGAAGAAGTAAAGCTTAGTAATAATTTTACTACAGAAATATTCGATTATAGCTTGTCTCTTTAATACGTTTCTTAACAGCTTAGCGTTAGTCATTGTATATCTAACAGCGAAGTCCATTCCTGTAGAAGAGTTTACAATCTCAGTAGGAACTCCAGTAGCATTAATAGCGGACTCTTCTAGATTCTGCATTGTATCTGAAGGGAATTCAAACTGTTGTCCGGGCATAGTATCAAACTGAATTGGTGCATCTCCACTTGGACCCATAGGAATAACAAAGTCGTTGAATCTTCCAAGCATTCCTAAGATATTATTTACACTCTCCATTTGACGAATGCCAAAGTTACCCTTCTTAATCTGAGAGATTACATTCAACAAAGATTGAGCGACGTTAGTATCAAGAGATTGCTTTACATAATATACACGTCTATCATAACCTCTGATAGATTGTCCAAGTACAGTTGTAGTATTAAGAAGAATCCACTGTTTAGCAGATACTAAAGAATCCCAAAGATCAGAGATTCCTCTATGAGAAACAGGATCTTCTTTAAACTTAAGATGATGAATATCATCAGCAGGAATAAATGTAATATTCATATCTAAAGAAGAATTTGAGATATTATATTTATCATTATACTTGAGCATAAGATAGATCTCTTTAGATAAATCAGTATTAGCATTTATGAAAGTTGTATCAATAGCATTAGAAATCTTAGAAGATACAGTCTTTAATAAAGCATCTCCAGACATAGAATCTCCAGATTGTTTAGCATTGAAGATGGAGTTTACACTACCATCATTCATAGTATTTTGAGAAATTGAATTATCAATATTAGCTAAGCTATCAATATCAAACTCAATATAATATCCACCAAAGAAAGTATCCTCAATATAAATAGGAATGAACTTACTATGATCAATACTTCTCAATACAGCTCCAGAAGCTTTAATCTTTCCAACCTTTTCTACTTTATTATCATACAACCCAGAAGCAGCAGTCTTATCATAATCTTCAATCTTAAGATCATCATCAGGAATAGTCTTATCAAAGGTTAATGTATTATCACCATTGATCTTACTAATATGCTGATCATAAGTTGTACTTTCTCCATTATGAGCTTCTAAAATAGCAGCTTCATTAAAGCTTTCACATAATCCAGTAAGTAATTGATTAGAAATAGCTTTTCTGATCACAGAGTTATTATCAATAGCTTCTTTTAATATATTAGACTTATCAAATGTAATTCTAATCTGAGCATCTTTTACTTCAGCCTTAGTCTTTACATTCTTTACGTTTATAATATCACCTTTACCATCAACAACAGATTCTGATACAGAAGCATATCCACCATTACCAACTTTTCTTTCCATAAGCTTCTTTAAAGCTACATCATATGGTACACAATATACAAGATCTTCACCATATTTAGAAGTGGTATCATACCATTTTTCAATTCTATTCTCTAAATCATATTTGTTTTTAAGATTCTCTATATTATTTTCTAATACAATCTTCTTAGAAGATTGCTGAGTATCATTCTTAGGAACAATACGAGCAAACTCTTTAGAATATGAATCAGAACATAATACAGCATCTTTCTTTATATCTAATGCTGTTTGAAGTTTAGGCATATATTTACAGATAACGTCAAACTCGTTATCCAATTCTTTAACCCACTTTGATTTAGCATATGTATCAATAATATTACCAACCAATTCAGGTGATTGGAATAATGATGCAATATCTTTATCATTACCCTTACCAAAGTTGGTTGTTATAGAATCATCAGTAATATTCTTAGAAAGCTTCTGGTATAATCTTGATATATTAGACAAGTTCTGATAAGTATCATCACCACCAGTAGACTTCAAAATAGAGTCATCTAATGAAGCCATTACGGTGTCATATATCTTATCTTGAACTGTAGAAGTATGATACGTGGAAGAGTATAGATCGTCTATCCTATCTTCCAATGTATCTAACTTGTTATTTATTTTCTTATTTACATCAGCCATTTTATTCTCCACACTTCTGTTATATTGATTATAATCATGTTTAGAATATAGAAATTAATGTAGTAGAGAATGAATCTCTACTACACTAATATTTATCTTAAGCCTTATATAAGTTCTTTACAGTATTAGCAAGAGTCTGGTTGGTAACGATATTAGAGATCATACCGTTGTTCTCAACCTTGCTGCCGTAAACATCATATCTATACTCATTAGAGTCTAATACAAGACGTCTATTAGTATTGGTAGACAGATCATTCTGTAACAGCATAGCAGCATACTTATTAACAGTATCACCCATGATTGGGAAACAGTTGAAGTTGATGCTGATTTCCTGGAAGTCAATAGAACCCTTAGTAGAGTTGTACATATTTCCAAGAGGAGCAGATGTCGGCTGAGCATTAGCCAACAAGAAAGCCTTCTCAATCTTTCTACAAGTATTATCAGTTACATAATACAAGAAAGTGAAAGTCTCATAATCAGAACCTGGATCAGTGATAATACCATTCTCAATAAGACCATGATAAGTCTTAGCCTTGGTATTAGGATCTTTGATACCGGTAAGGTAGTATGTGAGATAGTTTGTTAACAGAGAACCAGATCTCTCATAGAAGCTCATATCAACCTGGATAGATGTATCCATAGTAACGTTGTTAATCAACTGCATTTCATTGTTACCGTTACTGATACTTCCAGCGTTTGCACTGATATCAGGAATTCCAGATAATCCCTTAAACTCACCCTCGATGATGTGAGTTACACCATCCTGAAGGTTCTTTACTCTTGCATCCTGTTGTCCAAGAATTTCCATGAACTTAGGAACGGATACTACAGTGATAAAAGAATAACCAGTCTCGAACAAGTCAAACTGCTTAAGGTTTGAGAAGTCTGTAACACCTTTCATCAGTGTGTATTCCGTTACGTTTCTTGGCAATTTAATATAATTTAAACCAGTCATATATTTTTAATTACCCCCATTATACATTGATTGATGCGGTAGTTACAGAAGTTGTATTATCTGGACTACCTTCTACAGCAAATACGTCGAAGATCTCTCCCTGTGGGAAGTCCTTATAGTAGCAATACAGAGAAGCGTTGAAAATCTTGTTAGCAATCATCTCATCATCTCTTGTATATACCATATCAATAGACTTGAAGAACTTCTTGTACTTAGTGATTACGTTATCCACGATAAGCTCTCTGTACTTGTTGAAGTCTACAACGTTACTATCACCAGCAGCATCCATAAGCATGAATCTGATCTTCGGAGTATAACGTCTGATATCCTTAATACACATCTGAGTTACAATTACATTGGAAGAGTAAGACAGAGGACCAGCATGATCCTGAGATGTATAGGTAGACAATACAGTTAACACACCTTCGGAAGAGTAGTTAGCATAGTTGATCTTAAGCTCATCGAGAATCTCTTTCTGGTTAACCTTCGGAGTAATTCTCGGAGTAAAGGTCATTGTTCCCTCAATAGCCTCAGTAATAGTGATCTTGTTAAACTCACCAGCGATTGGAGCAGCAACGTTAGTGGTATAATGCTTAACCAACAGCGGAGCCAATCCATGAATCATAGTAACACGAACCTGCTTCTTAGAATCACGATCAATGATATCATAGCAAGTCATATAATCTCCAGCGAATGGAGACTTAGTGATTTCCGGCTTCTTTACATATTCTACAACATCCTGAAGACTTCTGATCTCGGTTCCCAAGTCACGGAAATAGTAGAAATCCTGTCTCCAGTTTGCTAACTGAGCAAGCTTACTCTTAACCTCTAAAGGATAGTTAGCATCGCAGCAATAGTCAATCTTATACTGATCAAGATCCCAGATAGATGCATCAACATCTCCAGATAAGAACTGAGAAGCTTCGCTAGTCCAAGCAGCAGTAGCCTTATTGCCAGGGAATGGTGCATCATCAAATGCTCCATTAGTTCCAGACTGAAGAGGAATTCCATAAGTAGAATTCAATACTACAGAATCTGTAGACTCGTTATCAATAACGATTCCAGGGATGTCTTTAGCTCTGTTAGTCTTACCAAAGATGAAGTCTAAAGCATAGATCTCAGCCTCAGAATATCCTGTGATCTCAACAAGCTTCTTTACATAAGCTGCTGTTCCAAGTGCAGAATACTGTGTAGCGAACTGATAAGATGTAGACTCAGTCATACTGAAGTTTCTGCTGCTTCCGGAGTAGTTAGAGATTCCATCAGGATAAGCAGAGAATCTAGCATTCTCCATAACAATATTATCTTCAATATCCTGAAGATTATAGATCATGAAGTTGGTGCTCTTAGAAACATCATAATCTGGAGTGATACGGAACTTCTTGATACTCTTTCCTCTACCGTTATCACAGATAACGAATAATGGGAACTTGCTATCAGTCTTTCCTTCCTCAGCCTTAACCAATACTTCATCCAGAGTCTTAGCATTCTCTACAGTTGATACAGTATACTTAACCTTAGCAAAGTTTACTGTAGCCTTTGTAGCTGTTACTTCCTCTGTCTCTTCGCCAGTATCCTTCAGATAGATCTGCTTACCATCAGCAGTGGTCTTATCCTTCTGCTCGGTAGTTACGTTTGCATAGACAACAGCGTTAGCTAATGTCGCTGTCTCTGATACAATTCGCTTTGCAAGAATTCTACCACCAGCCTTTACAATAGCATGAGCCTGAATCAATGGCTGACCATACTTGAAAAAGTCTGCCTTTGTTCCATACATCTGTAAGAACTCATCTTTTGTAAAGTTTGTAATATTCTCAGTTCCCTTATCGGAAGAGAAGATACACAAAAACAATGGAATAGATTCATCTGTAAGAGTAGCAATCTTACGTTTCTGCAAAACTTCATGTATATTTATTTTTGTTCCTGCATACATTACTTGTTTATCCTCCTTAAAATTATTCTAGGATTTTACCAAATATTTTAAAATATTTATTAATATCCGCTATAGATATTTAATGTTATGTTAAAATTGGTTGTTACATGGTCATGATTCTCTCTAATGGAGATTCCTTATGTTTAGCCTTTCCAGTCTTCTCATCATCAGACATCATAACAGCGACCATGATAGACTCATCAATGTTTTCTGCTGTCATAGCAACGAATGGTGAGATTAACTTAGCAGCTCTTTTAATAGAAATTGGATGATATCCTTGCATAGATTTATCTATAGCTTTAGATAATCTAAATGGTTTATTAATATCATCTGGATCTCTACAAATTTTAGAATACATTAATCCCATTGCTTGTGAATGTACAGCAAACTTACCACCATTCAATTCCATTGATTCAAATGGGAAGCTGTATAAAGTATCATAAGGAATAGAGTTTGGTACATTACCTGTTCTTAAGTGTAATCTAAACAACTCTGATACATTATCAATATACTGCTCGGTATGTAATCTTGAGATTAGCTCATCCCCATCGAAGAATCTTAATACCCCATAAGTCATCTCATCTAAATGAGAATCCAATTGGAGTTTAACTCCTCTTTCAATCTTACCAGGTTTACACATAAAAAGAGTTGGATAGTTGAACTCTTTTAATTTACCAGGCTTACCACTCTCAGAGAAGATTCTATAGTTAAAAGATCCCAGAATTCTTAAATAAGAACCTTCTATAGTAGAAGACTTTGATCCAAAATATTCATCTGGTATATAGTATTCTATATATCCATCTCCAGAGAATAGTAGTTTATCTCCATCTCTTTTAGAGAATGGTGGTATTTCATTGTACTTGAAACTAATATCCATTTATAAACACCTTCCTATTTTAATTATAATAAAGTTTTTATCCCATAGTTGGAAAACCAACTATGGGACAATTCTTAGAATAAAGCAATAGAAAACTTTCCTTTTCCAAAAGATAGAATTTTACAAATCATTTTAATGAAATCCATAGATCTAATATATTCCAAAGCATTCTGATCAGTGATGTATTTTAACAACACTTCTCTTAACGAAACATAAGTATTGTAATGGATATCATCATGTTCATTCTTAGCAACAATTGTTGCTGTAAATCTTGGATATACATTTACATTATCAATATCCACTTTACTTTTTAAAGTATCTATAAACTCTTGCTCAAAGTCCTCTATAAGAGCAAGTTTGTTTTCAAGATACTTAATGACATTTATAGTTTCGTGTTCTTGTTTCAAAATCATACTAAAAATCCCCCCTTATCCAAATATTGTATTGGATAATTGTTATTGTAGTCTTTTCTATTAGTTATCTGATTATAATTGTATATATTTGTAACACAATTCAGATATCTAATATATATCTCTACTCTAGGTAATATAGAATAGTATTTATGAACAGATCCATCTGTAACCAACTGGTCATCCAACCAGATATTTGCATTAAACATATCTGAATACTTTTTACCAATATTATCCCAGTCAGGTTTTGGTATTGGTCTATGTAATCCAATCTCTGCTAAGATTGTATCTACTTGATTAAAATAAGAAGGTGTTTTAGAATATGTATTTATTGTTACTTGACAAGGTGTTTGTATAAACCAATCTAAGTAATCTAATTCTGATCCGATAAGTCTATGCATATAGGCATTATCTTCAGCAGCATTAGGTGAATATACATGAATAAAATCTGAATTAGCTTTTGCTACATTAGATAAATTCTTTCTATTCACTATTCTAAATCTTGGTCTTTTTGCACCTTCAGGATCTTCATACAATACAACATTGAATGAATTGTATTGCATTGTTGATTCCATAATCCTCTTCTTATCAACCAATTCCATCATCCTATTATCAGATAGATTATATGATGATAAAAGATAATCTAGTCTTTCATTATAATCTTTTGGAATATCGGAGTATTTTTGTAAATACTCCGACATCTTTTGTTTTCTATTCTTCATAATTTATACCAAAGAATTTAACCTCCATTTTTAATTCACCAAATGTAATAAAAAAATCACGAATTTCTGATGGATTACTATGCATGCTACCATCTGGAGCTTCCCATTGTGGCATAAATGTTGATAAGTCTCTTCTAGCGTTAGATGACCACCTCCAGTTATCAGTATCAATAGTTGGCATAAGATTTATACTAAAATTTCCAAACCCATCATCATTATCGTGATACATTGGTTTACTAAAATATATTGCAAATGTTCCTTTTTCTTTTCCAGAATAAGGTTTTGGTCTTATAAGATTATTATATAATATATTTGTATTATCATAGTAATAAATTATCTTATCACCAAGATTTTGATGTCTCTCATTAATGTCATATATACTTACATCATATTTAGAACATGCCGAAAAAACTAATTCATTTTTATCATTATATAAATTGACAAGTACATTATCTATTGATAATAATTTTCTATTATATATTATGCTTGATAATGATGTTGGATCAACAACACCTTTTGTATTTCTAACAAACTTATTTCTACCGTTAACATTTTTTACACTACCATATGCTCTAGCAGAACTTGGTAATGCATATACAGAATTATATAATGGGTTATATGGGTTAAATAAATTGTCTGTATTTAATGGTGCTATATTTAGAAATCTACGTTTTTTATCAAGCTCCATCATTTTATCTTGGTAATCTGAAAGATAAAACTTTCTATTATTTCTTAAATCAAAATTAATACCACCATCTTGATTTATATATTTATCGCTTGGATCTACTTCGATTTGACCATTTTCAACATCATTATTTAAATCATTTAAATGTGGTATACGTTTATAATTTGCAACAATTTTTTTACCATTAACCCATGCTGATCTACCTATAGGTAAATCACTTTTTACCAAGTCTCCTGGAGTTTTTGATGCTAATGTTGGTACTGTTAATACCCCAGTACCATTATGATATCCTTTAGGAATATTATACAATTCACCATTATCTAATATGATATTTTGTGGTGCATTGACTTTCATTTTTCCATTTTCTATAATGACATCCATACCATCATCTTGTGGTCTGGCAAATCTTTTAGTTTCTAACACATCCTCTGGTTGTGCTTGGTTACTGGTTGATATTGTTGCAGCTGCTTCTTCTCCTAAATGCATTGTACCAACAATTTTTTTACCTTTAGAATGTGCAGTATATCCTAATAATAAATGATCAGCGGTTGCATCATCTTCACTCATATCTATTGGTGAAATTGTTACATCCTTATAGTATCCATCAAGATTAATTGGTTCTGTAATAGTCTTATCATTACTATGACCAACGGTCTTTCTTATAGTACCAGTAGCTTGAGTTCTATCTCTACCAATAAAAGTCTTACCATCAACTACATCATCAACAGTTGCAGATAATTCTGGAATATTAGAAGCTTTAGATGTACCAATAACTTTCTTTCCATTAACCCATGCAGTTTTATTATAAGCAATATCATCAGCTGTAGCTGTACCATAAGTAAAATCTGTAATATCTTTAGCTTTAATTATAGTACCTTCATGGAATCCATCTGGTAATGTATAAGTCTCACCTGGTTCAATTGTTTTATTCAATTTATATAAATCAGCTTTACCGTAAAGAATCTCATTAGTGTAAGGATCTCTATAAGCATGATTATTAGCAACATCAATTGGAGATGCTACTCTACTATCTTCACTATTAGAACCTTCTATATTTACAGAAGCTTCACCATTCTCAGATTCATAATATAGATTGTTATTATCTCCCATATATATTTCTCCTTGTTTTTAATATTTTAATAGTTAGTGTTTATATAAAACAATACTTAGATGATCAAAAGACCATCTAAGTATGCACATTATTTCAGTTTAAATAAATAGATTTTCTTTCCAAAGAATATATAATATGGATGAGGTCCTTCTTGGAAAATGAAGAAGTTAATAACATCTCCAAGTACAATTGCTATAGCTGATAGTAGTATCCAGAATATAGTAAACTGAGGACAAATAATACCATATAAATTCATTGGCATATCTGAATAATCCCACATTCTAGAATGGAAAATGAATACAGAAATTAATCCAACAATAAACTCTATAAACGTAACAACAATTCCACCAAGAACCATTTGAATTATAAATTCTATATCCCAAGAAATGCTGTTGTTAAAAGAGTCTATAATCATGAATGCTGTAGCACCCATTAATCCAGAAGCTATATAAGACCAACCTGGTTCAAATAAGCTCATCTTAGAATGGAACATTACTTCTATCATTATATATGTGGAAAATCCTACATAAAACAAAACGATTTTTCTTGCTAAACTATTCATACTCACCCCAAAATTAATTCTGTCTAGTAATAGAATCTTCGTTAGTAATAGGATTGCTTCTATTAATATCTATACCAAGATTAGTTACAGTCTTACTAGCAGCAAGTTCAGCAGTATACTTAGCAATAAATTGGTTCATGATAGAAGTAGACTGTTTAAGAATCTCAACATAAGTATCATAATACTTACCAACCAATTGATCACCATACTTAATCTTCTCAACAAACTTTACATCATCTTCTGTAGTAAATTCATTGAGAATGTATTGCTTCAATTGATTATAGTAAGTGGTCTGGTTTGTCTTATTAGCCATAAGAGCCATATAGATATTGAAGATCTGTTCAACAGAATACATCTTACAATCTTTACCATCAGCATGATATGGTTGTGGCATTCCAGTAGTTCTTGCAGATACCATGAGATTATCAATATTAGTCTGATCTCCTGTAGCTAGTTTGTATGAAAAATGCTCCGTGTTACCATCAATGTCTACATCAGTACCATTTTCGATAGCTTTAGAGCAAGCTTCTGCAAACTCAACCAATTTAACTTCTTTAATCTCTTTAAGAGTATAAGGAATCTTCTGTCCAGTAATCTCTGTATAGATCTCTTCTCTCTCAGAGAATGTAAGCTTAGTATAACTCTTTAAGATTGCAGTTATATCATCACCAGCATTATATCTTTCAATAAGAGATTCAATAATAATTCGTCTCTCTAAAGAACTTATCATTTCAAAGCACCTCCTATAACATCAGCAAGATTTGACAACAACTCTTTATTCTGTTTCTGTAAGTTATCAATCATTTCAAGTGGAGGAATAACTCTAGGAGCTTGATATTCTTTAGTCTCATATTCTAAGATATTTCCTTCAGTATCAAACTTTGGAATCTTCTTAATGAGAACAAATCCACCATCTCTATATACCGCTGGTAACTCAATAGCAAATTGTGAGCAGTCAATAGCATATGAATGTTCATCATACATAAGTTTTACAAAATTATTAGCTGTAGTTGGGTCTTCGAACATACTAACCCCTACAACGTTATTAACACCATTTTCATCAGGAGTTATTACAGCAAATTCTCTTTTATTATACATTCACTATCCCCTTTCCATAGCCATAATTTCATTTTTATAAGTTTCAGTGACACGGTCGCCCCATTCTAGGTAGATACATCCACATCCACCAGATCCAGCACCTCTAGATCCACGGTTTAGTATGTTGGCTCCATATCTACCACCACCTCCACCACCGGCACCCAATCCAGCGGTTCCGTTCATGGCAGATCCTTGGCTATTTCCACCAGCACCTCCACCACCATCTCCACCATTGTATACAAATGGGACATTAGGACCATTATAATAAGTGCCTCCACCACCTCCACCACCAGCATATAATACACCGGTTAGTTTGGAGCGTGTTGTTGTACCTTGACCAGATCCACCTGAACCAACTGGGCTACTTTCACCATTTGATCCATTTGAACCACCTCTACCACCTGGATATAATGCGTTACCACCATTTGGTTGAGATCCAGCTCCACCACCAGAACCTCCAGATGCCGCATTTGGGGTATTCAAAGCTTCGGGATTTCTTTCATTTTCATTATAATAAAATGGAACACTATCACCATTTTCAATAGTTAATACTATTCTATTATCACCGACAACTATTGTTCCAGGCTTTTGATCATGTATCCATACTGGAAGGTAATATGATATAGTTTCACCGGGTGTCACTTTGATAAGTCCTTCTTTAAACTTACCACCAGCTCCACCGCCACCACCATTATAACTATCTCTTGAATTATTATGAGTGTACAAACGTCCATCACTACCTCCTGAACCACAACCAACCATAACATATGCCATATATCTAACCCCAGCTGGTACTGTAAATGATCCACTATTTGCTCTACTTGTACCTGTCGGTGGTCCAGATATATTAAGAGTTCCATTTATATTATTTAGCACAATAGATTGCTGTTGTATTTCACCATACAGCTTTTCATTTAAACCCAATGAAATGAATGGAGTGATAATAACTGTAACTTTACCTTGTGGTATAATATCACTAGTGTAATCATAGATAGAAGTATTTGGATTATATGGAACTATTGCTGTCTTAGATTGACCACCAGCGGTAATATCAATCTTAAATCCTGTACATAGTCCATGTCTAGTTTTTGTATTTCTATCTACAAAAGTATTCTTATCGTATGACAGTCTTTCATCTGGGCTCAACCTCCATGTCATACTAACTCTGTTAGAATAGAGTTGAGCCAACCTAAAATTTGTTATTACAGATAAACCAAACATGTCTGTAGCCATCTTAGCTACAGTAAGTTTAGATAATTCGATAGATGGATCTTTTCCATCAGCACCATTGAAATATGCACCATTAGGAATTCTAACAAGAACAACATCTTGTTTAACCTCAATAGTATCAGACTTCTTAGAATTCGAATTGTTTGGTAAAACTCCTTCGAGTTTTACACCAGCAGCAGAAGTAAAAGTATTTCCAACAACAACATTCTTAGCAACAGCATTACCGGCAGTCTCTCCAGATATTCCCAATACATCAGTATTCTTTATATATCCAGTCTTCATACCATCTGTAACTTTAAGAACTAGATTACTTCCATCTTTCTCAAGATTATCAAATAACTGAATAGTCTTACCACCAGCAGTACCTTGTTTATTTGTTGTAAAATCAGGAATAGTACCAGATTGTATTTCCCCATCAGGACCAACAAAAGCTTTACCAGCCAAAACGTCAGACGCTTTGGCTGTTATCGCATCTAAATCCGATGATCCTCCACCTGGTCTCATTAACACTTTTCCCATTGTTAATCCTCCAATCATTCATTTACAGCGTAGCAATTTTCTCCACGTTCTATAAATGCATTTATTATATTATCAATTACAGTGTCATCAACACCGTTTACACTCTTTAAAAAATCTCTCATAGAATCTTTATCGAATTCCAACATTTGAACAGTTTCATCTTGTTCACAACTCTCAATTCCATCTTCAAATCCAGACTTGTATACAGATACAGCCCAAGAATTCATTTGATTAAAAGAATATCTCTTAAGTGCTTGGTATTGACCAAAGTTTAAAGGTTTAAGCATACAATTACCCCGTTAGATTATTTGAATTTATCATACCATTCCGATTCAATGATAGCATCAGATTCAGATAATGATCTAATCATTTCATATTCTTCTAAACCAATAATCTTCTCAGCCCATTCTTTTGGAACAAATAGTGGTGCTCTCACATCCTCGTTATGTTTGATTAACAATTTGTTCCAATAGTAATTATTAGCTAATGCTTCAGCTGTATGTGTATCACATGTAGAGGTAACACGTTCATTTACAGAACCTGTATGCTGATAGTTGTATGCACTGCACCAACCACATCCAGCTGCAATAGGACAGTTGAAACATTTATCAGTACTCTGAGATCTTCTGGTAATTGATTGCATAGAGCAAATATTACATCTATCTTTTGCACAGCAACCTATACCATGTTCAACATCTCCTATTCTTAAAGGATCTCTTTTTCCACCTAAAGCAGATTGCATATATCTAACACAGTTAAATATATCTCCTCTAACATCAAGTGCTAACATCTGTCCATTTCCACCACACCAGTTTCCATTTTCAGAAGGGTCCATTGGTTTATAAGAATTTGGTTCAAATAATCTAATAGCGATCTTCTCTTCCAGATCGTTATCTAAAAGATAATCTGCAAGATTCTTCAACTGTTTATATAATTCTGTAGCATGTTCAACTTTCCATACATCTTCGAATACACAGTTTTCGCTAATGTTTGTGAATCCTAAGTTGATCATATTCTTAATAGCATCAGACAAGAACATTACATTTTCTGGTGCTATCGTTAATTTCGTTGCACCCATTCCGGTTTTATTCATCCAATCTACAGCAGCTTTTGAAGCTACGTCATAAGATCCATTACCGTTATAGAATACTCTACAAGAGTCGTGCAATTCTTTGTTTCCATCTACTGTTATAGCCAACGATACTCTACCCTTATACTTATTTAAGAACTTCTGCACTTTGTCAGTGAAATACAAAGTACCATTAGTTCCAACCGATATCATGAAATTATACATCCATGGATGGTTCAGTTCTATACACTTTTTAAGAAAGTATGATATAATCTGGTCAATAAGTTCAACTTCAAGAAATGGTTCCCCACCAATAAAGTCTATAATAATAGCAGACGTATTGCTATGATTAAGGTAATCATTTCTACTAGTATCATCACTAAGTAAAATATCAATAAATTTTTTAGCATCATTGATCTTTAACCTGGTAGAACTCTTACATGTTTGATAACAATATGAACAATTCAGGTTACAGGATTCTGTAACTTGAAATGTTACAGATTTAGAGTTCACTCCTTTTCCTTTCCCATTTTCAAATATGTAATCCGACATCCTTGACAAGTAAGTATTATAATCTTCGTCCTTTTTATTATTATAATACTTATTCATTACACTGAGGGTTTTATTATCTTGCATGTATTTCTTACACCTCTTCCTTATATCCGTTAACTAGTAATTCCTTCTTGTAATCTTCGTTTTCAAAAGTAAGGGTAAGTTTAGCTGTAGCAAAATCTAAATTCCAATCTACTTTACCAAGTAGATCGTATGGAATATTATCCTTTGCCAACTTGTCCTTCAAAAACTCGTACATTACGTTCTTGTCAATATAGTCATCTAGTAACACCTTGAATCTTTCTGTTGAGATATTAATATCTTCATCTTCCAAAGTAACCTCTACTATTTTTCTAGAAGATGATGACATATATTCAGCAGATTGCAACATTACATTTTCTTCTTCAGTTATAGTTTTAAAAACTGTAAACATTAATGATCCTTTCGAAATTTAAACAAACACATATGTCGTAGATTTACCACTTGCAGCCTTGTAATTCCCACCAATATTTATACTAGCGAGATATAATTTGTGATATTTATCATACGAAGTAACCTCATTATCAACGATACCATCATTAGTATTAACAGATTCTGATACTATAATCTTATCAATAACAAAATCTAATTCTTCATAAATAGCATCAATTGACTTGTCTATATTATCTACAATTACAGACAATATAGGACTACCATATTCTAAATTCTCAGTGATATCAGTAACACCAAGAATCTGAACAAATTTTCCTATTTTAGAATTTTCTACAGTTATTTTCATACAACCTCTCTTATGGTCTAGTAATAGTATTCACAGATGTTGATATACACAATCTATTACATTGTCCTTCACAACCTGTATTACAAGTAGTTTGACAACTTGTAGAACATGTTGAAGAACATGATAGATCACATCCAAAAGAACAACTTGAGTTACATTGACCTCTACAACTGTTTACACAATTTGTGTAACATGTATTTCTACATTCATCTTTACATCCATTAGAACATGTAGCTTGGCAAGCACCTTGACATCCAGACTGGCAAGATCCACTACATGTATTTGTACATCCAGTGCATTGTGAATGACAACCACCAGAACATCCAGAACAATTCATAATCTCTCCAATCTATTTATCTGCCAGGTCTATTTCTACTACCATAGCTAACTCCAGCTCTTCCAGCTCTACTACTTCCACCAGATGCTCCAGGTCTTACATAATCTCCAGGACCACCTCTGGATGAGCCTTTTGAACAATTTCCTTTACAACCTCCAACACATGAACCTCTACAGTTTGATTCACATTGATCAGAACAACCAGCCGCACAATGTGCTGTACATCCTTGATAACATCCACCGGTACAAGTTCCTTCACAATTTCCAGTACATGATGTATCACAACCAGTTTGACATGTTCCCTGACATCTTCCTTGACAAGATCCAGCACATCCAGAACAACCACCGGCACATCCACCACTACATGCAGAAGAACATGTATCTGAACATGATGAACCACAACCACCTTGACAGATTGTAGAACATCCACCAGAACAAGATGTTGAGCAAGATGAACCACAAGACGATGTACAATGTCCAGTACAGCTTGAGCAAGACCCAACACACGAGCCTGTACAACCATCACATGTGTTAAAACATGATCCAGAGCACATTCCTGTACACATACCCCTACAACTAGTGCTAAGAGCTTCATCTCTAGGAATATATACTCGTTCTTTCTCATACTCTGATATAGCATCGCCAGCTTCTGCAAATACTGTATCAATTACAGTTGGTTCTGTCTTACCTCTATTGATTTCGACTTCTGTTTTAGAGAAGTCGTTTATCAATAGGAGTTTGGATGTAAGTTCATTCTTGTGTTCAGATAATATAGCTTGACCTTGTGCTGGTTTAATATCGAATTGAATCTGATATTCTGAAACTCCTCCATATTGACATGATCTACGGAAGAATTCTTTATTGATTCTATTCTTTATATTTTCTATATATTTATCTAACTCATGATATTCCACTATACACCTCTTTAATATCCACCATATACAAAGTATGGAGCAGAAGTAACAGACCCAGCAGCCTTTGTAACAGATATGGAATCTAACATTATATTCTGTAAGAATCCTTCATCTCTACCGTATTCGTATACTCTTGCTTGAGACTTTGGTTTATCTTCTTTAAATGCACCAATAGTAACCTCACAAGAATAATTCTTTGAATATGTCTTTGTCATAAATGGTAATACTATAGAAATCTCTCCATAGTTCTTCTTATTCTGTAACTGAAGCGGTGTATATTGAGTAGATTCCAATGGAACGACATTTCTTGTATTTGTTCCAGTATTCCAAGAAATTGTATTCATAGGAACAATTGGGAACGTTTTGAAGTTCTCAATCTTGACGATTCCTCTGATATCCATCATATCCTCACTATATTGCTTAGTGATATTATCAAAATATTTGATATAAACTTCGAAAACTTCAAGATTGTGAAATCCTCTATACTCAGGCTTGAACCAATCTTCTCTCTTGAACATTGGCAACATTCTGAGATTTATAGAAATATTACCAAGAGGAATATTATCAAATAATCCTTTGAATAACAAATTCTGTTGTCCTGCTGGAAGTGGTGTCATGTTATAATCTAATACAATAGCCTTACCAGATTGAGATCTTGTATCTTCAATCTTAATACCATTTGCAAAGAATTTAGTTGTTGGTTTAATCTTAGTCTTATCAGTTTCAATCTTATCAGCAGTTAAGATCTCTCCACCAACTCCTCCGCCACCATGTCCACCAGAGCCTGCTAGGCTATATTCATTTCCTTCCCAGTCTTCCAGTCTACAATATCTACGTTCATTAGCCATAATTTAATTATACCTCCCAAATAGATTGTGCACCAGTATCATCTGATTTATATAATGCACCCTCTAAGTCTCCAGATTCTTCCATATAATACAAACGATTATTAATCTTGTTCCAACCTTTAACCATGATACCATCTTCTTCTTTAAAATAGTACCAATGTTTATTTACAACATTCCAACCTTTCATAAGAGAACCATCATCATTAGTATAAGTCCAGTTGTTATTAGAATCTTTCTGCCAGCCTTTCTTAATTTCTTCTTTAACTTCTGGTTCAATTGGAGTTGTAAATAGTTTGGCTTCAGCTCGTCTTCTTAATGTAAGACCTGGAAGAACTAAACCGCCAGCATGATTGAAGTTTACAAAATCTTCAGCAATCTGTTGTTTAGTCTTAGTTTTATCTCCAGTAAGTTTCTTTAAGCCACCAACATTGAATGCAAAAGATACTAGAGCATCAAACTCATTTTGATTCCATCTATAAACAGAATCATACTTATTTACAATATTCTCAGCATATTTGCAATCAGAGATTAAATACTTAATGGCTTCATTTTGAGTTATAGTCATACTAGAGGTAACCCCTCTAGTATGACCATATCCAATAGTCCAAACTTTTCCATGTTTGTCCCAATATGCTTGAAGTCTACAACCTTCATATTTCTTTATAAGATTAATCCCGTTTATAGATACCTGTTTCATATTATACTCCAGTCCCGTTAACAACAAATACTTTATCTGTAAGATTGTGTGGTGACAGTAGAGTTACACTGTTGCTATATATTGATATCTTTATTCTAATCTTTCTTATATTTGGTAATACTTTGAAAGTCTGGCATAATTGAACATTCTTCTCACCACCACTGGAATTAAACTTCCAAGCACAAACCTTTTCATTTCTGATACCAGCATCCAAATCTTCATCAACACCATTATCAACAGTTATTGTTACGATACGATAATCCCATTGGCTAAATGATGTAGAAAATTCCAAATTACAACTCATTGTAATATCCATAAATTCAGAGAATTCTGGAAGTTCAACTATCATTTCCTTTGGAACAGAATATGTTACAGGATCAGGACAAGGTATAGTTTTTCTAAAAGAGATAAGTTTCTTTTCAGTGCTTATAATCATTGGTTTAACAGGATATGTTTTATTATAAGCTTCATTAATAGCATCAACCTTATTCTTCATATCAGCCAATGTTGTCTTGATATTAGTTATGGTTTCATCCTTTTTAATAATACCAGGATAATCTGGAAGAATCTGAGCATTAGCTTCAAGCTTTGCAGTAGTCTTAAGCAATTCTTCAGTTCTTGTTCTAATGAAGTTTACTTCATCCTTTGTAACAGAGAAAGATGTTGGAAGCTTTGCTTCTATAACACCAAGATTAGTCTTCAATTGTTCAAGACTACTCTTCATTGTAGTTATATCAGATGAAACGTTGCTTGGAATATTTCCAACTGTTGTTTCTACTGTAGATAGACGATTCTTAAGAGAACCAATCTCACTAGCATTAGAGTTATTCAACTCGTTAGGTAAAGCTTCAACTTTTTCCTTCATCTTAGAAGTTGCCAAGATGGCTTCATCAACCTTAGCTCTTAAAGCTGTACCTTCTTCCTTAGTCATAGTAATTGTACTAGGAAGCTTTAACAATGCAACTTCTCTGGTGATATTTTCAAACTTGCTCTTAAGATCATTAATAGCAGCTTCAGATGTTGTATTAGCAGCTTGTTGTAAAGCTGTAACCTTAGTTTGAAGTTCCTGTAGTGTACTCTTGATTGAGTTTATCTCTTCAGAGTTTACAGCAGGAGCAACTGTACCACCTGTAGCCGGTTGAGAAGATCCTCCACTGACACCAGAAGTTTCCAATGCATTAACTTTTACAAGTAAATTATCAACCTTAGTTCTTAAAGAATTAGCTTCATCTTTACTGATTGTAATATTATCTTGTAATTTTATAGCAGCAACTTTAGATTGCAAATCTGAGATATTACTCTTTATAGTAACAATCTCTGTATCACTTACAGAAGATCCTCCACCAGATGTAGAACCACTAGTTGCTGGAAGATTATCAACTTTATTTTTTAAAGTATCTACAGTATTCTTTAAAGAATCGAAATCAACCTTCTTAGCAAATCCACCTTCAGGTAACTGAAGTGTAGCTAATTGATTTTGAATATTATCAATATTCTGCTTTACATTCTTAAGATCTTCTGTTGGTAATTTTGCAATAGCTTCCTTAAGAGTTCCAGTATCAACAAGAGCTTGATCTACCTTAGTTCTTAAAGCATTAGCTTCTTCAGTAGTCATAGCAATCTTATCTTGGATTGTTAAACTAGCCATTTTAACTTTGAATTCATTCACAGTTTTCTTCAAAGCTGCTAAGTCAACTTCCAATGCGTCCTGCTTAGATACTGGAAGTGAATCCATTTGTTCTTGCATCTTTGCAAGCTTAGAGATAGCTTCATCCATCTTTCCTCTAAGATAGTTTGCTTCATCTTTAGTCATAGATAAATTATCTTTGAGGTTAAGCTTTGATACATCTGTCATCATAGATGCAACATTTTTCTTTAATTGAACCAATTCTTCAGCATTCATATTTGTCGTAATAGCCTCCGGTAATGAATTTATTTTTTCATTCAAATCACTAAGTTCATCCTTGAGACCTTCAACGATCTCTTTAGTGGCAACGTTACCAATTCCAGTACCAGCAATTGGTCCACCACTATTCATATTATTGGCTAGATACTCTTTAAGAGTAACATCTCCATCCATCAATACAGAATCTGCTGATGTTACAACGTTAACAGGTTTGCTCTTACCCGTTGATTTATCAAGCATACTAATTCGTACGTTTTTTAACTTATCCATTCTATACTTTTAATCCTTTCATATTTTATTGAGAATCTTCCCTCGGTTCTACATGTATGTCATTCGTTCTAGCTGCACCATCTTCAGAAGAAGATTCTGTAACTTCTGGTCTAGCAACAACTACTGTATCTGAAGTATGATCATTGTTTACCTGACTTGATTCTGCTGCCGGTTCAACATGAATTCCATCATCAATCCTTCTAGTCTCTTCTTCACTATGAGTATTCTCTTCACGATGTTCTTCTGGTGGTTTAACCAAACCACTCTCATCATGAGTTTCATTATGTGGTTGTAAACCTTCTTCGTTGTGTAATCCGGTCTCATCATGTGTTTCAGAACCAATAGTATGAGTCTCATCTGCTGCTACAGGAGATGATTCTATATGAGTTTCTGATTCATGAATCTCTGAACCAACAACAGTATTTTCTCCAGTATGTGTGGTATCACCAGTCGGTGGTTGTAACACAGTTTCATCATGATGATCTTCGGTTGTTACTGAAGTAGATTCTGTATGAGCAGTTTCACCAGTATTATGAGACGCTTCTTCATATCCAGCAACATTTGTCGATGGAACATCTTCATGTTTCTCTTCAACAGTGTTGTGTGATGTATCCTCTACATTTACACTATGATCATCTGTAGAAGGTTGTGGTTGTAAACCAGTTTCATCATGATGATCTTCAGCTACTGGAGGTTGTTCAGTATGAACATCGTCATGCTTTTCTTCAACAGTGTTGTGAGATTCATCTACATGTGTAGATGTATCTTCTTCATGTTTATCTTCAACAACAGGTTTAGGATCTACAACCTTATCATCTTTCTCAACTACCGGTGAAACAGCATGTCCTTGATTGTTTTCAGAAACGCTTCCACTATTAGAGTCAACAGTAATATCTTTTCCGCTATTTTCTCTTTCAGAGTTTTCTTCTCGTTTCTCATTAGATTCACCTCCTGTAGTAGGATGTTCATTAACAACTGGTTTTTCTTCCTCTTTATGCTCAGGTTTAGTTGGTGATACAGCTCCAACAGTTTTCCATTCCAAACCATCTTTACTATATTCCAATTGACCATTTTCATTTTCTCTGAGCATACAAACAGCTTTATCTTCATTAGCTACAGTACATACTGGATTAGATATCATGGAACCAGTCTTTAATACTTTGATTCCAACAATATCATCAATGTTGACATATACAACATGACCAGCATGTTTATCAGAACCATCTATCTGAAGATAAATTGTTCTATTGATTACAGCAAATGAAGAGTTTAATTTATATCCAATCTTGGTAATCTTACCATTGATTGTGGATATTTTTGTATTTTCCCTATATTTACATATAATGATATCATCTTCTTTTAAGATGTGATGTTGTACAATTCCATCATCATATTTAAGAGTGATCTTTATATGAGGGATCAATGTATATTCATTTGATAATAGCATATTTCTCCTTTTATTTTATAATAATTAGATTATTATAAAGTTTTCAAAACAATTCCCAATAGGCAATATATGCCTATTGGGAAACAGTTTTTATCTAAAAGATTCAATACAAGATTTAAGATTTGCAAGGAATCCATCATAGTAATTCTTTGCCTTCTCTTCCATCTTATCATAATTAGCTCCATCATAATTTAATCTATCAAGAATAATGATGTTTCTAATGAAGTAGTACATGAACAAATATTCACTACTATTCTCAGCCTTCATATTCTGGCAATATAAGCAGAATGCAACACAAAGCTTAACAGCATCTTCTGGAGAAATTCCATGCTTTTCTAAGATAGCTGGACAATGAGCAATGTTATTGATAGGATACTTAGAGCTCTTGAACTTGTAGTTGAAATCATCAAATACTTTAGATGGCTTCTCAAGATAGAACTTCTTAATCTTGATATTCGGTAAAGCTTCCTTAAACTCTACAAGATCATAAGACTTATTGATATCTCTTTCCATATCATCAAACTTCTTTACAGCTTCAAGATCATTATTCTCTCTAGCCTTCTGTCTAGCAACTTCAATAGAAGCTTTACGATCTTCAATAGTGGATAAGAAAAGATCTCCAGAACTCTTTCCAGCATCGGCAGCATTATCCTTAATTCCCTTATAGAGTTCATTAAACATCTCGTCAATGTCAAAGGAATTAGATCCATCCATCTCTTTACATAAATCTTCCAAGAAAGCTTTAGCTCCAAAGTTTAATACCTGCTTATTTACTCTAGATCCGTTCAACATTGCAGCTGAAGAAACTTGCTTAAAGATCTCAGCTTTAATACTTGAAGGAAGCTTATCATAATACTTACTAGAAATCTTACCAGCCTTATACTGTTTAACAATATTAGCAAGAGCAACAACTTCCTGAAGCTTATTAATTTCTGGATTATCCTTATAGAGTTTGGTAAGTTCAGCTTCAATATCAACATTCTCACCATTTACAAACTTATTATACATTTCATCAACCTTATTCTGATCAAATCCATCAGATTCCTTTACAATATGATTTATCTGAGTTGATGTATCATAAGTTGTATCAACAACAACCTCTTTTAATTCTTTCTCTTCACTCATTTTTCTTTCCTCCTAATTATTCAAAACTTGAACCAATTTTCTGTAACTCAGACTTGATTGCAATGATATTATCAGCAACAAAGTTTTCATTTAATATAAAGCTACAGTATTTATCCCTAAAGAAGTTTCTCTTATCTAAAAGAATAGAAGATAAGAACTCTCCTAAAGCACGATCAGTTGCAGTATAATTAATAATATCCTGCAATGGAATATCAAACGTTGTTATATTAGAAATTACATATTCGATATTAGAATAGATATAAGCAAGGCTTTCATTCTTAAACAACTGCTTAGAATATTGAACAATGTTTTCATTATCCTTCTTCATTGTTCTAATCTCTTTGAAGTTGTTCATAATATTATCTCTTTCATATACAATATACATTGTAAAGAATCTGATCATATTATCAAAGAAGTTGGAAACAAAGAAATCATAAAGACTATAAGCTACAGTATAGATATCCATTGATTCCAAATTGCCAGTAAATTCAAGATTATAGAAATCACAAACCTTGTTGATAATATCAGTATAGATATTATATCGCTTTAACTGGATCTCATCAGCATTACCAGTAAATCCATCAAGAAGGTTATTGAAATTGATCTCATAACCATACACAACATTTGGCAATTGACTCTTCTGAATAAATATATTCTCCAAAGATGAATCAATTACATCGCTAATATATTCATAATTAAACTTATCAAGAATATTAGCTAATTGTAGGTCAGCATTGACCTTAAGATTTGCGGAGTTATAACTAAACTCCTCACCAGTATAATTCATTTTTCTTCTTCTCCTTATTATTCATACTCAATAGTGTCAAACTTTTCAATATCATCAAAGCTTGCATAAGTGTCAGGAATATCTATATCATTACCTAGATCTTCCCTTGGATGTAGTTCTGTATCTTCATCCTTAATAAACTCACTATCGTCATCATCATACAATAGATTGTTCTCCCTCTCTTGTTCTTCTATATCCTCCCCATCTTTAATATTCCTATTCACGTTATTTGTATACACTCTATACAGAAGATCATTGTCTGAAAAGTATACATCGTATATATGATTAATCCCAACATTTAATACATTATTCAATGTTCTAATTGAAATGGAATTATTACCTTCTGCAATGTGTTGGAATTGTTTATACTCAGAGAGAAACATGTTTCTATATTCATCAAACATTTCCATTTGAATATACTCCATATATAATTCAAATGGTAAGTCTAGATTAGCACTCTTATCAATTTTGCTAACCAAATCTTCAACTTTAACATGTTCATTGAACTCTTGTACACATGTATATATCTCATCATACATTTCTAATACTTGTCTACCAATTGCAGCTGTTGCGGCAAAATAAAAGATAACCGAAGTTATCAATATAACTACAATGAATATAATTACTCCGATTGGCATATTATTCTTCCTCCTTTTTATCATACTTATGATATAGAATATTATTATCCTCGAAGTATATTTTATAAAGATTATCCCAACCAATCTTTACCACGATATCAATGGCTTTATTATAATCTCCCACATTCTCTTTAGATATATTTCTAATCTTTTCATCATATTCTAAGAGAAATTGTTTATATATAGCAATTGCCTGATTGTTGATATATTCTACATATTCTTCACGACTCATATCTTCATCACGATCCATATTAATTGTCTTGATAAATTGGTGTATAGATATATCTAGATTCATATCCTCTGTTACTTTATAACCATCTTCTATAATCTTTAAGATCTTTCTATTGGTAAACATTGTATATGCAACTTGACCAACAACTGTTGCAATAAATACAATTAAAAAGAACTTTATTTCTTCCATTAAAATCCTCCTTTAAAATGATGACATAGCGTTTTCACTCTTATATAATTATACATATAAGGAGATATATAACACCTTGATTACTAATACTGTACCAGGTCAGGTAAAAGTATATATTCATGATACTACTACTAATAATAGTTTCATGAAAGTACACTATTATCTTAAGGCTAAAGGTATAAAAAATAATTCATTCTTCCTATCAATATATGATCCAGATTTGATAGGTGTTGATCCTAGAGATCCAGCATTATTAACATCCACTCCTCAGAATAACGTCATTAAGATGAAGATACTGAGAGAGTGTATGGTTAACTTTTGGTATTTCATTAGAGAAGTTGTAAGACTACCAGCCGAAGGTCGAGAGATACCGTATAATCTACACCGAGGAAACTTGGCTATGAACTACATGTTTGTATATAATATAAACCAATTCGTAGAGTTCCCTCGACAGCATGGTAAAACTGTATCAGCGTTATGCTGGTATCTATGGGTATTTAATTTCGGTGGTAAGAATATAAAGATGCTATTTGCTCATAAGAAACATTCAGGAGCAAAAGATAATCTTAAGTCTCTAAAGAATATACGAGAACTATTACCACCATATCTTAAAATGGATTCTGCTATTGATCCAACAGGTAAACAAGTTAAAGCTCCTAATACATTGGAGACTTTGCAGAATCCAATAAATAAGAATCTCATTGTTACACTACCTGGTGCAAGAACTCCATCATTAGCAGATGGAGCAGGTCGTGGTGCTACAATGGCAATACAGTTCTTCGACGAGTTTGCTTTCTTACCATATAATGATATTGTATATACAGCAGCTGCACCAGCATTCTCTAAAGCAGCAGATAATGCTAATAAGTATAATGCACCATTTGGTATGTTGATATCAACAACACCTGGAGATCTCACTACAAGAGAAGGTGCATTCGCTAATAGTATGAGAATGGATGCAACTGAATGGAATGAGAACTTCTACGATATGTCTTATAATGATTTGAAGAATCTTATAGATTCCAATAACGATTCTACATTCATGCATATAAGATATACTTATAAGATGCTTGGTTCTTCTGAGTCTTACTTTAAAGAGATGGTAAGGTTGCTTGGAAAGAACTGGGGTAAGATCCGTCGAGAAGTATTATTAGAGTGGGCTAGAGAATCTGATGCTAACCCATTTGATAAGGATGATCTTGAATTAATCTCTGCTAATGTAAAACAAGAACCTTATTATACTTTATTCTTCGGTAAGTCTAATCAGTTCCAAATGAAGTTCTGGGATTCTATTCAACCTGGTTCTATATATCCACCTATTATCGGAGTCGATGTATCTTCCGGTATCAATAAGGATAGTTCTGCTATTACTGTAATAGACTCTCAAACTACTAAGGTTATAGCTACATTCAAGAGCAACTTTATTACAATGCCTGAATTAGCAGATCTCATATACAGATTCGTTACAGGATATGCTAAGAATGCTATTGTAAATATAGAGAACAACGGTGGATTTGGATCATCTGTATTACAGATGCTTTTGAAGACATCTATAAAGAAGAATCTCTATTACGAAGTAAAAGATAGACCCACAGAAGAAGTGTATGATGGAATAAGAGTTAGACGTAATATGAGAAAATGTAGAGTATATGGTTCTACATCTTCTAAGGCTAAACGTGATAAGCTTATTGAGTTATTACATCAAAGAGTAAGACATCATAGAGATAAGTTTAACTCTGTTGAAATCTATAACGAGTTATGTACATTGGTTGTAAAACCGAATGGTAAGACTGAGCATAATGATGATGCTCACGATGACTTACTATTCTCTTACTTATGGGCACTGTATGTATTCTATTATGGAGAAGATCTAGTTAATAGATATCATCTATTGAAAACAGAAATTCAAACAGATGATAATTATAACGAAACATCTTTTGAATTAGAAGAAGATTTAGAAGATCAATTCACTATAGAGTCTGATAACTTTGGTGCTGCATATGCAGAAGATACTTCTAATGTAGCAGATCAATTATCTTACATTAATTCTGCTAGATCTATGAGTATGGAAGATCTTAATAAGAAAATGCTTGATCAAGATAAAGCATTTATAAATAGATTATTAAGATCTGATATTGGTAGAGAAATCTATGCTAAGCATAATAGTGTAAGTAAAGAAGAATTGGATAAGACTATTGGAGCATTTGATGTAGATATAACCAATGATCTAAATTCAATCTTCTATGGAGATGACGATAATAAAGCAGCATCTGAGAAATCTACAGTAGTTGGAAACCTTGCAGACATGTTTATGTCTATATTTGATTAAATACACATAAGAAAACCTACATAGGGATTTCCCTATGTAGGTTTCTTTTTCGCATATTGTGGATAGGTGATTGATACACCAGCTTTATACTTTTCACCTTTTTCAATCTTAGCTACATCATCATAGATTATACTATCAACGATTGGATTTACACCTCTACGTTTAGACATCTTTAATCTATTCTTATCAGCATTGTCAATGTCGATAATCTTATTATTCACATATCCTCTATCTATATAGATAGCGATATAGAAATATAAATGTTTATTATCTCCAAGTAATTTAATCTCTCTAGCAGCCCAATCTATTTCTATCTTTTGTCTACCATAATCTTCACCAATATCATTAGTATATATAGCAATATCAATGAAGTTATCTGGAGAAAGATTTTCTTTTAAAGATAGATCAATTAGAGAATCTAAATCAGTTCCAACTTTTACATTTAATGGAGCTTTAAATAATTCTCTTATATTAATCTTCTCCACAACAGTTTCATTCTCTTCAGCAGCATAGTTAGAATGAGCATACATTACCCAACCTTTATAGTTTACATCAGGAATATCAAATACTTTCATAGAGTATACTGTTAATCCACCAGAAGGTTCTGTATGGATATGATTAACTTGTTTACCCTCGTTATATAGTAAAAATAAAGATGGGATTGGTAATCTCATTGTAACCTGCATATCAATGTTGAAGTTGTTCATCATCTGTCCATCGTTCTCACCTTCATCAGCATCAAGTTGGTTAGTGAGATTTAGATGAGTTGGAAGGTTTCTCATTCTTACAAAGAACTCATGTCTTCCATTGATATATCTTAGCTTATATAATATTGGCATCTGAGAATATCTATTAAGATATGTAGTAAAGTTCCATGGATCTAATATAGCTTCTTCGTTGACATCTACAGGTACATTCAACATTGTTGCAATCTGGAACATTAGCTCATATGGGAGATGAATATCCATATCTAAGTCTATAGTTTCAGTACAACCAATTCTGAATACTTTACGCATTCTATTATATAAATCAAGCTGTTCTGCTCTAGTCTGTACTCTTACCCTGATATTAAAGTTTAAGAGCATCAGCTCCATATCCATTCCTATATAGATACCACGTTTGGGGTCTTTAAAGAAGGATCTTTGCCAATCAGTCTTTCTAATATAATTATCTACACCATAAAAGTTTAGATCATTATAATTATCATTGAAATCATATTGAAGTGTTGTAGAGAATAGACAAGCTGGTTTTTCTCTCTTAGTAAGATCTCCAACATTGAATCTCCTAAAATCATCATATGGTGCTTTATTAGCAACATGAATAGTTTTAAAAAATCCTTGTGGAAACTTTGATAAGAACCAGTTATATATAAATTCTACACCAATAGAGAATCCATTTACCCATGATGGTATATATAAATCCCCGTATAATATTGGTTTAAATCTATCTTTATCGGTGAATGTGATTATCTGTTTATTTTTATTATCCTCTGGTAATTGCATAATAGGCGTTTACCTCCATTTCTATTAATTTAAAGTTTTATGAATATATATTATATAGATGATAAAGTAAACTATTTAATTATTTTGGAAAGCGAGGAATTAGTTATGGAAAACAGATGTATTACTAAAGTGAAAAGTCATGTGGATATAGAGAATATTATATATCCATACAACAATAATACCGAAGATGTATTTATAGATCTCGGTCATTATGATAATGATAATAATGTTAGAGTTTCGGACATTATTATCAAATTTAACGGAACTGTAAGCCTTAACAACCAGCAGTGCTTATTAACCCACGAGTTTGGAAACAACCGTGGAGATGTTTACAATTGGTATATGAATATCATGTGTATGCTTGATATGATATTACCTGATGACAATGTTGACAAGCTGTACAAAGATGCTGCATTGTATAATGTAAAAACTAGCTTTAGAGATATGTGTCAACAATCTCTAATTTTTGAATACAACCCTATTCAAAAGGGAGAATCACCAGTTGTCAATGCTTTAGTAGAAGATGTATTTATCTTTAAATTTAAACATGGTTTAAGCGGTTATAGACCTCTTGTAGAAATAGAAATTGAAGGGGGTACATTTTATATTATGGGTAATGGGATTACTATGGTGGATAAACCATGTACTCTATCACTTAAAGGGTTTAAAACTCTTTTGAGTTATGGTGCTACTATTTATGGTATTATTTAAGGAGGTATGTATGAGTTTTTCAATTCGTATTGGTAACTATTCTGATAGGAAGACCAAAGATCCTGTTGTACAACTAAAGTACAACGATATTCCAATTATGGGATATTATGCAAACGGAGAAGTCAAATTCTATAAAGAATATGACAATCCAGACTTCGATGAGATTGAAGATTTTGCTGATATTGTTAATGATCTCATCAGAGATATTGAAACTTCTTTAGATTTTCTGGAAGGAAATGATGAAGATAAGTTTGACGCTTGTTTTAGTTCATTACTTGATATAATGATGTCTTACGAGAACAAGTTAAACAATGTTAAAGAAAGCGAGGATGGAACATGTTAAGAAAAGGAACAAAAATTATTGTACTTAAAAATGTACAAGATGAATCCGTAATTAATAAGTCAAATATCATACCACCAACACAAAGGTGGTATGAAATAAATACGGAATATTTCTTGACACTTAAACCAGATTTTAATAATGTTCCATTTGTTACTATTTATCATTTTGAAAATGATGAGAATAGGGTTGATGATATTAAATTCTATCTAAATGATAGGATAGAGTTTAACAATCCAAACACATTTGAAATGTGTAGACGTTGTGCAACTATGTTTACAGAAAATTTCAGAATGCTGATTGATTTATGTGGTAATATAAGATATTGCAGATCTTTTAACAGAGAATGGTTTGAATACTTTTCAAATGTGATTGAAATCTATCTAAAGAAAATTTGTTCCGAACCAATGAATATTTCTGCTGATGTGGTACCGATGAAATATAATAGACCATTTACAAAAAGTGCACGATATGATAGATCATGTGATATAATAGTATATTCTAGTGATCCATTATATAGATATATTGATATATACCACACTGTAAAAGGTGAAGATGTTCACGATTTCACTATCAGTCCAAATGGTGAGATTTGTTTCTATCAACTTAAGTTACCATATAAGTCTACAGGTTATGATAAAAAGAATGGCACCTATATTATGGACACATTAATCAGACTTGCCGATTTTTATAAAGAATATAACTCAATGAGTATTAGTAGATCTAAGTGGATGGATTTAAGCAATTTGATTAATAGCTATACGGAGAATATTTCCGGTAGCAATATTATAGGAGGTTGATGAGCTATGATAAAAGATAAAAGTTTTATGCTTAATACTAATGGTAAAATAGGTAATATTATTGATCCATATACTATATCTGAATATTATGAACAATTTTCTAACACAGACTATTCTATGGATTTATCATTATATCATGACAGCCATAACTATGAGTGTCCATACATTATCATTTTCCATAGACCTAATGGATTGCACAATCCAGGACCTAGAGAGACTGGTATAATGATATACTTAAATGGAATTATAGAGTTTAAGAATAGTCATATTTGTAGGTTATATTGTAATGATCATAGGAATGAAGAATATAGCAATATATATGATTCTCTTTTACAAATTACAAAACTTGTAGCTGAAGCTTATAGATCTATTCAAGATAGAGATGCTCAAAAGTTTTTATATCTTTCAAAGACTATTGATTTCATATTATGGCATACTATCAAACTTAACAGTTTTTTCACAGTTGATATGCCTTCAAACATATTGAAAAGATCTAATGTAAGCCAAGACACTGAATATGATGTTGTGGTTGATACAGAAAATTGTGATTTTGAAGTTGGGTATAAATACGTTCCAAATGCTAAAAGTAGAATAACATTATCACATGGTGAAGATATCACACCAGATTTTGAGATCTATGATAATGGTATGGTTATATTCAATGAAACTAAAATAAGATTTTCTTTGGAGCTTGGAAAAGATGAAATCTTTGAAACTGTTGTAAAGTTGAGAAGAATTCTTGCAGATTACAATGGTAAAGCTTCTGATCTTAGATATTATGTAGAGACTATTGTTCCAAAGAAACGTAAGTTATTAGTTTAAAGAAAGCGAGGATGTATGAAAAGAATTCCAATTGTAAACAAGTATAATATCAATCAATATAATAATTATCTTGATGATATTGATAGACCGTTTATAGCGGTTTCTCATTTTACAACATTGGATCCCGAAACTGAGATTGAAGATTTCAAAATCTTCTTTGATCACATTGAGTTTGCAAGACCAACCACATTCATGGAATATTGCTACAATCAAAATTTTCCAATATACTTAAGAAAGCTTTGTGATCTTGCAGTTCTAGCAAAGAAGCGTTGGAGAGATGGTAGTATGATGGCAGCTATTGATATTATGGCTGTTGATATATTAAAAAATCTTCCAAAGTATCTTAGAGTGTTTGATGATAATGATTTTGGTTGTATTGAACATTATGACCAAAGTGTGTATCATACCGGTTATTTGGGATTTGTAGTATCTTCAATGATGAACTCTAGTGATATGATTGATAAGCCTATGGAATATTTGGCATGTGTGAAAACACACGTTGATGACGATCCAATTCAATATAATAATTTTGTAATATATCATAATGGTGATATTTTATTCAACCAGTTAAGTGTTCCATTTGGGACAAAGGTTGGTGAAATTAATCAATTTGATAGATTATTGGATATCAATGATGTATTGGTAAAATATCTCATACCAAGTGGAAAGTTGCTTAGAAATATATATGGGGAAAAATTTACGGATGTATGGATAGCAGAAATAATTGATACTATCAAATTGTACATGAGATATTTCTTTATTCCTAAGGAGGTGCTTGAAGATGGGAAAGGATAATGCCTATATTCTACCATTCAAGGAAAACATTAATGACAACTTTGATTCAAATAAGACGAACAACTTCTTTTATCAAGTTGAAACATTAGACAAGTTTTCTGGTTTGTATCCGAAGTTTTCAGATATTCCATTTATAAAGTTATTTCATAAAGATCTGGAAACTGAAGAAATGATTTGCGATATTACTGTATATATGGATGGTGTTCTAGATTTTAGAACACCATACATTTTCGTACAGTATATGCGATGCGGTATCAGGATCGGTGATCTATTGTTTCATATTACAAAAATGGTGAAACATATTAGACACTGTTTAAAACCAGATAGTGAACTTGCAGAAGTTCATAGAATGCATCTATGTCATATGATAAGACGCTTTTTAACTACTCTTGTTATAAAGAGATGTAATTTCTATCAGGATTGTATAAACAAAGTTCCTGAAAGAGATCCTGTTGCTAAACAAGCAAAGTATTTGAATCATATAGTGACAAGAAAAACGGAAGGTGATGAATTAGATTTCAAACATTCAATCATTTCAATCTTTCATTTTAAGAAAAAGGGTGAACTCATATTAGATTATGAAGTATATCCAAACGGGGATATTATATTCTATCAAACAAAGACAAGATTCAGATATCTTGGTGATGAAAAAGAATTTGATCTTCTCGTAAAAGCTTCGATGAGAGCAATATATTGTACCAAATATAATGAAGACTTTGAAAGGGATAGAAAAGAAGATGGAGGAAAAGATCCACACTTTGATACTCGTTCAGCTTACATTATTGGTGATATTGAAAGAATGTTCCAAGAAAAGAGATTCTGTAAAATTTAGGAGGAAAGAAAAATGTGTAAAGAAACTAAAACAACAAATGATGGAGCAGAGGTAATTTATTCAAATAAAATAGGAACACAGATTGTATGTGTTAATGCTGGTGATGTTGTTAATTGCATCAAAAATAGTGGCGGTAATACTATTGATGATGAACCACCATATGTATCAATAGGGTATTTCACTAATGATGATGAATACACCAAAGATTTTCCACACGTAGATATTGATATATCTATTAATGGTTATATTACAATACATGACGACATGGCATTAGTTAGACACTTTGGTAAAAATCCAGCAAAAGTGTATGAGTTATATGGGACAATTGTACCGTTAATTAACGCTGCTGGTACTCTTGCATACACTCACGAAGATATTCTACAAGAAATATCTGAAAAACTTTACAATATTCTAATAGAGAATAGTGTTATTGAGGTTGATGTTGCAAGATACAATCCAAGATTTGTTGATCTGAAATATTAATCAAAGTTCTTAGGATTCGTAAGACAGTGGTCTGGAAAGGTACATAACTACAAACTCATTGATTTAAAGAATGAGTTTAAAGCAAATGCACCACTTCTATGGTTGCATAGAGTAACAGTTGGAACAGATGTAGAATTCTTGGTATATCCAGATGGTTCTCTTATTATCAATAATACACCGATGACATTACATTTCGATGATATTCGTGAATTTGGTGGTGTTAGAATTCTTGAATTTTGTTATGAGTGTAATCGTCAGTATAAGCTTGCTGATGGTGATCTTACAAAAGAAGGTGTATATGATAGCTATGAAGATCTTGTAAAAAATCTTCTTCATGATCTACAATACAGAGAATTGTAATAGGGGGATTGTATGTCAAAAATAATAGTTTTAACTCCATGTTTCAAAAAAGTATACACATTCGATAAAGATCCACATCATGTTGCAGAAATTGAAACGTTTGAAGATGATGACATTTCAACAATTACATTTTTAAAAGATAATACAATGTGTGCAACGTTTCATGTCGGAAAATCTATACCATTTGATTGTATATACAGATTATATGATGATAATGAGAAATTTTTTGATTCAAAAAATGAGCATTTCAACAATTTCTTTTCAGCGGTAAAAAGCAGCATTACCACTTGTAAAGATAAGGTTTCTGCAATAAAGCTTTTAGTATCAGATGTAAAGAGTTTTTTGGAGAAGTGGAAGGAGTTCGACAATGAATAATGTTGAGGTTCACATAGGAAACACCAGTTTCCTAAACAGAGGTGAAAATATATTGGTTGTACACATTCCATATATTCACCATACTTTTAATGTGTATATTAACAAACCAGTTTCTACTTATGTGCCAAACTATAAGGATGAAACTGATCAGTTAATCTTTGATACTGTTGATGCTATATTAAGATCTTTTAGAAATAAGTACATTTCTCTCAAACCACACATTGATTACGATCCAAATGAAGTGTTAATGAATGGGGTTGATGAGCTTACAGAACGTATTGATGCAGCAATTGAAGGTATTCTTAATAGGGAGGATTAGTATGAGACTATCAGCATTTAAGAACTATGTAGTTACAGGTTTTAGAGAGTATAACACTTGGTTTGAATTTGGGAGATATGAAGACTTTTTTGGACCTAGAGGAAGAACATCGTTCTTCCTCTATAAACCTTTCTTAACGATAGGACATCTAGACGAGCGTGATAAGAAAGTTGTTGACATCGAATTCTTTATGGGTGGTAAAGTTAAGTTTAGAACACCATATACATTCTGCCAGTATTATACAGACAGTACGTTTATCAATTTTATGATGCTTGTAAGACGAGCTGTCCTGGTATGTTCTAAATGTAGATATAAGAAGCCAATCTTTAATATGGAAATTAAAGGACTAGAAGAACGAGTATCCTTCATTCCAGGTAGGATTTCAATACCAGATGTACAATACTATAATAAGGAGCTGGAAGGAATTATGAATATTTTAAAGCATAATTCCTATTGTGGATATACAACTCTACCAGTTGTGAGAATGCCAAGAAATGGTGAAGGAAATGTTAAAGATAAATATGTCATCTATAGTGATGGTAATATTATCTTCAACAAAACAACCGTTAATTTTACTTGCAACCCAAATAAAACTGATGAGTTTCTAGAGTTATTACATATAGCTCATACCGTAAAAAATATCAGATATAATTGTGTTAAAAATGGTATTACTGATGAGAGTGAAATATTCCACAAGATTGTTTCAGAATTGAATAATGAAGAGATTAGTCTATGGAAGCAAGAATTTGTCACGGTATAGATTCCGTAAATAAACGTGGTAATAAGGTTATTGAGTATTCTGTTAAGGGTGAGCACAAATCAAGTGCCACCCTTAAATTTACCACAAACAAGACAATCTATCTAGAGTTTACTTTTTGTGATAATTGTTCTATGTTTGTAGAACTATCAAAAGATGGTTATCATTTAGAAGGTATCTCAGGTTCATGTACTTGTATTAAGAAAGAAGTATTAGATTCTCTAGATGAATTTATGAAAGTTGATTGTAGTAAATTTGTTGATGAGATTCTAAATGGTAGAGTATTTATTGATAAGAAGATTATAAATGAATATCTTAAAGATGGTATCATGAAAGTATTACAAACTTATGATGATAGTGAACCTAAGAAAAAGTTTGTAAGGAATACTAGAATTGATCCATTGTATAATGATATGGTTAATCCAAATATCAAAGCTACTCGTAGTAAATATAAAGGTGATCCTTTATATGATGATAAAATGGTGAGGTGATTGTATGAGTGAATTTCAAGATTTTACAACAGAGGTAAAAGGTACAGCTGAAAGAGCGTGTAGAACACTAAAGGTGTATGCTGATCCAAACATCTTTGTTGATAACGTTGAGGGAGTATGTGTTATAAATTTGGAAGTTGATGGTTATGGTACATTTGAGCTTTATGTTGGTAATGAAATATTATTTAAAGTACCAAACGATTTTGGCGAAGATGGAAATGAAATAGTAACTGCCGACATTATGAATATTATTAAACACTTGAAGAAGTTTGGGTGTTCTGCTAGTGTATTAGATTTATTTCCAAGGAATATAAACAGAATGCATTCATGACAAGTGTTAATAATATGATTGATGGGCTAATAGCCGATTTATCTATTCCAGGTTAGAAAGAATATGAGGTAAATGTATGAGAGAAATTGATTTTGAAAAAGTTAACAAGTTTGGATATGATGAGCAAGGTTTTGAATATCAAATAACATCTTTTTCTAAGCATGATGTTGATTTATGTAAAGAGACTGCAATGATTATCATGTATCACTCTGAAGATGAAGAGATTGCAGCTATGATATCAGAACCCGCTCACGATAATTCATCATATTTTCCAATATGTAGTATTAGTTTAAAAATAGAAGAAAATATGGATGAAAACGACATCAGCACATTCTTCGAAGTTGTTGCTAAATTTTTCGATGTTTATTCAGATATAACTTCAGTAGACAACAAAAGAGAAGCTTCTGAATCATTGGTCAAGTTTATTAAAAGTACAGGTTTGGATATCCAGGTTCATAGTCTTAATCACAATCTTAAACTAAATGCTGATAACGATATGTGTAGGGATATCCAGATTAAAGGAGATCCAAGAGTGTTTATTCGTAATATTGAAGAAGATGCTATTGTGAATCTCTATGTTGAAGGTTATAACGATTTTGACCTGTTCTGCGATAGTGGTGTGTTGTTTCAATTACCAAAAGGATATGGTACTGATGAAGTAATCACATCCGATATTAATCATATCTTAAAGTGTTTGAGAAACTTCAGAACCAAGGTTGATGTTCTTGATTTATTTGCAACTGATCAAGAGAAGGTTGAAACCTTCGTTAAACAGATTGCAGATCTTGGTGAAGAGTTATCTTCTGGATTATCTGAACTGAAGAGGAGTGGTGGTGAAAATGATAACTGATAATGAGTTTGATTTAGAACAGTTTAAATATATTCCACTAGTTTCATATGGTAAACTATTTAATGGTGGTATAGAATCTTATGTTGAAGCATATCCTGGAAAAAGGGAAGTGATTATCAAGATTTTATATAAGCATAAAACTCAAGAAACATATTATGTAGAATTTTCCGAAAATATTGGATATGATGATATTGATAAAGTGTTTAGATTTATTAATGATAACGTCGTTCCACGCTTTAGGAATAATGATACATCTGGATTTGATGTGGAAAAGTATGCAAAACAAGATATTCCAAATATTAAATCAATTCACAGATATCGTGATGGAGAAAGAAAAATGGTTGAAAACAATTTTGGATTTAAGCTATTAGAAACAGCAAAAGTTGAACGATATGAAAAGATTGATGAAAAGGATAGAGTTAGAATTATGGTATATGCTAAATATACCGATTCTAAACCAAATTTTTATTCTGCTCATATCTACGATATTGATGATGAGAATAAGCACAGAGATTATCCATTAGAATTCAAATCTACACCAGAAGATGGTGAACTGAACAACATTTTTGAATATGCTAGCACATGGTTAGTTGTGCTGTTTAGGACAGAGTTTAGTAATTAATATTTAAGAGGAGGAAAAATGATTAACAACTATGGTTTTGAGCAATTTGCTGATATACCTTATACAGCTTATGAAAAAGCTATTACTGATGATTTATCAGTTTCTATTACACCAACACCAAATGTTAATACAGCATGTGTTGTATTTTATACTAAATTTGGCGATATATGTAAAAATTACATGTTCAGCTTTACAGAAGGTCCAACAGATGAGGATGTTGTTAATATGTTTAAATTTATCAATGATTATTTGATTCCGTATTTCAATAATCCTTGTGATGATACCGGTAATGTTCTCGATGAAAAGAGAAAGGAGCTCTTCCCAAATCTAAGAACAACAAATTGCTTCCATAACAATTAATGTTTTAGAGGTGTGATTTTTCACACATCTTTATTTTTAAAATAATGATGAGAAAGAGTGTGGTATATGGAAAAGAATTCTTTTATTAGATTCGGAATTAGTGAGAAATGTTATATTCATATATGTATTAAAGACTTGGAAGGAGAATTATCTTATAGAGTAATTATTCATAATATTGAGTATGATATTGTATCACCAATGTTCATAGATTATGTAAAAGAATTCGTATTCTCATATTTACCATCTCTATACAAAAACGATACAAAGGAAGATAGAGAGAATTACGTTAAAGGAATCAATTGGTTAAGAGAAAAATATAAGAGGAGTGTGATTGTATGAAAAATAAAATTGTTGACGTTAGTAGAGTTGAAATTTATATTACAGATTATCCAAAAATTGATAAAATATTTAGCACAATCAGATCTGTATCATCTTTCTGGGATAAACCTGATAGAATTGTTATGCCTGGAACTAAAATTGATTATGAAGCTTATCACACTGGTGATGGTAGTACATCATTTGTGAATAGCACAAATAGAACAGATTGTGATATCTACTTTGTAAAAGCTATGGAGCATCTTCTAAGCAGTTCCAATCTACTTAACGTAAACGGATTTAGAGAGATTAGAGAAAATAAAATTAATGCTTTAAAAGATATATTCAAAGATTCTGGTAAAGAGGTGGTTTTTCTTAAACAAGATAAGAACGAATTTCCACCAAGAATAAAATTTGTAGAAGTAAGTATCATAGCAGATTCTATAAGTAATAACAAATATCTCAACTTTCCTAAGAGTGTTGAGATGAATGTTACAACGAATAATGATTTCGTAATTACGATACATATATCACAAAATGCATTTGATATGAAAGAGTTTCATTGTGATGCTCGTGTAAATGATGGTGTTATATCTTTAGATAAAGATGAGTTTGATATTTTGATATCTAAGGTTATACCAATTTTTGATAATCATGATATAGAATCACATCATCTAGCGGAAGAGAAATTGTGTAATCACTTTAAACAGAATCTTCCTCATATTTGCAACGATTATTCTATAGAGATTTTATATTGAGGATAATGAAGGAAGTCTAATATAAACACATGATAGAAAGATTTTTTGAGGTTGTTGTATGGAAAATAAAATTAATTATGACGTTGATATTGACCCAAGTATGTTACTTTTGAATCTTAAACAAGCTGTAGATGAATATCAAACTATCAATTGCAGAATTATAGATGTGGAGATTTTTATAAAACATTATATTCCTGTAGATTATAGTAAAAAAGATGAAGTATATGAAGTTACTGATACAACTATAGAAGGTCAACAAAAACTTCTAGATAGATATAATAGAAGGATGGAAGAGTTAAAAAATGGATTAGAAAACATATCTAAGATTCTTAACGAACTGCTTTCTAATTGATAATATTGTTGTAATAAAGGAGGTGCAATTTAATATGCTTACGATTGGTGAAAACTACTATAAATCGTTTATATATGTTGTAGATAAGTATGATGAAGATGTCGTATTATGCAACATTGTAACGCTGTTAATGAATGAAAATGATGATGGTTATATTACCAGTAGAAAGGTATTCAACTTTAAATACTATTTCAATGGCTCTACAGAATTTGATACAATACCAAATTCAGCAATATCCACATATAATAATAATCTTATAATGTTGATACGTCATTTAAAAAGCTGTGCTAATCATTTTAAAAATGGATCACTTAGTGATTATGCTATTAAAGATTCTATTATTAATTATATAATGGAAGTATTTGAACATGATCCAAATTTTAAAAATTCAAATCTTATAACCATTGATAAAACATTCGATGAATTGGAACAGTCTTTTAAATTTGATAGTGTGTGTATAGAATATCCTAAAGACTTAAACACAAAAGAAGATGCATACATTTATATTCGGTTTAAATATCCATCATATGATAACTATGGTATGACGTATATAGACAAAATTGCTATAGCAGCTGATTGTTTCAAGATTGATTACTTTGATGAGTTTGGTTGTCATGTTAGTGGGTATATTATAGATACATTCATCTTTCCAGTTTTAGATATTCTATCAAGTAAAAGTGATAATAAAATTGATGAATTGGTAGAATATTTTACACCACATCTTGCAACAACTGCACTACACTTTAGATTTAAATCTATATAATATCATGAGGTGATTATGTATGGTTAAACAAATCAAAAAATTTTTATTAAGATATCGGTATTCATTAATAAAAGCAATTTTAAAATTAAATGGATACGCTGATTACAAGAAATTTCATCCAAATATAGAATCTAATGATTGTTATGAAAAAATAATTCATGGTGGTTTTGTTTCAAATATCATTAAAGTATATTACAATGAAAAGTTTGATAAGTATTATATATGTTCAGCATTATACAAACTTGGATTTATAGATGTACAATTTAATACTTTCAGTCTAGATACCGGTAAAAAATGGTTTACTAAACGTGATATTGATATAATACTAAAACTAACAAATACGGTTTTTAAATATTGTACAATAGGTAATATCATTATTGATGATCATACACTTAATTGTGAGGATTATATTTCTATGAAAAATAGTAACATGGATAGATGTATAGATCACTTTAATGGTACAACCATTTTCTTGGATGAATTTTTGAAGCAAACATGTAAAAGTATTGAAGAAGATTATAAAGATTGAGATGAAATGCTTCATGAACGTATTAAGGATTATAAATTTTTATAATCAGAATAGAGGTGGTGTATGCAAAGAATTGACATATGTTTCAATGTTCCTAAAAAAGATCAAACATTGATTGGTCCAGAGCTGGTAAAGATTTATATTATAGAAGATGATTTAAATCCAAAATCTAATATATTGAAGCTTGCTTTTTATACTAACTGCGATTTTATCATTGATACTAAAGGTGTAAAACATAATGATGAGGTTACAGTGCCAAACCTTTATGATATAACAAAATTCATTGGTAACGATTTGGTGCGTGAACATCAACAAAACAATGATGAATATATCAAAAATGTACCAGAATATTATAAAAAGCTTGCTAATATTATATCAGAAGCTTGTGGTCATAATTATATCATTGATAGAACTTTCGGAAAGAGTTATTATGATATAGTTGATCCAAAGCCGGATTATGCAAAATTTACAGTGTATAATAAGGATGACTGTTTATATACAGCATTGTTTATTAAAGTTGATCGTGATACCAATATTTCAACTAGGATTGAACTTAGTGTTGATAAAGAATGTGGTGCACATATTAAAAGTGTTGACAAATCAAATATTGTAAAATTTATATCCAGATATACATACCAATTATTCAAAATAGATGATTTGCGTTATGCACCCAATAAAGCTAATAGAGCTGAACGTATTATAAATCACATTAAGATTCATGCTGATCTTGCGGTAAAAAGATTTGATATTATTGATGCTAGTAGTAATGATTAGTATTATAACCAACAGTAACTGAACATATGGTCATTGACCATCTGTTTCATTTTAAAGAAAGGAAGATGTTATGAGTAAATTATTGTACAATGTTGATTTTAGTTCTGTGTCATCATTAGATCCTGTAAATGTTGATACTATTAGTTTATCATATTTAAATAATAATAAATTTATTATATCTGGACTTGGTACAATGCAGCCAATATTTTTAAACACTGAGTATTTTATGGGTGTACTTCAGAAATCTATTGATACTGTAAATAACGATGGTGATGTAAAAGAGTTAAAAAATTTCATATATGATAATATGAATAACATGGAATGTATCGACTTCCCATCACCACTAAAGAATATAACACATCATAAAACATTTACAGTTTCAAAAATACATGTTGAATATAAACATGGTCCAAAATCTTTTACTAATAATATACCAAATTTGGAAAGTATCAATATTAATATGATTAAGGTTGATTCTAAAGGAAAACACAAATTTACACTTTGTATAAATATCTATAATAATGGCAATATGGCTATTTCCATTATTCCTGGAGATTTATATAATGGTGATAATATTGTTATAGGATTGGATGCTGTAGAATTCTTACATATGATACAAGCTGCTGTAGATAATATAGAGTGTAAAGATGGTTATGAATTTAATAACCTTATGGAAAATTTTAAAAATGTGCTAAGTCCACATATTACAAGCAAAAGACCACCAGCTTATATAAATAAACAATGTACAGCAAGTCTTAAACCAGGTGAAGAAGTTTAAACGTTTTATTTGGGTATAGTCTATTATGACTATACCCTTTATTTTTTCTTTATATACATTTAAAAAGTCCTATTTCTTACTTAAGTATGATATATGTGAAAATACAAACAATATTTCATATTTTAAGGAGGAATTAATTATGTTTAATGTTGAAGGTCTTGGATATTTTGGTAGTAAGAAGCCTGCACATCTATTAGGAATTTATATCTATAAGGATGTATATGCTAATGGTATTGATGTTAAAATCACTAAAGCCGTTAACAGCATTCCTAATGCCACTTGTGAATTCAACATCAAACATCTTGGTGATGTTAAGGTGATTGAAGGAAACCCAGAACCAATTCTTGCTGATGAAGAACTGGTAAAGTTTTTAGATAATATTAGAAGCTTTATTCTTAATATCATTAGTGATGATATTAATGAAATGCTTCAAAATTATCTTTATAATACTTTACCAAGTGTTGCTGAAGCATTTGAAATTAGAGTTGAAAAATAAAAGACTGGGGTATGGACATGGAAGTCCATACCCTTAATTTTATTTTTTTATTTTAGTCCGAATGCTTTCATTGTATCAATCTCTGTAAGCTTTATGGTTGTATCATGGAAAGCTTTCATTGATTTATTTTTAAAGATAGAGAATACTTGCATCAAAGTAAGACCAACATTTGTTGTTCCTAATTTGTAATAGAAGTTCCCAGCACACGCATTACACGGGTGTTCATTCTTACACAAGTATGCCATTCTCATCTTAACAGGTTTACCAAAGTAATCTTTAGCATTCTGAGATGTAAGCTCTACTAATTTACCAGAACTGGTTATAATATTATTATAAATAAATCTAGTAAAGTTCTTCTCTGTAAGGGTTACAGTTATATGTCTAGTAGTCTTACAATCTGTTCCAGGTTTATCAAGAATAATATCTTGATATGCTCTTGTAGCAAGATTCTCTAGGTTACCACCATCCTCAGTCTTCTTACCTCTAGAGTAAGATCCTTCAATACCAGAGTTACAATACAAAGAATACTCTTCTGGTTTAATACCAGTCATATAGTTCGATGTAGCAATCTTAAAAGGATTCTTACCATTAGGATCTGGATTTCGTGTAGCACCTTTCCAGATAAACATATTCTTGAAGTTGTTACCAATTGTACCTCTAGCACCAGATAAGAATGTATCCAAGTATGGATCATCACCTAAAGTCTCTACAGCATAATTGATTAATTCTTTCTCAATCTTTTCAGCAACAAGAGTATCTCCATTCTCTAAAGCTTCTTTATTCTCTTTAATCAGTTTATTCTTTTTTGCTTCAATAATCTTTGGTAGAGTCATTACAGCATCTGTATAATTAGACGCAACAACTGTAGAGAACTGCATTACCAACTGAGTCTTCATAAGATATTCTTTCATATCTTCTACATCAATTCTATCTTCCATTAATGCAAATGATAATTCTTGATTAATCTTATCAAGAGTATCAGAGGTAAAATTCTCATTAATATAACGAAATAAATCAAACAATCCAGAAGATTCGAATAACCATTTATTCATTAAAAAGATTCCTACAGTTGTTATGAATCTATTCTTATTCTTTTTATTTCCTCTACCATATGAATTTGGAGGAACTTCGAGAATATCATAGGGGTTGCATCGAGCAACCCCATTGAATTCACCAAATAGGTTGTATATGTATGAAGCAGTAATATCACTAGACTGAAGAGACAATAACTCTGAGATCAACTCTTGATCTGTTATAGTTTTTGATACTCTATTAGCCATAATAATTTATCCTTTTAGAAGTAGATGTGATAAGTAATATCAATACCCTTTGTCAAGTCAATCAAGGGCTCATTAGGAATATTCAACTGAGTAAACGGTCTGATATCCTGATAATACTTAAATCCACCATTCTCATTATACCATGCAGTACAAAGAGAGATGGAGTTAATCTTAGCATCATTGATACCTGTAGTATCCTTGAAGTAATCTCTAAAGTCTTCCTTAGTAATTCTCAAAGACATCTCAACAAATAACTCAGCATCCTGGTTGTTATTTACATTGTACAGGTTAGCATCAATAACAGTACCATCAACGAATCTAGCCTTCATGGTAGGCTCAGTCTCAAATCCCTTGAAGTAATAAGATACTCTGGTTGGAGATGTCTTTCTTCCGAAATACTTTCCTCTTAATTCATCAGATAAATCATTCTGAGGAAGCTGATATCTAAAAGGAATAATATCGGCTGTAGGAGCGATTCTACCAGTATACTTTACTGGATACACTTGGGAGTTCTCCAAACCACATCCCTTGGTTCCGCAACAGAATAGAACCACCTTAGTTGGGTTCTGTGGGTTACTGTTATCAGAATTATCCAGCTGTAAATCAGTATTATATGTTGGAAGAGCTACAAGCTCATCAAGATTAAATACCTTTTGTGCAACCAACTGAGATCCAGCAATCAATACCTTATTCTTAGTCTTAAGAAGTACATTACCATCAAGATCCTTGAAGATAATTTCAGTATTCCAATCTTTAGCTCCAGAGTTTCCGGAAATAATATCTGCACGTTCTTTTGTCTTGTCTAAGTCAAATAGCGTAAGCTTTTTATTGTTCATTTAGTCCTCCATTTGTTTAATTTCCATTTATATGAATGTTCGAAACGCTACTATTTACTGGTATATCTAAAGTAGCACATATCATTCATATCACAATCATCCTTACTATTAAGAAGTATTGTAGATTTTCCAATAGCTTCATGTGGACGATAACGTTGTTCTCTTATCATTGTATCTACTTTAAGGATATCATCCTTAATTCCAATTCTTTCAGAAGGTTCCATAGTAACCAATACATCAGTTATTATTTCAACCAAAGAATCTTTCAAATAATCATCAAATTCTAAAGTATATGCTAATTTCAATAAATCAGATATATTTACTCTATCTTCTTTAATCATATCAATAAACATAATCTTTAGATGATCATCTCTAAACATCTTCTCAAAGTGATTATCATCTGCATAGAAATGAGCATAGTATTCTGCTTCATCTCTATAAATATGATTACTTATTTGAGAAGGAGATCCAGCACCATAATCATTATTACGATAATATGGCATGAATCCATATTCTTCTTTAGAGTAGAATTCTTTGAAAGTTTTCTCCAACCAAGTATCGAAAGATAACCATACTTTATCAAGCATTTCATAACTATCTTTTTTACCAATAACAACCTTCATATCAGCAATCCAATCTTCTATATGAACATACTGAGATTTATCAAATGTGTACCATAATAGAATTAATTCTACTAATTGTACATAGTTCTCAAATCTATCAGAGAATGTATATAGAATAGATGAATCGTGAGTGAATATCTTAAAAGACTTAAAGAAGTCTATTACTTGTTCAACATACTTCTTTATGAAGTCTAAAGATATAGATGGTAATCCAGCAAATACATCATCAAGTTTAACTATGTCTCTATCTACATAGTCTTTAAGATATTGAGTAACAGATTGAATTGTATTTACTATCAACTCTTGTCTTGATTGTATATTAGAGATATTTGTCATACTATTCAAAGTTTCAAATAGTAATGGATCTTTCTCTTGTAAGAATTGTTTATATGTACTAGCCATATTACCATTACCAAGTTTATAATACTCCATATTACAATCCATAATGAATAGAGATTTATAAATATACTTATAAGCATCATATATTCTCTTATCATTCTTAGGTGGATTGATAAGCATATTCTTCACATGGTTGTATACTTTAGTATTCTCAAAGTATAAATTCTCAAGTTGTTTAAAAGATAAGATCTCACCATTAGGTGGTATCTTATATCCATCCACACCAAGATCTTCTAATGTCATTCCATTATAATTCTCAGCAATATAGTTTGCTATAGCTTGTAGATCAGCTTCTGTATTGAATCCTAATATTTCTGCAATCTTCTTTCTTGAATCCATAATAGAATCTTCTGCACCATAGTATAGATAAGATAAAGAATATAAAAAAATAATAACGTCAACCAATTCGAACTTCTTACTTGTAGAAATATTCGGTAAGTTTACAAGTAATTTAGATTTGTCAATCTTATTATACAATAGCATATTTGTGAAATATACTAAAGTGAAGTTACGCTTGGTAAGGTCTATCAAAGCTTCTACAGAATAATACTTAGATCTCAATACAGTGAAATCCATATTTCTGATATTACTCTTGATATTATCATATTCTTTATCACCAGTCCAATATCTATCAGAATCAATTATAGAATCATAAGTAAGGATATTGTTTGTTGTTCTTATATAATCATCATAGTTTTCCATGATTGGAACTTTGATAAATTTAAGAGTATAATCCTTATTATTATCCTTATAATCATAATATTCTAATTCATTATCATTATTGATATTTCTATCCTTAAGAATATAATACTTAAAGATCTTAATACTATCTATACCAAAGATAGATACAATATCAACAATACATTTATCAGAAGATTTGAACTTGATTAACTTATTTAAGTTCTTTACCAATGCAATCTGATATACTAATGGAATATCTCTGAAATATTTAACACCATTCGACTCAAAGATATATCTACACGTTCTTGCATCGAAGATATCTCTCTTAATGATATAATCTGGCAATTCTATAATCAAATCAATGATTGTTTGTATTACTAAGAATACCATCATAAAATGATCATAATTCTCTGAATTAATTTTATATGCATCGGAGTATATAGTGTGCAACATATATCTTCTATTGGCTTCGAGCTTATCTTTATATCTTGCCTTTACTTCAACAGATTCACAATCAGGACAATAGATAAGACCAAACTTATCTGCTGATCTTGATGTATAATAATCTATAGCTCTATTTCCAATATGTCTAAGATATTCAACATCATAAAAAGTAAGATCAATAGACTTTAGTCTATCAGTATTACTAAGAATAGAATCAATAATATCTCTCTCATATAATACTTCTATTGTACCAATATCCAATTTATGAATCAATTTATAATCACTACCAGGAGTATCTCTGAAATATTTAGAAATCTTTACCATACTCAATGGCTTATTGATAGTATTACAATCAATATATAATCCTTCAAATACTGCTAGAGTATCGAATGGAGGTTCACCATTTAGCATTCTGTAGTAATTATTCTTTTCCACATAGGATTCAAGAAATTGTTTTGATGCAATAGAAACTATTGTCGGTCTAAGAGATTCCGGAATCAATTCATTATCAGCAGCATATCTCATTACATCATCTGTAGATAGATTTGGAACATTGTTTTCTAAGAACACTCTGTCATAATAGAAGTCACTAAACTTTCCAAATCCTTGTTTAATTGTAACATAAACATCTCCAGCATTTAATGACTCTACTGATTCTCCAGCATCTGCTCTATCTTGATCTTTTAATACTGTACCTGTAGCTAACTGTTTACTGTTGTATATAATTTCATCCAATAGTGGATTATCTGTATATACCTTTTCTATTTTCATATAATATCTCCATATATTATCCTAGCATTCTATGCTCATTAATCTTATTGATTAATTCTGTGTCACTACTGGTTAATCTTGATCTATTGATAAATAATACTTTGAATCTATAATCAGAGATATTATAACTCAATTCCTTTGACTTATAATTCAATGGATCATGTTTAATCTCAACTACACTCAAATAGTCCTTATTATCTGTACAACAGCTAAAGTTATTCCTAAACTTTAGATGATCCAGACTCATGTATGGGAAAGTAAAAAATATACTATTCTCTGGACTATATGTATCAATATCTCTGTTCAATCTTTTACTTAATTCTGAGATAGTTTCATTATCAACATCTCCCAATCCAAATAAGTTTCTTTTCAATAGTTTCATACCAATGTCTTTCTCCTTCAAAAAAAAATATTAAAAACCTTAAAATACCCCGTTGTCCTTTATTATGATAATGAACATACGTAGTATCATATCATTAATTACTTCATAGTTTGGTATTTAACTCAGAACACTCGTATAAGGATACACTCTCAGATTTACAGACGGGATGGGGTGCCTGGTGGCACCCCTGAATGACAGTAACGTCTTTCAGGGTGTATGACTAGTGTAAAACATAGTCAACACATGAATTATAATATAATAATAATTTCATTATTATAATAACTAACTGAAAAAAATATTAACTTTGAAAGGGCATTTTCCATGGCTAACGAGATAGAGTTATATAAAGAGTCTAAAATTGCAGATATGTCTGATTTTAATGTATATCTTGCAGAAGAATTTATAAAAGCTAATGATGAGAATCCTTCTATATACTTTCAAAACTCCGATGGACCATTATCTTTTTATTATACAAGAGAATCTCTTAATGATATAGATAAATATAAAGCTTTTATTTCCAATTGTATAAATAGATTTAGATCTTCTAGGACTTATAAAGGATATAAGTCTCATTTAATGATGATGGGATTAAATAGATCTCAGATATTAGGTAATATAGAAGATGGTATGGCTAAGATAGAAATGCATCATAACTTCTTAACCATATATGATATCACTATATTAATCTCTCAGCATATATTAAACACTGTTGGTAGATGTACGTCTTTTGATATAGTATCATTATTATCACAAGAACACAAGTTAAACAATATTCCTATAGTAATGCTAGATGAAACATCTCATCAGTTATATCATTCTACACCAGATATGTATATTCCTGTATCAATGACATTTGGTAAATGGTGGGAATTGTTATTAAAGTATAGATACGGAATAACTCTTGATATAGCTTACAAAGTAATAAGATACATAAATAGTTGTAATAACAATAATGAATTGACACAACTTGAATTCTATAATCTTCGTAGTTCTATATTATCTTGGGGGGAATATAATGAAACTTGCAATAATTGTCCTGTTGGTGTGTTTGACGATGGTCCTAATGAGTCTAGGAGTAATTTTACATTTTAATCTTAATAGATTCTTAGATCTTTTAGAGAAAAGAATTAATGATAAGAAAGAAGATGAATATAATGCATTACTTGCTACTGTTAATGTAGAGAAATCAAGAGAGTTGATGGATTCTCTTGTTAAAGTAAAACTAATAGAATGGCAGGTATATAATTCTAATCCAAAGACAGAAAACTATATGTCTCAGAATGAGATTGATGATGCTATTAAATATATCATTAAGAGATTATGTATGGAAATGACTCCAGCATTGAAACTGCAATTAGGATTTGGATATCCTATGGATACATTAGAATCTATGGTTGAATCTATAAAGAATAGAGCTATGTTGATTGTATTAGAGTATTCTATACAACAGAATACTGCTAGTAGTAATTCTAGAATGATGAAAGTATTTAGTGATGATTAAGACGATATTTAGGGAGATTAGCATAATCGCTAATCTCCCATAAATATTTATTACTTGTTTCCACCATTGTTGTTCTGGTTGTTATTGTTGTTGCCATTATTCTGGTTATTGTTGTTATTACCAGAATTCTTCTTTCCACCAGACTTCTTTTTACCACCATTGTTGTTATTGGTATTATTGTTCTGGTTATTGTTGTTATTCTGATTATTATTATTCTGGTTGTTATTATTCTGATCATTGTTCTGATTATCATCGTTGTTGTCATTATTATTATTTTTGACAACACTGTTATACTCATTAAATGTCTTCATAATACCTTTAAAGATTACATAATAATCATTATAGCATTTTAAAGAAAGTGTAAATAACTCATTAACGATATTACTATAAGCAAGAATACAATTCTTGATTCCTTCTAACAAAACTCGATAATACTTAGCATCATTTTTTGCTTTATTAGATGGTGCTGGATCACTAGCATCAACATCAGATTTTACACTAATTCCTTCATATAAATACGATTCATTATTAGAACTCTGATTATTGTTACTTGATGTATCATTTACAGTTTCTTCTGGTGCAATACGTTTAACCTTCTGAATCACTATTTCATTCGTTGTTGTTACTTTATCCAACTCTTGTATAGTCTTATCTATTCCATCCATCAACTTTTTATAGTTGTCTGTATACTCTGAAAAGTTTGTTTTAATTGCAGTTTCTACCAAATTATACATTTCATTGTATAATTCTTGTGTAACTTTTTCTTTCTTTGCACCAATCTTCTTAGCTGTGAAGAATCTGGTTAGCTTTCCCTTGATGGATTGATCTTTATTTCCATCGTCATCAATACCAAAATCTCTCTTAAGAAGATCATTAGCTATATCAGCAGAAGACTTATTATTCTTAATAGCATCTTCAAGAACACCATTGATTGATGTTTCATTAACAATAGCATTCTGCATATTTGCAACAGTATCAAGATATGGGTTTGTTTTATTCACAAATGCATCTATAAGATCTTTAGTCTTATAAAGTGTGATATTATTAACTTCAAGAATACTAACATCAAAGTTTGCTAATTTTTCTCTAAAAGCTTTCCATAACTTAAATCTATCCTCACCATTAGCCTTCTCAGCAGGTGTTCCATGTACAGCCTGATTTACAGCAGATTCTGGATCTTTTGTATCAGTCTTCTTTTTGAATAAATCGAGAATCTTTTGGAAAAATTCTTTGATAGCGTTAATAATTTTCTTAAGAATTCCTTCATCATCCGACTTCTTATTGGAATCGTTATTTCCAGAATTGTTGTTTTGGTTATTATCCCCATTCTGGTTATTCTGATTGTTATCTTCATTGTTGTTATTGTTCTGGTTGTTATCACCATTATTGTTATTATTGTTTCCGTTGTTATTGTTCTGATTGTTGTTATTATTTCCGTTATTGTTGTTATTTTGATTATTATTATCATCTTCTAACAAATAACTCTCGAAAATAGCACTAAACTTTTTATCAACATACTCAGCTTCAGCAAGCTTAATCAACTTTGTATAAGAATCATTCATTGATTCCATAAAGTTCTCAGAACAAATAGCATCGGAATCAAAACCATCAATAGAAACATGCTCTGTATAAGAAGACTTATCAACAAGATCCTTCTCACATTTTGTAATTACTGCAAGGCTAGATCCCTTTACACCATATACAAGATTGATTCGTCTGATCTTATATAATGCCATCTTTACATGAGCATTTAATATATCATTTAAACATGTTGTAATATTCTTAAAACTTGTAAGAATATCACTTATCATATATCTTACATGACTCTGAACCTCATTAGAGAATGTGCTATCTTTTGGATCAACACGTCTCATAATAACTTCAATATTTTGCATAGTATTAGTGAGTCTCTTACCACTATCCTTATACATAACATTTGCAATCTTATCAAGAGAATTTAATACAGTATTTACTTGAGCTTCTGTATTATTCATGTTATCTTTAGCTTTTCTGTAAAGATCAATTGTAAGCTTAGTCTTTACAGAATTGCAAGATCCAAACAATTCTGGATTTACAACTTTATCGGCAAAGGAAGACAAAGTATCATTAGATTTAAGTCTCTTAATATAACTTTCACCAAACAATTCTGTAGCAGACTTAACGGCATATCCAACAAAAGATTGCTTAACAATTTCAAGAGTTTTGCTAATTTCAACAATAGCATCAGAACCAGTAATTCCGAAAGATTTATTATGAGCATAAGGATTATCAACAGTCATTCCATACATCGTATAGATTTCTGTTAAAGCTTCTCCTATCATCTCACTATAGTTAAGAGAATCTGAGTATGTGCTCATTACCAATGGAGGACAGTTATTATTCAACAGATTTGAAGTATTTGTAATATCACAAATATCCATATAGATATTTTCTGTAGCTAACTTTTCAGCAAGTCTATCTTCAAATCTTACAACAGCTTCTGGTGTTTGCAAATCCATTTCCTTTTCTTCAGCTTTCTTCTTAGTGAAAGCATCCTTAATGAATCTAATAACACCCTTAACAGCGTTAACAATTGCATTGATAATTCCAGCAATGAAGTTTACTACAGCCTTGATAATCTTACAGATAATCTTACCAACATCCTGGATGAAATCTCCAATAACACTCTCATTTAATACGATAGCATCATTTACAGATTCCATGATCATATTATTACACTCTAAGATGTAATTATCTAAGTAGCTAGATTCAAGCATGTGATCATCATACTTATCATATCTTGCAGCATCTGTATTTACAATATCAAATACAGTCTTCTTCTTAGAATATACACTATTTAGATTAAGTCCCATTATATATCTCCTTTATGATTTCTTTAATTCATTAATTGTTTGATCAATAGCATCAAACAATGCTTTATTATCAGTAACAGATTCTCTTCTATCTCCACCAAATTTCTTATAAAGGTAGACATAATAAGCTCTATATATACTGAGTTTATCTTTATCACTTCCAGTATATTCAATGTATCTATCAATCTCTTTATTCAACATATCTAACTGCTCTAAGAGATCTTCTTTAAGCTTAGGATCAATTCCATCTTTAGCAATCTCTCTCTTAAGATATTGAATACCAACATTGATTCTTGCTAATCCATCTGGATGTTCATCTTTAACATTTAGAACAAATGCTAACCAATCATCAAACATTAAACCTGGGAATGCTAAGATTCTTGCAAGAGTTCCCTTTGGTTGTGCTTTATCTGTTGGTACATGATTCTCAGCAAAATCTTTACTCATTGCCAATAGAGCAGAATGCAACTCAGGACCATATCCATTCATTGCTGCAAATGTATCGGCAAACTTCTCATTTGTATAAGAAGAGATTCTTGCATTCTTAAGATTATCCAACATGGATTCTTTTACAGCCATCTTATTTCTAAGAAGCTTTGTAATAGAGAATGCAGAAGAGAATGGAGCTTTGATAATATTCTTAATATTATCCAAAGCAACTCTAGCACCAGAAACATACTTATCCACATTATCAATTAGACTCTTATTTGTAATAGGTTCTCCTGGGTTAACGATATCCCTTCTTATAGCATCACTAATATAGCTACAAGATAATTGTAGAGCATTGGTAGTACCATACCTGCCGGTTGGGTCTACAATTGTCTCAAAGAACATATGTCCAATCTCATGCAGTAATATAGCAAAGAGTTGTTCATTAGATAAGAAGTCTGCATCAAAGGTTCCTTTATTAAATGCAGAGTATGCAACAATCTCACCATACTTATCGAAACGTAAGAATGTTCCCATGCTTATAGACTTCTTAGCTCTCTCTATAGCACTATTAGAAAGATAAGTGAATATAGGAATAGCATAGGCATTTATTGAGAATGATGGAGATAATGATAATGCAAATGTTCTGAAACCAAAAGTATCTTCAATAATTCTATTGAACTTTACGACTTCTTTATGTGTATTAAAAGTATGAGAAGATTCAGACTTTATGTTTTTAGCAATCTCTCTAATAAGACAGAATTGTGTAAACGCTTTGTCAGTGTATTTCCTCCCAAAGTAAGCTTCATTAACAATTTCAGAATGATATGTAATATCACCATCTTTATCAAAGAATTCAATCAATGTTGTATCATCATCATTCTTTAGACGGTTATATTCTTCTCTAACAGAATCTATCTCATCTTTATCCATTACATGAGATTCTACTTCATCTTCATCATGAAAAACTTCGATATCATCAAAGTCATCATTGAATGGTTTGCTGAAGACATTATTCATGTAATTGATCTGAGCTTCAGATTCATTGGTTACTTTATCTATCATTTACCATCTTCTCCTTTATTAAAATTTTTCTTCATTGATATTAATGTAGATTTTACATTCTCAATATAAGTCACATACTTCATGATGAACTTTCTATAGTTGATAGTCATCTGAACAATCTCAGAAAAGTTGAGAACTGTAGATAACACAAGTTGTCCAGCATTGAGAACTCCCAATGCTCCTTTATATTCCTTATCAAGCGAATTACCAACCAATGGGAATATGATCATCTTGAATGTAGTCTTTATAATTCTTATAATAAAAACAGTATAGAATTTATATCTTGAAACATCTTTACTATTACTATCAATCTTTTTCAACTCATCTCTTAATTGATCCAACAATGAATCACACTTCTTAATCTTTAATTCAATCTCTTCTTCATTGTTGAATTTGTTTAATGTTATCTTTGATATAGCTTTATGGAACATCATATCTAATGAATTACCTAAACGAGAGAAGTTTGTAATCTCTTTAGCATCCAATGCTTCCATAAGCGTTAGATACACATAAGCTTCGTTTAAGTCTTCTTCATCAACCAATTTGATATTTCTCAAATTCTGAGTTGATTCTAAATGATGTAATACAACATCTCTAGATTCAATACTATTCTCTTCCATAAATCTATCAATAGATGATTCTAGCATAAAACAATTGTTATTAACCATAACATGCTTTATACTATCATCATAACCATCTATAGTTCTGATAATATCTCTTATACTCATCTATCCCTCTCCATTAACAAACATTATTCCCTCTATCATAGGAGGTCTTTCTTTTTGCTCTCTTTCTAAAACTGGCAATGAGTACATATTATTCTTTATCGTATCAATCCTCATACTCATTATATCTTTAATAGTATCAAAAGTTGGGATTGAATATGATGAAGGTTCTAAGTAAATATTAACTTGACTCATTATCTTATTTTGATTAGAAGCATCAAAAGAATTAGACATCTCTTCAATTTCTTCAAGAGTTAATTTCATATCCTCATCTATGTAAGAATAGTATCTATTTATAAACTCTTTATAGTTTCCATAGATACGATTTACGGGTATAAATAAATACCCATTATGAACTAATTCATGCTCAGTTGCAGTCAATGGATATAATCCAATAATTCCCATGTAATGACATAGCATAACTTCCTTAGCAACCATTTCTACAGATAGATCTTCATTCTTCATATATCTCTTATCATACACCACTCTAACTATATCTTCTAAAGTTAAAGGTGTATGATGTATCTCTATCTTAACAGAGCTTTTACCATTCTCATCAACAGTTGAAGAAATGTTTGGATTAAGTCCAGACCTATTCATACTTGCAGAGTTTTTTAAAGTCCTCATTAGTTCTCTATATTCTATAGAATTTCTTACAGATTTTTTTATATCAGATAAGTATTTTGAGAAGTCTTTTTGATTTGATAAATCATATTCTTCTTCATCATAATCTGGTATATTTCCGATATGGAATATCTCATTCTTCTCTTTTACTGAGTCTAGAGATATCAATGAATCCGGTCTTATCATAATACAAATCTCCTTGATTTCTATTATACAATTGTTAAAAAGTAATAATTCATATATATATATGATATAAGTGAATCATAGTGAGCAATTATGCTTGTATTAATATTCTAAGGAGGAATAAAAATGAACGAGAACAACAACAAGAACACTATTGAGGATCTTAAGAGCATTGCTAAGGGAACTGGTATGATGCTTAAGGACAAGTTTAAGACCGAGTTCAAGGAAGAACTCGAAGACTTAAACAAGAAGGAAGAAATTCCTGTTGAGAAGAAACAGAAGACTAGAACAATTCTGGCTTTTGTATGCTTCTTCTTAGGAATCTTGCTATTAGCATTCAACACTTCCATGAGTGGTAATGCGATAGCTTCTATCCTATTAACAGGATCAATTGGATTTATGGTCCTGTTCTGTAAGGAGCTCGAAGATAAAAGATACTTGTATGCAGTATTGGCTATCTTCGTTATCAACATTGTACTGGCTATGAATACATGGCACATGTATAGCCAAGTACAGCAGCTTGTTGATGGATACAACAATGCCATCAATAGCTGGAGTTCACTGTTCGGTAATTAAACACTTGGAGGGAAAGAGTCATGGGAAGAAAGTTAGGATCTGTTGTATTTACTGTTGCTTTGGTAATCTGTTTTGTAGGTTACCTTTCTATCGTACCGCAAGTAAGAATCTTATTTGCTGTACTTTCTCCAATCTGTTTTCTGGGTATGGTTAAAACATCCCAGAGAAAGTTGGAAGATGGTGACATGGTTTTAGCATCAATACTAATAATCCTTGCTATATGTATTGCAACAGGATTATGCTAAACCAAAAATAAAAGAAAATAGAATCAATCTATTTTCTTTTTTGAAATAAGAAAGCGATGGGAGTATGTTTTTGAATTTACTGAATCTTATTCTGATCAAGTTAAATCTTGTATCTATTGTAACTGATATCTCTTATAAGAATATTCTTAGAGATGTTGTACTGTATTTTAGTTCTGGTAGAGCTAGAAGAATTTCCAAGTGTTTTGATTATGATCAGTTTGTTATTAATACTAACTTACTGAATCATATCAAATTAAGAATGAGAAAGAACAGACATAAGTCTGTATTCTTTGTTCTTGATACTGTTGACCAATCTGTAGTATTTACCAATAATCTATTTCCATATATCTTTTCCAATAGATTTATTGTAATTAACTCAGATACTTTTGCTTATACTCAATTTCTCAGAATCATTACTAGAATAATTAATTCTGGTATTGGTTCTTTGGTAAGAGAATTAGAGAATAGACATATGTTTGATATTGCTCTGCATATGTATGATGATACTGTACAGATAAGATCTAATCTTTCTGTATTCAATATAAAACTATCTCAATTGGAATTTGGTATTGAAGATATTGATACTGATCATGATTTCTACATAATCAAGAATATCAACAATATCTATTTTGTAATTCCTGTAGATAGATTGTTTCATCTTAAAGAAGATACTGAAGATTACATCTTTATCACTAAAGATGAATATATTAATAATATCCTTCCAATCACTGAATACTTCAGTCCTTCTGACAATATCATTTCTTACAGAGATTATAGAGATAAGATCTCTGATTATCATATAGCATAAAAAATAAAAATAATCAATCAAAATTATTAGACTGGAATTCCAATATTCCAGTCTAATTTTTTCTTTTATTTTTTTTTCAAAAAACCCTAAATACCCCGTTGCCCATATTATGATAATGAAATGCACTATCACAATGACATACATACGTCGTTGGATACTGGATATCATTTGATGCAGTATCTATAGTAGGAATCTAACTTACATAGATATCTATACGGTAGATATAGACGGTATAGGATCTTGATGTCGGTATAGATGGTATAGACTCTAAGGACGGTATCGGTTGTGTGCCTGCGGCACACTTAACGTACCTTAGTTGGTAGTAAGTGTGTTAGATTTCGTAAGAAATCCACATTATAATTATAATATAATAATAATTTCATTATTATAATATCTAATTGAAAAAAATATTAACTTTTAAGCACGGAACATGAGCCTAGTAGGAACATTAGTCCTACTAGGCATCATATTTTTACTATAATTTTGTCACATCGTATGGTATTCCTGCTAGTTCTTTTACAGATCTATCCAATTCTACTAAAACTTTATTTATTCCAGCAACAATTGGAATAGAACAAGTCATACGAGCATTGACACCACCCATAGAAACGAATGTATCAATGTGTTCTGTTTGTCTAAAATCACTTGTAGGTTCTTCTCCATGTGGAATGATGTATTTAACTACACCCTTATTTGCAGAATAGAATGTAATCTTATCACCAATAGACATGTTGTCGATATACTTAATGTAGAAGATAATCTTTACACCATCTTTTACATTCTTAGTCTTACCGGTATTACTAGCTTTACCAGCAACCTGTAAACCAGATATATCAACACCATACTCATTGTAGATACTTCTAGTCTTTTTCAACTCAGCTTCATACTTTGATACAAAAGATCTTAAAGACTCAGACAATTCATCTAACTCTACAGTTCTATATACTTTAATATCACATAAAACTCCAGAGTGTTTAGCAACAATTTTGTTGTTACCTAATTCAGAAATAGAATCTTTATCAATAGATAAATTCTTCATCAATCTGTTTACAGCTTCATCATCAAAGTCTTCTTGGAATGACATCAAAGTTTCACCTTCAATTACTTCATCACCAATCTTTTTATATACAAATATATTTGAACCTTTGTCTAATACAACTTCCTTATCTACAATTACAGCTGTACCTAACTTCTCTCCAAATTCTTCAGTTATAGCAGCAGAGTCCTCAAATCCTTCATCAGTATTGAGTAATGCTATCTTTGCTAAAGTACCAGAGTTTAATGCTAGATTCTTAGATTCTCCTAAAGAACTGGAGAAAGATAATTTATCATAAGCAACAACCTCATTTGGTTTTACTTTAGAACCAACCTTTAAATCTGTACTAAGTTTCAATGGTACATTGTAACCACCATCAGAGTTCTTTTGTACAGTTTCCTCTAAACTGATATAATCAGATTCACCATTTTCATAACTAATGATCATATAATCACCACGATTAAACGGTTTACCCAATTGAACCAATTCTGTTACTTTTCCTTTATCTTTAGCTTTAAATGCGAATATGTCAGAAGCCATATATGGAAAAGCTTCATCTGTTCCATTTGTGATTAACAATGGATCATTATTTTCACATCTTACAGCATGCTTAGAAGTTTGCACATAAGCCATCAATGTTCTCGGTGGATCATCATGAGTACATCCTAAAGGAATAGAACCTTCTGTAGCTGTTAAAGTATCTGGAGCAGATAATTTACTTGTGTTATTATTAATAGATTTTACAAATCCTCTATTACCTTCGATATTAGCATTCATTGTAGCTTGTCGTGTAATACCTACAGTTCCAGAGAAACCAGTATCCATTCCTAATAAATTCAACATAGAATCATCATAAATACGTTTATCAACAGAGTAAGCTCTATCTGTATTCATACCAACTAATCCCTTATTGGTAACAGAGTTACAACTTTCCACATCGTTGATTACGTTATTTATAGATAATTCAGCAACACCTTGATCTGCTAAAAGCATATCTATAATTGCAGATTGCTTAATATCAATCTTAGCATTTTTTCTGTTGTGTCGCGTACTATTTGCATATGTCTGATATCCTGTAGAGAGAGCCTTATAAAAATAGCCTGCAATTAATTCCTTACGTCTCCAACGCCGAGCTGACTGGTCTGTATGATTGACAAATTTATTGTCTGCTAATAGATTACTTGCATAGATCAATACAGATACATAATCTGTCGGCAATTTATAGAATTCAAGAATCTCTTTAGTTATCGGATCAAGCATACAGTCATAAGAGTTCTCTAAACCATCTGCTTTTAATACGCCACCGAATTCATCTATAAAATCAAGATACATTGATTTATCATTTATATCTTTAATAGAGTATTCTTCGGTAGAACAATCTTTCAATCCATTCATCAATAGAGAAGATGAATAAGTATTATCGTATACAAGATATCCATCATTGAATTTGATAAAGTCTTTATCAAGGCTATACTTAATTCCAGTCTTATTTAAAGATTGAGCAAATTCATAATTAATACCAGCTTTCTTTAGAGTGGTTAATAAACCTTCTAAATATGCACATATTAAAACGATAGGCATCTTGATATTTAAAATAGAAGCTTGAGAGTAACTATACTTAATACCAGAAACAACAATAGAATCACAAATCTCTTCAAATTCTGTTCCTAAGTATTCTGTAAGCACTTTGATAAGATGATAACTAAAGATTCCATCATTATCATAATTCCAGTATAATACTTTCTTTTCAGAACCATCCTTTATATATCCAAAAGGTAATCCCTTAGAATCATCACACTGAACTTCTGCTCTTAATTCATCTTGGTTGAATAAGATAAATACTTTCTTCTTTATAGAAACCTTATTAAACTTATTACCAATATCTACATAGTCCAAAGGTAGTTCATATCTCTTAGAGATTGTACTATTGTCACCATAAATGATTTCAATAGATTTATCCATAGTAGAGTATTTCTCTAATCCTTTGATTACTTTATTTGCAGCTGGCATACTCTTTCCGATAAAGTTTCCATACTTTCTTACAAAGATTTTATTATATCCACCAATACCAATAATCTGACACTCTTCATTGTTTGTTTTAATAAGCGGAATCAATGTAGATTGAATCATTAATGTCTTCTTATTACCTCTCAATAGAAGCATCTTATCATTTATAAACTTTGGTATATCAATAGTGATTGTAAATCTAGAATTCTTGTAATCTTTACATTTAATATACCAAGTAAAAACAGCATCTTCAGAAGTAGAGGTATCTTTAACATCAATATTTTCTACATATACTGGATGAGACCAATGTTGCATTGAATCAAGCATCTTTAATATATCTGAATCTGGATCATACTTCTTATCAAAGTTCATGAAAGTCATATGATTCCAATCATCACTAATAGAAGCAATATTCAATTTAGTCTCTTCAAGTTTAGTATCAATATTATCAACCTTTAAGAGTTCTTCTACAGACTTATTTGCTACTTTAGATTTATGGAAATCTTCTACCATTTTTGTATATTTAGATGGTTGAGCTTTCTCCTTATCTACATTATCTTCAGACTTGGATTCAATTTCCTCAATCATTTCTTTAAACTCATCAGTGTTAAGATTAGCAAGAGCCATACTTAAATCACCAGAGTTCTTTGAAGCTGATGCAACCTTAGAAACAATTTCTGACTTCAGTTTATCAACCTTAACAACATTCTCTTTTTCAGAACTATCAGGCTTTACAATCTGTACAGGTTTATCAACTTCTGGAGTTGGAGTAGTCTCTGGTTTAGTTAATATTTCCTTCTCTACAGGTTTTTCAGCAGGAGGATCAATTTTATCTATACTAGATACATCATCAATCTCAACGTTCTTAGCAACTTCAATCTTATTAATTATATCCATAGCAATACCCTTTGCAGAGTCTTGTTTATTATCATCAATAGGATCTTCTTCAGGAATATTAGTAACAGCAGATTTAACAATTCTATTTATAAGAATACTAAACTTAGTTTTCAAATTGTTTAATTCTGTTGCAGAAGCTTTCTCCAAAGTAGAAACGTTCAGTTTAAAGTAGTTCTTATCACCAAGGAATACAAGATCAGCATCACCAAATAAAGATTTCAGTGTTGTGATATCTTTAATTCTAATAAGATCATATATATAGGATATCGGGTTGATATCCTCTTTATAAATCCACATTCTTGTAGATTCATTATGTCTCCAATCCAATACAGGAATAAAGATAGTCTTCTTAGTATACTCAGTGAATCTAGAATCCTTAACCAATCTCTTTAAGAACTCAGCATAAGCTTTATAAGGTCTTACAGAATTTAATCTCCTTTCAGTATTAGTGGAGATCTGTAAAGAGATATTCTTAAAGAAAGATTCATTATAATAAGATAAGTCGAAGAATAAGTTTCTTCCAGCATATCTATCAATATCTAAGAATGTATACTTAATAAAAGGAAGATTTACTCTTATATTTCTATAAGCATTCAATACTTCTCTATTATTCTTAAATCTTGATTTAAACAAAGCTTTTCTAAAGATATTATCATAATTATCAGCTTCGAATAAATAGTATACACCATTACTATCAAGGCAAGAATCTAATTGTTCAAGATCAATAATCTTAAAAGATTCTGTAGTGGGAGTTGGAGCTGTATCAACAATATTACCACTCTTCAATTTCTCAAGAGAAGTCATATGTTGACTATCAGTACCAACGTTACCTCTAGTTACATCCTTGATAATCTTATTGAGTTTATATACACTCTGTCTTCTAATACGTCTCTTAAGATTTGTTTTCAATTTCTTCAAATCTTCTAAAGAGTCTGTAGTCTTAGAAGTTTCATCAGCTGTACTATTCTCAATGGAATCAACAGTATCATTATCTTCTTTGATAATATTGATACCGTTGATCATTTTGATATGATCTTTTGCAACATTACTCTTCTTTAACTGACCGGTAGTAAATGCATTAGTATTATCATAATACTTATATTGAGAAGAGTATACGAATGCAACAAATGCTCCATAGTTATTAGCAGCTATCTGTCCTTTGATTGGTAAGATTCCTTCATTCTTATACACTTCACTTAAGACATATACTGTTGGGAATTTAAACTTAAAAGCATTCTTATCTAAATAAGAATAAGCTCCGGATACAGCTAAAGAAATAGGATATCCAATATTGATATCAATCTTTGGGTTAAACTTGGTTATGTAGAACATGTGCACCATTGAATACACATACTCTTGGTAAGATAGAATATAATTTTTGCTGTTATATTTACCCTTTCTAACAAGATTAAGAGTGTTGGTATTTATATCAATAGAACTATCATCACCACATACGATAGTCATTCCATCAAAATCTTTACTATAGATTTTGGCTACCATATTTAGATACTTCTCACTAACCAACTGTTGTACAACTCTTACATCTGTTGGATAACCTTCAAATGAAAGCTTATCAACTCCCATGTATTTTCCATTATTGAAATCTTCTGTAAAGTAATCATACTCTTCATAATCAGCTTCTGGGATAATACAAGTCTTTTCGTTAGTTGAGTTGATATACATATAGATATTTTTCTCTAAATAATAAGATTCGAAATATCTATTATTCTTAATATACGGCATAGTCATCATATTTGCAGATGACTTGTAGTTTGGAGTAAGTAGCATTATCAAAGAATTCTTCTTCTTATTTTTTGGATTTATAGGAAGATAGAAATCCTTCTTATATATCATGAGGTCTTTTAGATCATCCAATGATACCATTTTTAAATCTCCTTTATTTTTATTTATATAACTGTTTCGAAGATTGATTTATTGCATGGAATTCCGTGGTTGTAAAAATATACACCTATAGAAACATATGTTTAAATAGCTATATCCGGAGGAAATCTATGGATAAAAAAACACTATTTGAAATTTTGACTACTAGAACAGTAGAAGAAATTAATGACGTAATCAATAACGTCGGAAAAACAAAAATGGTAAATGGTATCACATTTATTGAAAAGAAGGAGACGAATCATGAGTGCAGTAGAGAAATTATTGAAAGAGATCAACAGCAATCTTAACAGAGTATCAGCATCTGCAAAGGATGAAGTTGAAGTAATGAAAGCAATGATGAATGATATGGAGTACAAGGTTACCACATATCCTTCTAAGGAACAGTATTGCCCATCTGAGGATATTAGAAAGATGTGTGTAAATGTAATCTCTTCCACAGCTAATATCACTAAGAAGGAGGCTACAGACCTGGTTAACAACTATGAGTTTACTAAGTCTGATGCTACTTCTATGGTTAACTTCTCTAAGGAGTATGTAACTACTTATATGAAGACTGGAAGAAAGTTACCACTTGGTGGCAGAGAAGATTCCAACGTATCTCTTCAGAGAAAAGAAATTAAGGCTAGAGAGATTAACGTTCCGAATGCTTCTGGAAGTAAGGATAAGAAGGTTGCTAATCCAGCTTATGTTGGAATTAAAGCTTCTAATAAATTACCATCTTGGAAAAAGTAGAAACGGTGCTGGAATAGGTTTAATTACCTATTCCAGTATTTTCCGCATATTGAAAACATTGTTATAATACACTAATGAAAGGTATTTATATATGTTTAAATATGCAAGTAATGTTGCAAAATCAGTAGGATTCATATCCGTAAATGTTATAAAAGGATTGAATCCAACATTATCAAACTATGTTTCTGATTCCGTTAGTGATGTAAAGGATATCTATGATGATCTTAAAGGAAAAGGTGGTGGAATTAAAGAATTCTTTTCTGATAAGACATCTTTAATCAAAGACGGCTTAGGAAACGCTTTTGAAGATTTGAAATCAGGAAACTTTTATAATCCAGACAGACAGAATGGAAACCTGTCTGCCGCTTTTTCTTTTGACGATAATGAGTTTAATGATTTCTTTTCTATTGATGATGACGATGATTCTTCGTCTGGTAAAGAGTCTAAGTCTGATGACGATAATTCTGTAGCTATGGCTGCTGTTGCTGGTACTATTGCAAATACTAGCAAGGTTAGCACAAACAGACTTACTAAGACTAATAGACAAAATACTCAAGCAATGATGCTTCATAACGCAAAGATGTTTAATACATTAACAAAGTCCGTTATGACTGTAAATAATACTATGATGAGTATGTATAATGATATAAGCAAACCTCTTAATGCTCATATGCAGAATACATACAATTTCCAGTTAGCATCTATTGATGAGATGAAGAAACAAACCGATTATCTTAAGACTATTACAGATTTATTGAAGAATAGATTTGAAGGTGATGGTGGTGGAAAAGGATTTGGTAAGAAAGATAATCGAAGCACTTGGCAGAAGGTTATGGGTGGTGGTCTTCCAAACATTAAAGAATTATTTAACGTTGGTAAGAGTGCTGTCAATGATATGGGAATAGGAATGTTGTCCATGTTAATGGATAAAGATCTTATGAGCAATGATATGCTTAGATCTACAGACTTATTCAACTCTCCAATTGCTACATTGATTTCTATGTTTGCTGGATCTAAATTAAAGAACTCTGGATTTGGTAAGAGTCTTGATAGATTTGTTACAAGACTTCCAAAGATGGCGTCTGCTGGAATTGCTAGAGCAAACTCTTGGGCTAAGAATTCTCCTGGAGGATTCTTATCTGATATCGTAGGATTCATTACAGGAAAGATGTTACCTGGAGTAAGTAACGAAAAACTTGATGTATCCAGATATCATAAGGGAAGATCTGAATGGACTGGTATGAATGATAAAGCTCTTAGAGAAGTTATTCCTACCCAATTAGCAAAGATCTTAGCAGCTCTTACTGGAGAAGAGGCTAAAATCTTTAACTATCAGACTGGTAGATGGGAGAAAGTTTCATACACTATTGGTAAGCATAGAAAAGATTTTGATGCTTCTGTTACCAATAATATTTCTGCTGGTAGACAAGAATTGGATGATTACATTAAGAAGACCTATGGTACAGTATCTTCTACTGCAAAAGCTAGAGAATCCTTAATGAATGATTATACAAACCTTATGAGAATCGTTGCAGTTACACCAGGTATTGATTTAGGAAATCCAAGTGAACTTAAAGCTACTCTTAAGCGTTTGGGTGTATTGGGTAGAAGTGTTAAAGGTAGACCTGAGCCAAAGATTCATGAAGAAAACTTCCAGATTATTGTTAAAGCTATCCAGAGTTCTACATTTACCACTATGGGTATCGGTGTAAGAGATGCTAGAAATCAGTTCATTGCTAATATGAATGATAGTGGTGATTTTGGAACTTATGGTCAAATCATTAATGGTTCTGGACTTACTTCAAACAATAAGAAGTATGCTAGAAACCTTGTTGATTTTACAGACAATAAGGGAAATAATTTATTCTTCTATTTACAGAACTTCTATTCCGATCTTAAGAGAATTGCTCACAATATTGAGATTGGTGGTGGTGGAAAAGGTAGAGGTGCTAGATTCAATAGAGCTAAGTCTGGAAATGCTTTAGGATTCGATGTTCCTGATAACTCTAGAATTCGTAAGCTTGCTAATGCTACAGCAAATCCATATGATAATACAGACGGAAGAATGGCTTATTATGGATTTGAAAATGCTGAAAACCTTAAAGCTACTGATCTTGAAAAAGAGAAGAAGGAAAAAGAAGAGAAAGAAAAGAAAGCTAAAGAAGAAGAAAAAGGTCTTAAAGGATTTTTTAAGAAAATATTCGGTGGTGTATTTGGTTCTGATAGTGAAAACTTTAACTTTTTTGACAATCTTGGTAATACACTTGAGAAACTCTTATATGGTGACGAAGGTTTAGATTCTGATGGTAACAAAGTTGGTCTTGCTGGCATTCTCACTAATATGAACAAGAGCCTTGAAAAAGTATTAGAGAATGTACAGAATGTTGCCAAAGAGTTTGTATTCAATAAGTCTAAGAAGGTTCTCGAATCTTTAAGAAATAAGGTTGATAAGTTTAAAGAAGAGAATCCAGATTTCATAAATAGATTTAAGAGTTCTTTCTTTGATAATGGAATTCCTGGAGCATACAAGAGAACTTTCAATAACTATGCTGAACAGAGTATCGGTGCTATAAGAAGTGGTCTTAGAAATTTTGCTGCTAAAGTAAAAACTCCGAGTGGTGAAATTACTAGTGGTGGTAGCTATCGTGGTGGAGAAGTACAGAAGACTGGATTAGTTGCAGTATCAGAGGGTGAGGTTATTATCCCTTCTAATAAAAATCCAAACTTTAAGAAACCTGCTACACAATCTTCTCAAAAGTCTAAAGAGAATAGTGTAATTAAGAACTTCATGTCTGAAATTAAGGGACGTATGTGGGGTGCTTATGCTGAAGGTACTGATGAGAATGGTGTACAGAATCCTAGATCTGTTACAGGTAAAGTGATTAAAGAAGGTGTAAAGGTAGCTAAAAAAGCTGCACCCCATCTTAAGAAAGAAGCTTACAACCTTGGTCAAGATGCTAAAGATTTAGCTCACGAAGCTGTAGGATTATTTAAAGATATCCTTGGTGGTGCTAGAGATAGAGCTGAAGCTTATTTAGATTCACAATTTGGAGAATCTGAGATATATCAATCTGGAAAAAATCTTATAGGAATGGGTTCTAAGAAAGTTAAAAAGCTTTCTAAGACTCCTCTTGTAAAAGAACTTAAGAAATTCTTACCAGAGACTGTTGCTGGTGGTGTAACCGGTGCTCTAATCGGCGGTGCTGCTACAGGATCTGGTTTAGGATTAATGGGTGGACTTGCTCTTGGAGCTGGTATCAACCTTGTAAGAAATTCTAAGAAAATCTCTACCATGTTATTTGGTAAAGAGAATAAGACAACTGGAAAGATGTCTGGTGGCATAATTAATGGACAAATTTCCACATTCATAAAGAAGCAACTTCCAAAGAGTGTTGGTAAAGGTATACTTGGTTCTATCATTGGAGCTACAGCTCTTCCAGGTCTTGGATTATTTGGTGGATTTGCTCTTGGTGCTGGATTAGATTTATTATCAACAACAGAAGGTTTTAAGGGATTATTCTTAGGACATGTTGGTGCTGATGGTAAACGTCGTGGTGGATTGCAAGAGATGTTTAGAATTAGAGTAATTGATCCATTGACTGGTTTTGTAAAAGATCAGTTTGGTAAGATGGGAGATTACTTTAAGAAGAACTTTATTAATCCATTATTCAGACTATTCTTACCAGTAAAAGATGCAGCAATTGGAATTTTTAATGATGTATCTAAGTTTGTTGGTGGAATGGTTAGAAAGCATGTATTCGAACCATTTGTACAGAAGCTTGATTTCTTATTCAAACCATTTACGTCTGTATTTGGTAAGATCGGTAAAAAGCTTTTAGGTGGTTTTGGAAAACTGCTAAAGTTCCCTGGAAAAGTTGTTGGTGGTATTGGTGATTCTATTGCAAGATATAATATTAGACATGGATATTCTACAGCTAATGCTAAAGAACGTGTAAGATTATCTAAGACTGGTATTGTAAATAGAATTAATAAGCTTACAGGCAAAGAGTATAATACGTCAATGTATGATAACTTTGCTGCAAGTGATGAAGTAAGTTCTGAAGATTTGAGAGGATTCTTAGATCTAGCACAAAGTCCTGAAGATTATGATGAAGCTATTGTAAAGAATAATCAGAAATTCTCTAATATGGTTTCTGGTTCTATGATACACGGTGGTCTTAATAATAAGAAGGAACTAAAGGATATTGCTAAGTATCTTGATAAAGCTAAAGGTGATATCGACGTTGTTAAGGAAATTATGCCTAGAGTAAACAAGCTTGTTAAAGAAGGTGTTATTTCCAAAGCAAACGGTGAAGCTATCATTGAGAAAGCTAGAGAGCTTAAAGAGAACAACTTAAAAGTCGCTAAAGAAAAGCAAGATAATATTCAAAAGAGAGCTGATTATGTAAATAAGTATAAGCATCTCGGAATTACTGAAGATATCTTTGCTGATAAGAACAACATATCTAATTTCAGTAGAATTATTAATGCTGATATTAAGTATAAGGAGAAAGAAGAAGAGAAGAAAAAACAACAAGAAGAAGAAAAGAAGGAAACTATTGAGGCTGCTAAGAAGCTTGATCCACTTGGTGGAGAGGTTGCTGATAATACTAAGAATATCTTTGAAAAATTAAAAGATATCTTTAGCTGGTTAACAAAGAAATTTGGACCAGAAGATTCTCCATCAAATAATAAATTACCAGGAATTGATAATAATGGTAATGATGCTAGTGGTGATGCTGAAACAAATGGTGATGGTACAGTAGTTAAATATACTGAGAATGGTCCTGTTACATATGTAAAGGATGATCAAGGTAATATTGAACCCGATACTAAAGATGCCAATACAAATAAAGCTTTAGAAGCAAATGAGAAAGATAGAAATCTTAGAAATGGTTTCTTTGCAGCAATGACATCTAAAGACTTCCTTGCTGGATTCAAATCTTTATTCTCTCCAGATGAAGATAAAGATCCTAATAGAAAACCTAATTTCTTTGAGAAAATCTTTGGTAATATTAAAGATACTTTATTTGGAATTGGTTCTTCTATAATGACTTTAGTAACAGCTGTTCCAACTATATTAGCTGGAATGGGTGCTATAAACTTCATTAGTTCTTTACTTGATCCAAAAGGTGGAAACATTTTACAGAGAATCGGTAATGGGTTCAAAAACTCTGTAAAAACAGCTGATGGGTTAGAGAGAGCTTTCCTTGGACACAAGGATAGAAAATATTCTGATAAAGAATACAAAGAACAATACTTGGGCACAAGATTTGCTAAAGGTTTATTAACACAAGGAGTTATCGGTGGAAGAACTTTAAGCAGTAAGCATAAGATTATAAACTTTGGTCTTAGAGCCGGAAATAAGATCTTCAATGCTGGTGCTAAATTTGTTGGTAATAAGGCTGGAGATGCTATTAGAAATGGTGCTGAAAAGTTTATAGAATCTGAAGCTGGAAGCAAACTGGTTACAAAAGCTATGCCACATATTGAGAAAGCTGTAACTGGTACAGTTAAAGCACTCGGTAAAGCTGACAAGCTAACAACTGCCATTACAACAAAAACAACATCCGTAGCTACAAGAGTTATGGAAAAAACACCTATGGGTAAAATAATCAAAGGTATTAAATTCTGTATCGAAAAAGCTTCGAAGATTTTCGGTAAAGAAGTTAGTGAAGAGGTTATTGAACAAGGTGCTGAAAGTATTGCTGCTGGAGTTGCTACTAAAGCTGGAGCAAATGCTGTTGCAAAGGCTACTATAGTTTTAGCAATTGTACAAATTGGTTTAGCTGTAGAAAATGGTTTTGAAGATGCTCAAGCTAACATAGGAATGTTGACAAAACCAACTCTTGGTGAACGATTTGTATCTGGTCTTGCTGCTGGTATATCTGAATTCTTATTCGGAATATTGCCTGTACCAGTTTTATGTGATATCATTATTGGTATTGGTGGTATATTCGGATTAGATGTTTCTGGTATTAGAGCAAAGCAGGCTGCTGCTAAAGCTGAACTTGCAGAGTGGAATAAGACTCACAAAGATCAACACTATAACACTGTAAGAGAATATCTTAAGAGTCAGTACAATCTTTATACTACTCAAGATAAGGTTTGGAGAACTGTAAAGGGTGTAGTTAAACCTGTAGGAAAGGTATTAGGAGTTGCAGCAAAGGGTGTTGGTTTAGCAGCAAAAGGTGCTGGAAAAGTTATTGGTGCAACAGTTAATACTGGTTTTAAATCAGTAAAGTTTGCATTAGCTGATCCGATGACTAAACTTAAAATGGTCAAAGAGACAATGGCTGAAGCTAAGGCTAAGCAAGAAGAGTTTAACAAATACAAAGGAATGCTTTTCGATAAAGTAAAAGGTGATATTAAAGGTAGTATCCAAAAGGGTGCAGCCGCTATTATGAATAATCCTATAATAAAGAAATATCACGAACTTTACACTGGAATGTTTTCCATGTTCTCTACAGGAATGAAAGGATATGGTAAATTCTTATTAGCTGGACCTAAAGAAAAAGCTCAAATGCTTCAAGATCAGGTTAAGAAGATTAAGGAAAGTGTTGGTAAGATTGGTGAAAAGATTACAGATCCAATCAAGGGTATTTTCGATAAGATAAAGAAGTTTATCGGAACTCCAAAAGAAGTTGATATTCCAAAGATTATGAAAGATATGTTTGATCCAAATACTAATAAGAAAGATCCAATGCCAAAAGCTAAAGATCTCAATATGGTAACCGGTAAGAATGTATCTTTATTCGGAAGAATAAACAATATTGCAAAATCTATGTTGACAGCAATGTTCTACCCTGTTGCATCTGTTGTAAGAGGTGTTAGAGAATTTGTTAACAACTCTACAAAATGGATTGGAGATATTGGAAACTTCTTAAACTTTGGCAAGAATACTAGCCAAGGAGTTCCAGATAATGTACAACAACCTGTAACAACTACAACTGATAGTGGAACAGATACATCTGCTACCGGTAGTGGTTCTCATGTATCACAATTAGATCCAAGATTTAGAAAAATGAAGTTTGGTAAATCTGATATTGGAAGTAATGGTTGTGGACCTGCTGTTGCAGCAAGTGTATTAAGATCTTATGGTAGAAATGCTAACCTGAAAGATACAGCAGATTATGCTATGTCTAATGGTTATGTAGCAGGAAGTTCTGGAGTTGGAACAAGAGCTAGTTACTTTAGCGATATTCTTGGTTCTAATGGTATAAGCACATCCTATACAAATTCTTCCAATAAGATTAAAAACGCTGTAAGATCTGGTAGTCCTACAATACTTCTCGGTCAAGATTCTAGAAACAGTTCTAAGGCTAATAGTCCATTTGGACCAAATCCTCATTACGTCGTTGCTAGAGGAACAGATTCTAGAGGTAATGTATATATTGACGATCCAGAACTGAACGGAACCGCATTGTATAATAAGAGTATTCTTAACAATGCTAAACTTGGAGTTATGACTGGTGGAGCTTCTGAAATTGCTGATCCATCAGACTACATTGGTAAATATGTAAGGCAATTCGAGTCTGGTTCTAAGGGATCTAGAATGATTTCTAAGGGTACTGGAGACTACGGTGGAGTATCTTTTGGAACATATCAGTTCCCATCATATAAGAAGGCTGTTACAACAAGTGGAAAACTTGCAGAGTTCTGGAATAAGTTCTATGCAAGTAAGTTCCCAGGAGTACAACCTGGAGATAACCAAGCATTTAAGGATGTATGGCTTAAGGCAGTTGATTCAGATCCTAATCAATTCTTTAAGAATGAGCATGATACTGAAGCATCTGAGTATACAGCAGCTTTAAATCGTGTTAAATCTAGAAAACCGACATTCGATCCGGACAGATTCAGTAGAGGTGTTCAGGAAGCACTTTGGTCTTCTGCTGTACAATATGGACCTGGTGGTTTGATTGATAAAGTATTTATTCAGGAAGGTCTTGATAATAATACCGATAAGAATAAAGCATTGGAAATGATTTACAATGCTAAGATTAACGGTGTTGATAATCACTTTAAGTCTAGCTCCACTGGTGTAAAGAATGGTATTAGAAGTAGATTTAAGCAAGAGTTTGAGATATTAAAAGGTATAAACAATAATGCTCTAGTTCCATCTGTTACTAATGGTGGAGATGGATCTACTGGAACTGTAAGTACAACTGGTGGCATGGCTCAATCTGGAGGAATGCAGCAGTCTACACCATCAAGTAATCCATTCTCTTTCAGCTTAGATACACTTAAAGAAGCTATAGGAATAGGTATCACCAAATCTTTAGCAGCAGATTCTTCTATTGGAACAACTACAACTAATGCTGATGGTACAACTACAACTGCACCTAAGAGTGGTGGTGTATTTGGTGGATTAAAGAATCTATTTGGTAAAATCATGGGTGGTAAGAGAGGCTTTACAAACACTGATGGTAATAGAGCAAACAATGCTACTCCAGGATTCAGTAATGGTGATCCATCTTCTACTGGAGAAAGTGGTTCTGGTGATGTAATCAACAACTTCCCATACTACAACCAGGGTGATCCTAGATGGGGACCAAAGGCTTATGGACCTGGAACATTTGCATCATCTGCATGTGGACCAACATCTATGGCGATGGTTCTTAAATCTTACGGTCACAATGTAACTCCTGAAGATACTGTTAACTATTCTCTTGCCAATGGATTTAGAACTAAATCTAGTGGAACATCTTGGGGATTCTTTAATAGTATTGGAAAAAATTATGGATTGAACGTAGCAGAGTTTGATCCAAATATACCGAGAGTAAAAGAATATCTTGATAATAATATTCCGGTAATTGCTTCTATGACACCTGGTACATTTACTAAGGGTGGACACTTTATTGTATTTAGTAGCCACAACAAAGCAGATGATACTGTAACAGTAAACGATCCATCACATAGAGATTTATCTGTAAAGAATTGGAATGCAGACTTTGCACTACGTCAGGCAAAACAGTTCTGGGCAGTATCTAGACCTGATGGAACTGGTTCTATTAAACCAAAAGATCCATCTCTTATTAAACCAATCGCTACAACTGGTGCAACCGGTGCTGGATCTGGAGTTACCCCTATTTACGATTTCACAAAGAAATATGGAAATACAAATTACAGTAGGCATGTTGGAAGAGGTTCTGAGTTACAAACTGGTATTGCAACATTAGCTGCAACTAATGCTAATATTGATAACCCAGCACTTGGGCGTATTATTGAATTGCTTACATCAATTGCAACTAATACATCTAACAACGCAATGCTTCCTGCAATTGTATCTATCCTTAAATCTTGCCTCGGAGTTATTAGTAATATGAACATGAATAATACTACTGATGAAGAAGCAATGAATGATATGAATAGTGAATTGTACTCTATGATGAACAAATTAGACTCTTTGTCTAAAGCAATCTAAGTAACAAAATTTAGTAACGTATAGCATAATCGCTATACGTTACTAAAAAACTTTAAATTAATAAGATTTAAAGGAGAATATAAATGGCTGAAACACAAAATAATTCTGGTCAAATAGTAAATGCTGATGCTAATACTACAGGAGCAGAAGCTGAAGAGAAAAAAGTCGCCGATGAAAAACTCACGGCAGAAGACTTTAGACGATCTGATAATTTAACCAGAAAGAAGTTACAGAATCTTGGTATTACTGTAACTACAGCTACTCCAGATACATCATCTTCTTCTAATAGTGGTGGACCTGGAGTATCTAATAGTAATAGCTCAAATAATAATAACGGTAATTCTTCTAATACTAATGGGGTAGATGGTTCTAATAAAGTAGAAGAAGATACTGGTATATACATAGATAGTGATAACTGGGGAGCGATTGATGAAGCTACTAATATGCTTAGTGAAGCAGCTTCTGAAAATGTATTTAAGTATTATGGAAAAAGCTTGAATGGTATCTTTGGATGTCCATATCAATTCAATTCTATAGTAGATCCTGATATTGCTGATGATACATCTGCTAGTGCAATGGTTGGTAGAAAGTATTCTGAGAAGATTCTTGCTAATGCACCAATATTATTTCTCAGCGTTGGAGATCCAGAATTCATGGCTGGATCTAGTAAAGCTAAGAAGAAATCTATGGTAGCACAAATGGCTCAGAGACTTAATCCTATTAACCACGACTTTGATGATGATATTAATGATGAATTGTTTTCTAATGGTAGATTCTATTCATTTACCCCAAACATGGTTGACTACTTTAACTATGTGCAAACAGCAGCTAGAGCATTAGCAATATTAATGGGAATTGGAGATAGAGTTGTACCAGGGACTGGTATGAAATTATCATCTCTTAAAATGGAGAAACTTGTAGATCCAAAGTTTAAGAAGTTTGCTGGTTCTGTATACTCTGTACCATTCTTTGTAGAAGCTGAAACTTCTATATCAGAAAGCTTTAGTAACTCAACTACACAATCTATTATGGATGGTGTGGTAGAACAAGGATCTCAGTTTGCTAGACAGGCTAAGTTCTTATTAGGATCTCATGATATTGGAGGATTAACATCAGCACTTAAAGATAGTGTAGATAACCTTACAGATTCTATTGGAGATGCCGCTGGATCTATATTAGAGAACTTTGGTTCTATATTAGCTGGTAGAGGTATTGTAAGTAAATTAAAGAATGAGTTTACTACAATTACATCTGGTGGTAAGATGATATTCCCAGAGATTTGGGATTCATCTGGATTCTCAAGATCTTATTCTATTACAATGAAATTAAGATCCCCAGATCCTGATCCATATTCAATATTTATGAATATATATTTACCAATATTAATGTGGGTTTCTGCGGCAGCACCGCATCAGTTGAATAATACCGCTAACTCTTATGAAGCACCATTTATTGTAAGAGCAACGTATAAATCCATCTTTAGTTGTGATGCAGGTATAATATCTAATCTATCTATCAGTAAAGCGTCTGAGGATAAATGGAATGCTATGGGAATGCCTATTTCCGTTGATCTGAACATAGATATCAAAGATCTATACAACACAATGTTTATTTCTAAATCTCAAGGTATTATAAATAATACAGCTCAATTAGATTATTTAGCTCTAATGGCTGGAGTGGATATGAACGATGTTGATGCAAGAAGATCTTTGACTCTTATCACATCAATCTATGCAAATAAACCAATGGATATATTTAACAACTTTGTATCTAGGGGAAGACAAAACATGAACAATGTTGTTCGTGGTACTCTAAGAGGTCTATTTAATGCAAACTATTAAAAAAAAGGTACCGTATAGGGAATTTCCCTATACGGTATTTTTATTATTACAAACTGTTAATAGTTTCATTAATGTATGCTTCATCAACATTCTCTAAACTTGTGATAGAAAGCATTTCTAATACAGTGTATACAGATCTTGCAACTGCAACTGTAGCATCCATATCAATACGATTCTCAGTAACAAGCTCATTGGAAGACTTAAGAGAACTCTTAGCGATAGCTCTAACGATTCTATCGAATGGTGGTCTATAAGCTTCATGCTGGATAGCATAAATCTTATTCTTAGCTTCTCTCATAGCAGACTCTTCAACAGCATCAGAGTAATCATTATCATTAGTATCTTTAGCATCCTGAACACGTTCAGCGGTATCCTTTAAGATAGTCTTGATATTCTCACTATCCTGATCATTTCTGTTTACGAAATCTTCTTCTGCATTTGAAACTCTTAATCTGATGATATTAGTTACATCATTAACATCATCATTCTTTTCAATCTGATCAACAAACTTATCTACAGTATCCTTATTGATAGTATATGTAGATTCATCATTCTCATCAGCTCCACTAATAGAATCCTTTACAGTTTCCTTGATATCTTCAGCAAGCTCTCTGAGAAGAAGGTTTCTACTATTACTCATCTTTCTAACGATATTGTAGTATCCTACATCTTTGATGTAAGATTCAATGAGTCCATTACAAGCATCCATCTCCTGATCAGTAATGTTCTTAATACTCATTTCACAAAGAGTTGCAAGTGCAGTCTGAAGAACGGCAACCTTAGCATTCTCTTTGAAGTTACTGTACATGATCTTTCTTGATTCGATCTTATCCTTATACTCTCTGATTGCATTCTTTTCAGCATCAATCTCTTTAGTCTTGAGGTATTCTTGATAATCTTTTTTATTCTCGAAAGCTTTCTTCATGTTCATCACATCAATAGTTTCAGCTCTATCAAATTTCATTACACTTCTCCTTTATAATAATTATCTTATTAATTAGTTTAATTTTCAGATATGTAGATATTGATATCTGGAGTTACGTTATTAAATGCATCCTTTATATTATTCACGTTCAAGAATTCTGGTGCATCATCTATAGAAATCTCACTATCATCAAGCTTATAAATATGCTGTACATCAGGTCCGAAGTTGTTTACTCCTAAATACTCAAAGTATACAATACGTTCACTATATGCTGTAGTGATCTTTGTAACAAGATTTGGAATATGTAAATCGGAAATATCAGACAGATCTTCTATATAAGCCTTAACGTCTTTAATGATACTTTCCTTAGTATAAGAGTCGTTAGAAGATAATAATCTTAATCTGAAACTCAAAGTTAAGTTTACTTTATCAAGAGGCTCTCTAAGATCATCAAGGATATTATTTGTATTACTATCTTTGATTACATAGTAAACCTTAGACTTACCATAAGTGTTGAAGAACTTCAAGTCAATATTGAAAGAGTTCTCTAATAATTCAAGAGAATGATCAATATAAACCTTTCTATTATTCAATGCATCTATAGCACCCTTAATCAATATATCATTCTGAGAATACTCATAACCAAATACCGGTACACTCTTTACAATATATCCACCTTCTTTAAGATCATCAATAACAGGAAGTCCAGCACCATCTACTTTATTCTCACCGTATGGATATACCTTAGATCCCATAATCTCGGAATAGTTATGATACATGGTAATTCCATTTACAACAGAATAGATATTTGTAAGAGTCCATTTATTTCCATCTGGAGTAAGATCCAGTCCGGGACAAATAGCATCAAGATCATATCTATTATACGCACCATTGATATCAGGTTTACCACATAAAGCATAAATCTTTAATTCTGTATTAGGATTAAAGTAACCATACTGTCTATAAGTATTACTATCTTCCTTTTGACCAATAACTTCAGCACCTTCTACTCTGATATTGTTGTTATTATCAAGAGTATCTACAGAATTAAAACTCGCTTTGAATGTATAACTATACTTATTTAGATCATAGTATGCTAAATCCATAATCTTATATCTATATGGTTTACCATCTCTATAGAATACAGCAACAGCTTTTACAATAGGTGGTTTAGATCCTGGAGGAGATTCAACTAATCCTAAATCATCTTGAGTAGACTGAGTTAGAGTAATCTCTAGATGATATGTCATATTATCTCCAAGGAAGTTTCTATACCATAAGATATTGGTAGAGATAAACTGAACCATAGAGTTCTGGTTAATATACTCGAAATGAATAAATGGATTTTCATTTATAGCCATCATATAGAAAGCAGAATATAAGATATATCTATTGATAGATATAGCAAATGGGTTTGTATAAACAAAACCATTCTTACTTTCAATATTCTTTATTACAGATTCAAGCTCCGTATAAGTCTCTCCATCTTCATAAGCTAAAGATTCATTATACTTAGAGAAGGTTAATCCTTTAGACAGATTAGCAGTAATTACAGGGTTATATCCATTTCCAGTAGATACATACTTGAAAGTGTAATTCAATATGTCACCATTCATTGGATTATGTAAAGGCTCTTCTTGTTCCAATGTAACACCACTGAGAAGGAAAGTTCCGGCTTTATTAGTACCACCAAAGTTATTAACAAAGTTTGTATTGGAAAGATTATTCATAAAGCTGAATAGATTATTCTTAAGCTTAACCTTTTCATTTATTCTAAATAAAATACTCATGTTATGCTTCTTACCAAATTCAATATTCTTAAATCTAAATCCAGTATAATCATCTCCAGAAATAGAAATATCTTTTACAATATCATCTTCATGAATCTTAATCTCTTTACCAGCTTCATCGGTCATCTTGATAGAATCAATATCAAACCAATCATGTTTCATCCAGTAGAATGTAGCATCATCTCTATCAGCCATTTCTTTGAAAGAGAACTTTAATTCAACCAAAGATCCAGCACCAACCATCATCTTATCAGCCAATAATCTTATCATATCAGAACTGATATACTTTGGAAGTAAATAAACTCCTGTTACATCGGGATTATATACAATAGCACTAGTTACATCATCTTTATCAAGATTAACATGAACAGACATACAATTCGATCTATCTGTAACAGTTACTCTGAATTTATATGTAACAACTTTTCCTTCTTCTACTGGTGATGTAAATACTGTTACTCCAGTGCTTACTAAAGGTTCAGCACTTACATAACCCATTCCATTCTTATCCATCTTGATTACACTACCAGATCTAAGAATATATCTTGGAGCTTGTGAATCATTAAGATTAGATTCAATAAGGAATCTCTTATCAATCTTAATATCAATAGTATTAGAAGGAACCACATTCAATGCAGAGTCTTTCAATACATTATAAGCATAATAAACACGTTCCTGTTGGTTATCAATCTTCTTCTGGATAATCATTCTTCCATAAGTAGAATCGAATGTACCGAAGTAGTTGTTTAAATCTGAGATGGTTGTATATGAACCTCTAGAGAGTAACTCTTTAGGAATCAATCCTTTAAGTTCATCTTTAGACTTTCTATCTTTACCATTCTTAGATGGTGTTAATGGAGCAAGAATACCAACTACACCCTTATATCCATATCTCTTGGATTGTAAATCAATGTATTCTTGTTTAGTGTAAGTAAAGTTTCCATCTTCACCGTTGGTAGTCTTAAACAGAATCTCCAACTCTGCATTCAATCCAGGCATATAAGAGTTTCTATCAAACCTAATTCTGATAAGATTTGTATCAATATACTGATACCAACAATAGTAAGTAACACCAGCAGGAATAGACGAACCTTCGAATACTGGAGTAATCCAGTATTCACTGTCTAACTCCTTAGAGTGTACTTCGAAATATGCTAACTGATCATCGAATTCAAATGTTGCAGTCTTATTATCTACAATATTTGGAGTAACCAACTTCTTGTATACCTTATTATGACTAACCTGAGAAATGATGATTGTTATGTTTAGATAAGGTTGATTATCAATATTAACTACGAATGGTGTTGACAAGAATGGATTTGTTATTGTAGAAGAAGGATTCTTTCTAGAGATATCATATCTCGCTGTATAAGTAGCATTACTACTATTATCAAGATAAATCTTCTTTACAATAATATCATATTCCAAATGGAATTCATAATTTCCTAAATATATAGGAATATCTCTATCAATGATAAACTCATTATTTGCATCAAAGAAGTTTGATATCTCCGAAATCTTCAAAGATATCATTGCATTCATCTTAGCAGGAATAGCATTGATATTTTCAATATTAGCCATGATAGCATGAGTAACAACGTTTCTATCCAATCTTGATCTAGATGGAAAAGCTTCATTTGCCAACTCACCAGTCATCATAACCTGAGTCTGTAATCTCTTAGCTTCGATAGCTCCAATATAACCATACAATCCTACAGATAATGAATTATCTGTTTCATTTGGCATATACAGTTTCTTAATATCGTTTACTAAATCTACGAGATTGTATATATCAGTATTAACAACTTTCTTCATTATTTGTACCACCTTAACTTAAATTCACCACCACCACGCATATCTACATAAGCACCTCTAGCAAGTTCACCATTTATCAAAGCTGTTCCTCCACTAGTTACATTATCTTGTCTCAATGTATCTAATGCTGGTTCATAATTAGAAACACCTTTTACAAAGTTCTGCTTTACTATAGGCATCCAATCTTTTTTAGCAAGATCAACAACACCGATTCGTTTAGTCATAAGATCATTGAAGTGTAATAATATTCGTGGATCATTATCTTCTATAAATGCAGATTTAAAATTGATACTAAAGCTTAATCCATTATCAAAGCTTGGATCTGAGAATGCTTCTCTTGGAACGTTTGTTGGGAACACTCCCCAATAATATGCATAGTATCTAATTGTCTCCATATCTTCATCTACAAGGAATTTAAAAACTCCCATAATATTATGAAGCATTTTATATTGATAATATACTGGATCTGGAGGTGTAACCAAACCAGACTTTCTAACCTTATGATACTCTGAATAAGCTTTAAAGAAATGATACACTTCAAGCTTCTTACTATCCACAAACTCTAATGAGAAATCTCTATTCTCATCAGAAGTTTCAGAGTCTTTTAAGTATTCTATATTAGATCCAAATATAGTATTAGGAGTATCTAATGTGCTAGAATCAACAGATGGTAAATCCAAACTATTGTTTACAGTGAAACTCAATAGGTTACAAAATGGATCAGCTTTATTCAAAGAATACTGTAACTGTTTTGCAACTTCAGGTCTCTTTGAGATTAACCATACGAAGTATGGATTATCTTGTAACTGAGGATTTAGAGTTAATCCATTAGCACTGAAAGATTCAGACTTATCAAGCTTTCCATATATATTGGTAGCATGTTCATTATAGCAAATATGCAAGTCTGGCTTTACAAAGAATAAGTATTCTCTAGTATCATTGAGCTTATTATGAGGATCTAATACTCTACCAAATCTAGAATATTTTTTATACTTATTCTCATTAATATCATCACTTGAATAAATACCAACAGAGTTAAAAGTGGCATCACCAAGGTTTGCATCTAAACCAAAATTTACACCAACATCAGCACCATTTCTATCCGTCTGTTTACGACTCTTAGTACGATCATCCATCGTTCTTTCGACGTATGTTTTCATTAATGTCCCCTTTATCGTATAATTAATTTAAAGTTTTCCAATATTATTAAAAATAAACTCGGTTATATATAATATAAGTGATACAAACGTAAATAATTTTCCTTCCTGCAAATAATTGTTAATATATTTTAATATATTCATTTATGAATTAAGGAGGAAGAAAGTTATGTTTATTGATTTAATTGAAGAAATTGTAGTGTCGGTTATTACCGATGAAAGAATTAAGTATGCAGCAAAAGAAATTGGTGATGAATTAATTAACTTAGCTACAGACGCAGCAGTCCATTCTGTACGAAGATCTTGTGATAGAGTTAGGAATGAGATTGGTTGTGATAAAAGTGATAGAACTGATATTGTAGTTTATGATTTTTAGATGCTATATCGAAAGGTATAGTATTTTCGATGATAGTGGTGTGTGACGAAAGTAGTCATATGCCACTATCCCCTCGCTTTAATTTCTTTTTTATAAAAACATTTATATAATTCGAATATAATGGGAGGATCACTAGTTTGAGAAATAATAGTATAAGAGAATCAGGTGATTTCATAACCTTATTCGATCTAATCAAAACCGTTAAACGTGAATTTGATGATGGTATGAATGAGGATAGAGATAAAGTTTCCGATTACTCATATAATTCTGCCGCAGCTTCTTCTTCTAAATTAGTAGCTGTGTTTCCTCTCTTGGTTAGTAAAAGTGTAGATGCTTCTATTGCTCATAGAGTATCTAAATATATAGAATCAAGAGGATGTATCATTTTACAATTAGCATTGAGTGCAAATAATATCGCTAATTCTAAGAATGGTATGGAATATCTTAGAAGATTCCACCAGAACTTGGATATTGGTGGAAGTAACCTTAATATGATGATCCAAGCTATGGATGATTATATTGCTCAAAATGAGTCTGTAAAGATGAGTGAGAATACTAGAAAGATTAAGCATGAGCTTGATATTGAGTATTTGAATACACTAACTGAATCACTGTATGATTTACCAACACTGTATCAGTCTGATAGAAACCTGAAGGTTTCTTCTATTGAAGTTGGCAAGATTCAAAACATGTTGAGAGAAGCTGATGCTGAATCTAACAAGATACAGTATGAGGTAACATTCGGACAGAGTGTTCTTGAAGCTGATAATTCAAAGAATGGTAGTAAAGATGACGATAAAGAGATTATTGCTCATCACGATACTGTGAAGATGATGGATAATGATGTAAAGAAGATGAATGCTGGACTTCCTACAATCTTAACGGTAAAATTCTATTCAGATAATGATTCCAGAAACTCTACATCATTCATCGTTGGTGTAAAGAGTAAGATTGTTGGAGTTAACTCTGATGAAATTATCAGAAGAATTTACAATGACAACTCTGATGGAAAATTCTTCTTTAACTTCATGAAAGCTTTCACTGGAGAGACAAGCTTCATTAAAGACTTCTTGTTAGGATTATCAACAGTTGAAGGTGACATTTCCAGTATTCGTAAAAAAGGTGCTAAGGGTAATGTTTGGAAGATACTACAGAATAGAGCACAGATTGCAAAGACTGCGTTGAAACAGAAGAGAACCAACGTTGCTGCTGCTATAACAACTGTTGTTATCACTCAGACAGATGCCGATTATTTATTTAAGCAACACAATGTAGATGTAACAGATCCTGCTGTAGCATATAGATTTATGATGTCTTATAATCTATTGGGATTCATTATTGTAGATGATTCTACTGAGTCTTTGAAGATAATGTTTGACGATGGTGATAAAGAATTCGAAATCTTATCCTATAATGCATTGGAGAAGGATACATCTGATAATGCTTTTAAGAAAGCTATTACCCTTATGCTAAAACGATAGGAGTGTGATATATGACTTATAATACAGATTATATTAGTATAATCGAAAGAGCATATAATCTAGAAGATCCTTCTATACGTAGAAAGTTCCTATTCTGCAATGAAGCTACAAAGTCGAATAACTTGGAACATCTCGCTAATAGATTATATGGTTTTATCAAACAGAAGGTTGATAAAATTGACTTTGGAACAATTCCAAAGTCTAAGGGTGATATCACAAAGATTGATAACTATCAAAATCTTATGGATTGTATTGAAACAATTAGAGCAATGGTTGTTGAATATAAACAACCAACTACAATTGTTGATCAATTGTCTGTAGCTGTTGATAATATCATTAAGAGAAAACGTGTATTTGAAAAAGCATTTGGAATGAATATTGAATTCCCAATGATGCTTTATAACAGTACAGTATTGTCTTGTGTATCATCTGTATCGTTACTAATTACTTCTTGTATAGAATATGTAAAAGATGGTCCAAACACTTTTGAAACAGCTTTTAACAAAGCTGCTTATATAAAGTCTAAGGATCATGTTTTATATAAATACATTGTAGGTTTTAACAATATTTGTGCTAATGGATCTTTTGATAAGATGGTTAATGATTGTATTAAGAACAATCTTACAGTAACAAAGGAAGATGCTGATCTTGCATCTCTTGCTGCTATTGGATATGCTGCTTATACAATCGGTACAATTGTTGCAAAGTTCATTACAGGTAAGGGATTATTTGATAATGCTATCTTTGGATTAAGATCTATTGTGTATTATTTTTTCTATATGAGAGTAAATATTTCAGATTGGTTTTCTATCCAAGCTGATTTCTTAGCAGTAAATGCTGAAAATCTTAAATATAGAGAAGATAGAAAAAATTCTGAATCACATAAAAGTAAAGTATATGAAAAACAGATGAAGTGGGTAGAAAGATTTAGAAAGATTTCAAACTTCTTTGCTTTGAAAGATTCTAAGTCTCGAAAGGCTGCATCTGAAAATGAATCAGAAGATAACAAACATCAAGATGATGACGATTATAACGGTAATTCTGATGATGTACTTTTTTAACTTTATAGTAAAAAATATAAGGAGGAAACAACCTAAATGAAGAAAAATTGGTTTGAATATGACATTACCGATTTAAGAGAATCTGAGGGTTCTGCTGAAGAGCTTTTTGAGAATCTGCCTGAAGATGAGTCTGCTCCTGATGCTGAAGAAGTTGAGGAGATCAACGCTGATCCAGATGCATTAGAAGAAGCTGCTGAACTTGGAGAATATGTTGAGCCATCTCCTGTTGATGGTGATGAGTTCATGGAAGATGATTCTGATGATGAAGCTGTAGAAGTTGAATCTGAGAGTTTCGATTGGAGTTCTTTAATTTAATTTAAGAAAGGAAAAATAAAATATTATGACAAACGCAGTTAATAGACCAATGGATTTATCCGAATACAGCTTTACTGAAGCTGGATATTTGATCAATGAAGCAATTACTGAGTCCTGCAACGACCTGATCGTTAGAATGATGGAAGCTGATCGTCGTTCTCTCCAGGAGAATGGTTATACCTACTTCTCCGAAGCTGATAACGATTCTAAGGGATTTGCTTATGTTCTTAGACGTGTTAAGGAGCTTATCAAGAATGCTATTGATGCAGTTCTTGGACTGTTCCAGAAAGTAATTGATTTCTTCAGAAATATCGGAAACAACTTAGCTCTGCTTGGTATTAAGACTCTGAGTGCTACCGATAAGGAAGACTTCGCTCTGTATTCTAAGGATCAGAAGTTGTATGATTCTGTTCTTAGTGCATCTGTAAAGAAGTGTTTCAATGTTCCAGGCGTTGATGACGACTTTAAGAAAATTAAAGCTGCTGAAATGGTAGAACAGCTTCAGGCTGCTCTTGAAGCTGGAAGAGAGGATAAGAAGTTAAAGATTCCTACATCTGTTAAGGATATTATTGACGAGCATGTTGTAAGCAACCGTGATGATATTAAGAGAATTGTTACACCTCAGTATGTTCTTAATAATGTATTTGGAGGATTTAAAGATCTTGGAAAGAGTGTATTAAAGGATAGAGATGAGATTGTAAGACAGCTTAGAGAGCTGGAGAAAACTGCCGAACATGGTGTAAAAGCTTCTACACCTAAAAATAAGGATGATTATACAAGCAGTGATAGAGCTGAAGTTAATAGCAGTGAGGCGTATATTACAGCAGTAAGAACAACTCTTAAGTTTGTAAATAATCTTACAACAGCTGCTTGTAAGATGATTGTTACTCAGTCTAAGATTCTTGCTTCTTTCGCTAAGAACCTTATCGAGAAGGGATCTTCTGGAAAGTCTCTTGATAAGAACTATAATGCTAGAGTTAAGGATCGTGCTGGTAAGTATAAGGATGAGGTTGACACTCTTAGAGGTAAGGGAAAGAAGAATGGTCTTTTCGGTTAATCTATAATCCTGGAGCTGCATAAATAAATCTAAAACAAAACTATTGGAGAATGGCAATTCGCCATTCTCCATTTTTTATCTATAATTCACAACTTTCATCTAACACAATATTCTTAGACTTTATATTTTTTTTTTATTTCTCTATAGAAGTCTTTATAATCGTAATTATGTAGATCATAATCTTTTACGGCAATCACATTATTCTTTACAGATAATGCTTGATCAATATCATTTGGTGTAACCATTATTCCTTGCTTATTAATACCGGTATGTATATTAGCAAGAGATAGTATAGTATATACAAACTGAGAACAAATCATAGAGAACTTATCAAGATTTGCTTTCTTAAGAGCTTTATTAATTACAATAGATAATATAGCAAGCTTATTGTAAGTTGTAGTATACATATGCTGGATATAATCATTTAAAGTTTTCTTAATTCTATATACATACTTAGTTGGTATTGCTATAGCATATACTTTAATCCTACCAGGTTCTGTATACTTGGTTATATTATCTATAGTGAATCCAATTCTCTTACTATTTACATCATTCCTATCTTGAGCATAAGAATAAATATTCTCAAGCTTCTTATCAAAACCTATAGCACTATGAGAATATTCTGATTTAGTCCACATCTTAATTATCTTCGATACAATAGATTGATTGCTAAACAATACTACATAGATCAAAGAGAACTTATCAGAACTAACAGCTTCATTCAATCCAATATCAGTATCGAGAATGTCTGCTATATTAGATAACTCTAATACTTTCTCAATATACTCTTCTGAAACATCTTCAATGTTCAGATTGTCTTCATCAGAAATAAAATCTGGATCAACTGTATGAGAGTCGATATTCAATAACATATCAGCTCTCATGTTGTTATACCTTTCAATATTAGTCTTACCATATTTGGATAAAGAAATATCATTAGATTGTAATTGAGTTCTATATGGCATTGCTTTAAACTTGTCATACCATTCTTCAAGTTCTTTGAAGTTGGTAATATCATCTGGTAAAATATTATACATGTCGTCCATTTGTAATGACCCCCTCAATATCAAACAATTGTCTATCTAATAAAACCATATCATTAGAATATGGCTTTATATATGAATATAATTCTTTCTCAATATCATTCTTGATATCTTCAATATTTCTTGGATCTATATTACTAGATCCAACCTCTTCAGTTAATATCATATCAAAGTATCCACTGAATGATTCATTTACTTTAAAATATCTCTCTTTACTTTCAAGATTATACTTCAATACAGCCATTGCAGACATCAACTGACCAAAATCATTATTTGTTAATCTGATATAATTAAAATCGGTATTATCATAGATTGCTTTCTCTTTAGCGGATTGTCTTTCTAATTTCATCTTAGCAATCTCTGGATTCTTATTAGGATTATCTCCACCATCTTTTACTTCTATAAGAAGATCATATGGTTCGTAATAAAAGTCTGGAAGATACATATGTTCTTCCCCTTTATATTGATACTTTATAGAAGGACCAGGAGCTTGAATATCAACAGAATTGATATTCATTACTTTATCCATAAACTCTAATAAATTCTTTTCATAAGAACCAACATAACCTATTACCCCGCCATCTTTGAACTTGTAATTACCGGAAATACTTCTTCTAGATAAAGCCTTTTTCTGTATATCTTCCTTATATCGTTCATCTGTATTAGGGTTCTCAGTACCATACTTATCCTTGTTTCTACTTGCAACCATATCCTTATACTTAATCTTGCAAGATTCTTTACCACATAATCTTTCATATCTTCCTTTAGCTTCATTCCAAGAAGTATTACTCTTACATACAATACATGAACCATATGGCTCTTTCTTGTTATTAACTGTATTGAATGTGATCTGTAATGCAGTCATTCCTTCTGGAATAAGATCTTCATGAGTATTTTGGATATGTTGTGGCATCGTCTTTCTAGTAAACTTCTTTTCACAATATGGGCATTTATACTTACGCTCATATTTCTTTTTATCTTTTTCTTCAACTAAGATAAGCCTTATATTATTCATATAATACACCTTTTCCTTTAAATATTGATTATATTTATGTTTTTCTTATATATTATTTTGAAAACTTTAATATAAAAACAATCTAATATGGGGATTGTGTTTGATTTTAATTACACGGAGGTTGTATATGAACTATAACAAGTTAAATAGACAACTTTTCACTTCATTGCTTGAATCTGAAGTGGAACGTTGCAATGCAGAATCTTGTGCAAAAGATGATATTTTCGATTCTATTTTTGCTAGTCTTGACGATAAGTCTGAATTAGCTGGATCTATTACCGAATTGGAAGATGAGAATGTTGCTGATATCATTGATACTCAGTCATCTGATGCTAAGAATGTAAAAGTTGCTGTAAAGGATAATGATGAAGAAGGAGTTACAGAGTCTTATGTAACTCTTGAAGAGTTTGCCTCTTTCTGCTACTATAGTGGATTAGGAATTAAGGCTGCTGCTAATGCAATTTGTGAAGAGAACTCTGATGATGAGATTGAGCTTCATCCAGCTAACATGAGTATTGTTATTCGTAAGGATGCTCTTGGTGATCCTTATACTAAGAACTTTGCTGATAAGATCATGTTAAACGGTATTAACGTTTGTACATATGAGAAGTCTAGCAAGACTCTTGCTGATGCTGTAGAAGATGAAGAAGAATGCTGCTGAAATGAATCTTATTTGTTTGAAGGATCTTGGGTATCTTCATCAAATGAAGAATCTGAAAAGAAAGCTTTCTCTCATTTATTAAAAGAGATTAAGTCTGGAAAGAAAGACAAATCTGATATTGATAAAAGAATTAATGTATTAGAGACTAGCTTAAAGAAGATGGAATCTGCATTGAAATTTGAAGACGGTAATAAAGACTTTACTGAGTATTATCTTAAGTCTAGTTTTATTCCATTCTATGATTATGTGCAATTCTTAAAAACGAAGAATCCAGAAGCTATGTATACTTTTAGAAAGAAATTCAAAGCCGTTTATGATTTTGTATTTAATGGTAAAAGAGAGAAGTCTAAGAAGTTCAATTTAGGTTCTGCGTTGACATCACCTATAAGAGATAAAGCTACTCAATATAGACATTTTTTAAAGTATCAGATTAAATCTACTCAAGACGCTATTGATTATTTAAAACAAGAACGAGATAAGATATAAATATAATATCCAGTAGACTAATCTCTACTGGATATTATATTTTTTAACATTGTAGACTATATTATAAAATCTTTGGAGGATTTAATATGAAATTAGAGAATTCAGAAAAAGATTTAGGACCAATAGATCACTTACTTACTACAGATGATTTCAGAAGACCTATGGTATTAAAAGGAAATAATGCTATAGGTGTATTACTTGTTAGACTATTACTTATGACTCCAGGAACTAACCCATTGTATCCTACAATGGGGGTTGGTTTGGGGACTAGGTATAGGTTTATTTCTGCTGATGATATTGATATCATTAGAGCAGAAATAGAAAGACAAATGGATTTATATCTTCCAATTGCTGCTACAAGTAAAACCTCTGTAATACTAAAGATTGGTAATGCTAAATACCTATCTGTTGTAATATTTATAGATGATCAATCCTATCTATATAATACAGAAGATTCTCCACTACCTGTAGAATTTTCTGATTAAAAATTGAATATATTTTTCGGAGGAGTAAAAATGGATAACAATGAAACTATGTCTATGGATCAATTGACAAGTAGCGAGACTATTGATATCACTAAACCAGCAGGAAAGAACGATGATGCTGTTATTGATATCACTAAACCTGCTGCTAAGCCTGTGGAGGAAGCCTCCTCTGAACCAATGGTGATTGGAGCTGTTAAGTTGAATTCTAATATTAAGAGAAAACCTCTTAATCAGAGATCTGCTTCTGATGTGAAGATTATGACTGTTGAAGATCTTGATCAAATGGTTCCAAAGAAAGAGGAAGATACTCCTCGTCTTGATGCATTAAGAGAGAAAGCTTATAGTGCTCTTGATGAAATGGTAAAGCGTAAACAGGATGAATATAAAGAATTCATTCAGAGAGCCGAAGAAGATGATAGACTAAACAAGGAACGTATCAGAGATGGACTTGAAGAGGAGCCTATTGCAGAACTTAAGTACAGGGTTCAGGATTTATCATCTGATGTAACTCACGATCCTCATGCCGTTGAAGAGAAGAGTAAGGATGAAATTGATAACGAGCTTATTGAAAGCGATATTGATATTGCGGCTTCTGGTATTATCGACGATAAACCTGTTCAGGAGATGATTACTATTGATAATCATTTCAAAGATGGAATAGCTGATGAAGTTGAAGAGTCTGTTGAGGAGCTGGTAAAAGAAGTTGAAAAAGAGGAGCCTGTTGTTGATGATTTTAAACCAAGTTCTGTTACAATCTCTAATGATTTCAATATTGATGAAGAAGATCTTGCTGATCTTAAAGATGATGAAGAACTTCCTATTGTAGAAGGTTCTGTAGAAGATGATGATTATTCTGATATTGAGAAAGAGATTGATGCTGAAGTTGATGGGGCTGTAGAAACTCAATCTGCTCCTGTAGAAGAGAAGAAGGAAGATGAAGTTTCTTTAGTTGATACTAATATTGCTAGTGCAATTACTGTATCATCCAAGATTGATATTCCTGAAGACAAGGAAGAGAATAAGTCTCGTACTATTACCGGAAAAGATTTTGATATCAGTGAAGAGGATATTGAGAATGATGTAAATGCAACTTCTTCTGAAGCTGAAGATAAGTTATCTGATGAGGAGCTGGAGAAGATTGCAAGAAAGTCTCTTGAAGATCTTCGTAATGAAATCGTTAAGAAGGTTATCAATACTTCAAGAAGAATGGATCTTAAGACCATTGCTGTATCTAATAATGTAGCTGATCTTAAGGATGCTTTAAAAGCTATTAAGAGTAATTCTGATACTACAGTAAGAACAGCATCTTATCCTATGATGTATGCTAATAGAAACTTCATGGCTACATCATTAAAAGGACCAGACATTGCAATGATGGTAGAAGCTGATGATGCAAGAATTGAGAATAATCCTAATATCCTTCTTACAAGGGAGCAGGCTAAGATTCTCTATGATCATGATGCTAATCCTTATAAGCCTTCTACTATTGAGTCTTGGGCTAAGACTATTCCTTATGGTGATATTGAATCAATGTTTGCAGCTGTATATTTAGCTTCTCTCAAGAAGGCTAATTATATTCCTCGTCAGTGTCCTAATGAAAGATGTCAGAACTCTTTCCTTACAGATACTATCAACATTGCTGATATCATTAGATTCCCAAATGATACTATCAAGGAAAGATTTGAAACTATCAAGAATAGTGAATTAACCAAGGAAGCTTCAGAGACTTATGAGTCTTCTGTAAGTGTAATCAATGATAGATTCGCTATTGGCTTAAAAGCTCCGTCTATCTTCACTATCCTATATGAGTATACTGCATTGGATAACACCTTTGCAAATAAGTACAGCACAATGCTTTACATTATGCAGTACATTGATTACTTATATCTGATTGATGATGATGGTCAGCTTAACAGAATCACATGGAAGACATATGCTGGTGATTATGGACGTACATTTAAGTCCAAGATTGCTACATATGCAAATATCTTAAAAGAGTTTGATGAAACAGATTTCTCTTTCATTCTTGCTCTTGTTAGATCTATGGAGACAAAGAATACTGATAATAATATCAGATACTTTATTCCTAAGACTAAATGTAAGAAGTGTGGAACCACTATCGAGGAGGAGGAGGTTTCCCCAAGACAGTTGGTTTTTACACGGCAGCGATTGGTGGCATTAGCGACTACACCGCTAGAAAGATAATACTATCTAGACATTTTAAAGGAGTTTGTAGTATAGTGGAAATGGATCATCTTCCACTATACGAACTCCAAACATTGTACTACCAGTATTGGGTGGAAAAAGTTGCTGAAAAGGAAGCAGAATCCAAGATGTCTGAGGATGATAAAGCTGCTAAAGGTTTATCTACTTTGATGGAGGAGATGCAAGGATAATGGAGAATTATGGATAGAATTCAATATGTTTCTAAAACTTTAGGAAAGTTGAATTTATCTGAATCTGAAGCTGCACAATCGTTTGACTCTGATATGTTAGCTTACGAGCTTTTGAATGGTATATCAGATCAGTCAGCCATAAACTATAGGGAAAGAACGTGTCACGATAATAAGTGTTCCCTGAATATAGATGTATCGTGCAACGAGACAGATAAATTAAAAACAATAGCTGAGGGTATAGAAAAATCAAACAATGTTATTACCATTTATCAGAATCCACATTCTGTGCATGCTGATATGGAAGATAATAAACTCTCTCTGAAGATTTCAAATTAACTGTAACCCCAAAGCTTGGTGCTTTGGGGTACATTTTTATCATATTTAGAACAAATATTTAAACGCAATAAATAGAAAGAAGGAGAAACGTTATGGGATTAGTAGTACACACAACAATTGGTGCCATTCTTGGTAAGTATAATAGTGATATTGATGATTTTGATATGTTTCGAGTTGTTGATATTAAAGATGAAAAGTATTTCATTAAGAAGATTGATAGTAAGAAATATCACTTTGTAGAAGATGCTGAAGTTTTGGAGAAGACTCCAAAGGAAGTATCTGATTACACTTTCATTGAACCGGATGCAGCTTTAACTATCTCTAATGTAAATATGTTTACCAATGATAAAGGTAAAGTATTTAGAGATATCATCATGATGATGTTTACTCCAGATGAGGAAGGTCACATTGAGTTTGCTAATACTAAGATCTTAGCAAGACAGTTAATGGATGACCCATTTGAATCTAGTGGCACTAAACCATCAGCTGGATTCTGTTACTCTGCTGAAGATATTGAAGCTACTGATGGTTTGATTAACAATCTTTTATATTCAGAATCATTAATCTCCAAGAAAGTAATCTGTATGTATAAGACAGATAATCTTGATGATGTTGCTAGTCTTCTTGAGAATGAAGATACTACAGATATCTTTAATGATCTTTATGAGCATTGCTATGTACCATATAAAGATAAAGGTGATTATGGTAATGGTATTTGTAAAGATCTTAAATCATTCATCAGAAATAAGGGAGTATTATATGATGCAAGAGCAGCATTAGGAATCTCTTATATTGATCTTGATTTCACCGGAAAGACTTCTCTTGATAGAGATACAAATCTCTTATTATCTTTGCTCTATTCAGTTAGAGTAATTGATAGAACTCTTGTAACAGAGTTTACATATGAGATTGATCTTAGTGAAATTAAGATGAGATATTTGTTAGTATATGATGATACTGACACATTGTATGTGGTTGCATATACAACTTCTAAAGATGAAATTCTTAAATCAGATCTTGAAGAGATGAATAAAAAGACTGATGAATTATACCAGCATCTGAGAAAAATTGCATCCAAAATAGCACCTGAAACTGACAGGTAAAAATCTATTTTGAATACATATAATATAAATGAAACTAGAATCATACTATGTGATTCTATAACATTTATTTGATTGGTCAACCTAGGAAAAACCAATCGCATTTATAAGGAGGATATAGACATGTCTAACAAAGAAAACGAAGTAACAAAAGAGCCGTTGAAGATCAAGGTTGTAACACCGGCAGACTTCAACACCGTTGGTGATATCGAGATCACCACAACCGAATTGCTTGGAAAAGCAATCAATCAATTATTCGCACCAGCATTTGATGATTATGCTGGATGTGATATTAAGGTAGCAATCGTACCGAACAAGGGTTTGGTAACAGAAGGAAGACTCATCTTCAAGGTATTATCTGAAGCTGAGTATAATAATCCTGATGGAGTATTTGCATTCGTACCTACAAGCTTAAAGAATAAGAATACTGGAAATGATCTTATCAGTAAGCTAAACAGAATCACTTCTCTGGCAGAGAGAAATGTCAACAGTGGCATTAGCATCACTGAGGATGGAAAGTCTGCATTATCTGATTTCATTATCAATTCTGCAAAGAATAGTAATGGTGAAGTTAGATGGAATGAGTGTACAGGAAACCAGAATACTGGAACAGCTGTATTCCCAATCGTATTCAAGCTCGACATCAGTAAGATTGTAGCAGCAATCTATGGCGAGACTGATAAGGATGATACTCCGATGTATTATTCCGTAACACCAATTAATCAGATTGCTGGTGTTGCAATTTATGGAAACAACACTTCTGACACATGGGCACTTCAGATCTTGAGACTGCACCATGGAGAAATCAGCAAGGTTTGCAAGATTGTTGGACTGCCAACACCGTCTGAGTATAATATGCCTCAGATGATCCCGGCAGAAAGATGATAAATTATTGTAGCTTGCCCTCTAGAGATTTTTCTCTAGAGGGTATATTTTTTTATATGTTTGAAAGGGGACTATATCATGGCATATAAGAAAGATGGTGAGTTCAAATTCTCTAAAAGAGGAATTGATAGAATTATTGAAGAGAAGAATTCCTCATTCTTAGCACTTCGTCAGATTGCTTGGAATGCTACAGATGAAGATGAGGTTGATGAAACTAAGATCAAGTTAGATCTTCGTAAATATATGATTGATAAAGATGGAAATGAGGTTATGGGAAAGGGTGTATCTTTCCTTACACCAGAAGGTCCAAATGAGTTAGTAAAGATCATGCTCGAAGAAGGGTATGGTGATACTACAGAATGTCTTGATGTGATTAGAAAGCGTAATGATTTCATTGAAGCTATCACATTCATTACGGATGGAAAACCAGAAGAAGAAACAGCAAAGTTATTCGATCTTAGAGATATCGTTTAACGAATCATTAAATATCACAAACTTATATGGAGGATATATAATGAACAATAACGATACATTTAAATTGAGTTTAGTATTCGAGAGTGGAAAGACTATTACAGTAGAACAGTGTGTCTCTGTAGAAAACATTGTCGAAGTTAAACCAGATGGTGCTGTAGTAAAGAACATTCATATTTATTTTGATCGTTCTGACACTACATTTATGGCTAATGTACCAACTCTTGTTGGTGAGAAGTTGGTAAGATATTCATCATATATTGATAAATATGATGAAGTTGCAAAGTCTATGGTTAGTGTTGTTGATAGCACTGTTGAAGTTGATCACTATGCTTATAATAGATATTATGAAAGATTAGAGAAGGATCAATATACAGCGTATATTGGTTTTGGATCTTAGGTGTGTGAAAGCGAGGTAATAGTATGGAAAATGGTAAAGAAAATCTCATCCCCTCCATGGGGATGAGTGATTTTGGACCAAAGCAATATTTTTATAATACAGAATTACTATATATAATGGAATCTTATCAGAGACTTACAATAGATGTGCTTAAAGCAAAAGGTATTGATGAGGATCAGATTCCTTATATACAAAATAATTTTATCATCCCAAATATATTAGACTTAGTTTTTGGTGATGGATTTTTTAATATTGAAATTCATAATGAGAATATTAAGGATATTGGAAAGAGAATTAAATCTGCAAGAGAATCTAAAAATATAACTCAAAAAGATTTGGTTAAGTTATCTGGAATACCTACCAAATCTGTTAATGAGAAAATGATAATATCTAGACTAGAGCATGGTAATATAAAAAGTATTACGCTGGGTAGAATTATTAGTATTGCAAAAGCTCTTGGTGTTACTGTTGAATATTTAATCAATGGTGATGAGAGGTGATAGTATGATTGAAGTAAAATATCGTATGGATTTTATTGATGAATTAAGTAGAATTATTAGAGATTTCAGAGAGGATACACTAAAGCTTAGTAGAAAAGAATTTGCTAAAGCTACAGGTATAGCAGAATCTGAAATTGCAAAAATTGAAACTGGTCGTAAGTGTTTTAGAAGAGAGTTGTTGGTAAAACTTACCGCTCCATTTAACACTGACGTTGATTATCTTCTTAAAGATTTTGATGAAGAAGCTGTTAAAAAATTTCTGAAGCCTGATACCAAAAAGGTATCAGGTAATTGTTCCAGTCCTTTGGCAAATATTGTTATTGATGATTTTGCTAATGTTGTTCAAAGTAGAGCTACTCCAATATCTATTATTAAAGCTGAAAATAGTATTGGAAATATTGTTAGTATGGATCAGATAGATTTCATTCTAAATGATATTTTGATACCGTATATAAACGGCATTTTAGAAGGAGACTTCTCAGATGTGTGTATTAACAAAAAGTTTACCAATGTGATTTGCGATAGAATAAAGCAAATTAGAACAGAAAAAGGTATGACACAAACAGATCTTGCAAAAGCTGCCGGATGGTATGAGGAAGGTAAATCAAATAGCACTGTTTGGATAAGTAATATTGAGAAGAAACGTGTAAAACTAACTCTTGATACTTTATTAGAATTATCTAAAGCTCTAAATGTTACTGTAGAATATCTCATGTATGGTGAGGAGGTTGTACAAGATGTATGATCAAGACATAGATGAGTGTTATAAAACTATTATGGAGATCAAAAAAAGATCTTACAAAAAAGAACGACAAGATCCTAAAGAAAAGAGAGTTGAAGATAAGTTCTATAAAGAGTTTGGTGAACGTATTCGTCAATTGAGAATGAAGATGGATATGTCACAATCAGAGCTTGGTAAGAAGTGTTGTACAAAAAGAACAGATCATGCAGCAGCGATGTTTATATGCGATGTGGAAAATGGTAAACGTCTCAATGTATCAATATATAGATTATCAATAATTGCAAAAGTATTAGATACTACTATTGATTATCTTGTATATGGTAAAGAATAAGAATGAAGGTGATTGTATGGGAAAGAATAATAAAGGATTACCATTAATCTATGGTCTTAGAGTTGATTTGGATAAAAATCTTGAATTTCAAAAAATCAATGGTATTGAATTAGATGATGGTGATAAACTTATATATGCTGGTTTTAATTGTAGTTTTACATGTCCATCACGTTTTGTATTTTTAAAGTTCAAAGATACAGAAAGTCGTAAATATGAAGACTATATAACCAATCCGAGTAATGTTACCAACATTACTTGGTTAGAGCCAAATTATACTATAAAGCTTGTTAAAGTTGTTAATAAGAATAATAATGTATTCTTTGCTTTTATAGTATTCAAGCATGATAACGGATCAAAAGTAATAGATTCTATTATCATGGATACTAATGATGCAATTAATAATGATACATCTAGAATTAAGTATATCTTTGGTGATTATGGAACTATTGCATTATATGAAGATGAATATGACGATGTGATAAAACTCATTGAAATGTCATTCAGACGCATTATTACAATTTATACTGATAGGGATGCTACTAATTTTATTCGTTCTGCAAAGTTGTGTAAAATTGATAAAGTAGAACAGTTTAAATGTGCAAAAATATTAAACAAGTTTGCATTATTTAATGATGGTGCATTTGATTATATCATTAAAGATATTAGTATCGAAGATAATATGGTTGATGTTATTAGAGTTGATGGCATCATTCGAACCAAGATGTATTTATCTGATATCAAGCTTGGAAATTTCCACATTTCTGAAGATTATAGAACCGTAGAGTTCTATAGAGCGGTTGATAATACAGGTAATACTGGTATTACAGTTGCATATGATTATGAAAATCTTGCAGACTCTACTGAGAAATTCATTAGAGATGTATACTATCTTAATCGGAGCACTGGAAATATTAAGTCCAATTGTGCGAATGATATTGCATGTATTTATGATAAGCTAGGAACTATTCCACTTAGTGATACAAACATTTGTAGAAATACAGCACTTATTGCATATCTTTGTATGAATGATATGATTATGAGACCAGAAGCTCTTGAATTGTATGCAATGTATGAGCATATTGAAGAGAAAAAGTATAGGGATGGTCGATAAAGACCATCCCTAGCAACTTTAGTCAGATTAGAAAGAAAGAGTTCAATAATATGTTAGGAGGAAATGTATGAAATTTTTAGCAGTTGTAGCAACAATCAGTTATGGTGAAGATAAGAAAAGAACAACAGTTCTTTATGTATCAACTGAAGATGGAAGAGTGTATTTTCTTAAACCAGAAAATTCTACAGACGAAGTTCCAGAATCTATAAAAGATTGTCACATTCATAAGTGTATTGGAGAGTTTGTAACCAATAAGAACAATAGTGCTACATACTTTGTACAATTGAACACTAGCTTTACTGTAGATACTTTGAAGGATCTCTTTATTAATGTAAATAAATAATGGCTCTATGCCATTATTTTTTATTATTCTACTATAATAATCACTTTAGAGTAATCTAGCAAAGAGAGGGTTATTATGCACGACGTAAATATAAAGTTTGGTATTGACCAACTTATAGCAAGTTATTATGTAAGATATAATAAACTTACTCAATTGGTCAATAGTTTTTATAGAAATTCTAATAGTAATAAACTGTCTATATTTATTGATCTAAATTCTGTATTAAAGAGATTGTATGCTGATACTAATATATCATTAAACTCATCAAGTCCTATTGATATATCTTCAGCAATAATCAATATGTGTGGACATTATAGAAAGTTCTTTAGTTATATTGGTGTAGGAACAAGATTCTTTTTAATATATGGAAACAATGCTCCAGCATACAATATAAATGTAATGCCAAATTACAATTCATTATTCTTAAAAGATACATGTATAAAGACTAATGTTACAGATATAATAAACAAGTCTTTACAGTTAGTATCTATGATAACAGAATATATTCCAGAAGTTTATTTTTTGGATTGTAATGATGCTGAAGTTACTTCTATGATAGTTAAGGTTATAGAAACTTTAGATATGAAATCAGATCCAACTCAAGAGATACTTGTTATATCTAAAGATGTATTAGCATTACAATTGGTTCCAAAGTATAAGAATCTAAAGATACTTAGACCATATAAGTATAACAATGAAGATAATTCATATATGGTAAACCAAAGAAATTTATGGGAGATGTTTCTTATGAAATATCGGAAAGTTACCAGTATGAAGAATGTATCTGATATTGGTATAGAATTCATTTCTAATGTATTAGCAATGTCAAGATTACCAGAGAGATGTTTAAAGAGTCATCTTGATATAAAGACTGCGATGAAAGGAATATCAATCTGCTTGGAATCAGATTTATTGAAACTAAATACTTTATACATGCAGTCTAGCATAAATACAGCAATGGATACAATTAAGGATAGAATCTCTTATCATAAAGAAGAGGTTAATTGTAAATGGACTTGTATAAATCCATTCTATCAATATAAGTATATTCTACCAATATCTTATCCAATGGATATCATATTGAAAAATATAAACGATCCAGATTCCTTAAAGAATATTGTCAATACTTATTATGATAAAGCACCGATATTCTTAGACAGCTTACAATAGAAGATAATAGTAATAGGATCTCTTGATCCTATTACTTTATTTTCAACACTAATAGATAATCATAAAAATAAGGAGATATACATGTCTTATCAAGCATCATATAAATATGAATGTGAATTATCTTTAAATTATAATAATAAAGAAACTAAGATTCTAAAAGAGTATGTGAGATATATCATAACTCAATACGATTATAAGAATAGAGCTATGCCTATTATTTATATAAGACTATCTTTACCTGCTAGTATTTATAATAAGATGGTTCCATTACAACAGAAGGCTAAGATATATCTTAAAGTATATAGGTTTAATGCTGGTGGTACATCATATATTCCAAAGTCTTGTATATATGATGAATTTGATTACTACATGTCTGAAGATCCAAATAGTTTTAAGAAACTTGATGAAGTTGGTGAAGAGTATGGTGGATCTTATAGAGTATGTACTATAGGATTATTAAAGACCTCTTTGATAAATCAAAACAAGAGAAAGTTTGAAGGAATCTATAAAGATACCAACCCTGCATCTTTAGTAAAGATGGCTACATCTAATATTGAGAATATGGTTATAGAACCATTTAACAATAATCCTGATATCAAGAATATTAATGTACCACCTATAACAACTATAGGGCAGTTCTTATCTTTCATAAACAGTCAATATAATTTTTATAATGGACCATATACATATTTCATGGACTTTGATAGAACATATCTCATGTCTAATGAAGGTAATTATATTGATATGAAAGATGGTACATATCAATTCGTTGCTATAGATATTAGAGATAGAACTTCTGATAATACTAAGATGCAAGGAATGGTTATTGATGATGCTCAAAAGTCTTATATCATCTATGTAGATGGATCTGATGTTACTATATCATCTAATAAGGTTGCTCCACAATTGAGTAGTAATATAACGGCTGTAGATGCTGAAGGTAATATGAATACTGTAAAGATTGATACATCTGAATTAACCAATGTGGAATACTCTGATGAATCTGAAAGTATTGTAAGATCTGATGACAATAAATCTGCATTAGCAATATCTTCTCTTATTGAAAAATCTTCTGGAGCTATATACATTCAAAAGACTGATATAGATTCAAGAGTTCTTACACCAAATAAACAATATTTACTAGCAAACTATGAAGACAATCCAAAGTATTGTGGTAAATATTATCTCATATCTAAAGAAGAGATATATGTAAGAACTGGAGAGAATTTAAAGTGTATCATAAATCTCGGTATTAAGAAATGTAGCATTAAAGATGTTTAAAAATAACCTTGTATAAATTAGATATTATATAGATGATATACAATAGTGTATATCATCTATATGTCACGTTTGTGTGACAAGAAAGCGAGGGTTATTTATGGATAACGGAACTACAGTTTATGTTGACAACATCATCACCGCATTGGAGATGAGTAACAAACAGTTCATGGAAGATGTCCTTAAGGCTTTTGATGAAAAGATCGAAAATTGTTTAGGATGTATTCTAACAATCTCAAATGATTTTTTCGAGTTTGAGATTCTTCACGCTTTTGATGGTATTAGAAGTCAATACACAAAGCAAGGAGTAGAGATTACAGCTTTACGTACAGGTGGTGATTATATTCTTAAATCCTGTAAGCCGGTTTCTTACAGTTTTGACATCAAAGATGACAAGATTGTAATTAAAAATCTTGGTTTCGATACAGAACCAAAAGAGCTTAATATTGGCTCTATCACCATTGAAGGTGATACATATCACATTATGAAAAAATGCGATACTGAAAATAAACTAGGGTAACACCTAGTTTATTTTTTAATATCTTGATAAAATATATATAATATAATTGTATACAATAGTGTATATCATTTATATTAATAAGAGAAAGCGAGGTTATTATGAGTACAGGAATAACAACACATGCAGATTCAATTATGTCTGCGATAGAAATGGATAATAAGTATGTTAAAGATATCTTAAAATCTTTTGATGGTAAGAAAAATTTTTTAGGATACATTTTTGAAGTGTCAAATTATTTTGCTAGTTTTGAAATTATCACATTTGATGGTGAGTATTACTTAAAACGTGGAGCTAAACCATTTTGGATAACTAGTGGGGAAGATTGGAGATTACTTTCATATAAACCAATTTCTTATGATTTTGATATTGACGATAAAAAACATGAATTGGAAAATCTGGGATTCAATACAGAACCTACAAAAATTTATGTTAGGTCAATAGATATTGCTGGAGAAGTGTATCGTATTGTATAATTTTAGAAAGAGGTGTAAAATGGTAAGCGTTTTAAGTGGAAGAGAATTATTTAAAGAGTTTAAAGAATTGGGATTCAAAGCATACTTTTTGAGTAAAGATCATTCTGATGACAAATATTTTAAAGGAATAATTCGTGGTGTTATATTACATGGTGTATATTATTTAGATGATGGTGATAGTATTAAATCATCATTACTTATAACACCAAGTAGACTTTTATGTAAAGATAAAGATGTTGTTCCATCAAGTATATTCCATGTTGATAATGGTAAGATAGAATTGTTTGTAACTAAAGATGTTTTTATAGATACTAAGAAAGACTATGATAATATTATAAAGAGTCTTAAGTATGAATATGTATCTGGAGTTAATAATATCGTTAATGGTGACGATGAGTATTATATAAAAGACTATATGTAAAAGAAAACACTCATAAAAGATTAGATTGATTTCTAATCTTTTATTTTTTGTATATTTCTCAGATGCTAGGTTTGATAATTATATTTAAAAAGTCCTATTTAATGCTTATATAGTATATATGTGATAATATGATACATTATATACCAATTGTGGTATATTTTACAGTCACAGAAAGTGGCAGAAAGAGAGGACATTATGTTACATATTACAAGAGATCACAAGACTGGTATGGAAGTTGTTAAGCAGGTTGCTGGAACTCTTCCACTCAACAGTGTATTCCTTGGTATTAAGAAGGATACACATGTTGATGCTAACAATGGTAAGGTTGTAGGTTTTGTATGCAACTGTACTGTTGACGGTATTGACACAGAATGCCTTATCACCTTTGAAGAGAAGATCTATCTTCCAAAGGTTATCAAGGGTAAGGGATTCTTCCACAGAATCGAAGAGATTGCAATCAAGGATGCATTTGTAACATTAGCAATTTCTGATGGTTCTGCTGATACTATTATTAGACACGTTGCTAATGATAGAGGTCTGGTATTAAGATCCAACTATCACAAGATGGGTCATACTAATAGAGCTTATAGAGAATCTCGTAAGAGAGCAATCTAAAAGCTCTACAAAATAAACAGGATTAACCTGTTTATTTTTTTTTGAATTTTAATAATAAATATGTATTATATAAGTGACTATTATAATAAGGAGGTTAATGTTATGGAATTTGTGAAAAACAAATTAGAAGAAAATTTTAGAAAGAAGCTATTAAATAGCTTAAAGAAACAAGAGCGAGAAGTCGATAATAAGAATAGTATTCTTAAAGTCGATAGTGTGAAAGAAGCAGAGGAACTTAGAAAGAAATTGAAATATTAAGATTTATTTCGAAAGTGAGGAGATGTATGTATACTGGCAAATTGTTTGATGGATATAATATTAATGTAGAAGATAAGAATATATCTTCATTTAATTCGTATCCACATAGTTTAGAATATGATTTCGAAACCTATATTGAGTTTATTGATTTCGATAAAGAAAGAGAAACTGATATTCTCAATGGTAGAGGTTTTATTATAGAACCTTCGCAGAAGTCTATGAAGAAAGACTTAGTTGCAGATAACGGTATTTATTCACCAAAGTTTGGACAGACTTTGAAAGATCTTAATCCATACATTGATAGATACAAATGTAAATGTGGACAGCTTAGAGGAAGAATTCATTCCGGAATTAAGTGTCCTAATTGTGGAGAAGTGTGTAAGTTCGTTGATGATGATTTTGGATACTTTGGTTGGTGTGTATTAGACGAACCATATCATATTATCCATCCAGCATTCTATAAGAAGCTTGATTCATTCTTTGGTAAGGGTGTATCTGTAAAAGGAATGAAGAGATCTAAGCTTGAGAATATGATCAATGCTGGAGATATCTTGGAGAAAGATAAATGTATCAAGACTCCTAAGCAAGAAAAAGATGAACCATTCTTTGCTATAGGGATGATCGAATTCTATAATAGATTTGATGAGATTATGGAGTATTATTATACTTCATCTAGATCTTCTAAAGCAAACTATTATAACGATATCTACAACCATAGAGATAAAGTATTCACACATTCAATACCAGTGTTTACAACTCTATTAAGACCTATCAACATTGATGGTGGAAAGATGACATACGAAGAAACTAATGCTATTTATTCTAAGATAAATGCATCTGTTACAAGTATTAATAATTCCAAAACAACAATGGCAAAGATTCCAAGAATCAAGAATAAACATTTGTACAATCTACAGACTAGATTTATGGATCTTTATAATGAATTGGAAAAGATTCTATCTGGTAAGAAAGGTGACTTCAGATGTCTACTTGGTGGAAGATATACATTTACATCTAGAAATGTAATTGTACAGAATCCAGATCTTAGAATTGATGAAGTTACTTTACCAGTATTAGGATTGTGTATATTGTTGGAGCAAAGAATTAAGAACATCCTGTCTAGGTTGTATAATATGCAACCAGCGGATGCTCATAGAGAGTGGAGAAAAGCAATCGACTCTAAACAACCCAATGATATGATTAAAGGTATTATCCAATCTATCATTGATGAGTATAGATCTAAAGGTATGAGAGGTATTCCTGTAATTATCAACAGAAATCCTACAATATCTTATGGTAGTATCCTATCTATGTATTGTGTAGGATTTACTGATACTTATACGATGGGAGTTCCTGTACAACCATTACCATTACTTGTAGCAGACTTTGATGGTGATGTATTGAATATTCTTCTTCCAATCAATATGACATTTATCAAACATGCATGGGCTAAATTCAATCCAAGAAATTCTATGTATATATCTAGAAATGATGGATACTTTAATCCTGCTGTATCTATGCAAAGAGATACACTGATTAATCTAAACACATTGGCTAGATTGGGAAGAAGTTCCTACACTGAAAAAGAATTAAAAGTTAAACAATGGAGTTAAATACATAGAGCCAGTTTACTCTGGCTCTATTATTTTTTGTATTGATATACTTCTTTAAATTAAGAGCACAAATAATTAAATATTATATAAGTGATAGTAATCTACTATCACTTATTTATTCATATATATAAGAAAAGAAAGCGAGGAGAAAACAAATGGAATATTTAAAGAAGTTGCTTATCAACCACAACTACACTGGGTACAAGAAATTGAATGTCTATGACAGACTTAGATCTGACAGAGTATTTGATTCTCTTTATTCAGCAATAAAACACTTTGAAGAAGTAAACACTGAAATTGAAAGAATCAAAGTGGAAGACATAAGATCAACAATTGACATTGATTTATATACAATCAATTGTCTTGATGAACTTATGATAGAGATCCTTCATAGTGCTATTGCTACTGTGAATGATAAATTTAAAACTTATAACTATAGAGAAGAAACATCTAAGTTTCTTCCAAGTTTGAGTTATAGGCTTATTCCAACCATTAAGTGCAACTTTGCTGATGGATATGCTGTTAATCAAATGATTATAGATTCCATTGATCATTTTGCACATATGTGTGAAGAATACGTTGGACTGTTTGAAAGTGGAAATAATATTGCCATCTGGAGACAGTTTAACGAACTCTCATTATACTATTACCAGGTAATGAAGAGTATATATGATATCAAGAATAACAAACTACCAACAGCTTATTCTATTAGAATTGGTAGTTATTATGCTAACTTGATTAATCATATGAAAGAGAACCTTGATAAGAATTCTAATCTGATTGGAAACTTTGGTCCAAGTACAGTACTAGATATTGATTGTTTCTAAATGAGAAAGGTGAGGTAAATGTATGGAACCATGTAAGAAATTAGAAGTTCCTGTATATGCTATACTTGGTAAGACTGGATCCGGAAAGAGTACTGTTGCAAAGATTATCAAGGAAAGTATTGAAGAACATGATCTGCTTATTAGAGGGCTTGAGCAGTATACAACTCGTCCACAGAGAACAAAAGCTGATGTAGATTACAAGTTCATCACACGTTCTATTATTGACATTATTGCAGGAACAGATCCTGTTGATAAGGTTATTGCAAAAGGTAATATCATATCTGATATCTCATACAATACAGCTAATGGTGTGTGGAGATATATAATGAGACATAATGATGATTACATGTATCCAAATCTCAGATATATATCTCCAGTTTCAATTGGTCAGTTTATGGATTTACATAAATACTACACAATGTCAAAATATTACGATAAAGATTTAATCCTAAAACCTATTCCTGTATTGGTTGAAGCTGACAAAGATAAGCATAGATTAAGAGCTTTATATAACAGAGCTTCAAGCGATTCTGATTATAAGGAGATTATCAGAAGAGAATTGTATGGTAACGAGCTTCCAATTAAATTCTATGAGATGCTTGAGTCTATGGGATATGATACTGTAATTAAGATCGAGAATAATTATATCTATGGTGATCTTAAGAGATATGTTGAAGATAACCTATTAACTCATATGATATCTTACTATAATGGAAAGGATGATAATAGTGGAAAGTGATTCCAAATACTTACAAGATCAAGAAGATCGTTACAACTATTTAACAGCAGCGATCGAAAAAGCTTTCAAAGATTTTTATGATATTCATGTAGAATTTCAAAAAGTATCAAGAGATTTTCCGGATATTGATATTGAAAAGATTAATGATATTAGAAAAAAGACTATTGTGAGATTTAGTGTAATATCATATCTACAAAAAGCTTTATACAATACTATACAATGTATTGAAGAAGGTGAAGCTAAAGAAGGGGATTAAGAAAGTATGGTTTAATATGGATAATAAGAAAAAGTTGGTTAAACTGAAAATTGAACACAATGTATTGGTGATAAAGCTTAGAAATCTATTATATCGGAGAAAAAAGATTAATAGTGAATTGGTCAAAGAATCGGAAAAGCACTACACTGATGTTGATTTAGAAAAACTTGAATTATTAATTGTGAAAACTTCAAGAAAACTCATGAGAATACTTAAGGTGGAAAAATATTTAGATAGTTGTAATGAAGATCTTAGCAAAGAGAATGATGCTAAAGAGTGGTGTGATGAGTCAAAAAAATTCAGTTGCGATGTTAATTTAGAAGACTGGTCATTTGGATAAAAATAAACCCCCCTTCGTGGGGTTTATTTTTTTTTTTGGTTTATTGGAAAAACTTTAGATTAATATATTTAAAGGAGAATATTTAATGTATAACGATAATGATTTAGAGTTTACATATTCTATACACGAAGATGTATCCGATATTCCTATGATTGAAAGAGAAGGAGTTCTTCCAAATAATTTCAATATAGTAAAAGAGTTATTAGAATTGAACTCTGATCTAGCACCATTGAACGAAGAGACTTTCCAAGACAGAGCCAATAAAGCTGTATTATCATTAGAGCTTATGGATATAGATAAATTCATTAAGGCTAATGATTGTCAAGAGATATCCAACCCAACATTCTTCTATCAGAATGGTTCACCAACATCAGATGGTTTATTATCTAATGAGATCTTTGGTATTACTCAGAAAGATAGAGCTGGTATATTTGCATATATAGATCTTGGAGATTGGTTTATTGATCCTAGCTGTTATAAGTGTTTATTGAACTTGAATAAGAAGTTTGCTCATGTTATAAAAGGTATTGGTTCTTGGGATATTGATAAAGATGGAAATCTTGTTCAAGCAGATAATGGTAGCACTGGAATTAGATGGTTAAAGCAAAACTTCTCTAAGTTGAAATTTGCTAAGACTGGATCTATCTTAAGAGATGTAAGAATAAAGTATATTGCTCATAACTATGAAAAGGGTAGATTGTTTATTAATAAATATATCGTAATCCCTCCATACTATAGAGATGTAAATACTTCTGGAAAGCATACTGGTGTTGGTCAGATTAATACTTTATATGTAAATCTTATTGTTGCATGTAGAGCGTTGAAAGAGAATAATAACTATGGTTTATCTATGGCTGATACTACATGTGCTAGAATACAGGATACTTTAAAAGCTATCTATGACTGGTTCTGTGGAAATAATAACCCAACATTACAAGATCCTGGAACTGGTATGGCTGGTAAGTTTGGTCTTATTAGACGAGCTAACATGTCTTATACATCAGACTATTCTTCTAGACTTGTACTTACTGCACCTGAGTTAAAAGCTGAATCTGTTGGAGAGTTGATGGTTACTCTTGATAAATCTGCTATACCATTATCAGCAGCTGTAGCAGACTTCTTTCCATTTGTATTATTCCATATGAGAAAATTCTTTGAGAATGAATTCTTAAATAATACTCAGTATGAGATTATTACATCATCTGGGGAGATTAAGTATATTCAATTAGAAGATCCAATGGTTGCATTTTCTGATGATGTATTGAAACAAGAATTGAAGAGATTTGTAAAGGGTTATGATAATAGATTTAGACCAATCTTGGTTCCAGTTAAGCCAGAAGATAATAAGGATAATAAAGTATATCTAATGCACTTTAAAGCATCAAGACAAGATCCTGCTAAATTACCAGATGATCCAACTATTGTTGAACCTATTATATCTAGACCAATTACTTGGGTTGATATCATTTATCAATGTGCCAAGAAAGCTACTGATGGTAAGAAGATTTCTTTTACAAGATATCCTTACGATAGCTACTTCAATACTATTTATACTGGTATTGAAATTTCTTCTACAAAGGATACAGAACCATTGTATGTAAATGGAGAATTCTATCCATTCTATCCTAAGATTAGAAAGGAAGATATTAACCAACCAACATCTAATAAGTTTATAGATACAATGCAAGTATGTAATCTATATCTAAAAGGAATGGTAGCTGACTATGATGGTGATACTGGAATGGTTAAGGGATCTTTCTTTAAAGAAACTAATGATGAACTTGCTGGATTTGTAAACTCTAAAGCAAACTATATCAACGCCGGTTGTGAGAATATTAGAGTATCTTCTAATGAAGCTATACAAGCTTTATATAATCTTACAAAGGTTTTATTTAAAGATAAATCAAAATTAACACAACCACAATTTTAGCAACAATATAGTAAGGAATGCACACTTGCCAATGTCATATCCTCAAATGAAATAAACAGCTTTAACATGAACGGGTGGATAACTTAATTGTTATCCACCACCATTTTAATTAACTTAAAAGTAATCGGCATTTCCAACTAGGTGTCGGTTACTATAATTTCGAGGTATTCATAATACCTTCCTCCGGGGTAGTTCTTAATTGAGCTACCCCCATCTGTTGTAATTTTTTACATATAGAACATAAAAATAATGGACGGGGTGACTATTTAGGAACCTTCTCTATTACTTAATCACATTGGTCGGGGGAAACTGTCACGGGTTTCCTCCATTAAATATGATTTTTTATTTAAACATTAAAGTAATGCCAAGGATGGCATTACAGTGCTGGTTGCCTCCTCACCCAGCACTGAATACAAAAATTCACCAATCGCAATGGTGCATGTTTTGTAAAGCTTTTTGGAGAATAATATGGGTTTCGTATTTTGGAGTTGGTCGAAAGATCAACTCTTTAATTTTTTATATAACATATTATTAGGCAGTTAATATTCGAGGGTAAATGCTTACTTTGTTATTTTTTTCATAGTAACAGGCGTTGGTCGAAAGATCAACGCCACCCCCTTTTTATATAAACATATATGTAAAGGTAAGTCTAATGATGAGCCTCCTAATCTTGTTGGGTAAACTTGGTGCGGAATTTAAAAATTTTGACGGATACCTTAATTGGTATCCGTCATTTTATGTATTATATTTTTACTGTAATGGAAACATGATATATAAACACTATAAAATACATATATTTTGGAGGTAATTATTATGGCATTCGGAAACAACAATGGGCAAAACAACAGTTCAAAAGACGCAAATTACTATTCTAGATTGAGAATTAGTAATTACAATGATTCACTTTCATTAAACTTCACTTATTGGAGTGGTTTATTGAAGCTGGCTATTGTACAGTTCTCTCAGGACAGTATGCAGAGTTCTGATAGAACAGAACTTGCAACAATTTATCTTTCTCCAATCAAAGCAAGAATGTTTGCTGAGTGTATTGAAGATATTGCAAAGGATAAGAGTGATGATGTAATCTACGGTGTTGATACTGGTCTTAATGAAGTTAAGGGTGTTATCACCATTGGTAGAAAAAGAGGGGAGACTTTCATTACCATCGGAAAGGCTTCTGACAATGCTGGATATGAGTCTTATCAGGAATTCAGATTTGAGAAGAATAATCTGTATAGAATGAATATGACAGATCTTAAGAAGTTCAAGTATAATAAGGAATATGATAATGTGGTTGAACTTAAGCAGCTGGTTGCTCTTCTTCTTGACTACTCCAATGCTATGGGTGGTGGATATGCATATGCTGCTCATGATATCAACAGATATCAGACTTCTAAGAGTAATGCATTACTTGCATCTATTGCAGAGAAGATGGGAGTTAAAGTTGGTAAAGGTGGAGGAACTGCTAACAATGGTATTGGAAAGTCTTTCTTTGATGAAGATGATTCTCCATCCTACTCTAACAACTCTAGTAGTTCTAAGTTCAAGAGTGTTGATGATTTAGAGGATGAATTAGATTAATATGGGGATAACTGGTCATAAGCTAACTTCAGTGATAGATTTTGACTTTATCTTCAATACTGATATGGGAATCTATAAATATATTAGGGATCGTTATCGAATCCCTAATATATTTAATTTAGACTTCTTAGATTCTAAAGATATAGATATCTTAACTAAGTCTATACTAAGAGAAGAAAGGAATCCTTTATCTCTTATAGCAACAGAAGATTCTATCGAGTCTATTGATTCTCTATATGATACAATCAGAATGAAGTATTCTAAACAAATACTTCCATTATCTTTTTTCAAGAAAGATATCATAGATTTTACAATATTATTATCATCTTCCAAGAGGACAAATCTTGGAATCTCAATACTGGTTAATGATGAATATGAATCAGATTTCTTATTGGAAAAGATTAAAGGATTTGATAAAGATCAAATCATCTATAAACGAGAATGTCCACAAGAAGTATTAAGAACTTTTGATGTATTCTATACAAAAGATTTATACTTCTTCCAAGACTTTGGTATGTTGGATATTGAAGCTAAGTCTATATATACAGAAAGCTTCTCATACAACACGAAAATATTAAAAGAAAGACCTGAACACTTTGAATATCTTTTAGATACAAATAAAGTGTATCTGGTTAATATGGGTAATATTAAAGAGGAGACAAAATGGAATTAAATGTGGCAAAGACATTATCAAGTGCAAGCTCTCTTAACAATGTTGTTCCTAAGAAGACATTAAAGGAAGTACAGTCTGATGTACTTGGTGATTTAAGAAATGCAATTGCAAACTCAATGGGACCTGCTGGTTCTAATACTTTAATTCTTAGAGGTAATACTGAACAAGATCTTGTTACAGAATACTCTAAGGATGGTAATAAGATTATAAAGCATATTAAGTATCAGAATCCTATCGAGATGTCTGTTAAGGCGGAAGTTGAGAATGCTACAAGACATATTGAGAAGACTGTTGGAGATGGTACATCTACTGTTGTTGTAATGTCTTCTTACATCTTCGATGCATTGCTTGCAGCTCAAGAATCTAACCAGCTTCCTAATAATCCTTATGAAGTATCTAGAACTTTTGCTGAAGTTGTTGCAGAAGTTTCTAAGAAGATTAGGGAGAAAGGAAGAGAGTGCACATTAGAAGATATCTATAATATTGCATACATCTCTACCAATGGTAATGAAGAGATTTCTAATAATCTTAAAGATATCTATGCTGAGTATGGTATGGATGTATTCATTGATGTATCTGCAACTACAGATGGATCTTCTGCTATTAAGTCTTATGATGGTGTAACTCTTGAGACTGGTTACTCTGATCCTTGTATGATTAATGATGTAGAGAGACAGAGTGCTAGAGTTAGATCAACTGTAGAAAATCCTGTAAGAGTATACTACTTCCAAGATCCTTTGGATACCAATGAAATGGATCAATTCTTCCAGCAGATTATTGAGACTAATATCATTGGACCCGCTACAAGAAGAGAAGAGTGGAAGCCAACTGTTATCATGGTTCCGAAGATTGGTAGAGACTCTCTTTCTTACATGAGAAGAGTTACTCAGTTTATGCATCAGTATCCAGAAGCTGCATATTCTCAAAAGCCTCAGCTTCTTATTGTAACTAATTACTTTGGTTTACCGGAGAACTATGCTGAACATATTGCAACATTATGTGGAGCTAATCCAATCAGAAAGTACATTGATCCTGCTAAGTATGACTCCGATGTAGAGGCTGGTTTAGCACCAACTTTAAATAATGTAGTAGAATTCTGCGGACATTGTGAAGAGGTTGAAGCTACAGCATATGTAACAAAGTTCGTTAATCCATACAAGATGTATGAGAGAGATGAGGATGGTAAACTTATCGTTGATGAAAACGGTAACTATAAGAATACAACAGTATATGATAATATCATCACTTTCTTAGAAGCTGAAGTAAAGAATGCTAGACTTACAGGACAGAGTTCTGGAGTATTAGGTTCTTTGAAGAGACAGTTGAATGCTGTTAAAGCAAACATGGTTGAATTCTTTGTTGGTGGTATTACTATCTCTGATAGAGATGCATTGAGAGACCTTGTTGAAGATGCTGTATTGAACTGTAGATCTGCTGCTGCAAATGGTGTTGGTTATGGTGCTAATATCTTAGGATTCTTATCCATTTATGATATGCTTAAATCTTATGGAGATTTTGATGGTGATACATTAGATTTTACTCCAAAATTTGATGAAAGAATCAATAATCTTAAATCAACCATTTTAAGCATCATCCTTCGTGCATATATTGCAACCATTAGATCACTGTATAGCACAAGATATAGTGATGATGCATCTCTGACTAATGTAATGAATGAGATTAAGAAAAACGGAACTCCTGTTGATATTGTATCTGGAGAACCTTCTGATAAGATTCTTACATCAATTGAATCTGAACCGATGATCTTAGATACTATCTCTAAGATTATCACAATCATGTTCACTTCCAACCAGGCGTTATTACAAGCTCCAAGTTTAACGACCTATTATCGTAAATAGTATTTTATAGTTTGGGATTATGGGAAAAGTCTTTTAATATAGACTTTTCCTGTAAGTACCCATAGGAGAACAGTAGTATGACGTATGAAGAGTATATAAAGAACCCTACTGGGAAATCGGCAGTATTCGGTGCTGGTTTAAAACTACAAATAAAAGAATTCAATGATAGGTGGATGATGGTTAGAATGAGAGAACAACAACCACCGGTTCATTATTTATATAAAACCGATAGTGATTATATTGCACATTTTAAGATTCCATCTGAAGGTGTAGCAAGATTCTATTATGACGTTATAGTAAGATTTTTTCCACCTGCAACAAGTGGGGCTGTTAGATATCAAAAGAACTTGTCAAATTACGAAGTTCAATTCTTCTCTAATGACCCAGCATTTTCTTTTACACATGCACATGCATTCTTTGTGAACAATCTATTCTTTAAAGACCTTATTCCTAAAGCTAATCCACTTAGCTTAAAGGAAAAAGCTATAGAGAAGAATCCTAGAGATGAGATCGGATATGTAAAATCTTTTTGTTTTATGTACTTTGATTTGAAAGATTTAGGATTGTTTGATAAATCTAAATGGGCTAAAGCTTCTAAGTATAATAAAGTGGTATGGGTTGGAACTGTTGAGCATACTTCTAAGAAGATAGAAGATAGACAGTATAATGGTAGAGCTGAAGTAAAGAAAGAAAGAAAATTAGCTAGACAACAAGAAAGAGAGAATGCAAATCCTATTAAAGCTGTAATGAATAAATTTATTTCTCCAAATATCAAGAACTTTGGTAAGGCTAAATTTGAACCAATTAACAAAGGAATTGGTAGGTTCAAAAAGAAATAAAGAAAGATATTATAAATATGAAATAAGTTTTAATAGAATGCGAGGAGGCAAGATTGTATGAGTTTAGAAGGAAAGATTAGCGGAATATATTTCCTAAATGAAGACAGAAGTAATAAACCTTTTATTCCCGTTGACCAATGGGAACCACAAAGTATTGATGAAGTATTTGTAAATTGTGTACCTGGAGCTTTCTTAGCTCCTATGTATGCTATCGGAACATCCTATAATCCTTCTGCTGATTGGGGGAAGGATTTTAATAAGTTTATATTATCTGTAAAGAAGGGGTATAATACTCCTATCTTAAGAAATCATCTGTTCATATATACAAATTACTTTTGTAATTTTTATGATCATGATAATGAATATCTTATGATTCTATTCAATCTGAAATTAAGGATTGATAGAAGCTCAACACAAATGTATCCACCAGAATCATTTCTTAGTGATATGGAGAGATACATTATCCATGGTGGACTTTCTGCTAAGATTGATAAAATGGTTGAAGATAACTATTGTCAAGACTTAGATTATAAGAACACAAAGAATGAATTGTTGCAATATAACAATGATCATGCTAAATATTTGCATAAAGTTTCTATGATGATGGTATTATCAATACCATTATTAACACAATATTCATATATGCATGATGTTGACGATTTTCAAACATTCTTATTGAATTTCTATGATAAGATTCTCCATATGAGAATGGAGTATAATATCTATGAAAAGATGTTTGAAACAGCATTCTCATTCTCAAATTCAAATGAGAGAAACAATAGCACTCTATGGTCTTACCAGGCTATTAGAGGACAAGATACTGTAACACATTCAGAGGATAGTATTGTTAATATCATTCTCAATATTATTCCAAAATACACATTCGATAAGAATATCATTTCCTTTAACTATGCTTCCGTAAAAGAAAGTCTTAAGTATAAGGTAACAGATATTCAATATGAGTATCAATTTATTCCTAGCTCTAGTAGTAAGAGGGATAACGATAGTGTATCTGATTTTGATAGATTCGAAAGTATTCTAATCAAACAGAATGAAGCTCTATATCTCCAGAACAAAATCAATTCAGATTCTGTAATGAGAAATATAGAGAATATGTATGGACCGTTTGATCCTGCTGAGATTGATCTTTATACAAGAAATCTCATGTATGATGAAAATGGTGATCCAACAATTAACAGATTCCAAAAACAGTTACTGTTCTTAATGTTCTATAAGTATTTTAAAGATACTCAATCTATTTTGAATATTAACCGTCTGGAGTATGTTAAATTGGTCATTGCAGCAAAGAAGATATTGACATTAAAGAATATGGTGATTCTTCCGTATATCATATCAGCTAAGGTTGATAAATTGGTTCAGAGGAAGAATATTAACAAAAAGGAGAGATCTATTGTAGAAGCTTCTCCATCATATCCACTCATTCTAAATAAATATAAGAATGAGAGTATTGTAAATAATATCTTTAGTATTATTGCTACAATCATGTCATCTGAATTTACTATCATTGATATGAATCCAAATATCAATGGTAAGAAATTAGATATTGATCTTATCGGTTCTCTAATTGAAGAGATTGAAACATTCATTCTGATGTGTTAATATATTGGAGTATTGGATAATACCAATACTCCAATATTTTTAATACTGGGAGGTATAATCATGAAAATGGTTGGTAAAGAATTCAGTGAAAATATGAAGAGAATTATACCAGGAATCAGGGAAGCTTCCGGTGGAACAGAATTAGTATGTAGATGTAGATATTGTCCAGATTCAAGTGATTTGAATAAAGCACATATGTATATCCATGTACCGCAAAATGAATCAGATGTCCCATTCTTTAATTGTTTTAAATGTCATTCATCTGGTGTTGTCAATTCATCAACATTAATGGAATGGGGAATATATGATCCTATAATTGGATCAGGTTTAGATAGTATATATAGCAAAGCTATGAAATCTGGTAAGCTTGGAGATAAGAATGTAATGAGATTTAGATTCTCCAATATGTGTAGAGATTTAGCTTTAGCATATAAGAAACTTGATTATGTAAATAATAGATTGGGAACATCATTTACTATAGATGATTGTCTTAATCTAAAAATAATTCTAAATCTTAAAGATGCAATTGATTATAATGGTTTGAATTATACAAGACATCAAAACATAGTACAACAATTGAACGAATGTTTTGTTGGATTTATGAGCAATGATAACAATTTCATCAATATGAGAAGATTGGTTGATGAAGGTGTTGTTCATAAGAGTATTGATATGAGATATATAAACTATAACGTTCATGATTACAAACTTGCAAATACAGAAAAGTTTTATGTAATACCTGAACAAATGTTGTATAATTCTCAGATGTCAGATAAAGTGAATGTACATATTGCAGAGGGTCCATTTGATATATTGTCTATTAAATTCAATGTAAATCATGGAGCACCTGGATTGTATATTGCTATTGGTGGTTCTGGTTATATGAATATGGTAAGGTATATATTCTCAGTATTCAAAGTGTTTAATTGTTGTATCCACCTATATCCAGATAACGATAAGTATGGATCTTATGATAATATGATGGCTATAGCAGAATTTTTAAACCCTATGGGTATAGATTTGTATATTCATAGAAATGAATTCCCTGGTCAGAAAGACTATGGTGTTAGTAGTGATAAGATAATAGACAAATTTTCATTATTTTAGATTATATATACTATATATGAAGCATTGTATATAGTGTATTAAAAAATAGGAGGATAAAATCTATGAAAAAGTTATTGTTGACTATCATCATGTCTGTGGTATTACTAGGAAAGGAAAAGCTAGTAAACACAAATGCAGACACAATCGTTTACCACGAAGATCCTGTAACGGTTGAGTACACTGAAGATGGAATTCCATCCGAAGTTGCTGCCAAGGAAGGCAAACACGATTCTGATGAAACTAAAGTTATGTATGTAACAGCTTCATCATTGAATGTGAGGTTACAACCAAATGGAGATGTTCATCATCAAATTCCATTTGGTACTGAATTGCAGATCGTAAATCACAATATTGATGGTTGGTCTTCATTTCATCAAGATGGTGCTGTATATTATGTATCTAGCAACCACATCTCAGAAACAAAGTCTGAGAAACCTGCAATGAGATTATGGAGAGCAAATTGTAGGATTACTTTTTACAGTTGTAAAGGGTTGGATGGTCATGGTAATAAATTAGAACCTGGATTTACAGCAGCTTCTAATGTATTACCTCAGGGAACAAAGATCTACATCGAAGGTGTCGGATATAGAACTATCATGGACACTGGAAGTAAAGTCATGAATGACGGTAGGGTTGACGTATGTGCACCTACATGGTCAAACAAAGAGACTTTACGATACGCTTCAAACTTCCCTGAGAGGATGAACGTATACATTGTAGAGTAATCAAGAATGGTGGAGAGTAGCAAATGCTACTCTCCATTATTTTTTGTATTTTTTATAAAATTTAACAGTATATTAATTATTCTTGGAGGCTAGTATCGTGAATATTGTAGATAATAAGATCAATATAAATGACATTTACTTACGCAAGAGAAAACTTTCAACAGAGAAGGTTTTCATTGACGTTAAGTATGATGAAATTGTTAATATACTTGATAGCAAAGTGAACGTGTTAAATAGGTTAAATAAACTCTTAGATTCTGCAACGCCAGAATCTTATATTACTGTATTAAGTCTGTTTGGACTTCCTGAGTATACTGAGTGTAATAGATTATGCTCTTCATTTATTACAAACAAATTTAAGAATGATTGTATTGTATACTATCATGATTTGGAAGAAATAGAAAATCTACTTGCAAACTCTGATGTTGATATCGAGAAGAGAGATATAATATCCAGAGTTTTATCCTATCTATCTAATATTGATAGGCTTAGTTTCAATCACGATTCTATTATGAATCGTTTTAATTTATACAACCTATTTGACCAGTTCACAAGATCTTATGACATACTTATTACACTTTGCAATTACATTGATACTTACAACTATACTGATCTCATAAAAGTAAAATTGGCAATTGATGAATTTTTCATCTTAAACAATTTTAATGAAAAGATTAGTATAGATGAGACTGAAGCTTCCATTGCAATATTCCTGTATTTCTTTTTTAAAAAGAATAAGAAGTGTGATCTTGATATAGAGAGTATAAATGACCATATATCAAAATATACAAAGAATGTAGATAAATTCAATATTCTTTTCGAACTTAGAAGAATGAATATTGATATAAAAGATTATTCTTCAATTGAAGAAATAATTGAAGATATGCATAGAAAGCTTAATAATGCTAAAACTATAGCAAACTACATTAAATGTATATACATCTATAAATATGCTAATGATCCTAATCTGAACATTGAGGATGTAAACAAGATTGATATCTTTACACAATCAATGTATACAGTTTCAGAATATAATAATATAAAAGAAGGGATAGAAATGATGAAAGATAAAATTAACACATCCTGTATAGAAAATCAAACTGCTGATAGAACTAGATTCTTCTATGAATCTGAGGACTATACTAAAGCAAATATCGATATAGGAATTAAACCAGATGTTAGAGTTTCTGATATCGCTGAGATTATCAGATCTTGTGAGCTGGTAAAGAGATATGTTGAACAACATTGCAAGACTATGGTTAAAGAACCTTTAGTATTCTATGATACATATAAGGATTTACATATCTCAAACTATTTTGGTCATATTGATGCAGCTGGAAAAATATCATTCAATATTGCTATTGGTCAAATATACTTTGATAGAGATATGCTACCAGTTGTTGAGAATCTTAGAAAAGCTCTTGAGAATATTCTATATAACACAAACTGTTTCCCAATAGTTGAGGTTCTCGATACGGATCTTCTCATTTCTGTAATTACAAAATATGAAGTAAATACAACTGATCAAGAGAGTGTGATTGGTGAAGAGATTGTTAGAGTATTTAATATTCTTAAGGATCATGAGAAAGATCTTGATGCATATATGAGAGATATGCATAGTAGAGTAGATTCTATTTTATATGTATTGAATAATGATTCTCAGATTGCTAAGACTATTGGTAAAAGAGAATTTGTTAATCTTAATGATATTATCACCAAAGTGTATGGTGATAATAAAAACCTTCAGCAGTTTGTCGACAGTGTAAAGTATCATCAGAATCCTAATGCTAAATTTATTGAAGAATTGTATAATCTTGATAAAGGTGAAGATGAGAAGCTTGATTTGAACGTTACTAATTATGAGGAAGCTGTAAATATTCTTGAGCAGCTTGTAATGAATAGATCTAAGACTCAGCCATTGAATGAGAATGTAATCAATACTCTTCAATTAGCTTGGCAGGATTTCAAAGGTAAAGTAAAGAAGTTGTCTGCTAAAGAACAAGAGATGTCCAGAGATATGGATATGAACTTCAACAACTTTGTTAGATCTATGAAGAACTCTCTTAGTGGAAATAGAAGAGAAGCTATTATCAGAGATCAATTATGTCCATCTTTATCTAAGATGATTAAGATTGGTATTCCTGTTGCAGCAACAGCTATTATTAACCCAATCATTCCAGCAATTAGTGCATTATCTTGGATGGTGTTATCTAAGGTTGCTACAGATAAAGAGGTTGCATTCATTCTTGATGAATTTGATATTGAATTGAAGGTATTGGATAGAGAGATTCAGAAAGCTGAGCAAGGTGGATCTCCTCAGAAGTATAGAAAGCTTCTCACTATTCAGAAGAAGCTTATGAGAGAGAAACAGAAGATTCAATATAAGTATGCTTTAAGTGGTAAGCGTATTAAGATGGTTTCCAACTATAAACCTCAGGGTGAATAATTAGAAGGGGAGTTTAATATGACAAGATCTGTTCTAGAAGATTTTCTTCTTGAGTTGGATATCAGTGGTAATGATGCTGAGAATCAAGAAGAAGATAATAAAGATGAATTAGATTCTGTCCAAGATGATAATGGTTCTGATGAGGAGGAAACTCCTCAAGAACCAGAACAACCTGAACAGAATGATACTAACAATAACCAGCAGCAAACTGTATCTGTTTCTGGAGATGAAGATGAACAGACTGATGATGGTGGTGATGAGTTAGATAATATTGATGGAGAGGAGGGTGACCAGGATGATATTGAAGAAACTGAAGACACTACTCAACAAGATCAACCCCAGAACGATAATAATGGGAATGTTGAAGGGGAAAACGCACAGGGAGAAAACAATCAAGCTAATGGAAATGATGATGATAATGTTGATAATAATGGTACTGCTGGAGTTTCTATTTCTGGTACTGGAGATGTGGAGAGCGACGAGAGTGGCGATGAGTTAGACTCCGTTCAAGATGATACGAATCAAGACGATAATCAGAATGATGATAATGGTGGTGATAATAACCAAGATCAAAATACTGATGATGGTGGAGATAATACTCAGACTGATGATGACCAAGGTGGTGATGAATTAGACTCTATTGATGATGGTGGTGGAGATACTGGAGATAACAATGCTGGTGGAGATGGTAACCAGGATGGTGGAAACGACGGTGGTAATAATAACGGTGGTGGAAACAATGCTGGTGGAGGCAGTGGAGATCTTTCTGAAGAAGAGAAGAAAGCAGAAAATGATATCTACGAATCTCTAACCGATGAAGAGAAGATTATCAGAAATATTCAATTGAAGTCTAAGTTTGCTCAATTATATGAAGATGCTGATTCATTCTCTGAGACTATTAACCGTATTACCAAGACAGAAACCAATATCGAACCTATCAGAAAGATACTGATTACACTTGGTAAAGTAAAGACATACATCGTAGATTATTTGGATACAATCTATAATTCTACTTCATATATAGATAACTTCACGAACTATATTAAGTTCCTTATGATCTTCAAAACTGTCGGAAATATACTAGATGAAGTGAATAAATCTGAAAAGTAGATCACAATGATAAAACTATATAGTAAAAATATTTCTTTTATTTAGTTATTTTTAGATAATGAAGGTTTAAGAGATATAAGAAAACAAGTTTTAAAAATAGTTTAAAGTATTTTTAAAGGTATCGCTATGCGATATACAAAAAATTAACAGGAGGAAATTAAAAATTATGCCTAATAACAAGACAGGATATGTTGGTGGCGGTTGGAATGCCGACCCAATGGCGTCCTATACAAAAGCTTTTATTGAATTAGGAAAGTCCGTACTCAGTGAATCTGCACTTGACATTTTCGAGGAGCCTCATAAGTTACTTCGTAAGCCTGAAGCTAAGGAATCCCTTAAGGAATTCTTCTGTCAGGATTTTATTAATGAAGATCAGAACGATCCTTTCATGGCTATGCCTGGATATCGTGAGGATCAGATTGCTATGATGGAGCAGCAGTTCGAGAACGATGCTTCTGCAATTTTCGAGCATTCTATCAGTGCTGATTATAACCCTGTAATTGGTATGACTTTCCCTGTTCACAAGAATATCCTTATGAACATGGTATTCGACAAGGGAGCTATCCAGAAGGTAGTTGCTGAGTCTCCCTCTATCACATTGACCATGGAGAGACGTCTTCTGATCGACTCTAAGGGAAATGAGATTGATATGTTCCTTGAGCAGAATAAGATGACTCAGGCTATTGATGCATCTAATCCTGTACATGAGATCGAGTTAACTCTTCCTGAGACTGGTGCAACTGATGTTCTTGCTCTTTGTGGTGGAACCAAGTTGGATGCTTTGTCAATTAAGACTCATATCAGCTACGTTCAGGTTGATTCTGTTTACATTGCTGAGGGTGATCCACTTCCAGATGCTAATAACGTTATTCGTCCTACCAACAAGGTTGCTGAGGCTGCTGATGCAGGTACCAAGACAAACGTTTGGATTCCTGTAAACTTCGAGTTTAAGCCTGGATACAACAACGAGTATGATCGTACTCTGACTGCTAAGGTTGCTATCACTGTTCGTACTTCTGCTACTGCTTATGCACAGGTTGAAGACCAGATTAGTGGTACTATGCATAAGAATAAGATTACTGTTGCTTCTCTGAATGGAACCATTAAGAAGGTTAAGCTGGCTGCTGAATTGGATACTTCCAATGCAATGCTGGATACTGTTAGTGTACGTTGGGATGCTACTACATCTCTTATCGAGATTCCGAACGCTATTCCAATCAACGTTACCATTTCTCCGGAAGAGGTTAAGGACTTAGCTGCTCTGTACCAGGTTAATCAGTTAACCAAGGTTATGAGCATGATGAAGACTGCTTTAGCTAACTACAAGGATGATAAGATTCTTCAGTTCTTGGATAACAGCTACAACAACTTGAGTGAGAGAGAAAGATTCTATGATGAGTTCTCATTCGCTCCTCAGGGTAACTATGCATTAGATCCAGTAACCTGGAGATATACAATGTTTATGGATGTTCTGTCTTCCGAAGTTACCAAGATGCTTCAGGTTCTGAATGATCCTAACATGGTTGTTACTGTATTTGGTGATCCTGACCTTATCCGTAAGCTGTCTCCGACTCAGTATACTTATGAGACACCGTCCACCATTGGACCTGTTGAGCTTGATTACAAGAGAACAGTTGTATCTGCTGGTGACAAGAGAATCTATCAGTTCATCGGTTCTGATAAGCTTCGTTACAACGATAAGCTTATTGTTATCCTTACTCCGAGAAACAGTGATCGTATGACATATCGTATCTTCGATTATCAGATGTATGTTTCTAACGAAGTTCGTAACAGCCAGAATCCGTCTCTGCCAGCAGTACACGGCTTTGAGCGTTGGACAATCCAGCAGTATCAGCCTGTACAGGGTAGATTCAACATCCTTAATAGATCTGGAATCGCTACTCCATAATATTATTAAGGTTACTGGTTTATATCTTAAGGTACATATATTCGGGACATGGGAAAACCCCCATGTCCCAATATATTTTAACTTATGAATAAATAGATTTAACATCTATTGTTACATTACTCATTTTTAAATTTTTAAAGGAGGTTTTTTAAACCATGGAAGCTGTAAAAGAAGTTGCACAATCATTGCCAATTCTGTTCGCATGTATGTTAGGAAACATTCTTGCTGGAACTTTGGCATCTATGACAATTGATAAGTTTAAGTTTAATGCTGTTAGATTCTTTGACGGTGTTGCTAGAGCAGCTGTTGCTGGTGCAGGATTACTTGTATTAGCATATGCTTCTCAGAAGATTGATCTGTCTGCTATTGGTTGGTCTGCTACCACTATTGTTTCTACAGGAATTATTCTATATGCTACTAAGATGACTAAGAACTTGCTGAAGTTGGTCGGATTGTCTGAGCAGGTAAATAGTGTTTCCGGTGTTGTTAATGCTGTTATGACACCGAAGGGAAACCTTGAGCCAGTCAATGAAGGACCTTTAGGATAATTCTCAATACTTATGAAGGCATATAGGATTCGTTCCTATATGCTTTTATTATGATTGGGGGATTTATGAGATATGGATGCAATTAGATTAACAGATTGCAATGAATATAGTATTCCTAAACATTTAAAATTGAGTCATGTTGTATTAAAGACATTATATACTTCCATAAAACCACTATATGTGGATAAAAAGATAAAAGTATCTTCAGGATTTAGATTTGACGATAATATAGTTATGAACTTCATTTTAGATGGGAAAACTATAAATATAATATATGAAAAAACACCAAATATCATATATTATGATGATAAGTTCTATGATGTCTCTAGTATAGAATTAGAACTACACTATTATGACAATTAAACGGAGAATTATATGGAAAACAGAAATATTGGATATGTGATTAACGAATCCTCTGTTCAAGTCAATGAAATGGACCTTGTTGAAAACGGTGATAGAGTCACTGGTAAAGGTAGACTTCAGACTGGTAACGAGAAGAATCGTAATGGTAGAAGATATTTGACTCAAGATCTAGCTAGAGAAATCGCTGCACCTAGACAGGTTGAATTATTATCTACCGGAAACATGGTTGGAGAAGCTGGACATCCACTTGATCCAAACCTTGCAAGACAACAGACTATTGATCCTAAGAACGTTTGTGTACGTTATCTTAAGTTCTGGATGGAAGGTGATGATGTTATGGCAACCTTCCAAGGAACAAACAATGCATTGGGAGAATGCTTTGATAAGGATCTTAGATCTGGTATTAAACCAGCTTTCTCTTTGAGAGCTTTAGGAACTGTAACAGCTACACCTGAAGGTAATCTGGTACAGAATCTGAAGATTATTACATATGATTATGTAATCTTCCCATCTCATCAGGGAGCTTATACTCAGGGAATTGTTTCTGAGTCTGCTGGTATTGAGACAACTAACAGTGGTATTATTACTAACTTCGATCTTAAGAGCAATCCTGGATTGGATGCTAGACGTACTATGTTAGAATCTTTTGATCTATCTACACTTAAGACTGCTACACAGATTGTTAAAGAGAATCAGTCTGCTGTTAACTACATTAAGGACTATTCTAAGAACTTCAATATATTATCTGAGTTCTATGATATTGCTCTTAAGGAAGCTAGTGTAGATTTAATCTCTAACAAGAAGGTTGCTATTACAGAAGCTGGAAAGCATACCATCGTTGTTAATGTAGAAGACTACATTGCAAATGAGATTATGAATTATAGATAACTTTACTAACTTTTAAATAATCAGTAATTTTGCTGAGACATACATTTTTATAAGGAGGAAATCTAAGATGATTATTAAGGCATCTGATGTTCAACATTTACAGGACACTATGGTAAAGCTTACTCAGGCTTACAAGGAAGCTGATAATGAAGAGGCTAAGGCTGCTGCTGATGCTGCTCTTGAGAAGTTCGCTCAGACCTATACTGGACCTGGATGTGGATTAAGCTGGGATGAGGAAGCTGGAGTTCTTTCCATCGCTAAGGGATTTGAGATCAACGCTGAGGGATTCGTAGTTAAGGCTCCTGAAGTTGGTCCTGGAGTAAATCTCCACTAATTGTTGAGACTTTAATCTCAATATTTCATTACGCCTATTTCTATTTTAAAGTGTTAAAGATCCCGTTAGGTTAATTCCTAACGGGGATCTTTTTCATTTTTAATTGGTATAATTAGATATTATATACATGATATACAATAGTGTATATTATGTGTTTACTCTTAAAGAGTAGAAAGCGAGGCTATTATGAAATTCAGAAACTTTACTCCTCATGAAATCAATATCCATCGTGAGGATGGAACCATTGTCACACTTCCATCTGAAGGTGTCATCCGTGCAAAACAATCCTTCGTAATGTCCGAAACATTCGACGGTATTGAGGTTGCAACCTATGCTTATGGAGAACCGGAAGGCGTTCCAGAAGTATTAGATAAGGACTCGTTCTATATCGTGTCCAAGATTGCACTCGATGCTTGCAACCAGCATGGAGTTGACACTTATAACTTCCTCATGGTTGGAGAAGTGGTAAGGGATGATGATGGAAAGATCATCGGATGTAAGACATTATCTAGAGGGTAATGTCTTACAGAAATAAGGCACTGTAAAGTGCTTTATTTTTTCTTTTTAAACTTTATATTAATACATAAACAATATAAAGGGGGACAATAAATGGCTGAATACCAAAATAATATATCTAAATTAATAGATAAGATAGAGCGTCGCCTTGGTCTTATAGCACTTACAAATCATCTTCCTGATAATCTTGGTAAGAATATGTGGGGAACAATCATCAAAGAAGATTCTCTACTTACTTACTCAAGATATCTTCCAAGAAAGTTTTCTTTTAACGTTACTGATGAATCCGCACCATATAAAGATGGGTGGTATTATATTAACGAAGATCTTGTTGGAGAATCTAGTATCCTTGGTGTAGGGGATATAGATTGGAGTAGATATAATTCTAATAGTGCTGGTATGGCTTATGGCTTTGGTGCTATTGATAGCGGGCTATCTGCTAATTTTACAGTAAATGATATTCAGAGTATGAAGAATAAGTTAGACTTCTCTTCATTATTCTGTAACCAAGTAATACCTGAATTTGCTCCACCTAATAGGATTAGAATGGTTGCTGCTGGTAATCAAAATGTTAGACTTAGGAATTTCTATATAACTCTATATCTTAAACATCTTGATTCATTAGTATCTATTCCACCTACAGCAATGGAGAAGTTTGAACAGTTATGTCAAGCTGATATCGCAGCATTCTTAAGTGCAAACTTAAAATATTGGGATGGAATTGAAACAGTATTTGCAACTATAGATCTTAAACTGAGTTATCTAGAGAATGAAGCTAGTAAGAGAGATGGTATAATTGATTATCTTGAATCCAATTATGTATCTTCTGGAAATAAGTCTATTCCAATGATAATGACAGTATAATTTATTTTTTGGAGAGGTATATGGAATTTTTTAAAATTACAGATTCAGCACCTGAATACTATCAGGAGTTTGCTAGTGTAACAAATGATGATGTTTATTCTATTAAAGAATCTTTATTAGATACATTTAAGGATACATCTAAGCCTTTATCTAATAGAATCAGTTTTGCTATTGATACTATTAAGAAATTCACCAGAGCTCAAGGTGCAATGAAGTATAGAGAAATGAATCTATTAAGTAAAGATCTGAATGATATGTATAATAAGATCGTTGCTTTATCAGATACAAATGATAAGTATGCATTTAAGTTTAGAAATCTTATCATTCCTAGATACATAGACTATGTGCCAACATTGTACTCTAAGGAGACTAAGAAAAGTTATCAACCAAGATATTCTCAAGTATATTATGATCCTGCCAGTATTAAAGAGCTTATCGAATATGTAATCGAGAAGTATAGAAATGCTGGTGAAGATATCATCACTATGAATGATGAGAAATATAAGATTCAGAAGGAATTATCTTCTTATCTTGGTTGGATTAAGAATGTTGTTCCTTGTATGTATGCTAATACTTATAAGAATCTTAAGCTTAGTACATGTTTAACTCATGCTAAAGGTGAATTTGATAAAGCTTATGTTTCTTATTTATATGCATCTAATATGATGCTTAGCTATAACCTACTATATCTTCAACTTATGGAGAAGATGTATGATACATATAAGGTTAAGATAAGAGAGTATAAAGATCCAGATGTTGTAATGTTCGTAGAAGAGACATTTGATAAGATTATCTCTTATATGATTGAGGGTAATAGGTTAGATTCTGAAGTGTTTGCTATGTACACTGATTGCTTTAAGGGTGTATATAATCAACTTTCTAGTATATATGATATTATTCAATCGGAGGTGGTATAATGGGAAATCAATACGGTGCAATTACAGAACAAGGTGACTTAGGATTAGGATTTACTGTATTATCCGAGTCTGAGCAGAAGGTTTTAAACGAAAAGGCTGAAGCTGAACAGGAAAAGAAGAAAGATAAAGAATAATGATTAGCCTGATAGAGATAACCTCTCTATCAGGTTCATTTTCAGTAATTGTAAAAACTTTATATTAAATTAATAAGTAAAGGAGATTTCTATTATTAATGATTGATAATAAAAAGCCTATGGCTAGAGTTCCGATAGTTCCGTCGAACTTTGCGAACAAAGACTTACATAAACTCCATGAACTTGTATTGGATTATACTAATAATGATATCTATGTAAAAGATACTGATGGATACGTTAACCTTACTGGAAGAATTAGAGATAGTGTACAACACGCTATCGAAAATGGTATTACTATTGAGGTTGTAACAGAGGATACATTACCTCAGATTTCTGATAGAAAGAGAAACTGTTGGTATCTCGTTATTCAAGAATCTGAAAGAATTGATGGTGATGATACGACTAAGGTTGTTATTGAATCCTATATTTATTATGGATTGATTGATAAGAACTTCAATATCCACAAGAAGTATTCTCTTATCTCTCAGAACGTGATTACATCTTCTGATACTCATACTATCAAATTCTTAGTAGAAGATGGGTTGACACCTTGTTTCTATGTACCAAGTAATGTAAATATTTCTTGTAAGTATTCAGGAACAAATACTCAAGCTGAAACTACAGCTTTGGATAATATCTTTATCTTCTCCCCTCAAGATGGTACTTATTCTGAGTATAGAATTATGGCACTGAATGATATCAATGCTGAGATTGTAAATGGTAAGAGATATATTACCATTGATGTAACTGCAACAACTGCAAATGAAAGTCTTATATCTTTCGAATCTACAGCTGATAATATTGGATTTAAAGAGATTACACCTCTTGCTGTTGTTAATAATAATTACATCATGTCTCTACCTGTACCTGAATGGACTGATAAGAGATATTCTTTCAAGGGGTGGTCTCTTAAGAAGAGTGTATTTGATAAGATTGATATTGGTGATTATCTTGTTACAAGAAACATTACACTCTATGCATGGTTTGATTATAATGAACGTACAAGAAATGCAACAGTATCTATCAGATCTGTTGTTGGTGGCTAAAATATCGTAAAGGAATTATAGACAATGGGACAAGAAAAAGTTTTAAATGAATATAAAGATTATGTGAACATTGACGAATACGTTTATCCTAAAGATATTTTAGGATATGTAACACCAGAACGTCAAAAGGTTACACATGATGGACAAGAGATTGTCTTCAATTATAAACCTATTTATTATAAGATTACTTATGATTTTGATGGTGGAGAATTTGGAGAAAATGCTATAGTAAAGGATACTTATACTATTGAACAAGAATACACCCCACCTGTACCAACTAAGGCTGGATATGTATTTGATTCTTGGTATCCTAAGAGTATTAATAGAGGATCTATTGGTTTGGTTAACTTTAGAGCCAATTGGACATTAGCTCCAATCCTATTACCTGGTAGAGAATTGAATGCTAAATTCAAAGAGCTTTGTGGTAGTGAAGAGAATTGGAAGAAGCTTATTGCTTTCCAAGTATCTGAGACAAAACCAAAGAAATCTGATAAAGCTGTAGATATATCTTCTACAGATACAAGTGCATATGCTTGGTATGTTGCTGATGCTAAATGTATCGTGCTATATTCTGAGTATGATGTTACATATAACCAAGATTCTGCTGGAGCTTTTGAAGGATTTGAAAGTCTTAGAGATATTAACGATCTTGTTGCTATTCATATGAATAATGGTACAGATGTATCTGAAATGTTTAAGGGTTGTAAAGTATTAACAAACGTTACTGTATTAGAACAGTTTGCTGGAGTTCAGTTCTCTAATATGGATAATATCTTTGAAGGAACAATGGCTTATGATGTAAACACTACACCAACATGGTACAAATATTCTGTTGATGTTCAAGTAGTATCTTCAACTGGAGCTGCTATTGATACATACACAACAAGAGTAACACCAGGAAAGACTTTCTATGCTAAGAAGTATCCTGGATACACTATTCCAGAAGATGATAAGTCTTTTGTAGTTACAGAGAATTGCACTAAGATTATTCGTGTTGAACCTATTAATTACTCTATCACATATGTATTCTCTGATGGTATTTTCAAACCGGAAAAGAAGACGTTTACTGTTGAAGAAGAGTTTACTCCGAAGCCTATTATGAACAATAGACCTAGGTTTATTGGATGGACTCCTGAGAAGATTAATAAGGGAACTGTTGGAGATGTTATGTTTATAGCTAGATATGGAGAATAATATATATGGATTATACTTTAAAAGTAAATTCTCTAATTAACAGCATTAGAGAATTACGGTCAGAGAATGTATCTGATGATAATATTTTTGCTGTTAAGAATAGCATCAATGATCTTCTTGCAGAGATGTATCCTATGAGAAAGTATAAGTGTGATTCATTCTACTATACTCATAATACTGATAACGTTGCATTTGGTCTTGTTGTAATTCCAAAGTTTAAGGATGCTATTTCTAAGATCTTATTGGATGATGATAGAATTGAAATCAACAAGTTCTCTGTTGAGTTGGATTCCAAGATGTTTGATTATGGATTATCTGATGAGCAGGTTGTTACTTTAATCATGTTCAACGTATTACATTTATTGAATGATAATGTTGTTGATAAGGTTAGAGATATTGTAACCGATTATCTTTCTAATCATGATCAGTATATTAAGCTGGATAATAATCAGAATAGTAGAGTGCAGCTATTAGACTTCGGTATCTATGATACTATCTGCCAGCTTACATCTCCATTGCAGATTGTTGATGAAGAGGTTGTTAGAGCAGATCAATATCTTTCTGAGTTGGAGTTGTATGAATTACCAGAAGCAATTAATATTGCTTATAAGAAGATTCCTGGATGTACATCTGTTGTAGAGAGATCTCCAAGATTGAATGCTTTAGATTGGTGTTTTAGAGTATACTCTAGATTAGACACCGAAAGGGTTCCTGCTGTAAGATTACTAAATAAGATGTCTAGCATTACAGGTTCTGTAATCTATAAGGCTATGATTAGAAATGCTCTTGTTATTCTTAATACTATTAGCACAGATTCATATATCAGAGAATCGGCTTTACAGGAAGGCTCTCTTCTCCAATCCATTAAATATAATGGTCTGCGTGAACTAGAGAATGACTTGTACGAATTTATGCTCAGAGCAAGAAACGCTGACACTGAAGACGAGGTTATGTATGCTCTAAAGCAGATCAATACAAGACTGACTATACTCGATGATTACATTTGGTCTAATGATGGTAAGAAAGATCCAAATAGGGACAGATGGCAAAGTGTATATGATAAATACATTGCTATTAGGGATGAGATCGCAGCTAAGAAGGTATACAATAAGAGAAACTATGGTATCTTCGTAGACTACGATAAGATTGATAAGACCGACAACCCGAACGGTGAAGACTATTCATTATAAAAGAATTCCGTAGGAGAGAAATCTCCTACGGATTACTTTTTATTTCATTAAAAACCAATAATTATACAAGAAAAATACCGTTGGAGATGAATTATGGATATAGAATTATTTAAAAAAGAACTTAGTTCTTTAGCTAAAAATGAGATAAAAGGATTCAATGAATATCAATCTAATGATGGTGTAAATGTACCTAGAGTAACAGAAGTTTTATCAGCAATGTTGCATGAAGACTTCTTAATGAAGTGGTCTAACTCTCTTGGGTTTAAGAGGATTAGTTACGATAGATTTATGAAAGCTGCTGCTGATAAGGGAACTTATTCTCATTATGTAATAGAACAATTTCTAAAATATGGTAAGACTATTAAAGATTGTGATATTCCAGATATGTATATGGATACTGTAAGATCAACATTCTCCGGATTCCGTTATTGGTGGAAAGATCTTAATGATAATCATGATGTAGAATTAGTATTCTCAGAAGAGAAGTTGATATCTAATTACTTTGGTGGTACTTGTGATTGTGTATTGAAAGTCGATGGAGAATATTGGTTAATAGATTTCAAGACATCAAATCATATGAACTTTAAATACTGTTTACAATTGGCTGCATATAGAGATCTATTAAAAACTCTTAGAGGAATAGAGATATCTAAAACTGTAGTATTGTTACTAGATAAGACTGATGGATGTTATAGAGAGTATGTATTGGATTTGAAAGATCCAATCCATCTATCATATATTGATGATTGTACAAATCTATTCTATGGATTAGTATATGGATATGTAGAAAGATTAAGACTACTTTCAGCATACAAAGAAATTTTCTAAATATATATTATAAATATGAAACAATTATAATATTTTTAGAAAGGCGAGGTATTTTATAATGAATAAGATTGTACCAGATTCAAACAAGCGTATGGCTGATGCCAAGTTTAAGTTTACAAAGAATGCTCAGATGATCAGGAATGGAAAATGTGTAAGACAATTCACTAAGATTCTTGATGCTATTGAAGAGTGTTTAACAATTGATGATTTAATGTTCTTAGATATTATCTCTATTCAGGCAACTGCTGATGAAGAGAAGTTTAGTTCATTAGTTCAAAACTTTGCAACCATTTCAACAACTCTTGTACTTAATAAGATGCAGGTTACTGAGATTGAGAATAAGTATAAAGAGGTTGAGGTTGTTATTCCGGCAGAAGTTCCTAAGGATAAACATGAAGAGTTTGTCCGTTTTAAAGAACAGGCTATTGATCAAGAAAAGAATGCTGCATTAGCAGCAATTCGTCAAGATAGTACAGAGACTCTTGACAGAATGTTGGATATCGTTTTATTCGCTTTTGGATACTACGATAAAGAAAAGAGAGTAGATTATCCTGAATTGAAACAAACTGTTGTTGACAAATACTTTGGAAGCAACAGTTCATTACAGGACATTATCAAATCATTCAAGAAGTTATTGAGTGATGTGAATTATACTATTTATAATTAAGGAGAAGCAATGATAAATGGTATTGAATTTGTTACCGACGTCGAAAAGGATGTCGGTAACATTTTTTTTTCAAATAATATTTTTATATCGGCACATATATCAGATATTCATTTTCCGGTAATGGACCCTGCTAAACAATATAAAATATTATACGAGCAATTTATATCTAAGATTGCTCAATTACCACAATTGGATTTGGTTTGTATAAATGGAGATTTATATGACCATAAAGTTATGGCTTCATCAGATGCAACTTATTATGCATCTTTATTTATATCAAGACTTGTAGAATTGTGTAAAGAGAAGAATGCTTCTCTATTCATATTACAAGGAACAATCTCTCACGATAATAATCAGGTTAGAATGTATTCTCATTACATGACTAGAAGAGATGTTGATGTGAGAGTAATCACAAGTATTCAATTTGAATATGTAAAATCAAAAAGAGTTCTATGTATTCCAGAATTCAATAATCTTCCAGAAGAGATTTATGATCAATATTTGAATCATATGGATTTTTATGATTTATGTATTATGCATGGAAACTTTAAGGGAGCTGTATACGAGGATTCTCCTAGCAATAGTAGAATCTTTAATATAGATGATTTTTATAATTGTAGAGGTCCAATTATATCTGGGCATATTCATAAACCTGGATGTTTTAGTAACGACTTCTATTATTGTGGGTCTCCATATAGATGGAGATATGATGATGATCACGATAAGGGATTCATCTTATGTGTTCAAAATCCAACTACAGGAAAGTATCAGGTTGAATATCAATGGATTAAGTCTGATACTTATAGAACTATTCAGATTAGTATGGTAAACAATGATGCTAAATCTACTATTGATTATATTGAAAAATATAAATCAGAAAATGGAATTGATTATCTGAGAGTACAATTCTTAGATAATATAGATATGGCATCTAAAATGATTTTGAATAATTATTTTAGAAATAAGAATGATGTATCTTTGATGTATCGTTCTAACGAGAAAGAGATGCAAGAGCAGGCAGAAAAACTTATAACGGAACAATCTAAAGAATATTGGTTCTTATTAGATAATTCATTAACAGATGTACAGAAGTTTGTTATGTGGGTTAACTCACATGCTGAAAATAAAAACTTTATAACAGAAGATGAGTTATTGGGTATTGTAGGAGAGTTATAATATCTGTCATATTGTTTTGGAGAGGAGCAATATGGGTACCATTAGAAACATGTCAAACGTTGCCAAAGAGCTTAATGGATATAGTGCTGAGTCGAAAGATAATAGTTTAATCTTAGACTTACAGACTTTACATATGTTTGCAATGTTTACTATGTCTGATAATACAAAGATTAGAATGTCAAACTACTCAGCATTGAGAAGTTTTATGAATTCTTTAAATCTTAAACTGTATGTATCAGAACCTGAAAAGATGAAATATATCAATTTCGTTAATAGGGCATTGGAGGGTATTCTTGATAGAAAGATTGGAAATAATAAAGACATGTTGATGCAATATGTCAATGGTTCAAATGGAGAGAAACCATTATTAGATTTCAAGATTTCAGAGTTGTCTAACAGTGAAATTGATTATGTAAATAATATAATATCTGAACTTAGTAAGAGTATGTTTATGTATTCTTATGCAGATAGTATTATGGAAGTATGTCAAAGATTTAAGACTGATAGCTATATCAAAAGAGGAGAGATATCAGCAGAGTTTGAATCTTTGGTTGATGACGTAAAGAAAGAGTTTAGAAGAGTAAATAGTGAGTTATCTACAGAGTTAGATTTCTCATTAGATAAGAATAGTGTAAGAGATAGAGTAGAAGATATCTATAGAAAAGAGATAAATCCATCTAGAACTTTAGTATGTGGTATGCAAGGTTTGAATAGAATGAATGGTGGTGGATTTGAATCTGGAAGAGTATATATGTTCTTCGGTACTGCTGCAAGTGGTAAATCTTTTACAACTTTAGATATTGCTCTTCAGGTTAAGATGTATAACAACAATTACAAGTGTCACGATAAGACAAAGAAACCTTGTATTGTAATCTTAACTATGGAAAACTCTACACAAGAAACAGTATCAAGAATCTATTCAATGCTATCTATGAATAGAATGAAAGATTCTTCAATGGAAGATGTGTTGAGATTATTTGAAACAGATCCACATTTGAATATGGAATATAATGATATTAATATTATCATTAAATATAAACCAAATTTATCTGTAGATACATCTTACTTGTATACTATGTATGAAGATTTATTGGAAGAAGGATATGAACCAATGATGATCATACAAGACCATATTAAAAGAATTAGACCAGCATATTCTCAAAGAGATTTGAGATTAGATCTTGGAGAAATTGTGAATGAATTTAAAGCATTTGCTGTAGAGAAGGATCTTGTATTCTTATCAATCTCTCATCTTAATAGAGAAGCCGCAAAAACTTTAGAGGAAGCTAAGAGAACCAATAAGAGTGATGTTGGTAAACTTCTTGGTAGATCTAATGTATCTGAATCAATGTTAATGATTGATAACTGCGACGTTGGTTATATCATTACAAAGGATTACAATAGAGAAGGTTCAATGTTCTTAGCATTTACATTAATAAGAACTAGAACTCAATTTGAGTTTGATTATTTCTGTCAACCATTCGTTCCAGGAAATGATGTAAAGCTTGTGGAAGATATGAATAGATATCCAGCATATCTTACAACTCTATCCGATAATCCATATGATAATAAAGGTACAAGAAGTTATAATGGTTTTGGAGAATCTGATTACTTATCTGGAATTAAACATATTCAAGAGGAAGAAGATGATGAAACTCCATATGGTGGAAAGAGATTAAAGTGTTTAGAGAATCTTGATACTGCATATATCGTGGATGAAGATATGTATAATAATCAGGATGATGATCATTATGATGATAATGGAAATATTATCACATTAGATTCATTGGAAGGAAGACCTTTGTATTCTCCACCACAACCAATGATTGAAGGTATATTCTTTGATATTGATAATCAGAATTATATGTAGAGTGTAAAAAGGACAGAATGACATTATTGTCATTCCGTCCAAATTACATTTCCTGTATTATTTTTTATATCATCTAACTTTTTTGTTTTGATATTATTTAGATAAGCATCATTTACAGAATGAAGTCTTCCTAATAGTGATATAAGATTTCTCTTTGGAATAACCTTAACTACATTGAAATTGAATTCCTTTGGATCAATGATACCATTAAGCATCAGTATGATAAATTCAGTTTCTGTAGAACCATATACATCATAAGCAAACAAGAATGGTTTATATCTATACTTTAGAAACTCTAAATCACTGAGTTTAATTCTTACAGCCATAGAAGCCATCTCTGCTTCATAGTCGTATAATAAGCTTGTTACAGGTAATTCAAATCCATTCAAAAACTTTGATATGGCAAACTCGTTATAGGTTATTTCATCAGAGTCTTTAGCACTAATAAACTCTTCTATAGTATACGTCTTATCGGCAGTTGTATCATTACTTATTATCATTATTATACACTCCTATTATCTGAGGTTTATCAAGATTTCCACCAATGTTGGAAACTATAAACAATTGACCATATTTAAAAGTATCATAAATAATCTCTGTCTTAGATTCAATAGATGTAAGATAACCATCTGATCTGGTTGTTTTATTTATGATCTTTATATCATTTATAGTGAACATGTATAATGGTATAGTCAGTTCTATATAGTTGGATTTAGTAATCTGAGTAAGACCAAGACTCTTATTATTACTAACAGTTTTGATGGCATTGTAAGGAATGTTTCTATTATAATCATCTTCATCTTTTAGAGTTGGAGTAACTGATAATAGAATAAACTTTCCAACAGGATTTTCTCTTTTGACCTCTACATCAATAAGCTTTGCTAATTGAGAGGTGTTTGTAACATGCTGACTATTAGCATAGTTTGGTTTGATTAGTGTACTATCCATTTTTGTATCCTTTTCTTTATATTCTGATTATTATGAAGTTTTAAAAATATATTAAAAAAGATATAATAACAGTGATACAATAATGATAGTTTTATATTACAAGGGGGTAATTGTTTATGTTTACACACACTGAAGAAATTGCACTTACTAAGGATCTTTTAATTGTTCTTGGTATGAAAACAAAAGAAGATGGATCACTTATTTATAGTGAAACTGGTGGTCCAGTATTATGCAATAATAAACCTATTAAGGTTAAGACAGATCCAAATAGACCTGTATATATTTCTAAGCATGATGAACAATTGGAAGTTGTTAATCCTGGTTGTACAAAGCTTATGGAGTTATTGTTTGCTACTTTCATTAGAGGTGAACAAGAGAATGAGAATATTCCAGAAGTTCAGTTATACTACTTTGATAAGATTCCAAAGCAGACTGAAACTGAAGGTGATAAGAATGTACTTGTTATCAAGTATGAGAATGGTACAGTATGGCAAGGTAATGCATACTTTAATAAGATCATTTCTTATATTGAAGCCATGTTTGTAATTGATGGAGCATTTGCTGATAGAGATATCAGAATGTTTGACATAGATTACTATGGAGAAGGACTTAGAAAATGATAATTTTAAATAAAGGTCAGCAAGAAGTTTCTGATGCAGCAGTTAAATGGTTCAATAATTCATCAGATAGATTATTTCAATTTGATGGTAAAGCTGGAACTGGTAAATCTGTTGTATTAAATGATATTGTAAGACGATTGAACCTGACTCAAGAACAAGTATTGCCAATGGCATTTACTGGTCAGGCTGCAATCGTTATGAGGACTAAAGGAATGGTGGGTGCTTGCACCTGCCATTCTGGTCTATTTGAACCTGTTGAAGAAGTGATTATAGATAAGGATACTGGTAAGCCCGTTATGGATGAACAATTTAATGTTCCCTTAACGAGCTTAAAATTCGTCCCTAAATCATTTTTTGGTTCTCCGATAAGATTAATCATCATTGATGAAGGTTGGACTGTTCCTAAAAGTTTTAGACCATTTATTGAAGCTACAGGTATAAAGACGATTGTTGCTGGAGATAGTGGTCAGTTACCACCTATTGCTGAAGAACCTGGATATCTTGTTGGTGGTAGGATATATCATCTTACAGAACTTATGAGACAGAGTTCTGATTCACCATTAATCTATCTTGCTAATCTTGCTAGAGAGGGTAAGAAGATTGATGTTGGTACATATGGTAATGTAAGAGTAATCTATGAAGACGATCTTGTAGATTCAATGTTTGTCAATTCTGAGATTGTATTATGTGGTAAGAATATTACCAGAGAAAAGATAAACAACTACGTTAGACATGATATACGCCATATAGATACAGACTTCCCTTGTTATGGGGAGAGACTTATATGTAGGAAGAATAATTGGAAGAAAGAGCTAGACGGTATCTCATTAGCCAATGGATTAGTTGGTACTGTAATGAAGCCACCTAGTATTGAGAGATTTGTCGCTAATAAGGAATTGGTTATAGATTTCAAACCAGACTTATTAGATAGATGCTTTGAAGATTTGGTGATCAATTATGATTATCTTAATATCATTGGAGATCCTAAGACAAAAGAATATATGAAGAAGAGCAAATATGTAAGAGGAGAACTTATGGAATATGCATATGGTTCTACTGTACATTTAGCTCAAGGATCTGAGTATTCTACAGGAATGTACTTTGAGGAATATCTACACCCAGATACACAAAGTAATTTGAACTATACTGCTATAACAAGATTCAAACAGAATATGGTATATGTAAAACGACGACCAAAAATGTGGTAAAATATATATTATAATATTGAAGCAAGACTTATGAGCAATATTTTTCTGAAAGGAGAAAAGATGAGGAAAGAAGATTATGAAGGATTGCGAAGAATCGCCGACCTAGAAAGTGCGGAAGACGACGATGAAATGATTGAAGGCATTACCTTTGAACCAGATGATATGAATATGATCGAAGGTATTGAATTTGTTGGAGAAGATCCGACAGCAAAAGTTTATCTAATTCTATTGATTCTGTATGAAGATATTAAAGATGTAGATGATGAAGATAGAACAGATATAATTAGAGAATGGCACATTGTTGCTGGAAGACAAACAGTATATGATTGGCTAAAGAATCTAATTGAGAGTGGATCTATTGATATTCATAGATCCTTTATCTTATCTGGTGCTACAGCTCCAGAGAAAGCTATTACTGTATACAGGTTTATGAAAACTTGTGTTGAAAGTAATAAAGTAAGAGAAATATCATCTTTTGATATTGATGATGGTAACGATCCAGTATTACCAAAAGATGATATGAAAATTACTGATATTGATAATTAAAAAGGAGAGAGATTGTTATGGGAAACAATAATAACAAATTCAAAGACAACACTTGGATTGCGATCCTTGTGGAAAGGAGAGGAGAAGATTATATTGATAACGGTTTGACTTCTTATGAAGTAAGCCGTAATTCAGAAAGGATTTTAGATGATATCATTAAGGGTAAAATTGATTACAATAATTATGGTAAGCATCTGATTAAACCTGTAATCTTAGATACATTGATTTCATTCTGTGCTACAACATTAGCAAAGCTTAATGCATATTCCTATGCATTGGGATATGTTAAGACAGAGTATGATAACAATGCTATTATGCATGCTGGAAATATTGTTCCAGATAAGCTTCAGTCTTATACCATTGATGGATATAAGACACCTGGTATTATGACAGACTCTTTGGCTAACAATGTATCTCAATTGGTATCAATTGTTAACCAAGATATAATGATATATTATCAGGTATATAATACACTTCAAGCGGTTTCTGTTTCTAGAAATCCTTTTGACTTCTATGCACTGAATAATTCTATCAGTAAATATGTAGAAGCTAAGAATAGGATTGGTAGAACAGTTTAAAGAAAGGACTGTTATGACTAAACAAGAAGTTTTAGATAAGCTAGAAGCTTTAAAGGATACACCAATTATGGTAGTATTCCAAGAAGGTACCAGAATGTATTCTGGTATTGATGATCATTACTTACTTAGCGATGAGAATGGATTAATTCAAGTCTCTAAGAATGCTAGTCCATATAACGGTGGGCAGTTAAAAGGAATGACACAACATGATTCTCCGTATGTAGTAATGTATGGAGATTATGATGGGGTTACATTAATTGCTGGATATAAGGGCAGATCTGCAAAGGATGTAGTTGCTCTTATTGATGGAAAGAATGTAGCAGGAAGTTCTATGAATCTATCTGATATTAAGCAGAAGATTTATAAGGACAAACTGTTTAACATGTCTAGATCTGCATCTGGATATGGTGATACTGAGACTATTGTCTTAAACCATGCTTATCAGAACATCTCTCCAAAGACACAAGAGATGATTGATAAGTTGCCTAAGACTTAGTCGTAGTGGAAAAATATAAAAATATATTTACCACTAACTAATAATTACAAATAGTATATAATTGTGGTGACGAACTTTTACCACAATTATATATTATAAATCTGAATACTAAGTTAGTATTCAGAACATTTTATCAATAGCTATTGAAAAAAGAAGGAGGAAACAAAAATGTTCAACAATTTCGGAGGAGGATTCGGACAGAATCCAAATTATGGTTTCAGTGCAGGTATGGTTCCAAACCAGCAGCAGCAAGCACCTGTAGTTCAGTCTTGGTTAACACCGGAGAAGATGGCACTTCTCAAGAAGGGTGTTAGCAAGTTCAACCTGTCTGTTAGCGATGAGGATCTCGCTAGAGGACAGTGTAACCACATGAATAACGGCAAGTCTATGCTGATTCCTGATGGAGATGGCTCCAATGGATTCACATGTCAGATTTGTGGAACTCACTTCACAGTGAGAGATTTAAGTAATGAAGAGGTTAAGAATGCTACTGATAACATTCTTGATATCTTAAACATTATCAAGATTTCTTATCTGTCTCTTGATCCAAACACAGCTTTGGAGTATTTCCAGATCATTCCTTTGATCGAGAAGATTCCAAGATTGTATGAGATTTCTCAGGCTGATATTAACAAGTATAACGGTGGAGCTAACTTCGTTCAGGGATCTAATCAGGACCCATTCAGAATCTTCAGCTCTCTTGTTACACCTGGATTTACTGGTGGATTCCAGCAGCCTCAGTATGGTGGATTCAACAACTTCAACCAGTATGGATATGCTAACGCAACTCCTGTTCCACCTCAGTATGCAGGACAGGCTCAGTTTGCACCTCAGGCTAATCCGATGTATGGACAGTATGGACAGCCTCAGGGATTCCAGCCACAGGCACAGAATATGTATCAGCAGCCGGCACCAGCAGCTAATCCTTACCAGCCTCAGCAGCCTCAGTATGGATATCAGCCGCAGCAGCCAGCACAGGCACAAGCTCCAGCAGCTCCACAGCAGACACCTGTTGTTCAGCAGCCAGCACAGCCAGCTCAGGCAACAACAACTGTTGAGCCAGAGAAGAAGTAATCATGTGAATAAATGTGGGGATGGATTAAAATATCCATCCTCATATTTTTTTGTCTAAGCGGAGGTAATTTGGTATGGATAAGAAAGAACAAATTGTTGTTATTAATGGTAAGCGTATTCGTAAAGTAAGTAAGAAAAACGTTTACAAAGACCAGTATCTGAGAAATTTTGCAGATATGTTGGATAGACTTTTTACCGGTTGTATTAATGTTTATCCAAGCTATATGGTAAAGTAAAAATCTTCTCATAAAATATTCACATAACATTTTATTGGAGGGACAACTTCTATATAATCCAATTATGGAATTTGTGAGAGGAGTAAAAACAAAATGGCAACTAAAAGCAGCACTACAAGTAGGAGTACACAGACAAATCTGTCTGACGACTTCAAAAAGAATGTTGACAAATATTCTAAACAGTTTACTCATATTGAGAAGACTGTTGATCAGATTAGAGCAAAACCAGGAATGTATATTGGTCCTCTTGGTAAAGATGGTCTCAAGAACATGTTTAGAGAGATCTTCCAAAACTCAATGGACCAAGTATTATTACAAACTTCTCCATGCGATTATGTCGAAATTGTTTATGACGAAAGAGACAACATGGTTCAAGTTTCTGATAACGGTTTAGGTATTCCTTTTGAGATGATTATTGATGTCTATACCAAAGGACATACAGGAACCCATCTTACAAAGAATAAAGCACCTAGCTCATATTCTGCTGGTACCAATGGTATTGGTGCTAAAGCAACAAATGCACTTTCAGAGTATTTCGACGTTAAATCGTTTAGATATGATGGAACGTGTAAGCATATAAGATTCAAGAAAGGTGTTCTGGTTGTTGATGAAATGATTCCAAACCCAGACCATCGTCAAGGTACTACTGTAGAATTTACTCCTGATCATAGTATTATGGGAGATACTCCATTGCCAGAGTATGAGGTTAGAGAGTTGGTTAGTGATATTCTATCACTGATTCCTAATCCAACAACAATTGTATTTACCGGAATCAATAGAAACGGTAAGATGATTGTTGATAAGATGACCAATGATAAAGGTATAGTTGGTGTAGTCTTAGATATGGATAGTTCTGATGATGACGATTCTGCTTCAAGATTATTGATTCAACCAATCTACAATAGTGTAGATACTGGAACAATGAAGCTTGATGTAGCTTTCTCATTCTCATCAAATCCATCATTTGGTGAGCAGATTGTATCTTATGCAAATATGTGTCCAACAAGTAATACTAATATGAACACTCATGTTCAAGGTGTACTTGATGGTATTTGTACATGGTTCTCTAATTACATGAACAAAGTGTTCTTGTCTGATAGAGAAAAGCAGAAAGTTAAGATTAGTTCCTTAGATATCAGAACATCATTGAGATTAATGATTTCTGCATATCATTTGGAACCACAATTTACAGGACAGGCTAAGGAGATTTTCTCCAATGCTGACTTTAGACCGTTTGCAAAGAGTGTTATCATGGATACTCTTGATGAGTGGTCTAAGATTAAACCTGGAGATTTGAATAAGATTGCTAAGTATTTGAAAGATATTGCTGTAGCTAGAATTAAGTCTGAGACAGAAGTAATTAAGGCTACTGCAAAGTATAATACAGACGTAATCACAGGACTTCCAGAAGGTTATGTAAAACCAACTGGAAGTTTCTCTAAGAATGAATTGGAGTTATTCATAGTTGAGGGTAAATCTGCATTAGGTTCTGGAAAGAATGCAAGAGATCCAGTGACTCAAGGAATATATCCAATTAGAGGTAAGATTCTTAACCCATTCCAAGCTACAACAGCAGCAATATCTGCTAATAAAGAATGGATGGGTATAGCAAAGATCTTAGGAGGTGGATATCTTAGAAACTTCGATATTTCAAAAGTTAAATTTAAGAGAATCATCTTCATGACCGATGCTGATATTGACGGTTCTCATATCGCAGACTTATTACTATTAGGATTCTTGAAACTATTCCCAGGATTAGTTGAAGCTGGATTAGTATATAAGGCTGTACCACCATTGTATGGTGTTGATATTGGAAAGAAGATTAAGTATTTCTCTACAAGACTTGACTATGCTAAGTATATGCAAGACCAGTATTATAAGAATAATACAGTATGCTATACAAACAATGTCAAGGTTGAATCTTCTGTATTTGCATCTTTGTTGTTGGATAACTCTGACTATATTTATGATATGAAGATGATATCTGACAGAAAGAAGCTTGATCCAAAACTGATTGAGAATGTAATCATCTCTCATTTAAAGAATGAGAAGATTGATGCTCTTAAGAAGAGACTTACTGGAGAGTATCGTTTCGTAACTAATAACGATATTCAAAAGGTAAATGAGTCAATCAAGATCAAGGGTCTTATTAATGGTAGAATCCAAACACTGTTCTTTGATAAGTATTTTGTTGAGGAATGTGCTCCTATCATTGAACCTATAAAGAAAGCATTATCGGATGGTCATATGGAATTCATCGTTAATGGTGAAGTAAGAGGATTGTATGACACTGTAGCTAACGCAATGGATATGTCTTCAGTATCTCGATACAAGGGACTTGGAGAAATGAACTCATATCAGTTGAAGGAATCTACAATGGATATCAATTCTAGAACTCTTATTAGATACACTATCAGTGATATTGATGAGACTATGAGAATCATCAGACATTACGATAGTAATAAGAAGAATATCCTGAAGCATTCGAATACTGTAGATCGTGCCGATTTGATCGGTATTTAAAATCCATAATTATAGAGGGTGTAGAAAATCACTACATCCTTTATTTTTTCTAATTTTAAATATATTGTATAGAAAGATATTATATACATGATACACAATATAGGTATTTTATAAAGGAGATAAAATATGGAAATTAGAAATGGTGTTTGGTACACTATACCAGATTTTCCTGGGTATGAGGTTAAGTTTTTAAACAACTTAGATTCTTTTACCGTTAGATCGTTTAAGAATTTTAATAAGAATCCTAATGGATTCATTTTGAAATATGTACATAAAAGTGGAACTGGTATCTCTAAATACTACACTATGACAGGTCATGATGGTGAGAGTAAGAGAGTTACTATAGAAGAAATATTTGCTTTATTAAATGAGAAAAATTGGATGGTGCAGATTAGGTCAGAGTATGATACTAATATTGCATCTAGGTTAAAGACTCTTCCGGCTGATAGAGGAAAGTCTAAAAAATCGGAACATCAGATTCAAAAGCATGGAGCTAATTCATTATTTGCTAATCTGATACCACACAAATAGGGGGAACTATGGAAGCTGTAAATATGAAGAATAAATTTGCAGAAGGTGTTGTACACTATATTGCATTTAGTAATACAGATCAGTATGATCATCTTGTTCCAAACTACATCAGAATCATTTATGATGTATTCGAGAATCAGGGAGATATCATCTTTATTAGTAATATTAAAGTAGCTGAAGGATATACTAAGGAAGATCTTCTTAGAGTATTCTTAAAGACTTTTGAAACTCTTAAAGGAACTTTATTCATTACAGAACCAACCAATATTGGAATTCCTCAGAAGTTCGATATTGCTGATGATGTAATGAGTGATAATGAGAAGCTTCTAGAAAGCTTAGGTTTTAAAAATATTACCTGGGCTTATTCTGATAAGGTTCCTCATATGCTTCATTGTGATATGCACAAGTATGTGTATATGAATGATGAAGGAAAAGCATTTGTTAATGACGGAGTAAAGAAATATAATGTCTTCAACAGTTGATTAGCAATTTAAGTAAATGGAGGTAATATATGGGAAAGGTTATTGATAGAGTAGCACATGACCAATATATTCAAGACTTGGCTATATATGCTACAGCTACCAATTTATCCAGAGCTTTACCTGATTGGAGAGACGGATTAAAACCTGGTGGTAGAAGAATTATCTATGCATTAGTGCATGATGAGAAAGCCATCGGAAAGAGATTAGTAAAATCAGCAGCAGTAACTGGAACCATCATGAAGAAATATCATCCTCATGGTGACAGTGGTGTTTATAACACATTTAAAACATTAATCAATCCATTTGAGGCTAAAGTTCCTTTAATGACAGGACAAGGAAACTTTGGAACCATTGGATCTGACCCACCAGCTGCACAACGATATACCGAGTGTTCTATTAATGAATTTGGTATGGAGTGTGTAATTGGTGCATTAGCAGATTCTAAAGAAGTTACATCATGGAATCCTACATATGATGGAACTTCAGAAGAACCAGTATATCTTCCAGTAAGAGTACCATTATTATTAATCAATGGAATTCTTGGTGGTATTGGTACTGGTATTAAAGGAGATTTACCAACACATAATCTATCAGAAGTAATTGATGCTACAGTAAAATTGATTGATAATCCTGATGCTGATATTGTGTTGATTCCTGATCACTGTCTTCCATGTGATATTGTAGATACTGATTGGAAGAGTATTTGTGATACTGGATATGGTATTTATAAAGCAAGAGCAACTATTGAACAGTCTATGGATAAGAAAGATTGTCCAGTATTGACTATCACATCATTACCATATTATGGTACTACAGCAGTTGAAAATAGTATTAAAGATGGTATTGCAAGTGGTAAGTTTCCACAAATTATCAATGTTGATGATTTGTCTCAAGATAACAATGTAAAGATTGTTATCACATTGAAGAAGGGTTCTGATGCAAACTTTGTAAAGGAATCTTTATTCAAGTATACAGGATGTGAAAGATCTTGTAGAGTAAACTTCGAAGTAGTTAATGGTGTTGAATTGACTAGATTCTCTTATAAAGAATACTTGACAATGTTTATTCATTTCATGGTATCTAATAAGATTAGAGAATATAGTGCAAGGTTGAACAAGGTTGCTACTCGTAGTCATAGACTTGAAGCATTTGTTAAGATTGTTGGTTCTCCGGATATTGATAAGATTATTAATCTTATTAAGAATAAGGGAACTGGAACAGATGCTGAGCTTGTGGAGCTTTTGATTAAGAAATACAAGCTTACAGATATTCAGGCTGAGTATATCCTTAATGCGGCAATTAAACAATTGTCTAAGAGTTGCTTTATGAGATATTCAGAAGAGTTTAAACAGTTGCTTGAAGAAGATAAATGGTTAGAGGATAGAATCTCTAATGTAAATATAATCTTCCAAGATGTAAGACAAGAACTGTTAAACATCAAGGCTAAATATGGCACTCCAAGAATCTGTAAAGTTATTAAAGCTACTGATGTGAATAGTATTCCAGAAGGAACTTTCAACGTCATTATCACTGAGAATAACTATATCAGAAAGATTGATGAGTTTGAAACACCTGTAGCTGTAAAGGGTGATAATATCAAGCATATCAATGTTGTATCTAATACAGACTCTTTGTTATTATTTGATTCTAGAGGAAGAGTATTCAAACTTCCTGTACATAAAGTTCCAATTGTAGCAAAGAACGATCCTGGTATTGATATCAAGAGTATGGTAAAAGGTCTTACAGCTGATATCGTAAATATGATTCAAGAGAGTAAGATTAAATCTATTGTTGATGATAGAAAAGCAGTAGTATATCTTGCAGTATTGAGTAAGAATAATACTATTAAGAAATTGGATATTGAAGATTTCTTAAACGTACCACCATCTGGTATCATATATTCTAAACCATCTCCAGATAATGAGATTGTATATGTGCAATTCATTACGGATGATGTAGACATTGTGATATACAGTAAGAACAAAGTTCTTAGAATCTCTGGAGCAGATATTCCATTATATAAGAGAAACGCTGCTGGTGTTGGAGCTATGAACACCAAGGGTGATATCGAAAAGATGAACTTCTTATTTGGTGATTCTGAGTATGTTGTTATTGTAACAGCAAATGGTATGGTAAATAAGTTTAACTCTAGTGGCTTAGTTAGATCTCAGAGAAATAAAGCTGGTTCTAGTGTAATCAAGTTGGCTAATGGAGATTCAATCTATGCAGTATATGGATGCTCTGATAGAGATACTATCAGAATCTCCACTGGAGCAGAAATTATAGATGTACCTGTGTCTTCTATCAAGATTGGCTCAAGTGTGTCTAAGGGAGAAAAGGTGATCTCTACAAGGTCCAATTCTATCATCTCCACAGAGCTTCATAGAGGTTAAACAAGTATTTTCATAAATACGGATAGAGAAATCTGTCCGTATTTATTTTTTTTTGAAAGGGGAAATAAAATGGGTATTGCAAAATTTGATAAAGTTCCATATGAACAATTCTTAGAAGACTACAAGAAAGTGGAAGATATTTCTGAGGATTTGATCAAGAGTGTGTTTGTTGATGTACAACTTCCTACAAGAGCAAGTAAAGGAAGTGCTGGTTATGATTTCCGTTCTACTAGAGCATTGACTATTATGCCTGGTGAAGTTGCAGTGATTCCTAGTGGAGTTAGATGTAGAATGAATGAAGATTGGGTTCTATTACTAGCTCCAAGATCTAGTCTCGGATTCAAGTATCACATGTTCCTCACTAACACTATCGGTGTAATTGATTCTGATTATCATGGTGCAAAGAACTATGGTCATATTATGATTGAGATTAAGAATACAAGCAATAAACCAATGCCATTGAAGATTGGTGAGAGATTCTGTCAAGGTATCTTTGTACAGTATGGTATAACAGATGATGATAAGGCTGAAGGTAAAAGAACTGGTGGAATGGGTAGCACTGGGCAACACTAATTAAAAAACAGAAAAGGTTCCCCGTAGTACAATTTGTACTACGGGGATCACATTTACAAAAGAGATGAATTTGGTGTGCACAGCATTAGGAAGTTAGAAGACCTCTATATCAAAGGAGGTCCTGTAGCCTTGGCAAACTACAGGACTAGTCACTTTTCGAAAGGAGTCAAAAATGTCCAACTACAAATGCAAGACGCCCAAGACACACGGACGACTTTATTTAAGTGTTATATAAATTTTTAATCACTTTGTCTTGAAACTTGACGTTTTCTATTCTCTAAGGTATGAGGAGTATAATACATTTCATCAACTAAGTTAGAGTGGATGTTAGCTCCAATAAGATATACATTCAAAGAGTTCTTTGCAATAGAATCTGACTTCTTTGTATCAATCTCTTCAAAGGACACTTCACCCTTAACATTGATGAGATTATAAGCTTCAGCCTTAGCTTCCATAGAAGCAGCCTTAAATCTAGCATACTCTACAGCAACGTTCTCAAGGTTAAGAGCCATTGCTCCCTCAAACTCTTTATCAGATTCGATACCACCCTTATCATCACCAAGCAATCTACCAGTCTTCATATCACGTTTAGCAATCTCAATGGCAGCATTAGTTTTCTTAGCCATCATCTGTTTCAATCTCTTTACATTGATATATCCAACAAGACATTCTTTAGATTGAATAGCTTCACCTTTTTCATTCTTACGAAGATAATTAAGATTAACTCTTTCCAATAAAGGTTTCTGCAAAACCTTCATAGCATCTTTACAATCAGATAGATTAGGTTCTGCAACGAATGGTGCTGTATGCAATCTAAATGGTAATCTACCGGAGATTAGTCTAAAGAACTTCTCATCTGATAATGTGGAAAACAAATTCTGATAATATTGTGAATTAGATCCACTCTTATCTAAAGCAGTAAATGTCTTTATGATAAGAGCTTCTATTTCTTTTCTTTTTTCTTTTGTAATCATATTCTATAATCCTTTAATCTCTTACAGCAGTGTTTATGGTTAACGCAATATAAGAGAGAATTCCCTTATAGTAATTATTCTTAGTCGCTGGAGTTTTAATGCTTCTATATCTAGCAGAAGTATTCAACCATTCAAGAATTGTATTCTTAAGATAGATCATATCTTTGTCTTTAGTATTGGGTCTCATTGCTATAGAATGAGCAATAAACTTAACACCGGTAATTTCTTCAATAGTTTTATACTCTGGATAAGCTCTCATAAAGTCTGTAATCATTATATTAATTACATCTCTTAATTTAGAAATATTTGCAGTATCATTGAGTATATTCTCAATGATAGCTTTTATTTCTTTTGGATCAACTCCAGAAGTTGAAGAAGAATAACACAAAGCCATATTGACTTGTGTTGATGTCATATAAGTAATCGTCTTCTCTGTAACACTAGAAGCTATAGTAGAGTTGTTGTTAGCAATTCTAAATGCACCATCATCATATCTATCAGATTCTTTATTTAAATAAAGCTTCTTATCATATGCTTCATAATACAACTTAGCAATGTTTCTTAAGAATGCATAAATTCTAGAATGTAACTGGTGTACAATATAAGATACCCTTTCATCAGTTAAGTCTTTTCCAATCAATTCATCTTTATAACTTGTATACCAAGTATATGTAAGATTTCTTACAGCACCGAATACAGACTTAGTCTTTACAATATCAAACTTCTCTGATAGCATATAGTTTACAACATAGTCCATAACCTCTCTCTTAGGAGTATAGTTCTTGAACCACTTATAGTGGCAAGAAGCATAAAACTTACCAGAGAATGCAAGATACATGAAACATAATTCAACCATTTCTCTATCTGATGGTTTTAGTTTCTTTTCATTAATTATAAACCATCTTAAAGTCATTAGCATTGTAATACTAAATGGATCTTTACAAGCCTGTAATTCATTCTGCTTCCAATAATACAATTGCGTCATATCATTGGTGATATCTTTCATATTCAATTTTACTGCATTAAAGAAAGCATTCTCATCATTAGTCTTAAAGAAGATTCTATCTACAGGTGCATAGTCGTATAATTCATCATGTCTATCATGCATGAATTTTCCTATACAATTTTTAAGTCTATTTGTAGCCTGTTTATCATTATCGAAACTATCTGATACCTTCTTATAGATATTATCCACAATTACAGTATCTTTGATTATATACTTTTTAGATAGTGGCTTAGCCATTCTCATACTCCTTATATATTTTAATTAATGGTAAGTTTTCAATATATAAATACATTTAAAAAGTCCCTTTTAATGCTTATATAGTATATATGTGATAATAGCATACAGTATATACAATTTCGTATATACTTTTAACCACAAAGATGTGGTAGAAAGAGAGGACTTTATGTTCAGTACAGCTAGAATTGCAGAAATCAGAAACAACCAGGCTAAGATTTACTTCGACTTATTAGCTAAGAGTGAGGATGTTGTAGCTTTCGATAGCAGAATGTTAGATGTTGCTAGAGATAGTTATAAAGAAGGTTATGCCAGACTCGTAGATAAAGTTGACACCTGGTTATTAAAGCATAGCTGGTTTTCAGATGACAACTATGCAAAAGATTGCATGAACCTGTATGAAAAGTTTCAGGAAGATTGCAATAGATTGAATGCAAGATTTGAGAAAGCTATTGCAGACGATCAGAGGTATCGTGGTATGTTAAGCGATGCTATTCACGAATCTGTTAGTAACACAAGAGATACGATGGATTGGCTTGATGCTGAAATCGCTAAGATGGAAGCAGCAAAATAAAATAAAGGCTTTTGCCTTTATTTTTTGTTTTTGCATATTTCTAAGATACTAGGTAATTTGGTAAAATGATATTTATCGTTTATATATAATATATATGATATATACAACATATATATTTTTAGAAAGCGAGGGTTTTATGATTGATGTCAAGCTTGATCTTAGTGGATTTAAAACAAAACCCACTATAGAACAAAAACGTGCTGAAGTTATGGATCTTATGGATTCAATATTTAAGAAACCAGCAACGTTAGAAGAAACATCAAAGTCTTTAGAAGCTGAAACTTATGAAGATTTTGAGAAGATGGCTGAAGCTGCTTTTGAAGCTTTTAAAAGAAAGACTAAAGAGCAGTATGATGCAATTGTAAAAAGAAAGAATGATGAGTTCGAAGATTTTTGCAAGAAGGCAGAAGCTGAATTTAATCTTATCGTAGATGATAGTAAGAAACGTCGAGATAAGTTTAATCAGCAGCATCAAGAAAGAAGGGAAGCTTTTATGACTGCTTGTACTCTAGAGCAAAGCTCTTGGTTTGAGTACGAAAAAGAAGAAGATAAAGGCGAATAGCCTTTATTTTTTCTCAGATACTGCTAGAAATGGTATATTGTATATTTAAAAAGTTATATTTAATGCTTATATAGTATATAGGTGATAATACACACAGTATACTCATAGTGAGTATACTTTTAGCCATTAGAATATGGCAGAAAGAGAGGACACAATGTTCGATTTTAACAACCAGATGCACAACTTCAACAACCAGATTCATATCCAGAACCATATGCAGAATGTTCACAGATTCAATGATGATATGAGAAGATCTAGTGAACAGCATCAAATGCTAAGCAGAAGAATGCATAACGATTCTGTTGATGTGGATTTCGATGATGATGGTGAAAGCTTCGAAGAGTTCACAAAAAGAGTGGATGCTGAATTCGAAGCTTATTGCAAGAAGTCAAAAGCTGAATTTGAAGCGTATAGCAAGAAGGTGGATGCTGACTTCGAAGCTAGCCGCAAAGAATCTCTTAAGAGATTTGAGCAGCACTGCAAAGAGGTTGATGAAAGATTCTCTGCAAGAAGCAAAGAGATGAATGATATCTTCAATTTAGCTTTCGGTGGATTCAAAATGAAATAAAGGCTTTATGCCTTTATTTTTTGTTTTGCATATTTCTAAGATACTTGGGATATATAAAAAATAAAGATAACCAATTAGATATTATATACATGATATACAATAGTGTATATCATGTATTGTTATCATTTAGATAACGGAAAGCGAGGTAATTATGTTTATTATTGTTGGAAGAGAAATTCCTCTCAAGAACAGCACACCATCTGAGAACAGACCAATGTTCTTAGATAAAACACAAGATCCATTTAGCATATTTAGGGTTGTTGTGGAAGGAAGCAACCCAGCTTATGGATACAACCCTCTGGTTCATAATCATCAGATGAATAGCATTATTAAAAATGCTAACACTGATAGAACCATTCCAGAACCTGTTGAACCAAAGGGTTCATGGAACGAAATTGTCAAGGATGATAAAAAATAAAGGCTTTACGCCTTTATTTTTTCTAAATCATATAACCATCTACGAATGAAGATAATACCATTGTATATAATTGGTTAGCTTCTTTTGAAGTAAAAGAGAATGATTTATCTACAACTATATTACCATTCGCTAGATTATTCTCTTTATTATATATCTGGATTAAAACTTCCTTTTCACCATTAGCAGAAGAAGGCAAGATATCTATATCAGATATCTTGCTACTGTCATATTCATCTTTAAATGATGCTCTTATATAATCACCTTTACCGTATACAAAATCATCTTCTTCTAATATTGTTTCAAATATATTTAGAAGATCTTCAACATCTTTTTCCATAACTGTTATAGTTCCTAAATGCATTCTTGTTGTTCTATCATATATGATGATATCATAACAATCTGAATCATTACCAATATTATTAAGCATAATATCTATACATGTTGGACATATATATTTATTAAGCTCAATATAATACTTTGATGTATAAAGCATACAATTACCTCCTAATCAAATTCCTATAATGTTTAGGATCAATAAATCCATAATCAAAATGGATTGCATTTATTTTTTGCACATAACCAGTATCATTGTTTAGCATATATCTACTAAACTTATCTACTTGATTATTACATACAGCCAATTGATAAATAAATTCATTATCAATATAATTTGGATTGATATTATTGGATAATGCAAATACTTTCTTTGCATTATTCAGAGATGCTGGATCGTGTAAGATTACATGACCCTTTACATGATATAATTCAATTCCAACATTTGTTGTCATTATATTTGCAATAATATCTACAATATAATCAACATTCTTTATTTCACCATTTTCATCTAAAATTCCTCCATATCTATTCTGCTTATATATCCAATTAAAGATTCTATCTCTTAATGCAAATATTGAAGTTTGTGAATCGGAAAAGATTCTTATGTGTTTAAAATTCTTATACTTACCAATTATATTACTAGCCATTAGTAAAGCATTAAGCTCTCCTTGCTGAGCTGTACTATTTTCTAATATCTCATAATATTGATCTATAAGAACATCATTGTTATATACACATACAGCAGAACATGTAGTTCCGATACCACTATTCTTTTCATAAGCTCTATAAGATGCATCTGTAAAAATACAGATAGAATTACTATTGAACATATTTGATTTTCTTAACATTGTTTACCTTCTTCTATTATATAATATATTTATATTTATGCTATTGATATTGTAAATATTAATATTGCCTTTTTTGAATTATATATTATCTTTATGATAATAATAATTATCAATATGATAATTTTATTATACATTTCACTTATAAATAAACCATTATTTTAAAGGAGGATTTTATCATGGAATTCATCGGAACAGTATTAGTAGTTATCTTTATTGGAGAAATCGTTTGGAATCTTGCAAAGAAGATTCTCTAATAAAGAAAGAAAAATAAAACACATTTAGTGTTTTATTTTTTCACCAAAGTAGTAACTAAATAGTAATCCGGATAAGGTTCGTTTTTGGAATTTCACCTCCATAAGGAATACTCTGGAGAAACACATACAATTCCCTCGCTCCCCGATGCTCTCATACAGCATCGGGGCACCTTTTTATTTTTTATATTGATTATAAAATCTTTATAAAAAGATATTATATAACTATGATAACAATACACTTTATTTTAAAGAAAGAAAGCGAGGAGACTTTATGTCACACGAAAAGAAAGTGGAAACAAATAACCATGTGTATGGTTATAGGTTATTTCCAAATGCTAAAACTGATTTGGAAGAGTTTGGAGCTAAGGTTGAGGTTGCTATTATAACAATTGATAATACAACTCCAATCAGAATTAATATTGATAAGAGTGTTGATTTTAACGATATTAATTGTGATCAGTTTATGCTAACTAGATTAGCAGAACTTGCTGATTATATCAGCGTAACATATGGTTCTAATGATGAAGATCTGGATATGGAAGGTATCAATAAATGGATCGAAAGTGAACTGTATGAAATTGTAACTTATATGGTATCTAGAAAACATGGAGGGGAGTAGATGAGATTTGCGTTACAGCAGAAGAAAATGAATCGGATTAAGAAGCTTACTTTTTGGAAGAACTTTATTAAGATTCTTAATCTGTTGGCTACATTGAGTTGCATTTGTTTAATAATGCAACTCACCGGTTTGGTTGCTGAATATGAAATCTATGATTATAGTTTTCAATCAGCATTTGTTATTAGTATAAAGATCTTAACAGGAACAATCTCGTATATTATTGATAAGAAATATTGGAGATTGCTTGCTGAAGATTGTGCAGTATATCCATTCGAAACTGCAAAAATCTTATAGGAGGTTTTTATGAATTATAAAGGAGATGAAAGATATAAACCAATATCTTTCGTTGTTGATGATCTTCTTTTTAAGCAGAAATGTACAAAAAATAATTGTGAAGCTCATGAGAAAACAGCGATGTTGTTGAAAGAGTTTGATAATGCAATTTATCCACATAGGATGGTTTTGTTTGATGTTGGTCTTAATAGATTGCTTGAATCATCTCCACATCCTAAAGATGATATAGAAGATTTGATGTCAAACGATTTTAGTCTATATAGCTTTGGATTACGTCTTATGGTTATAAAGAGATTAATCTTTACGGAAAAATTTGTTTTAGAATCTCATAATGAATGTATAAATAAAGCGTTAAATTTACTATATGGAGATGGTGATTATCGCAGTATACAAAAAAGCTATGCATTTTTATATAGACAGATGATAGCATCATTAGATTCTGGAGAGAGGTTGCCATATTTTGATAAAGTAAAATATTATCGCTTTAAGGATATATTAAAGATTCTTGAAGAAAAAGATCCCATTGTTAGATTAAAGAAATTATATAACAAAAAGAGGGTAATATTTGAAACATTAGAAATTGTATATCCGGAGATTATAAAGTTCGTAGAGAAAATGTATGATGAAACAGGATTAGGAGGAACATTAGATGATTAACAGTATGACAAACATTGTATTACCAGGAATGAGGTTTACTATTGATGGTGAGAATGGTATTAATATTTGTGCTGGTATCCACGACAGAATTTATTATACCGATGGTGATGCAAAAGCTGGTTTCTTTAAATTTTACAATGAATATCCAAAAATTCATTTCTTAAGAGATTGGGATTATGTATTTTGCTATGTTGAAGCTATTGAAGGTAATGGAAAATTTATTAGATTTTTCGTGTATGCAGATAAAGAGCTTAAGAAGTTTTATTATGATCAGAGTTCGTATGAATCAATGATAGATTTGTATGACATTAATCATGTTAAACTTATCAGCATAATTTCCTATGAAAATGTTTTATATGAGAATGATCTAAGCAATGAAACTGTTCTGAAAGAGATTGTTGTTGATGAGTTTCATCCAAATATCCATGAGTTGTTTAAAATAGGAGATGACACATATTTAACAAATTATATTACAGTCAATGAAGGTATTGAATGTTATAATATAAATAATGAGCATTATAAAAAATATGTTACATCATACGAACCTATCAAAACGTCAAGATTTCTCATTGCAGGAGGTTGTTCTTACAATGGTAAGAAAAAGATGTTCTTTTATGACTCTCTTCTAAATAAGTATTATTTAGACACATCAGATGAAGATGATTATGGCAAAGTAATTAT